TCGTGTGCCCTGGATGCGGCTAAGAAAGCATTTTAGCAGTCGGTCTTTCGCCAGCAGATGTTGAACGTGCTCGACTATCAGAGTCTTGACAATCTATACATAGTCCATAAGGATGGATTATGGCGACCAAGGTCAAGAAGGCGAAGGGTCGGTCTGCTACCAAGGCAAAGCCGGCAAAGGCACCAAAGATTTACTCCGTCATTGCCCAAGACTGGGAAGAGTCTGAACGTGGCCGGGGCACTCGCCCGGACGGCTTCACTCTCCACCTGACGAAGGAGGCCTGCAAGGCGTACGTGGAAGTCTTCTGGAGGCGTCAGAAGGCGCAGTTGGGCGAAACCACCCCAGATGAGTACACGCGCACCTGCGGAGATCCTAGGCCCATCGACGTGAACGCGACGATCTACAAGAAGCTCGTCAAGCACAAGGACAAGAACGGACTCTGGGGCAATGGCAACCACGCGCCGGCACACCTCATCTTGGACAAGCACGACGTAAATACGCCCGCCTGATGGTAAGATAATGCCGTGATCAAACGCGGCAGCCCGTTCGAGGATCGTTACATTCCTGAACCGAATAGCGGTTGCTGGATCTGGCTTGGCGCCACCAATAATAAGGGCTACGGCGTGCTGAGTCGCAAGATTAACGACAAATGGAAAGTCGTGCTAGCCACCCGCTTCTCGTACGAGAGGCGCCACGGCGCAGTCCAGTCTGGCTTATGTGCGCTACATAAATGCGATACGCCGATCTGTGTAAATCCAGATCATCTGTTTATGGGGACAAAACACGACAACACGCACGACGCAATAAAGAAGGGTCGCATGCATCATGGAGAACGCAGCGGTCCAGCAAAGCTGAAGCGCGAACAGATACTGGAAATCCGTAGCGAACTCGTAAAAGGCGCAACTCATTCCAGTTTGGCTGTCAGGTTTCATGTCGACCGATCGCACATCAGTCGGATCGCAAGCCGCCAATATTGGCCGTCGGTGTAAAATGGCAAAGTATTTTAACGAAGAAAAGGCGAAGCTCTACCCGCTCATTCGGCTCCAGCTGCAACAGGGCCGAGAGCGTGGTGCCCAGTGGATGATCCGCATCAGGAACACCCTGACCGGCGAGATCTTCCCGTACTACGTGGGCGACAACCGAACTCCCAAGCAGGAATTCATCAACTACGTTGCGGCCAACGGCGACAACTTCGATCCCATCGAGTGCTACGACTACACGATGAACATGGAAGACCAGGTCACCCAAGATCGCACGGTGAACTGGGACAAAAACCTTCCGATCTGGACCGGCAATTTCACAGGCACATGCACAGTTCCATAAAAACAATCCTAGGCATCATCGCTCTTCAGATCGTCTTCGCCCTCATCATTGCCGGGGCCGTTTACATGGGAGAGAAGGCCGACGCCCAATGCCGTCCGGCGCTCCAGAAGCCCGTGAATCCGTGGGCTCCGGTCCGAACCTGCACTCGATGATATGATGCGCGCATGGGCTCCATCCTCGGCGTTGATCTAACTCCATTCCCTGGCCACTGCCAGCCACCGAGGATCGCGATAACCCCTGAGATCGCCGGTCGTATTTTCCAGCACCTAATCGCCTTCGCGTCGGCTATTCCCGAGCAGAAGGAACCCTTCAAGCACATGGTGTCCGACGTCGCCTTTGGCGGCATGGGACGCCGGCAGTTCCTGATCAAGGACGGCTTCTACGGACCTTGCGGCTTCTATATGTGCGGCGACGAGTGGTACGTCGTCACGACGCTGGAGGACATCTCGCCGAGGACACTGGAGCAGATCAGAGACGCCAACCTCAAGCTCGCCCTACTACGCGATACGATCATGGTCGAGCTGTCCCCGTAGTTGACAATCACGGCATCGGGGTACAGCTTCGTCGCCATGGATGACGGCTGGAAAGATGCTGGCGACAAAGCCGCATGGTGCGAGAAGCACGCGGAGTTGTTCAGGAACAACGGCGTTTCACCGGAAGAGATCTACCATCAGGTAGTGAACTCTCTCGCTGACGTCTGGAGAACGCGATCTCCGAACGGCACCAGGCCAGACAACGAGTCGGTCATCCGTACCATCGAGAAGGTCAGCGGCGGCAAATTGTTCTGCTGCTGGATCGGAGACGAGAAGCTCCAGGACTTTATGGTGGGCGTAGCAACCAAAATCGAGAAAATGAAAGCAGGGAAAGATGGCGAGAGTGACGATCGAGGACCAGACGAAACAAGTTCAAAGGGCTCGTGACAAGGCCTCCACAGCAGAGACCGACATGTTCGCGGCCTTCGCACTGCTCCAACTCGATGTCCAAGCGACGCACAGCTTCGAGTGGAGCAGTACCAGCGTTCGCAAGCTGATGGATCGCATCGACGCTTTCAAGGACTCCTGCGAGGCGTTCTGCAAAGCGCAGCGCACGATGCTCTTGGACGGCATCGTGGTCGCCATGTCGAAGGGCGCAGATCGGTTCGACTCGGCCGTCCCGTCGCCCGACGAACTCACGGGACAGGTGCCGGCTGGCTGGAAGACCACCACCCAAGACGGCATCCCTGTGCTCGTCCCGGACGCTCCAACGCCCAGCGAATGAGCGATATCACCCACGCGCGGGTTGACGCGATTGAGTGGATCGAGAGCCTGAGCAAAACCCTCAGCAGGTACAGGTTCAACTTCTCGAACGAGAAGGATCTGCAGGGCGGCATGGGTAAGGTGTTCACGGCCCTGGGAGTGGAGTTCTTTGCCGAGCACCACCTCTCGGACGAGGACATCGTTGACTTCTATTTCCCCGAGAAGAAGGTCGGGATCGAGGCGAAGATCGACCACTCGCTATCGGACCTGACGCGTCAGCTATTCCGGTACGCGCAGCACGACTCGATTCTCGGAATCTTAGTGGTGACCTCGAAGGCGCGATTGGCTAATCTGCCTGAAGAGATGAACCACAAGCCGATCCGTTGCCACAGTCTCATCGGAAGCCTGTTGTGAGACTGTATGGAACCGTCACGCTCAATGGGCGCCAGTGGATCATTGAAACAGAACCACAGGTTGCCCTGCGTATCAAACGCGTCTTCCAGAAGATCAAGAAGAACCAGTACGGCAAGCTGACGCTGTCGGCCACACCGGAGAATACGCGCGAGCTTGAATGGTTCCTCAAGCGGTACCCGATGACCATGGAGGCCGTTGACAAGGAGCGACTTGACGAGCTGACCGTCGAGCACCTGGAGACCGAGCTTCTGGTCGGGCAGATTCTCGGCGGTGACTACACGGCTCCTGTATTCGAGCTGGCAGTTCAGCCACGCGACTACCAGAGAATCTCAGCCGACCTGGCCATGAAGACCGGCCGACTGCTAATCGCCGACGACGTTGGACTCGGCAAACAGCAGCCAGTAGATGCAAAAGTTCTTACCCCATACGGATATAGAGAAATCGGATCGCTGAAGGTCGGCGATATGGTCACTGGCTCAACTGGCGAACCCACCATGGTGACCGGAGTGTTTCCCCAGGGCAATAGGCCATGCTACCGCATTAAATTCAGCGACCACTCTTCCGTCGAATGCGGGCCGGACCATCTCTGGACCGTCATGTATTGGAAAGGCGGACGCAAACTGGATTCAATCGTAGTCACGTCCGATCAGATTAGAACTAGTCAGAAAATCAAACAGACAAGAGCGAGCGGGCAGGTCTCTTGGTTGGACCTATCAAAGCCTACGCTGTTTATTCCAACGCTATCGTGGCCTGCAAGATTCGCCGTCAGCGATGCGAAACTACCGATCGACCCTTATTTGTTTGGATGCCTGATCGCAAACGGCGACACCAAGCACACGCCAAGAATCACAATAAACAAATCAGACCACGATGACTTCATGGTCGCATTAGCAGCAAAACGTATCGAAATCGGCGCGATAAGGCGCGATAAAGGCTCCGTTCATATCGGAATACCTGGAGTCTCGAAGATCCTTCGGGATATGAAACTAAACGTCGTCAGTAATCAGAAATTCATTCCAGAAACATATCTTCATTCCAGGGTAGAAAACAGGATCGATCTGTTCCATGGCCTCATGGACTGCGATGGAACCATTTCCAAAACCGGCAACAAGGTCGCCTACTGCACGACCAGCATAACACTCGCTAGCGACTTCCAGAATCTAGCCGAATGTCTCGGATGCTCAGCGACGATTCACACGTACGACAGGCGCTCCGAGGATAAGCCAACGGAATACGTCGTCAGCCTGCGGCTGCCGCATTATCTTGCGCCTTTCACAACAGGGCGTAAATCATTCAGATACAAGCTAACCAACCGGACGCATCCTACAAGAAGCATCGAATCAATTGAATACACTCGCCATTGCGAATCCGTTTGCATCAAAGTGGCAGCGCAAGACAGCCTGTACGCCACAGAGCACGCCATCCTAACTCACAATACCGCTCAGGCCATCTGCACGTTCACCGACCCAGCGAATCTACCTGCGCTTGTCGTGACCCTCGCCCACCTGCCAAAACAGTGGCAGCGGGAGGTCGAGAAATTCGCGCCGAAGCTACGCACCCACGTCATCAAAAAGGGAACGCCCTACGATATCTGTAAGGGCAAGAACGGCGAGAAGGTTCTATTTCCTGACGTAATTCTCATAAACTACCATAAGCTAACCGGCTGGGCCGAGACGCTCGCAGGGATCGTAAAGACCGTCGTCTATGACGAGGTTCAGGAGCTGCGCCGCTCTGAGTCTCTCAAATACGCTGGCGCTATTCACATCTCCGAAGCGGCCACGCTAAAGATCGGCCTATCAGCAACGCCAATCTACAACTACGGCGGAGAGATCTATAGCGTCGTCAGCGCCATCGACCCAGGATGCCTGGGCGAGAAGGACGAGTTCATGCGCGAGTGGTGTGACTCGTACATGTCTGACCGCCCGAAGATCCGCGACCCCAAGGCCTTCGGCTCGTACCTGCGCGAGCAGGGCATCATGATTCGCCGCACCCGTAGCGAAGTCGGTCGCGAGCTGGAGCCCCTCACCAAGATCCCACAGGCTATCGAGGCGGACCCGGAAGCCCTCAGCAACATCGAGGATTCGGCAGCAGAGCTGGCAAAGATCATCCTGTCTCAGAACTCCCTCAAGAAGGGCGTCAAGATGCAGGCTGCCGAGGAGCTGTCGAACATCGTCCGTCAGGCCACGGGCATCGCCAAGGCTCCCTACGTCGCCGACTTCGTCCGTATGCTCGCGGAGGCCGAGGAGCCGGTCCTACTCTACGCGTGGCACCGAGAGGTCTACAGCATCCTCAACGCGAAGCTCGCCGACTTGGGACCCGTGATGTACACGGGCAGCGAATCGAGCAATCAGAAGGCTGCGGCCGTCCAACGATTTCTCAATGGCGAGTCGAAGATCTTGATGATGTCCCTCCGTGCCGGCGCAGGACTCGACGGCCTTCAGCACGTCTGCCGGACCGTCGTCTTCGGCGAGCTGGACTGGAGCCCAGGTGTTCATGACCAGTGCATCGGCCGCGTCCATCGCGACGGTCAGACCGACCCCGTGATGGCGTACTTCCTCCTGTCGGACTACGGCAGCGATCCGGTCATGTCAGACACCCTCGGCGAGAAGCGCTCCCAGATGCAGGGTATCCGCGACCCGAACGCCGACCTGATTGAAGCAGGACAAGCCAGCGACCACGACGTCAGGAAGCTCGCCGAGTCATTCCTCCGTCAGCGTGGCCTAGAAATCAAAGAGCCCACGAACCTCGCAAATATCATCCAACTGAGACCAAACAAAGATGAACAACAAGAAACAACTTAGCAAAAGGCAATATTGGCTGGTCTGGAAGCTGATCGAAAGTCTCCGTACACGACAGATTCCATTCGAGGGCAGAAACGAAGAATTCACAAGGGACTTTGACGACATCAGAGATGTGTGCTTGGATAGGGGTTTCGATTATGACCCATCAAAATAATGACACCAACGAGGAGAGCTAGAAGTTGCCACCGTTCCAGAGCAGAGGAGACCGCAGTCGTCCACGAAACGATGGACCCCGAATCAATCACCGCATCCGTGTGTCGCCAGTCCGCGTGATCATGGACGACGGAACGCAGCTTGGTGTGATTCCAACCAGCGAAGCGTTGGCACAGGCGCAGGAGCTTGACCTTGACCTCGTTGAGATCTCGCCGACTGCACAGCCTCCAGTGTGCAAGATCGTCGACTTCGGGAAGTTCAAGTTCGAGGCAGCGAAGAAGGCGAACGAACAGAAGCGCAACTCGTTCCAGGCTGAACTGAAACAGATCCGCTTCCGTCCCAAGACGGACGAGCACGACATGGCCTTCAAAATCAAGAACTCGCGCGGGTTCATCGAAGAAGGTCACAAGGTCCAGTTCGAGGTTCGCTTCAAGGGCCGCGAGAACGCCCACCCAGAGGTCGGCAGGCTCGTCCTCGACCGGGTGGCGAAAGAGCTGATGGATATCGCCAAGCTGATCACCGTAGCCCGATACGAGGGCAAGACGATGACCATGACAATGGCACCGAAGTGAAAGCGTTGGCCGGCTCGCCTGTAGGCAGAGCATGGTCACCCGCCAGCTCGTAAAGACGATGACGCGAAGCCTTACTGCCAAGGAGCAGAAGGCCCTCGTCAAGTACTGGTCCGATAACAAGAAGCTGTCTTCGCAGAAGGTGATCGAGCACTTCGAGAAGAAGCTCAAGATGTCGATCACCCACCATGCCCTGGTGAAGGCGATGATCACCCATGGGGAATGTGACTAACCACGCATCTCGTTGACATTATGGCGGCCTGGGTGTCCCGTGTGTGGCCATGAACGAACCAGATCCGATCACCGCCCCAATCACTCCAACCCCCATATCCGAGCCCACCCCGGCAATAGAACCCACTCCGGCCGAACCCGCACCGGCAGCAGAGCCTGCCCCGGCGGAGCCTGAGGTTATCCGCACCGAGGTGGCCGTTTCAGCTGCCCCGACCGCAAAAATCGAAGAAGGCTGAAAGATTCGGGCGCCTCGCCTGTAGCTAGAGGGAACATGAAGGTCTGGGTTACGAAGTACGCCTTGACGCAGGGCCTTTTCGAGATGAACGCCGAAATCGTCAATCGCGGCGAACTCCACATCTACGCCAAGGGAAAGACCCCAATGGGTCGCAACCTCTTTACTCGCGAGTGGACAAAGACCCGCGAGGAGGCCGTCACCAAGGCGGAGGCGATGAGGACCGCGCGACTCAAGCAGCTCAAGGCTGCCATCAAGAAAATGCAGGACAAGACGTTCTGAGCTGTCAGAAGCGACGACCTGCACGCGTCTATCAAACACAATGAACATCATCATCACAAGAGGCGGTTCAGGGGCTGGCAAGTCCACCTGGGCCAAGAGCAACCACCCAGACGCCGTCATTTTCTCGGCGGACACGTTCTTCATGGACGCCGATGGCGTCTACCGTTTCGATCACATGAAGCTTGGCGATGCGCACGCCGAGTGCCTGCGTGGATTCGTGGAGCTGTGTCGGGCGCCTGGCGATAAATTCGTCAACGCGACGGTTATCGTTGATAACACAAACACGACGCTCTCGGAATTCGGCCCGTACGCTCAGGTCGGCCTGGTCTATGGGCACAACGTCCGGATTGTGACTTTCCTCTACGACCCCGTCACGGCGCATGCCCGCAATACCCACGGCACGCCGCTCAAGGCGTGCATCGACATGCACCAGCGTCTCACCGAGCACACGAAGCTCATCCCGCCCTGGTGGAAGCACGACTACATGATCGGCAGCAGGTAGAAACTACAATGACGACTCTCGCAGAAATCCTCGACCGCGTTGGCGATTACCCCAAGTGGATGCCGAACCGCGTGGCATTCCTGTGTCGTGGCGGCTCTCATGCCTACGGCACCAACACGCCAACCAGCGACGAGGACTTTCGCGGGATCGTCGTGGCGCCCACCGAGTTCCGGCTTGGGTTCAACCAAAACTTCGAGCAGTACCAGAGCAACAAGGTAGACATCACGCTGTTCGAGCTGCGGAAGTTCTTCAAGCTCGCCGCCGACTGCAACCCGAACATCATCGAGCTGCTGCACACAGATCCAACCGACGTCCTTCACATCGGAGCGGCCGGCCAGGGACTCGTGGAGCACCGGGATCAGTTCCTGTCCAAGAAGGCTCGCTTCACCTTCGCTGGATACGCCTTGAGTCAGCTCAAGCGCATCAATACACACCATCGCTGGCTGTTCAGCCCGCCGGCCGAAGCGCCCACCAGGGCCTCCTTCGAGCTTCCTGAGACCAAGCTGATCCCCAAGGACCAGCTTGGAGCTGCCGAGGAGTACATCAAGAAGAAGATGGAGTCCTGGGATCTGGCGCTCGATGCGCTCGACGAGTCCGACAAGATCAATCTATCGAACCAGGTCGCGGCCTACCTGGCAGAGATCGGGGTCAGCAAGACCTTCGAGTGGGAGCTGGCCGCCCGTAATATCGGCTATGACGACAACTTCCTGGAGCTGTTGCGTCGCGAGCGCGCCTACCGCACCGCAAAGAGCGAGTGGGACAAGTACCAGGGCTGGCTCAAGACCCGAAACGTCGCTCGGGCAGACCTGGAGCGCCAGCACGGCTACGACACGAAGCACGGCATGCACCTGGTACGTCTCCTGAGGATGTGTGAGGAGATCCTGAGCGGCCAAGGCGTGCTCGTAAAGCGCCCTGACGCCAAGGAGCTGCTGGAGATCCGCAACGGCGCCTGGAGCTACGAGAAGCTCATCTCGTGGGCCGAGGATCAGGACAAGAAGATGGAGAAGCTCTATGCGGAGAGCAGCCTGCCGAAGTCCCCTGACCGCGAAGCGCTCGACCGGCTCTGCGTTTACATCGCCAGTAACGCCGACTAAGGCGGCGACATCTCCTGGAGCTGCTGAGCGCCGGCTACGTCTGACGGAATCGGCTTTGCCGGCGGGTGGAACTTGCGCAACCCGGAGACGACAACAGGCGGAGCCGGAAGCACCTCGGGCGGAGCGTCAGGCAGGTTTGGCTTGCGGCCGAGGATGTCGATGTAGGCCTCAAGGCGAAGAATGCGCTTCTCTTTGTCGACACGGTCAGCCTTCAGGAGTGTGATCTCCTTATCCTGAGCGTCGACGGCGTCCTGCGTCTTTATGAGGAGTTCCTGTAACTCCTTCATCGCCGGGGCCAGCGTGTCGTAGCTCGCCTCGGTCTTACTGGTTGCGTCGCGCGCCTTCGATTTGATGTCGTAGTACGCCGACGTCAGCGTAACGGCTACGCCGGCCAGCGGGCCAACAATGGAGACGATGACAATCAGCCGTCTCGCCCACTGGGGTAGGTGTTTCTTCACGTCATCGTCGGCCATCATCATCTCCCCATCAAATAGGCGTCACCCTCTCTGTGCGACAGTGAAGCAGTACGGAAGCTTTACGGCCCCTCATCGGCGCCGCTTCCAGCTCAGACTAGAACGTCTCGTCGGGGAAGTACCAGTACCGGCCAGGCGCATGCGAGTTCAGCTTGTGGCTGCACGACGACAGGCGCTCGATCTGGTTACCGTACGGGTCGGTCTTGGAATCGTCATCGGACACATAGAGCACGTTAATCGTCGGGCCGGCCTTACCGTCCTCGACTTCCGTGTTGCCCCAGTTGTTCGTGACAAGGCCATCGAAAGTCTTGCCGACCTCGTTGACCACCTTAACCGTCATTCCCTTGCTCAATGTTCTCTTCATCGCTGCCTCACTTTCCAAGCGGCTTAACTGCCGCACAGAAAGGGTGACAAATCACATCCCAGAACCTGGACCAGCCATACCGCCAGGCGACGTACCGGACTTGAGCTTGGAGCCTGCGGCAACCAACGGCTTCGGACGAAGGATCAGCTTCCTCGGCTTCCGAATAACGGGCTGGTTGGAGATCCGCGAGCCTGCATACTGCGCGTTTGATGTCTCGCCAAACAGGCTCCTAATCTCGCCGACTGCAGCGCTCAAGGACTCGCCCTTGGCCGCACGAGCCTGAACCTTGTCCTTGGCCCATCTGAGTGCCTGCTTCGCCTCTGGGCTTCCCGTGGAACCTGAGGCGGTGTGCATAGAGAAGCCGCGCTTGATACCGAGGCTCTTGTCACCCTTGGGCATTGGCGCCTGGACGATCGCCTTCTTGCCGAACTGAGCAAGCGGCTTTACTTCCTTCGGCTTAGCCTTGGGAATTGGAGGCGGTGTCGCACCAGTCCGACCCTTCAGGGCCGGGCCTGGCAGAGGTTTCATGCCTTCCTTTGCCCGATCTGCAGCCTTCAACGGCGGAGGTGCAGCTTCGCTTAGATGGGCGTTTACCTCGTGCAGTTGCCGTAGGAGATCTTCGAACATATGCATGGGCACGCCATCCTTCATCGCGTCGAACTTATCAATTCATCACGGGATCTGCAACGAACAGATATACTTCCAGCTGTAGATCACTGGCCGCTGGAGGATCCAAACCGCATAAGCACCTTCTTCTTGGTGTTTACGTCCGGCTTTTCTGAGTAGCCACCGTCACGGCGAAGCTTTTTCAGGCGCTCATTGGCGTCTCGGATCTTCTGGGCCGACATACTGAACGGCATCAGCTTCTTGGCTTCTTCGTCGAGAGCCTCGCGCAGTGATCCGATGAGCGAAGTGAACATGGAGACCCTTATATCAGGTCTCGTCCAGAACTGTCTTTCTGGCCTGTTTCACGACTGGAACCTCGTCGTCCCAGACCAACCTCGTTCGTCCGTCGTGACCGTGGATCGCCAGCATCTCAGCCAGCGAATCGTAGATGGCCATTGACTTATGGACCGTCAGCCAACTGAGGACGATCTTCGTGTTCGAGAAGATTGCGCCCTCGGCGACGACACCCGTGCCGCTGACACCGGACGCGTCCTCGTCCCGCTGAAAATGGAACGTCCGAATGCCTCTGTTCTGAGAACCCATATTTCCTTTTAACTGACCTGGGCGCCCATTTGCCTCAGAGTGCTAACCATCTGGCTGGTTAGGATCTGTGACCCATGGGATGCCAGGCCGTTTCCCTTATCGAATGCGAACGCGGAGTTGCCGACTGCGTCCTTGTAGCGATAGATCGCCATCTCCAGGGCATCGAATTCGACGTCCATGCCTCCAAGAAAAACAACGTCCGGGAACACCTTGTGAAGGCCATCAACCGAAAGTCCATGCCACGTAACTAGCTTGCAATCACTCATGTCGTACTCGCTCTTTGGAGCACGTCGTACAGCTAGATCTGAGGCCGCGTCAAGCATCACAGGTACGACCGCTCTTTTCCTGGGTAAATCGCGACGCTCTCAGAGAGCGATGCGGGTGCGGAGACACCCTCAAAGGAGGCAAAAGACGACTTCTTGCCGGTATCCTTCGGCGGCTCCCAGCCATTTTCTCGCGCCAATCGATAGACCTCGGCCAACGAAATGCCATCGGTTCCGAGCATTGATCCGTCCACGACGGACTTGCCGGTGAGCCGCTTGTAGATCTCCCTCGCCTTTGCCTTGTCCAGACCATTGACGGTCACATGAGACGAGAGCCGGCCCGGTCGCATCAACGCTGGATCAATGTCCTTCTTTGGGCTGTTCGTCGTGGCAATTGCTCGGATGTCGAGCATCGAGCCGAGGATGCCGGACGTCATGTTCAACAGCGTGCTGATGAGGCTTAGGTTGTCCTTGCCTCGTGGGGTGAGAATATTGTCGGCGTCTTCGAGGATGAAGACGATCGGCCCGTCGACGTAGTTCGAACTCTTCTTCTGGATGAGCATCGGAATCAATTCCGGGCTCGCCAGGAAGTCGACCATGCCGGGCTGGACGAACACGAAGATCGCATCCTTGATCGCGTCAATCAGAGCGCGAACCAGGAACGTCTTGCCGGTGCCAGGCGGACCGTCGAAAATGGTCAGGCGACCCTTCGGTGCGATCGTATTCATGTCCACCACGGCGTCGTCGTACGCCTTGAGAACCTCGCCAGCATAGTTCCCTCGCTCCAGCGGAACCGACGCGACACCGAGGCTATAGAAGTCGTAGCCCATCATGCCGCGACCAATGACGTAGACACGACCCCTAGACCGTTCCCGCATCGGGACCAGGTTGTTGGAGATCATGTCGATGATCTTCTGGATCACGTCCTGTTCCGCGCACATCATCCAGACGCTGACCTGTCCGGTCGAATCACCATCGGACTTGTGAACGGATATCTCCATCGCACCGTCCTCCCAGGCCCAGAATGTTGTCGGTGGAGACTTCTCCTTGGTGGAGAGTCTGCCAAACACCAACTTGGCCGTCGGTCTGAAGGCCTCGATGTTTTTCACGATCTGGTTGATGTCCCTGACGTGCCCTCCGGTACTTCCCTGGAACATTGAGATGCCCTGCTCGACGGCGATCTGCTCAAGCCGTCTCTCTGCCCAGTCCTGGAGCGCGCCGCCACCTTTCGGTGGAGCTGGAAGATCAGAAATGCCGGTCCACCATGGTGTTCTTGTCGTGCTCATTTTGAGTCCTTGGTCGCTCGCATTTCCCTAACGAGCAGCAGAAGCAAGATCGAGTAATTGATGACGTCGTGGAGTCTGCCGTCGATCGGCTCGGACTCGACCTTGCCATCTTTCAGGAATCGCCACACGGCCGAGACGTGTTTGTAAAAATACACGCCCCATGCCTGAAACGGCGTTACCCCATTGTTCTCAGCGGCTTGCTTGAAGTTGTCGGTGCGGTCTAGGTCGCCCTTGCCGCGAGTGTAGTCGTTGCCTTTGTGGTCGTAGATCTTCCAACACGCCATCATCGTGGTGGCGAAGTGCTCGTTTCCGAGCATCTTCCGCAGATCTTCCACGCTGACGTACTTGGGCACAGATACTTCGTACGGCTCGGTGTCACCCATCGCCGCGCACGCTACGAGTCGTCTATCTCATTGTCAACCGTAAAGATCTGCTTTGTTCGGATCTGCTTCAATGTTACCGTGAGAACATGGCCGTTCCGAGGGCTCTATATCATCAACGCCTAGCTAACGAACTCTGCCCGCATTGCGGCGGGGTTAGAGATGCACTGCCACGGAAATGGTGTACGGCGTGCCGAACGCTTCAGTCAGCTCGCAATAAAAGCAGCCGACGAAAACGTAAAGATCGTGGTGTGTGTACGCAGTGCCCGACCAAAATTAAATCTGGTCGACTTTGTGATTTTCACAAACAGATCGTCACCGAAGCGACCAAAGCTCTCTACGCAAAAAGAAGGCGGTCCGGACAATGCGTCTGGTGCAGTGAGCGGGCAACCTGCGCAAGGTTCTGCACGGCGTGTTGGTTCAGAAATATATCTATGAAAATCTTCGGCAACTTCGATCAAACGGAAGCTCTAGTAGAATCATTCGAAAATCAAAACGGAAAATGCTGGTACTCACATAAGGATCTAATCCCGGGTGCGAATACTGGACTTGATCACCAAACGCCAAGCTCCAGAGGAGGACGGGACGAACTGCCAAATTTCCGCTGGGTTACCGTCCAAGTTAATCGCATGAAGAACGACATGACCCACGACGAATTCGTGGCGTTCTGCCAGTTGGTCGCTGACAGATTCCGCTAAGTGCGGATGTCCTATCTACAATTCAAGTTTCGATTTCTTTCATGAAAAAAACGACAAGTCCGAATGTAGTAAGGGCATGACCGACTCCAAGAACTGGTTCGAGATTGACCGCAGGGGACTCAGTAAGCTTCTGGACCGGCGCCCGTCAACGCCCTGACGGCAGCCGCATCTAGACAATCAGGATCCTTCGAGATACTTCCATGCCATGAGTTCCAAGGGCCGGAAGAAGAAGGACGACGCAATCAGCGTCAGCGAGTATTACCCAACGCCCGGCTGGTGCGTGCATCGGTTCATCGAACGCGCCCAGTTGCCGAAGGGTACCTGGCTGGAGCCGTGCGCGGGAAACGGTGACATCATCCAGGGCGTCAACGACATCCACAAGAGCCCGATCTACTGGCACGCCAACGAGATCAGATCCGAGACAGAACCGGGTCTCAGAAAGATGGCGAACCAGGTCACGATCAGCGACTTCATCGCCTGGGAAACGCCTTCACCTGGAAGCCCGACCCAGTTCGACGTCATCATCACGAACCCACCGTTCTCGCTCGCGATGCCGATCATCCGTAAGAGCCTGGAGCTGGCCGATTACGTCGCGATGCTGCTACGCCTAAACTACGTCGGCAGCTCCGAGCGCACGCCGTTCTTCAAGGAGTTCATGCCGGACATCTATGTCATTCCGGAGCGTCCGAGCTTCGACGGCGAGGGCACCGACAGCATCGAGTACGCGTGGTTTCTCTGGTTGCAGCCGGAGCAACGCAAGCGCTCCAAGGGAACCATCGAGCTGCTCGACAACACGCCACTCGCCGTCCGCAAGGCGTATAAGCCGCTTGATTTTCGCGTCACAGATCAAATGCAGCTTCTGTAAGGTCGGGCTCTGCCGGCGGATACAGAACAGCACGTCTGACCGGCAACTCGTAGACCTCTTCGATATCGTCAGCCGCCTCAGGCTCTACGTCAGGGCTAATGTCCGCGTACACGGCCAGTGCTTTTTTGGTCTCAGGGGAGACCTTATGGATAGCCCTCCACGACTGGCCCTCGCGTGACATATACGCGAGCACAACACCATCCAGTCTGGCTACGTACTGAGCTGAATGCATTGCATGCAGCCTCGCGCGTGCTTCTGAGATCGTGTCGAACGAGCCAAGGATCGCATGCTCCCTGGTCAATAGAAAAAACAAATCCCCCGGCATGTGGTGCGTTACAACACATGCCGGGGGTATTGGCAATGGGGTTCAGTGAACCCGACTTACCAGCGCTTTGACTTGCTCTTCGAGACGGGCGACTTCGCGCTAGTCTTCGGCTCCTCCTTGAGGCTCACGCCAGCCGGCGCAGGCGTTGGAGGAGACAGCGGAACTCCAGGGATCGAAATGCTTCCATGAAGGCTGACCAGATCGTTCCCCTGCGGAGCGCCAGCCACACCAGCTGTGAAGTTCTGAACCTGCTGATCCATTGCTGCATTCGACGACGTCAAGCCGACTGACGCGAGTACCTGGACGGCTTCACCGTCGGAGGTTCCCGAGCTGCGCGTCAGCCCCTTTTTCATGACGTCACGATAACCACTACTCGATGAGTAGTTAGTGTGGCTGTCGTACTTGGCCGACAGACCACGCGACATCCCGGCATGGTCGTGCAACTGAAACGAATCCAGATGCACAGCATTCGAAACCAGCGCTGCACTGGCACCGACGAAGTTGCCCTGCTTGGCCAGCTCCTCTGCCTTGATCTGCGCCTGCACCGTCATCGCGATACCGACGATCGCCATGACTTCCTTGGTCGGTTCCTTCTGCGCGTCATCCGACTTAACGAAGGAGAGCTTGCCCTTGAACTCCTGCATCTCGTGCTTCTTGTTCCCGTCGCCGACCTGATCGTATTCGACCTTGATGTCCAGAACGTTCAGCTCTCGGGGGAGCGCCTTGCTCTGTACAGAGGTCTTGATCTTGAGGACGATATGCCGCTCCTCCTCGGACAGAAGTTCTGGGATCTTCACCAAGACCTTCTTGCCATCCTCGGTCGCATCGACGTCACTGAGGACTTCCTCAATTGTGTGCCCATTGTGCGGGGCCACGTCGATGACGATGTCCTGTGCGTACCTGGACAGCAAGCCGCCAAGCTCCTTGGCGAACGCCGTGAGCGCATCGTCCGGGTTTCGGATGAATGCGTAGTTTCCCTTGGCTTCCTTCGCGAGGTCAGCCAGGAGTTCCTGGTCGCAGTCCGTGCCGTAGCCGAACGCGCTCAACGACGCCTTGCCCAGGAGGTTCTTGCATAGCGGGATCAGCTGCTCGCGCTTCGTCGCCTCGCCTTGATTCGCCTGCCCGTCAGTTAGCATGATCACACGGAGCGTCATGCCGCTGCCAACGTCGACCTTATTGATCCACTCCAATGCCTGACGCATACCGCCAGAGAAGTTGGTGGACCCGTTATGACGCAGCTGCCCGACCTTCGCCTTGAGCTGCTCGCGATTGCCCTGCGACAGCTCGCGCGGCTCAGCGATCGGATGCACGTTCAAGTCGAACGCCACGAGCCCACAGTAGTCACCTGGCGCCAGGTGGTCGATGAGCTTGAGGATGGTCTGCTTCGCGTACTCGATCTTGTCGCCAGCCATCGATGAGCTGACGTCGATCACTGGAATGACGCAGATTGGCTGACGCTTCTTTTCCCACTCGATCTTCGGTGCCTTGAGCGTGATAACCGCGTGGATTTCGTTCTCTTTGCTGAAGTCCACCTTGTTGTAGGTGAACTGAGTTGTGATCTTCATAGCCTTGTTGTTCCTTTTTGCGAACACGCCGCTGCCACCACAACATGTGGCGCGCTGTCTCTGCGACGAATTCATTGTGACGATCGTGGCGCAAGAGCTGGACGGCTCTTCAAAACCTCGACCTGTGACGATGTCCGTCTAGCAGAGCCCAAAACCCTTACAGGCGCGGCGAGGCTAGCTCGAAGGTCCAAAACCCCACAGGGGCGCGACTTTCACGACGGAGAATACTTCTACCTGTGGATGCCGTCAAGACCTGAACCGAGCGATTTTGTCGCTCAGTGCTGTGTGGACCTCTTTGGCTCGATCAGCCATGTGGGCCATCATGATTTTATACTTCTCGGCCGGTGTGTTAGTCGGCCATCCAACGTCGCGAATATTGGAGATCTCTCCCAGTGCAGCCCATGCCTGTTCGAGCGCTTCCAACATCTCGTCAGCATCTGGGTTCCGCATCCCAAGCAATACGTCGCGATCAACGTTTGAGGCGCTGCCGCTCTCGGGTGGCGCCAGCCTGACCTTCGGTTTCCGATCTGGCGTGTGCAACCCGCACCACCAACGAACACCATCTGGATCAGGATGCTTGCCCTCGCGCTGGCAAGCGCCCTGACGATCTTTGTACTCCACGCTCGCGGCGCACTGCCGGCCGGACGTGTTCTCATCGTCCAAATCAGAAGTCTTGGTCATGTCTTCTTCTTGACCTTCATATTCGCAACTATTTTCGCAACGATGACCTGCAGGCGTTTGGCTGTATCCAGCGTGTTCTGGCTGAAGTACTTCAAATCCTCGGCCTCGCGCTCAAGATCCCAGAACTTCTTCTCAAGCTCGGCAAGTCGCTTGCCGATATCAACGAGCGCCAGGCGGTTTAACTCCGCCTGAGCCTCGCTGATGCGCTTGGATTTGGATCCACTGGCCATATGCGCGCGATACTACCATGGCGGAAAAATCCAGCCCTAATCAGGCTTTCTTGCCACCGTGCCGGTATGAACGGGTCTTGTTGTAGGCGAGCTTCTCGCGTAGGGCACGGTTCAGTGGGATCTTGTGGTGCCCAGCGAGATCGCAGATGCGGATGATCACGTCGGCAAGCTCGACCGGAACACCCTCCGGCTTGCCAACCTTCGGATGACCTTCTGGCTGATGCCAGATCTCGTCCAGGCTACGCCCGCTTCGGTGCTCCTCCATTGCCTCGGCCAGTTCGGTGACCATCAACATCAAGGCGGTGCCGACCTCGCGTTCGGCGTTGCTCTCCCACCAGCCCTTCTCGACGGCGGTCTTGTACGACTCGTTAATCAGCTCGGAGATCAGGTAATCGGTTTCCATGGGCGCGGATGAAGCCCGACGGAAGCCCCATTGTCAACGGATCCTAGCCCATCGTCATGGTCTTGCCGACGAGGCTATAAACCAGCCAGATCATGCCGACCATAAACGCGATACGCCCCATCTCCTTCATCTTGGTGTGTCCAGACAGCGCAAAGACGAGCGCCCCAACAACAGCAATAACGAGTGGCCAGACGGCGAGGGCCATACTGTCAAGCTTGAGCGCATGGCCGATCAATGAAAAGGTCAACCACAGCAACCCGACGCCATACGTGATGCGACCAAGCTCTGACGGATTACCTTCCGTCAATGCATAGACAAGAGCGCCAACAACACAAATAACCAGAGGCCAGATTGCGATCATCATGGATCGCACCATATCAGCAATCACTCCATGTAAGAGATTGCGAACCCATGCTCAACAAGCCATGAATTCACGTGGGTTACGTTACCGTCGCTATCCGTAACCCATAGATCCGCCAACCACCGGCCGTATTTGTCTGGCTTGGCTGTCCTCGCTCGGATCTCACCCAAACCCAACAGTCTCGTCAGCTCCGCCGCTGCAGCCTGACCCTTGGTTTGAATCTCCTTAGAGACGCCATGGATCTCTGGCGTGTTGATGCCAAGCATTCGGCAGTTCATCTCGATGCTGCGGACGCTGTGGATTTCCTCTTTGATATAGAAGCCGAAATCCCATTCCGCCTTGAACGGCCGCCACAGTTTGAGCCTGGCCGTATCGCCGTCCAGAATCCTTACCAGGATCGCGTTATAGACGTACGGCGTATCAAGGTCTGGAATATCTTTGACCATGCCGCCATCTTACCAGGGCCAGATCACGGCTGAAAGCGACCTGTGATCGGCGACGGCAATCCATCGACGGGGACCTCGGCGCATAGTTCGGTCATGAACCTGAACTTGCCCATGGCTTGGTCAATCCACGTCGCCCGAGGACTCTTCCCCTCGTTCGCCCAACGAATAATATCGGCCGCCAAGCGCTCCAGCACTGCGCTCTCGTAGCCGTACCCTTCCAAGCGAAGAGCAAGCAGCGGGACATCATCCGGCCCTAGCATCACCGAACCGTCGGCCTCACCCGGAAACACGGCGAATGTCGTGCGCCAATGCGGATGGTTGCCCAGCTCGTACCACTGGCCGTCTTCGCGCAGGAGATAGCAGGCCAAAGTGGGCACGGGTTACCTCAAAAAACAAACAGCCCGGTCAGGAACATCCTGACCGGGCCGCCCCTAGGGAGGGCTCTACAACTTACCGAGAGAAGTCGTTGATCAGACCCGGGGCTGCCGTGTCGAATCCAACGACGTCCATCATACCTGCGTCGCTCGGGTCAGCGATCGTGAACTCCGTAGAGGTCATTCCGATGACCACCAGCTTTGCGCCGATGCCCATCTTCTGGCGGTACTCCTTCAGTGCCTGGAACGGCTGGATGGTGCCAGCCCACGTCTCACTGTCCGTGTAGACGCAGAAGGTGTCGACCTCGATCTTGTGCTTCTGAGCCCAGACCATCGGCGCAGCGCAGTCCGTGCCTCCCATGGGGAGGGCGCTGACCTTCTGAACAACCTGGTCCAGACGCATCTTCGGCGAGATGTCGATCTGCGTGATGCCGTCGTCGCTGCCGCTCTTCGGCCGGCCCCAGCCACCGCTACCCGACGTGAAGCCGATGAAGTGGTGGTCCTTCTCGGTCGCCGCCGTGATGAGTGACATGGCGCAGGAACCCATACGCGGGGTTAGACCCTGCACGCCCGCGATGACGCCGCCGTCCATCGAGCCCGAGACGTCGAGAGCCAGAAGCGTGCGCTTACCAGCTGGCTCGACCGCCTTGAAGGTCTTATAGAACGCTGCATCGAGTGCGTCGACGATGGAGGTCAGCGGAGTCCAGGTGTGCTGGGACTTCGAGTACAGACCACCGCCGCCCGACTTGTACGTCAGCAGGGCCGACAGAACAGCGATCGGGTGCAGACGCGCCTTCTGCAGCTTCTCCGCGTCCTCCAGCGAGGCGATAACGGACTTGGTTGCAGACGACATCGGCTTCAGAAGCCCGATACGCGTCATGTTCGCCAGGTTGCGCACGAGTGCAGTGACGCCCATCGACGGAAGCATTGCCTCCCAGACGTCCGGCTCCGACAGGAACTCGGTCGGAATCATTTCACGCTGCAGGCCGTGAGCCTTGATCAGCGCAACGATTTCCTTCTTGTCCTTGGTCTTCTTCGCGACCTCGAACGCCTTGACGATCTCCAGGCCTTCGATGGCGACATCCTCCAGCTCACCCTTGGTGATCCACTTGAAGAGCGCCTTGAAGCCATCGTCCTTCGGCTTCGGGTGCGCTAGACGCAGGATGTCCCGGTGCGACCAGCCGTTACGCGACTGGTACTTCACAGCCTGGAACGCAGCCGAGGACAGGGTCTTCGTCTGGTACCAGTCCGCGAACGCACGCTTGGTCGAACGACCCCAGCCACCGAACGCCTCGATGTTCTGAGCGAGCGTGAACAGGTGCGTGCCGATACGCGCGACCTTCGGCAGCGCGGCGCGAGCTGCGGCCTTGGTGGCGTCGTCGCCCTTCTTGGCGCACATCGCCAGAACCAGCAGTGCCGGATCGTTCTTGGGCGCACGGCCACCGTCGCTGATCTCAAGGACGCGAGCAACAGTCTTTAGACCGTCCGTGGCGATGCACTTCTCCACACATGCGGCGGCCTTGACCGTCGACTCCTTCTCGGAGGCGTAGTAGGTGCCACCCTCGGTGCCGAGGATCAGGAATCGGTCCAGCTGGACCCACTGGTCCACAGCGAACACGAAACCACCGGCCTGGTTGAGAACCTGTCCGGCCTTGGCCTTCTGGTTCTGCGGGGTCTTCTTCTCGTTGACGTGATCTGAGTAATGGGTCGTCATCTGGCTGCTTCCTTTTCGGTCCGATCCCTCGGACAAGGACGGGCCCGTTATGGGCCCGAAAGCGTTTGTCGTTTGCCGCGACTATTGCTGAAAAAATTTAGCGAACAAGTTCCGGGAAGCGGGATGTCAGAAGGAGGTTTGGATGTCTCGCTTTTTACGGCGAGTCACGTGTATCCCCACACGTGTTTGGATGGCCCTGTCTTTTGTTTAGGGTCATGCAGGTCCCCCTGCATGGTTTTTCTCGTGGTTTGGTAACCTTCTAACTTCGGCTCGCTTGGGAAGTGACTTTACGGATGGTGGCGAAATAGTCAAGCAGGAAATTGCGACTATTTCTTCTCGCCGTCGAGCTTTTGAGTTTCAGCAGCGAGCTTCTCGGCGGTCTGATTCGCAGCGATCAGCCTATTGCGCTCATCACGCTTGGCTCGCTCTATATCACTGTGAATTCCGATCCCCATCTGCTCCATGTACCAGGAGAGGTCTTTGCGAAGATCGTGGCCATGGAAGTTTGAGTACTTGGCAACCATGCGCTCCCTGAACTCGCGAACCTCTTCTTCCATCTCCCACTTAATGGCTCTGAATGATGGCGGCGCAGGAGGAGGCTGAACAGGAACAGGAGCATGTACTCCATTGCTACCGTTCGAGACCTTGGCCCCATTAGAGACCTTTGCCTTGGCCTTTTTCTTCGGTTCCTTTTTTACCATTTCATCTATCCTTCTCATCAAGCAGATCGGCCAGGCAATGTATCAGCCTTAGCACTTCCGATCGATCGATCTCGATCGATTCCATCGACATCCGAGTGCCGTCCCTGTAGCGGTTCTCGATCCATACACGCAAGCGCTTGCGCGGGATCGGCATGACTCCGAGCTGACCGCCGTCCTTCGCCTGACAGGAGTAGAAGACTATCCCACGCTCGTCAGTCGCTTCTTGACGCCCTCTAGCTGGCTCTTGAGCGCCTTGTCCAGCTTCACCTTGAGCGCGAACGTCACCTTCTTGGAAGCTTCGATCTTCTCGGCCGGCAGCTTCCCGCCTTGAACCAGGAAGTCGACCTTCGACCCGTCCATCGTCCACACCATCTGTGCCGTGAACGCGTCCTCGTACTCCAGGCCCGCTTCCTTCAAGCAAGCCTTCACGACGTCCTCGTCCGGTAGCTTCGCCGTGCGTCTCTCGCTGATCACCGTCACCGGGCCCATCTCCACCTCGTAGGAGCCGTTCTCCTTCTTCTTCCCGGTCTCGTTCGCTCGGACCAGTAGGTGTTCCCGTAGGTTCTTCTTTCGTTCCTCGATGACCTTTTCGAGGAGATCGATCGTCGCCCATGCGCCTGCCGCCTGTTCGTCGGTTAGGGAACCGATGGGAGCTGTGAAGATCTTCTCGATGTTGAGATCGTCAAGGATAGCCAGATTGTTCTTTGGATCTTCACTCATCGCGGCGGAGACTCGCCGCGCAGCGAGCTATTGTCAATTACGCGTAGACTTGCTCGGTGCGATCCCAGCGCGGGCGATTCGCACGTACGTAACCGAACGTATCCTCGCTGTCGTCGTGGACCTTCTTGATCACGCCATCGTCTACCAACGCTTTGATATGTCGGTATACGGACCTGCACGTGATCACGCCGTAGTCCTCGACTACGAACTGGTGTATCTGCGGCACCAGCCTCATCTCGTACCAGAGGATGTGATCGAGAACGATCGACCGTATGACCGTGCCCTTACTTGGGGCATTCGGAAGATCCTTCTCCCACGGCTTCTTCCGACGCGGGATCTTCTTACTCGTCAGCATTCAGCTTCTCCTTAGCCGAAAAAAACATCAGTCACCTTTTGCAAGGTGACTGATGGAATGTCAACTCTCTGGAGAGATGTGACGACGATCTACTTCTTATCGTTCTCGGGGGTGTCCTTCGCCTTGCCAGCTCTCTGGTTCAAGAACCTCGGCACTGCCCGCTCGCCGTCGTCAATCTTCCCGCTGCCAGCGATGATCGCGTCCCTGTCCGCTGACCACTGCGCATGCCTCTTGGGGAAGCTGCGCTTCATCATCGCTTCCTGACCCTTGATCTGCTGATCTTTGGATCTGCCCTCCTCGACATCCTTATCGCGGGCCTCATTCCTGGTCTTGCGCCCACTAACGAAGTCGATCGACTTCTTGAGTCGAACTGCCTCGCCCGGATCCTTTTCCTTCACAACAACATGGTCATGAGCGCCCTTCGCGGAAGGTCGGACGGCAAACGGCGTCATCATTGAGTCGTAGCCCTCGTTGAAGCGAGTCGTGCCGAACACGCCTGGGTCGCGAGGCATCAACGGACCAGTTCCATCGATGCCGGCAAGTACCCGCATCTTCCGCATCGCGTCAGACGTCCTGGACTGAACCGACTCGGAGATGATCTTGTTCTCGATGCGAGTCTTGGCCTTCTGTGCGTGGTCATTCGACATCTGGCGGAGGCGATCATGCACTTCCTGCATCTTCGCCATCATCGTGCGGTTGCCGACGCGCTGAGCCGCTTCGATGCGGTGCTTCGCCTTGTTGGCGGCCTGGCCGTACATGTTGGCAGCGTGGGTGTGCATCTTGGAGATGTTGTTCGCGTCCTCTTCGCTGACCTGAACAGACGAATCAGTAATCACCTTGGTGACGTGCTCGATCTGCTGCTCCAGCTGAACGAGCTGCTGCTCGACGTTGAACATCTCAGAGAGGTCGTCCGCGAACGTCCTCTCAAGAGGCTGGGTCTTGTTCATGCCATCAAGCATGCGATTGAAGTCCGAGACCGACTCAGACACGTTTCCGTAGCGGGGCTTGAGCATGACGTTCTCCTAGTTCTGTACGTTGTCGAGCGCGTACACGATGGCCACCGAACACGCGGCGCCCATAACGAACCCGCCGACCCATCCGATGGTTGCTTTGTTCTCATCCCACCACGATGGCGAGAGACGCTTAATCTCTGCGTTCGCCTGTGAAGTTCTCTCTTCATAGACGATTCGATGCTGCTGCCAGACTTGACGGTCCAGGTCATACAGGTCCCGAAGGCTGTTGTACCCGTCCTGCCACTTCTTGGCGCGTGCGGCCTTGTCTGGAGACAAGAGCACTCCGGGCTTGTCGGCGACGTCGCCGGCCTTCACTGCCTTCACCCAGTCGTTCTCAGGCGCGATAGCAATCGCATCAGGCCTGTCTGGCAGCTTCTTGTCCTCAACGCGCTGCTTGTCGCTGAGATTCGGATACTGCAGAACCGGCGTAGATGCGCTACAGCCGATTGCGAACAACATGATGATGGCTACGGCCTTCACTTGCGAATCGCCTTTCCTATCTTGTTGTCGGCGCGGAATGCCTTGATGAGCTGCGGGGCAAGCTGGTTCTTGCGATCATTAGCCTTCGAAACCAATCCGGCAGCGCTCTGCTTTCCGGCAGAAGTCGCTGCTGCGCCGCGAATTCCCTTATCAGGATGCTGCGCCATCATGCCGTGGTACTGCTGCGCCTTCGAGCGCGCTTCCAGTCTGATCTCTTCAACGAGCTTGCGGAACATGGGTTAGCCCCTCTTGCGAGCGATGTGTTCGTCGGTGTAGCCCGAGAACCGGAGCTGGTCACTCATCAGATCCTTCAGAGTCGACGGCTTTACGCGAGGCTCGCGCGCCGTTGACTCCATGATCTGGTTGGCGATGTCCTCGACGCTCTCCGCCTTCTTGGCGTGAATGCTGGTGCCACCGCCGCCGGCTGCTACCTTGGGCTTCGGAACATCGACGGCCTTGCCGCGAAGGCTCGCCGCCTTCACCTGGTCAACGCCGTGCTTTGCGATGACTGCCTTGGCAGCCTGATAGCCGGCCTTCACCCTCGCCTGCTGATCCTGAGCGGCAGCGGCCTTCTTGGCTCGCCACGAAGCGAAGATCTCGTCGATCTGGTGGGCGTTTCCGAGGATGTCATGATCGTCCTCAGCAATAGCCTTGTCGAACATCTCGACGTACTGCTCGGCGGTGACACCAAACTCCTCCGAGACGAACTCTTCCCACGCTTCGACGTCTTCCTTGTAGCCAGCCTTAGCTCCCTGGGCGACCTGGCCTACGCCAGACGCAACCTTGCCGGCGATGCCAGCGGTAGCCGCGCCCATACCGGCAACACCCTTGGCAACCTTGCCGATGCCACGTCCGAGCGTGCCGAGGAGGCCAATCTTCTTCGGCTCCTTGGCCGCACCAGGAGCACCACCAGCCGCAGCGGCAGGGCCGCCGTTTGCGTTGCCAGCGGTTTGCGCGCCGGCAGATCCAGTAGGTGCAGCAGCAGGCGCAGCGGCCGTTGCCGCAGTAGCAGGGGCAGCTGGAGCCGACTGCGTAGCAGCTGGAGGCTCTCCGGCTGGCGGTGCTGCAGCAGCGGGGGCTGCGCCACCAGCGGCAGGCGATCCTCCGCCCATTCCAGCCTTGAATCCTTGCTTAAGAGCACCACCGGCAGCCTCGGCGCCCTTCACGACACCCTTGCCGACCGCCATGGCTCCCTTGGCGACGGTCTTACCTACTGCCATGGCGCCCTTGCCAACGGCCGAACCGACCTTGGCTACACCTGCGCCGATGGCACCAAGAATCTCGTCAAGTTGATCCTCGATCGCGATCAGCTCGATGGCCAGATCTTCGTCATCACTCTCGATCGCCAGATCGAGAAGCTTACAGAACTCCTCCGGGCTGCTGCCGATATCTTCGAGGTAGACCGCCCAGAGAATATCTGGGTCGATACCCTCAATATCCTCCGCCTTGGCAACTGACTTTGCCTTCATGCGGGTCAGATAGTCCTGGTGGCGATCCTTGGCAGGCGTGTTCGCTGCCTTGTCGATCGCGTTCCTGGTCTTGCCACGGAGATTCCGCGCAGCACGCTTGATACTATCAAGGCGCTGCTTCTTGCCGGCAGCCGCTTGGGCGACCTGGATCTCCCTGGGGACGCCGGAGTCATCGTCGTCCTCGGCAACTTCAGCCTTGGACTCAACGACTGGAGGAACGCCAGCGTCGACGCCGGCCTCAGCGAGCGCAAGCTTGTACGGATCTGCGAGGCCGGAGAGGTGCTTCCACTCCGTCATGTTCATTCCGAGAATGTTCTTCTTCACGACTTCCTCCCAGACTTCTTGCTACCCTTTTTTAACTTCGACATCGCCTTAGCCCAGCCTGGGTGCTTCATGTCGGGACCACCGGATTCATCCGAGTCACACTCGAAGAAATCCTCGTCCTCTTCCTTGGGCAGACCCATCTTCGCCCTCATAGAGGCAGGAAGCGAGAAATTGCCCTTGCGGGACGGCTTGACCTGACCATGGGCCAGGCTTTGAAGCTTCTGTGGCGCCTTGCCGGGAACATTCAGTTCCTTGTCACCAGGCGCAGGAGATGAGCCAGCAATACGCTGTCCTGCGATCTCCGCCTCGAACATCGCCTGGAGAGACTCCAAGGTCGCGACGTCCTCCTCGGTCTCTACGGCGTCAACAAGAGCGTTGAACATGTCGACGGAAAGGTCACGGGCTTCAAGCCACTGCGACCAGAGCTGGTCGACGTCCTCCTCGATCGGGGCGTCCGTTTCGGCGCCGATCGCCTCAATGAACTCATCCTCAAGTTCCATAACCGCCAAGAGAGCTTCTTCGTCACCTGCGTCATCCGCAGCCTCGACGAACTCAGCGAACTCAGCAGGCGTCATGTCGTAGTGAGAGAGGAACTCAGCCCACAGATCTTGCTCTGAACCCTCAAAGGCCTTCTGATTCAGATGCCCCCTCGTCACCTCACTTGGTGACACTCGCGTTCCACTTCCGCCCTTCGTGGGGGGTGGAAACTTCGAATAAAGAGGTGCCTTGTCCTGCATGCGCTTTACGCTAGCGCGAGTCGACGCATCGAGATTCGCCTTACTGGCGTGCGTCGAGTCATCCTCCTCGATCTCGTCTTCGTCCTCATAGGATTCAACGACGGCTGGCGCCTTGAGGACCGGAAGAACGGGTGCCGAGAGTCCAGCCATGGACCTCCACTCGTTCATTGAAATTCCGAGGATATTGACGCGTTCTCCAGCCATATTGGGCTCCGTTTGCTTGTCGGGCTTGCCGTCCACAGGATCTTTGCTCTTCGCATTCTTCTTGCGGATCGCACCACTACCATACGCGGACGAATCCGCGCCACGGTTCAGCTTGCCTGCTGGGGTGGTCGTAGTCGAGACGACATCATTGTCATTCCCGTTAAAGACTTCATACTTGGCGAGACGCTGTTCGAGCATCTGGACCTGCTTGGAGAGCTGGTCAACGGTAGCGTTACCGCCGGACTCACCGCCCCACGGCAGACTGGATCCAAGACGAGGCCCGGGACCGGCTGCCTGTTTCTCAACCGGAGAAGTGGCAACACGTGCTCCCGGAAACGTCTGGACCTCTTCCTTGGTGACCAAGGCGGCAAGCTTGCTTGGATTCACCCCGGAAATGCGCTCGACGATCGAATTGAGCCTGTCGGTCTCAATCTTGTCGACGCGGGACTCGCCGATGCGGTTCGACTCGCGTCCGCCCTTGAGGAGGTGTTGAATTCCAGCTGACATGGTTAGAGATCCTTCAGTTCTTCAGCCAGAGCTTCTACTCTTTTGGCCGGGTCTTCGATCGCCAATTTTTCCTCAACGCGCGCTTTATCAGCGTCAGCCTTAGCTTCAACCATAGCGCGCCGACCCAGCAGCTCAGCTGCAGTCTCCAGGGCAGCTGCGGATTTGGCTGTATCGGGTGCTGCAACGGTTTCACCCTTCTTCCCGCCAAACATCTTCATGAGGAAGAGGACGAGACCTGTAGCCCCAACGCCGCCGAGTATTAAAAGGATTTCTTTCATCAGCAGTCTGGCCTTTGCTTAGCGATGGTAAACCATCGGACCCAATCCTCAGGAGATCCGCCCCAGCTTTTCTGGAGGCGCTTGAGAACCTTACCAGGAGTCTGTCCGCTCACGACAGCCTCGACCGCAGCCCATAGCCCTGGAATGGGCAGGCCAGTCTTCTGATGATACGCAAAGACGGACTTCTGGAAGCATCCCTTCCAGCCGTCGTCTTCGATTGCGTCCCGAACGGACTCGCATAGTTGTAGGAGCGCTCCCACCGGGGCCACACTACAACATTCGATTTTTTACCGCTACCTACCGAAAATAAACGGGATCCTGTTGGCTATACCAAAATCGTGTTATCTATATAACCAATGATATGTAAGAAGTGCGGAAACGAAACCCCGCGAAACCGTTTCGCAACTTTCCGTCAACGTGATGGCAGCATCGGTCGTCGCGGAGAGTGCTGGAACTGCCGCAATAAGTACTACACGGACAACGCCGAGAAGATGAAGGCGTATCGGGTTGAGTACAACAAGCGAACCAGGCCTAAGCGAGACCTTGACCAGGAATCGCGTCGAAAGATCGCTAAGGACTACATCAACTCAGCCAAGGATGTTCCGTGTGCCGACTGCGGGAAGAAATGGCCACCTGTCGCCATGGATTTCGATCACGTGCGCGGTGACAAGATCAAGAGCATCTCAAGCTACGTGTCTGGAGCATATAAGCTCGAATTGATTAAGGAAGAGATCGCTAAGTGCGAGGTCGTCTGCGCCTGTTGTCACAGAATCAGGACGGCATCACGTGGCGAGAATAAAACAGCACCAACAAAAGATCCTTTTCTTTGGATCCTAGAAGAAATCAATTCTAACCCGGTCAAAACATTCCAAGCGAATGACTTTCAGGGTCGAGAACAATCAGCTGGCAAGAATAAGCTCTGGTGCAACCAGGCATTGATTTCACTCTTCCACCAGGGTCGAATCGACAAAGCCGGGCGGGGGAAATACAGAGCTAAGATCCTAGAATCAAACTGACTTGTTGGCGCGCACGCGTCAAACTGGTATAGAGCCAACGAGTAGCAAAGGGCATTGTCTGTCCGTTCGGCAGGACGGTGTCCTTGCGGAAGTGCTCGTTCTGAAGATCCTCAGCGGCCAGGAAGATGCTGACCCTGCGGTACTCACTGCCCTGGGCCTTATGGGCCGTGCTGACGTATCCGTAGGTAAGTGGGATTGGATCTGGGAGACGACTCACCTTGAAATGGTGCATGTACTCCTTCCAGTCCTTCACGTTCGGGAATCCGCCGTCCATCGGCTCGTCCCGTCCTTGGGTGTTGGCGAAGATGTTCAACCCCAAGTCCGTGTAGAAGTTCATGCACTTCACTTCTTTGCCGAAGTGGGCGCCCTCCCTAAACTCCTCGGCGTAGTGAATCTCGCCATTCAAGATCGGCCCAGAGTCCGTCTCGCCGTTCTTGCAGAGCATCACTGGCTCGGTCTTATTGGGGATCACCCCCTCGTATCCGAGGCGCTTCCGCACGAGCCGGTTAGCTGCCATCCGCAGCTTGTTGCGCCACGTGATGAGAATGTGGTCGTCGTTGTCCTTGAGCCAGGATTCGATTGCGTCCATGCCAGGCGTCGCCGACCGGCAGATCCTGTAGGACTCGCCTATGTTCTTCTTCGGGACCTCGTTCTCCTCACGAAGCTGGGTGGCGACCTTGATGATGTCGTCGCCGCTGCGCATGACCTGGCTGAGCGCTGGACCATCGACCTTGCAGAAGATCGAGAAGTCCTCGCCGTACTCCTTGACCTCTTTGTAGTCGAGCACGGGCGGCAGCTGGTACCCGTCGCCTACGTACAGGATCCTGACGCCTTGAGCCGCCCAGGCCTGGAGATCGTTGTAGATCTTTGGCGTCATCATCGAAGCCTCGTCGATGATGAGGTATTTGCAGTCAGGCTCCTTCAAGCTGTTGAAATACAGCTTGTTGTTTCTTCCCTTGGACGGCCTTTTGTAGAGGATTGAGTGCAGGGTCCTCGCCTCGATGCCAGCAGCATCCCGCATGCGCAGGGCCGCCTTGCCGGTCATCGCTGTCCAGGCAACGCCCTTTCCATCAAGGAATGGCTTCACCGCAGACAAGACTGTCGTCTTGCCGGTACCGGCGGCTCCGGTCAACGCGACTTGGAGGCCAGCCTCGGACTTGTCTGACCAGCCACGAAGCCGATCGATCGCGTCACGCTGCTGCTGGTTCCAGTTGATATCAGGTGGCGTGGCCATAGGGGATCCTCGACAAGGAGGACGACCCTAGGAGCGAACCGCCCAATCGTCAACGAGTCTCGGTGAGGTAGTCCCCGTTAAAGCCTGGAGGGGCCTCGACGGTCGGTTTTGTCGTCGGCTGCTTGATCTGCTCGTGCTTGTGATCGTGTGGCTTCCCAAAGCCGCACGCCGGGCAGCCGACAGATCGGGCATTCTGAATCTTCGCGGTGCAGCTGGGGCAAGTGAAATCGCTCATGGTGTTCCTAGAATAGCAGTGGATGCTCTCGATGGTCAGGCATCTTGAGCATTGCCTTGATCCGTTCTTTGAATCCAGGTTTTTCTGGATCAGGACAGTGGAGGTGGGTCACCACATAGCCGTCCCTGATGTCCCTGAGATTCTTCAGATCCATCGTCAGTTCTTCGTTAGATTTCGTATACTTCCAATGAAAAACGAATCGGATCGCAGCCTCTCTCGGCGCGAAGATTCGCTTCTCACAGCGAGGACAAACCCAGGCCACAACCTACTCCTCGTTGCCCTGAACAACGTCGCGAGCCTTCTCTACGAGCGTCTGAAGGCTGTCCCCGCTCTCCTTGGAGAGCTTCACCTGGACGAACTCCAAGATCGACATCAAGTCCTTCGGATTGTAGTTGCCACGCTGGGCATGCTTGCGAGCTGCTTCGATCGAGCAACCCATGGCATGGGCAAAATCCTCGTACGTGAACGAGAATCGCGTTGGCGACCTACCCTTGCCGAAGGCTTTCTTGGGGGCCGCCACAATCAGCCGCCCTTCCCTCGTTGCGTGCTCAGATTGTAAGCAGATGCGCCAAGTCTACGCTTGGTGCCTCCGTCCTGAACCTTGATCTTCCCGCCAATCTGGATGATCTCGCCAAACACCAAAGCGACCTTTGCCATACGCGGCGTTCCGTCATGGAAAAATCCATCGTATGCCACTTCGCAACCCTTCATGATGACGTACATCTCATCTGGGGGAAGATCTGGAACGCCCCAATTCAATCTCACCCCTGGCATTCCAAGGATCAGCTTGGCTGGAGGATGAGGACGCTGAGGGGTCGATGAAAATGTTCCTCTGCCATTGGAGCTGTACTCTGGAAGCAAGTGCGACCGAAGCCATGCAACCGCACTTGGAATGTCGACGTTTCTGAAGTCATTGTTCGAGGCGATTGAGCTTGCGTAAAACGCCTTCGACCCGTCCGCGATGGACTTCTTTTCAGCTTCTGTATAGGTCCGATCACGAGTGAAGATTGCCTCGAAGGAGATAGTTCTCTCTTGGCCAGACGTCCACTGATAAAGCGGATGACTCAGACCCGGAATCACCTTGGTCTGATAGTTCGTACCCTGGTGATCGGCAATGGTCGCTGGAAAATATTGAAACGAGCGAAGCCAGTTAAGCCTCGGCTCGTCGCCCTTGAACCCATCGAGCGGGATTAGATACGCGCGTGCAGGCTTCTGGGCGAGACCGCCTCTGAATGCCCTGGCTATGGTGGTAAATGCGCTCATCTACACAACAGGATAGATCAACGCTGGCGAGGGCGCACTACTTCCGAGCTAGGAGCACCCTCGGTGGCTCACCAGTCGATGTGTGGATCGTACGGTCATCGTCCTTGCCGCCAGGCGTCTTCTTAGCGGACTTCGGGACGAGCATGTCGTCGGTAGCCTCCGTCGGGATCTTTTCCTTGCCCTTGAAGTTTGGGCCGTTGTTTGGCGTCTCTGACGGCTCATGATGAGGACGACCAAATCCAATGGTCGACACTAGCTTGGCGATCTGCGTTGGCAGGCCAGCCTGTCGCGAGGTCACCGTTGTCGCCTTCGACTCCAATGCGGGATCAACCATCACGTCGTAGACGTGACCTATCGCATGTATCGGCAGCTCAATACCGTCGTGCCCACCCATGGACAGGTAGGCCATCGGACTCTTTGAGGCGACCTTCGACACTTTGCCAGTCATCCCAACGGGAACCTTGACAGTACGGCCAGCCGTCCACTGAAGCACGCATGCCTCCTTGAACTTGACCTTGTCGCCGGAGCGCAATGCCTTGGTGCCGTAACGCCAGCCAACCACTTCTCGACCACGAGACGTAGAACGAATCCTGGCGAGCTTCAGTTGTCCAGCGTCGTCCCTGGTGTCCTTCTCGGACCCAACCTTCTGGTCGCCCTGCGCATCGCCTGCGATCTTCTCAGGCGGAGCGGACGGCTCGCTGCCGGCGAAACCAGCAACGTGAATGTTGGTGTAGAAGTCCTCGATGGCTTCGATCTTCTGGCCGGCCTTCGCTTCGCCAACGATGTTTCCGTCAGGCATCCTGTAGAACACCCGAACTGGAACCATCGCACGCATCCCAATCTGGATTGCGTGCTCGCGTAGCGGTCGATCGTGTGCCTTTTCAAGCACCACGTCGATTGCGCCGTCACGACCAATAAAAGACGCCTCAACTCCAGGGAGCCGGGCAATCTTCTTGGCGACGTGATCGACGGTCGGCGAGAAGTGAATCATGACTACTTGCGCTTGTTGGTACCAGTCACCTTGGGCTTGCGCGCGAGCTTCGCGATCAGGTTGGCCATCTTGCCGTTGGCCGTACTGACGCTTCCGCCGCTCTTGTTGCCGATGACCTCAATGCCCTCGTTGTTGGGATCGAGCGACTCCAACTTGACGCGAACCTGGCCGAGAAGATCGTTTACCTTGGAAATGTCCATAAATTCCTCGCTGAAAGTTACCTGGTGGAACCGAGACGCTGAGTAACGGCGCCACCCTGCCTGGCTCTCCAAGCGTGGTACTCGTTGTTGTAGCTACGCTTGTATTCCTTCTTGTAGCTGATCTTCTTGGTCGTGCCCTTGTCAGGGCAGTTCTCGCCGTTGCCGGAAGCGACGCAATTGCAGCCGTCGCTATAGACGTTTCCGCACTTGCACTTCCAGCACTTGGTCTCGTCGTGGTGTTCTCCACGAGGCCCAGGGCCAAGGTTAGCGTTGCGCTTGAACGGGAAGTGACGACGACCAGACTTGGAAGCGCTGCTTGCCTGGCTTCCCTTCTTGTCGGATGGAGCGCTATCACCACCACCGCCGGTAGACGGCACAGCCTTCTTGGCGAGCGACTTCTGGTGGGACTTGTCCATCTCGCCACGGATGTCCTTCATGACACCCTGGAAGCGCTTCTCGTCGTCGGCCTGCTTCTCCTTGTGCTTCGGATCGTCCTTCGCAGCACGAGCAGCAGCCTTCATGACCTTCTTCGCGGTGATCGTTGAACCGCTCTTCGACTTGTCGCCACGGCCAGACGGAACAAATCCGCCCTTCTTGCCCTTGACCAGCCCCTTGTCGGAGCGGTTCTGCGACGGCATTGGACGTTGAGCTTCCGAGATCAACGTCGGGCTGGTCGTGCGACCAAACGTACCTCCGAAGATCCCCTTCATTTCCTCAAGCAGGTCTGAAGCTTTGCTCATGTGCGATCTCCGTTACCTTCGCCGTCCGACGGAAGGTCAATAGCGTTTCTTCGGATGACGACCGACTCCACCAGATATACATCACGGATCTGGAATTGTAGATCTGGATACTTCTTCAAGAGCCAGCGAATATCGCCGTCACTTGTAGGATTTACAATGACAAAGTTCGACGAATCTGACTTGACCCCAATGTACTGGCCTGTCTTGGCCCGAAGTACGTTGGTCCTCGCCAGGTGCCTCTTGCTCGGTGCAAGAAGGTCGACCGCTTCCCTGATGTTGAGATCCTGTGCATCACCATCAGGAAAGAGCCGACCTCGTCGGACGACGCACGGCCTGATGGTCAGGATGTGGTCGTTCTCACTGAGCGGTTCTGGACGCCGATGAGGCTCAACCAACTGACGGTTTATCGCCACGGCATTCATCAGTACCGTCCATACCCAGGACCGCCGGTTGGCGCTATCGCAGCGCCATGAGCGCCGAGACTACCGCCCAGTGCAGCATCGATGACAGCACGAGCCCTACGAAGAGCGTCGAGTGTGTCCTCAGTTCGACCCGAGTCAGCTGCCTTCTGGGCATCGTTCAACGCCTCGACGGCCTCGCGAGCCTTGTTCTTTAGAGGCGTAAGATCTGCCTGCCCACCTGTGTACCCAGGAACGCCAGGCGCGCTACCACCAGGCATTGCCTCGGATAGCTGCTGCATGAGAGGTATGGTTAACCTCCGGTATTCCTTTAGGTAGTCAGAAGACACCGATCCACCTCTTCAGTGATCGAAGATTCGCAGGAATAGGCCTTCTAGGTCAAGCCTAGAAGCCCTATTTAGTCGACCACTTAGACAGCGGTTGCGACGACGTGGTCAGCAACGCTGCCCGTGTCTTCGCTGTCGCCGACGTCGGTGACGTTGTACGTGATCTTGCCGCGCTGCTTGAGCGACTGCAGCATCTCGCCAACCGTAAAGCCGGCGCTCGGCTGGTCTTCCTTGGTCAGGTCACCGACCTGAATGACGGCATTCGCATTGCCGGCAATCGCGATCGACATCCAGCTGAACATCTTGGGGAGGACGCCGTCGCCGGCAACGATCGCGACGCCCGAGGTGTTGGTCAGGTTCAAAGTAAGCATGGTCTTCTCCAGATTTTCTGTCTTGGGCCAACGGCCCGGGTTCGAACTCAGCGAAAGCTAACCTTTTGCCTTGGTTTACGCAAGCAACCGAGATCTAGACGACCATTCCACCTATGGAGATGGTCACTTCGGCATCAAGGGATCCGGCGTTAGAAAAGAAGAGCGACGTAATTCCGTCTGTTGTCGCCAAAAACACACCATCCAGGGCTCCTGTGCCCATTGGGCGAATCGTCCAAGGCTCGCCGCCAATCAGGTTCTTCCTGAACGTGATGGTCTGGTTGGTCTTGATGGCAAGCAGGCGTCCATTGGCTAGACCATTCAGATCTACGGGTACGTTGACGGCACCGGCAACAATCCTCTGCCGCCATGTCCCACCGTCGTCCAGTAGATCCGACGTTCCCTTCCAAGGAGGGCTCTTTCCAAGCTCCTTGAGTTCTTGGGTATTCTCCGAAATCTGTACAAGAACTTCAAAGGTGACGCGAACGCCCATGGTGATTCTCCTCTTACAACGCTACCTATACACTAGATAGACGCTCGTTTCAGGCCGGCTGCGCTACCCCAAAATCGCACTTCCGACCGAACGCGGAGCAAAGTGCGTGGTGTGTCTGTCTACTTGAGAGCAAGCGCCAAGATCGTTCCTATCATGGAGATGATCGCGATAACAATTGAGGCCTTAGTCGCAAACCGAGTTCGGCTATCCAGACGCAGGTCATTGCTGATCGCCGTATCAGCTGCAAGCTTTGCATTATTGGTCGCCGTATCAGCTGCAAGCTTGGCGGCCTCCCAGTCACGCCGTGACTTATCGGCTGCCTCAATCTTGCCTTCAGCGCGAGCAACTGACTCAGCCAGGTTCTTTGCCAAGGAAAGAATCTGGTCTTCGATGTCTTCAACCACCGCCGTAATCCTCTTGTCGAGGTGAATATCGGCGTGCTTCATCATCTCCACTTCGAGGACGAGTGGCTTCGTGTTCCCGTCGCCGCCCCGGATGATATTCGACAGAGTGTTGACGTTTAGACGGAGATTCTTTAGCTCCGCATTGAGCGCAGCCTGTTCGGTTGAGTTCTCTCTAATCTCGGTCAGCAGCGTCTGGATAAGCGCCTGCGTCTGAAACAGTTGGGTCGCAACTGCAGTGACGTAGCTATCCGACTTCTCTCCTGATGACAAGATTCAGCTCCGTGTTGAGATCTTCCACCGATTCCTTCGTCTTTTCACACTCGGTAGTGAAGTTGCGAAGGGTGATTCGGTTTGCCCTGGTTTCTTTGGTCAGGGACTTGTTCAGCTCGCATAGTTTAGCCTCAAAGGAGGCCATCACCATACTAAGATCTCGGGGTGACATCGGAGGCGGCGTTGGCAGAGGATTAGCCTCAAGCATCTCCAGTCGATCGGTAATTTCATCGATCTCGTCCCTTGGGGTTCCGTCCCCCTGGGAAACCGCTCTTCCGGCGGACCGATCACGTTGCGTTGGCAGACGCTTGGTCACGGCGGAAGCTTCGCACGATGATGTGCGCGACGCAATCAGACTCCTGTGAGGCAGGATTCGTGCGTGATAACACCGCCTACGAGAACGAAATTGGCGTCGTAAAACAACCTACTACAGTGACGACACGTCCCAGGACACACCCATAGTCGGCCACCATGCTCCTTCATGGGTCGCAGAACATCGATGCGTCGCCAAACCCCATCGATCTCCAGCTCGATGCCTGGAATCGTACAGCGCGAAGTCTGCATGACGATTTCCTCTGCCGAGATCCGCTGCTTGCCAACCCAGGTCAGGAAGGCCAGATCCCCCTTATTGAAATCGCGGTCCAATACAACAGCGAGATCAATATCGGCATAGGACGGCTCGGTCTTCCAAGAAAGACCACCGTTGACTCCGACAATTTGAATCGGAAGACTCTCCGCGTACTCACGCATCTCCGGCGGTCCTGTACGGAAGCCGAAGTGCTCGATAGCCCGATCAAGCAAGGCCCAGACATCAGGCCAGGGGATCACTCGCTCGTTGATCCAATCGATTACAACCGTGCGCTCCTCTGGAGTAAGCGGAGGAAAATTAACCGCCATCGCGACCTCCGGTGATCACTTCGAAGTAATCCAGTTTCATTGTGGTTCCGCCAAGGCCGCTGACACCAGGAGCGCTCACGTAAAACGGATAGAGGCCCGACGGAACCGTGATGGCCCCAGTATTTCCGATCGCGGTCAGGAAGCTGTCGTCATTGATCTCGCCGTCTGGCTCGGTCGTGTAGACCTCCCAATAGGCCACACCACTAACAACGGCGAGAGTGTACCAACGCATTAGCGTGTTACTGCCGAATGCGCCTTCTCCGGATCCAGTAACGGCGTCGATATCAATCAACGTTCCGCCCGCCGGCTGTTTGAATGTCGCATCGAGCGTCCCGCCATAACGGAATCCAGTCCCGAAGTACGGACCACCAGAGGTTACGTTGTCAACGATGGCATGAAACGACATGCCGTTCGTACCGCCGATCGGATCACCAAACCCAACAGCTCCAGTAGTTCCAATCGTGCCGCCGTTGTTCCATACCAATCTCCAACGAGCCACGAAGCCATCCGTCAAACGAAAGCTGTTGGCCGTATAGATATACGCTGTCCCATTCGCAGCTCCGGTATGAACAGCGTTGAGGGTATGAGGTATTGATCCATCACGAACAATCGAGGCGCCGGCACCAATCGAGCCAGAGTTCCATCCATCGGGAACCGTCGTCTCGCTGAAGAAGTCATCGACAAAACGCAGGCCCTTACGGCCCCATATCCCGAACCGCTTGCTGATGTACTCGCCCTGATACGGAGCATGACTTCCGATGATCGACAGTGATCGACCAAGCGGGGTGTTCGCTGGAGCCGCGCCAGTCCCATCGGCTCCAAGCCCAATGCGCCGCGTCCACATCTTGTCGAGCTGTACGGCCGCAGAACCAACGCTAAACGTGCCAGTGATTGCTGGGACGATATCTGCATCGTGCGTGAGCTGCGTCGGTGTGAACACGAACTGGTTCGAACCTGTACCAAGCAGCAGATTGACCGCCCCAGGAAGCGCCTCCGACACCTTCACCCAAGCCGCATCGAGCCACGTGTTGGTGCCTCCGATCTGGGTAGAGATGACGAATTGATCTCGCGCTAATGTCGTCCTGTACGCAACTTGACCGTTGACATCCTTGATCCAGTTGGTCCCGTCGAACGCAGCATTCACTGTTAGCGTCCACTGCCCAGCCGGAGCGCCATAGATACGAGCAACCGCCTGGGTGTAGCCACCAGGAGACTCCCCGTCGCGAACCGACTCCCACATGAGCGTGTACTCGGTACCAACCGCAACGCTCACGTCGGCGCTGACGCGCGGCTTCAGCGCATTCGCCTCAGTCCCAAGGAGACTAGATCCGAGCTTGTACAGCCTACCAAGCACTGCAAGCGCTGGTGGAATATTAGCCGGATTGCCTGGCTCAAATAGCGCGCGACCTTCGCCTGACGGTGTTGTTGGATCAAACCGAAGGGACGCGATCTGACTTGCGAAATTCCCCGTCCTGTCCAGAAGCGAAACAGCAGTCGCGGCCACCGCTCTACGGAACGTTTGGTCGAATGCGTACGGGTACCGTGGATCTCTCGGCTCAACGAATACATCGACGTTATCTACGTACCCAAAAATCCCAGTGCTTGCCGGGCTGAAGCCCGTTGCCCGAATACCAACAGAACGCAACGAAGACGCACCAGCCGGTGCCGGAATGATTGTCTCCACCGTCCTAAACGACGAGTCGATTCCGCCACCGTCGAGGCCAATGGTTGTCGTGGTCAGCAAGGCGTCGTTGACGTCAGACCACTCCAAAAAGAAGACCAAACTTCCAGAGGAGATCGTCTTCAGCTGCTTGATCGTAACGGCAATCAAGAACAGCTCACCCTCCGCCGTCTCGACACCAACCTGCTGAGAAATCTCTCCAGTAACAGGTCCAGCTGTCACGTTCATCTCGATGGACTTCATGCCCGTCGAGACCTGCGCCGTACTGGTCTTCCATGTTCCCGTGCCGACCGTCATCGACTTGTCCCAGAACAAGCTCGATTTGGCGTATGTCGCATTGGTCTCGCCGGACTCGAACCCAGGATTACGAACCAACGGAGCGTTGGGGATCGTTCCGCGTGACAGATTCGATGACGCAAGCGTGCGACGCAGGAGCGATATATTCGATGCCGAGATGGCACCGGACACCGGAACCGTCACAGTCCCAATGATCACCAACGCGTTACTGACAGCCAAAGGCAGTGCGCTGAACTCGGCCTCCGTGAAGATCCGAAAGGCGCCAGTCGTGGAGACGCCGGTCTGATAGTCCACGAAAATACAAACGACGACATTAACGCTGGCGTATCCAGCCAGCGACAGGATGATGTCACCTGACGTGCTGTCCCGATACGTCACCGAGAATCCGCTGTCGTTCTCGTAAACGGCTACGTGATCAAGCTTATCCGGGTCAGCCTCGACCTGAATTGTCCTGTCGCCCAGGGACGGATCCGGCTGCAATCTCAAACCACGATAGATTCCCGGCGCAGTGATGCCAACGGACCTCCGGTTGAGGCTCGCCGAGGCATACGGCTCCTTCCACTTCGTGTTGAGGCTGCTCGATGGCAGCGCGAGGATGTCCGTGGGCATTCAAATCACCTATGCGGTCGGGGTCTGCTGCGCAGCCGGAGCGACAGCAGAAATCTGCTGTGCCAGGCCGTTACCCTCCTTGGTAGGAGCGCTCTTTTCGATCTCGGCCATGAGCGCAGCAACCGCTGCCTCGGTATCGACCTTCTCGCGCTGAAGGATAGCAGCCTCAGCATTGATCCGCCGAGACCTCTCCTGCAGAAGGATCATCTTGTTGAAGGTCTCCTCGGAAACCGGGATGTTGTTAATCGTCTTCTCGTTCATCTTGTTCTCCATCATTTACATTCCCTCTCTGTCGCCCATCCAGGCGGTCAAACAGTCAGCCGTAATCGAAGACGTTGCCGCAGTTGTCGTCTTCACACCGATAAATGGATAGTTTGGATCACCGGCCTCTGCGGAGGCTGCGAGAGTCCCATAAGTCCCGCCGACCATACCACTGGCAATGGTTCCACCAGAGCCCGTTATATGCCACTGGACCACTCCGTTGGTCGGATCGAAGACCAGGGTGAACCAGCGAATTTGACCGACGCCAACTGTGACTCCGGTAGAAGCTGTCGCCGCACCACCATCGGCAATCACTGACACGACACCGTTCACAATCTTGAACGCCATAGCCAATGCGGCGTTGTTGTCCGGGTTGCCCTGGCCAGGGCACCAGTACCCAATGTACTGCTCGGTATTGGTGATACCGCCGATGGCAATCCTGGCGCGGAAACCTAGCCTGAACAGCCCGCCATTGGAACCCCAGTTCTGATAGGCGACGTTTGGACGAAATACGCTGATGCTACCGCTGGCTGCGTTTGTGACTAGCGTAGCCCTGCTGTTAGCTGGACTGAGGGTCGTGCTGCCAACATTAACAATGTCTTGGCGCAGGTAGTAGCCGAGCGTCGAGTCATCGAAGTCCTCGTGAACCACTCTGGAATCCGGGTAGAAATAAATTCCAGCGTGGTCGATTCCGCCGACCAGAATAGAATCCCCATCTCCCTGTAGAACAGGGCCTCTAGGCTCCGGCGCACCGCTAATGACAATAACAGGCTTGGTCTGATCAAAATAGCGAGGGATCAAGATCTGTGACGTCTGGAGAGCAGATCCTCCCTCTGGATCGTTTAGCCCCATAAGGGAAACGGCCTCCTGCCATGTGGTCCATGTATTAGGATCAGCTGCCCTGTGAACATAAGTCGTCAAACACGGTGCACCATTGCTGGATACAATATTGCCGCGATTCTCGTCAGCGTCAATATACACACCAGACGAACCTTCGCCGTTAACGTCCCTCGTCCAGTTCGTCCCGTCATGCTTTGCGTTAACCGTCAAGAAGAAGCCAGGTTCCGTGGAGCCACCGAACAGATACCCAGCGTACAAGCGCAGCCCCTTGCCAGCTGGTCCTTCGCGTCTGGTCTCAAACATTAGGGTGAACGGCTCATTCGATGAAAACGGTCCCTCGATGCGAGGCTGGTTTGACTCGGCGGAGCCGAACAACATGAACTTGCCGAGGTCGATGATACGCCCCATCCATGAGAGCGCTGGCTGCGCCGAATTGTCTGCGAGGTCTTTGCGCTGACCGATGAGAGACCCTTCGCCGACTGGCGTCGACTTGTCGTAACGCAGAAGAGCTGATAGCTGTCCATTGGCTGCGTATGTTGAAGGATCCTCGAAGAACAGCGCGCTTACCATTTGCTGGCGCAAGCTGTTTGCGAGAGCTGCCTGCCGCGTAAGCGGTGAGCCGGTCTCAATAAACACCTGAAAATCATCGAAGACGGCGGCAACGCCGGTTGATGCAGACGTCACACCGACAACTTCGATCGTGACCGTCTTGATAACGAATTTACCCGCCGGCACCTTGAACGTCGACTCAACCTTACGGAATGCGGCGTCAAGGCCAGCCGCCGATGCGGTGATGGTAAGACTCCCCGAGGCAAGGCTGTCCAGATCGCCCCAGTAGACGTTGAATGTATATGACCCGCCCGTCGGGGCGATGAGCTGCCTAATCCAACCCGTCACGCGAACCAGCTGCCCAGGGGTAACGGGAACCTCTTGGTACTGCTCGATCTTTCCAGTACTCGCTCCAACAATTGTCTTGTTGAAGGCCAAGCTTTTGGCACCAGAACGAACAGTGGCCACGCCTAACTCAAAGCGCCCGTTGACGTCCAAGTCGACCCGATTGCGCCAGTCAGAGATCAGATACTGACCGGAGCCGCTGGAACCTGTACCACCATGTTCGAAGCTTGGATTCTTAACGATTGGAGACCATGGCACCGAGCCAGGCGACTCACTCTCCCAAGCCGCCGTGCGACGATTCGGAGTGATCATCGCTGTCGTAATGTTCGTGGCCGGAGCTGGAACGCTTACCGTCCCAAGGACGATCCGCTCAGCCCTCTGCGCGTCGGTCAGCGCGTTCCAATCAGCAATCGGATAGGCAATCCAGCTAGCCGTCGTATCAGCACCGATCACATAGGTGATCGACAGCGCGATGACCGTCTCCTGGTTGTTTAGCGCCGCGTTGCTCAGATCAAGTATCGTAGAAACACCAGCAACGTCGTGATATGTCGTGGAGTATCCAGTCGCGCTCTGGTGGACAGCAGCATGCGTTACGTCAGGCGCAGCAGACACCTCAACCTGACGTGGTGACGAGATGTTCTGAATCAGCCTGAGGCCGCTGTAGATACCCTTCGGCATCGCAGGGATCACCTTGCGGTTAAGCCCCTCGGAGACATACGTCTCCTTCCACTTCATCTTGACCTTCGAGAGATCAACAATCGCCGAGATGGTTACCGGGGGCATTTTCTATCTCCATCAGACTGGGTGATCATAGATCACCGTTGTAGTTGCAAGCTGCATCGTCCCAGTGATGACAAACTCGATCACGAACGATTCATTAGCCAGCAATGTCTCGCCACCTGGCAGCGCGAACGGATAGCTGGCCCAACCGGCGCCAGGATTGTTAAGCGCCGTCGTCAGCTCAGCTAACGTGCTGCCTAGACCGGCACGCTGAAACCTAATCGCAGAGATATCAGACGCACCGTTTCCGCTGACCTGAATCGTGAACGACTTCACTCTATCGCCAACTATCAACGGCAGCTCGATCCAAATCGTCGTCGCGGCCATGATCTGGATGAAGCCACCATCCCTGAAAACGAAATCTTCTCCACCTGAGGTCGTATCGTACTGAAACCAGTTCGACCCCAGCTGAAGCGGGCGGTCGCCGTGCCTGATCGACTGCGTGAATAGAGGCGACGTTCCAACGGTGTACTGAGCAGCCCAGGCGGAATCCAACCAGGCAACATCAGAAATACGTTCGTAAACAAGGACTCCGCTAGCCGCCACTTCGCTTCTGAGCGCGTTGACGCCAGCGACATCCTTCGTCCATGTATCCGTCGTCGAGTCGTAGGATGCGTTCACGACTTCGAGCAAGTGCCCAACCCGGGACACGTACTTTCTATAACCAGGATTTCCCGGCGGCAGGCTCTGAAAGACCAACGTGTACTTGAGGCTCACTGAAGCGCGAGCCGGAATCGAGATAGCCGGAGGGAGGACCAGGAGGTTTGAGTCAGATCGCTCTACCTCAACAAGGTTTCCGGGGTTCGACAGCTTCGCGCCACTAGTCGAAAAGCTATTCGCAGTACCAAGGAGCAGCCTTCCGAACGCACCCTCGCCAGCGCGAGCATCGAGGACATCCATCCAGTTGGCTGCATCAACCTGCATCCAAGCCTGGGCATCGTCAATTCGGATACACGGGCCGGTGCCAGCATATGTGCCAGCGATGACAATGAACACACCCTTGAGCACGCGCGCAGTCGTAGGGACTTTAATGATCCCAGAGAACTCTTCGAATGATCCATCAATAGCAGACACATCGAATAGCAGATCTTCGTTGACGTCGTTGATGCCGTCCTGATCTCCGAACGTGAACCGAATCCTGCCGCTCGATAGCGTCGCTGTCTGGATTACCTTCTTGAACAAGCGACCCATCATGAAGCGGCCAGGCGTCACTGGTATGAACAGGTCTTGCCAGATCGTAGCCGTCACCGCGCCAGCACCCGACGCAGTCATCTCCAGGCTCTTGGCGCCCGAGTGAGACTCGGTCGTCACCGGACGAATCGTGAAGTTCGCGTTCGAGGCGTACGTAGTCCAGAATGGCGATGCGCCGGCATTGGTCGCATTCGTAGCGCCAAGCTCGAACCCGCCGTTACGAACCAGCGGGTTCCATGGCGTGGCTTCATCGGTGCGACGAAGAAACGGCAAGGTCCGACGATCGTGCGTGATGTTGACCGCCGGAATAATGCCGGCTGCTGGACGAAGAACCGTTCCGAGCACCACCAGGTCGCTCTTGGCTGCATCCGATAGCGCATCGTAGTCAGCCAGCACATAACCACGGAACTCAGCCGTCGTTGTAGCGCCGACCGCGTAACCAATAACCAGGCAGATCACAACCACGTCGTTGGTGGCGAACCCCGTCAGCGGCAGGGTGATCGTACCAGACGTGTCATCCACATACGTCGTCTGGAATCCGTCGGAACTCTCCTGAACGGCGACGTGATCCCCGACTGCGTCAGGGAGCAAATCGACAGATAGATTGCTGGCGCTCACCCCAAGCTTCAGGCCGCGATACACACCAGCCGGAACCACGACCGCCATCTTGCGGTTTAGGCCTTCCGAGGCGTACGGCTCCTTCCATCGCACCTTTACGGTGGCGTTGGAGATCGGGCTCAGCGTGATTGGCGGCATGTGCTTAGAAGTCCACGAAGATTACGTGCTCAAGGGCCTTGCTGGACGTCTTGATCTCGATCGGAAACGTTGAGTAGACGAGCAAGGTCCCACCGCCTGCTGGTTGGCTGAAGATTCCAAGCTCAAAGAACTCGGGCGGGGCACCGAACCCGTCGTCGTTCGCCTCGGAAGATGCAACGAAACATCTGATCTCAAGCCGCGTTGGAGAGGTAAACGTCAGATCTCCGCCGGTCAGGGCCTTCGTGAAGATGTACTGACTGCCAGACGGGTACCCAGAAGCCGTCAGCGCTGTCAGCGCAATGCTTGGAGGAATCGGCTCCTTGCCGCCGCCTGGATTAGTCCAGCCGCCCTCACCAATCTGAAACGACAGCGGCAACGAGAACGCGTCCAGGCCGGCGTAGATCCGGGCAAGCTTCGTCCGCCATGCGGTGGTGACTACTGCTGATACGACCTGAGGCATTGCATTCTCCTACGGGATGACCTGGATCTCGACGTCATCGATGTACCAGCCTTCGCCCAGCTGACCCAGCGTGGTTGTAACCGAATTAAAGACGAATTCTAAGTGGAAGTTGCCGTTTCCGATGACAGCAGGGCCGATCGGAACGCTGAATGACGTGAATCCGCCGTTGGTACCAGATCCAAACAGGCCGAGATCTGTCTTTGTAATCGTCTGAACCGTCGACGGACCAGTCTCGTCAACGACGAGGACGCTCACAACGTCGTTCGCGCCGCCTGCCCGCATCTGTCCAAAGTGCCTAAACTTCAGAAGTACAGTGGTCGCAGCCGGAATATTGACCGTCGGAGATGTCAGGGTGCCCGTGGAGATCGCTCCATTGTCATAGTTTGGAGGAGTGACCATCCCGACGTCATCGGCGCCGTAGTTGAACGAGCGGAACGAAGTCGACGAGCGATACTCCGTAACCTGCCACTGGCCGCCGGCTAGCCATGTTCCAGCAATAAGCGGATCCTCCTCAACAAGGTACTCCTCCAACACGTTCTCGTTCGTGATGGTGACCTCAGAAGAGGCTGTAATCGGGGCTCCGTCCGTTGGAAGTTCGTCGGCGGGATACTCATCCTCGTCGTAGACAGCCGTGTATAGCGCATCCTCAGAGCTACTCTCAACGACGCTGTCAGTCACGGACGCGACGATCGGCCCCCATGAGGCAACCGCAGGACCAGGATCGTAAATAAACGCCGCGATCCTGACATGACCAGGGATCATCTGCTGGAGTCTGATCACAAGACGGCTCAGGGCGTCGCCCTCTAGAGCTTCGGGGAAGCTAAGAATGGCGCTCGGGCTGATCTTGATCAGAATTGAACTAGCCCTACAGAAGTCGCACGACGTAACAATCTCGCAGTGATAAAAAATATTCGCTGGGCCGGTTGCCGGAGCTGTCGCGCTGATGATCTCAAACTGGTACGTCGTCCCCGTCACCAACTCGAATGACTCGATGTACGAAGCTACTCCATCACTATCAATGAACGTCCAGTTGCCGACGCCAGCGAGCACCGGATCTATAAATGTCTTCGTGATCCGATACCTGCGCCCGGTATACCCAACATACTGAACGCCGAGATCAACAACATCAGTTCCGAGACCGACAATCGTCACCGTGTTTGGCGCAGTGAACGCGAACACGTTCCACGTCATCGAGCCGACGCCAACGACTGGAAGCAAGAACGCCGACACCTCGAACGTGTAGGTAGTCGCGTTGATCCGCTCGTAGCTTAGAACGTCAAAATTCTGTCCATTGAAATCCGTGAACACGCCATCCGTGGCGAACGACTGATACATGGCGGCCGTCGTGACGGTGACGCGCGAGCGCTTGTTGCTGCCTTCCAGCTGAAGTTGCTCGACGGTCGTCGCGGTAACAACTTGCACGGTTTGAGGGTATGTGACGTCTGAGCAGAGTAGGTCGAGTGGAATCGCATCCATGGCGATCTCGTCAAAGAGGCCACGACCAGGATTGATCGTCGTGAATAGATCGCTGTCCACGCCGCCAACTGGTTGCGCAATAACGAAACCGACATCGGCAACCGAATCCGTCCACGTCGTGACGTTGCCGAACGCGCCGTTCTCGGCGTTCGTGATCGTCACCGTGGTCAGCGTGCTGCCGCCATTCGTCGCAGTCAGATCAAGGCCAACGGCTCCATTAATCGCCGCCACCATTGCATTTGCGACATCCAAGGCTGTAACTGCCGCGCTGATATCGACAACGATATTGGCGCCAAAAACGCCATCGGGCGGAACGTCAAACTCGAACGTCACGGGTGCGCTCACGCCGTCATCCAGCGTAAACGTCTCGCCTTCTACAATGTCACCTGGCGCGATGGCAACGATACTACCGACCGACGGATCCCCTTCGGGGAACTCAAATACGTATTCAGGAGGCAAGCTCGCTGCGACCGCCGCACTAATCGCATACAGCGGCTTCGCGCTAACAAAATAACCGGCGTACTGACCGAGCACGTCATAACCAAGTTCGGTTCCCTTGATGTCCCAAATCTTGAACGAGTTATTGACGTACGACCTCTGGAGGAACTCCGGGTCGTTGCGATCAAGCTTGATGCCGTAATCGCCGGACAGGAACGCGAGGATATTCTGCGCCCGAATCTCAGAATCCTCAGCCTGGATGAACGGAATCTTGGTGTAGGTAATATTGATCGAATCGGCGTCGATCACGGCTCCGCTATCGTTATAGAGCTTGATCTGACCAGCTGCGAGGGCAGGACCGGACGACGACCGATTAAGCGTGCTCGTATCTGCGAGATCTCCACCAGGAAGTCCTTCTCCAGTGAAGAACCCAGTCTTTAGAATGCCGCTTTCGTTCCAGGTAATCGTCACCCTATTCGGGGCGATATCGAGCCCGCCAACGTACGAACCAACCGTGTTGAACACGTACGGCGGAAGCGAAACGCCGTCGTCATGCCCTGCGTAGCCCAACACGATGGTATCCAGTGGGAACGCTCCAGCCGAACCACCACTCGGCTGCGCAATAACAAACCCTGCGTCAATAACGGTCTCTGACCATGTTGTCGTGGGCGAGTTACCCTTGAGGCCAGCGCCAAAATTGACAATCGTCACCAGTGACAGGGTGCCGCCGCCGTTGGACGCGGTTAGATTTAGATTAGGCGCGGCATTGATGGCCTCAACCATCGCATTGGCAACTTCAACGTCTGTTGTTAATCCACTGACGTCGACCGCAATCCGACCAGGAGTTACGCCATCCGGGACCGTATCGAACTCGAAGACGACCACTGGATGAACAGCGTCGTTAAGCGTAAAGGTTTGACCATCGATCAGTGACGCAAACGCAACAGCCTGAATCGTTCCAGTAGCCCCGACTGGGGCTGGATTCTCGTTCGTGATGAGTACCGACGATGAGAATGGGACCAACTCCGTGCTGGACTGACCGATGTTGTCGACGACTATGTGGCGACCTGTCAGCTCTCCGGTCTCTGGGTCGATCGGAGGATCGTCCACGTCCACCGGAAGCGCAGAGCTGTTCACCTTACTGATCGTGAACCTGAACCCAGTCAGGTCGATCAGCACCATTCCTGGCCGGATTCCCTTGAATTTATCGCCGTCGGGGCCCTCGCTCAAGAACACGATCGATGTGCCGTCGCCCTGATTATCGGTCCTAATGATGAGCAGAGAGACCGAGAAGTCCGTATCAATCGGAGCGCGTAGTGGGTCACGAAGATCGTCGTAGTCACGGATCTTCTGTCTAAGTCCATCCAGCGAAGGAACCAGACCCTCAAGAAGGGCCCTTAGAGTCCCAGCGCCAGCGAGATCGTCCTGCTCCCTGTACACGGCCGGGATGCCGCCAATGAGCGTGAACAGCGACCACGGCCACTCTCCGAATGAGCCACTGCCAAACGGTCCTTCGCCAAAGCCCGGGCTCATACATCACCTCGATGAATGTGCCATTTTCTATCACAACGCATCTGCTTAGTAGATGAACCGTACACCCACTCGCTCAACCGCTCAGCACTTGATGAGCCATACGATATGACAGATGTGCGATCTGGAACGCCACGCCTATCAAGTCCTCTCGGGTCTTGAACCTTGGCCACCACATTAACCGTGTCGATAAGCAAGTCGCGCAGTGAAACCACAAAGCATCTGCTGGCGCTGACATATTTCATATACAGGCCGCCAGTCTTCAAGCGCGACATGGTTCCGTCGCTCTCCCAGAGGCCGCGCACGAAATGCGGCAACAGACCGTCAGGTAGCGATGGGAACTTCATCGTATACGTCTTAGCTGGAACCACACCAAGTGCGGCAAGATCCCTTACCATCGCAACAGAGCCAACCTCCAGCATCCAACAGCTCGACTTAAAGACCAGCGGACCGCTGTAAGAAAACAGATCCGCGACCTTGCGAGCGACATCCTTGTCCTTGCCACACGCCAGCAACACACGGCCACTAGAACGAACGTTACCGTCGCCGAACATCAACCCGAGAACCCACGCCTTCTCCGAGGAGTCTACGACCTCGAAAAAGCGCTGGTCGAATGTATGTCTACGGTTCACCGGAGGGGCCGGGACGCGACCTTCATCCATCGCCATCGCCCAACCAGCTTCCAGCGTTCGAGTCGCTCCAGACGCCCTGAGGTGACGCCAGATGGTTTCCAGACCACGCCCGGTTTGTTCGCTGATCTGCTTCATCGACATACGAGCGTCGTACATCAGGCGAAAACGCACAGCCTCTTCCTGGGAGACTGCAGGCACCTAGACACACTCCTTGATGAAGGCCTTCATTTTCGGCTGCGCCTTGATGGAGCCGCGCAAGTCCTTGCGTTCCTCCAGATGTCCTACGAGCGGCTTGTTGGCTTCCATGTGAGCAGTCATCCGTTGCTGGATATCCAGCGAGCCCCTCATGGATGGCTGCGCTCGGATGATGCCCTTGAGCTTGAAGACCAGTGACTCTGGAAGCGGAGCAGGAGATGGTGACTGGTCCAGGAAGAAGATCTGAATGACATCTGGGTATCCAAAGGCACTCGGCGCGATCTTTAACGTCACAATGCCTAGGTTTGGACTCGTCTCAAGCCAGCCATCGTCCAGGCTCTTCTCTTGGAGCAAACCGTTTCTGAAAACGGCAGTAGTTCCAGCCGAATACGGCATCGACACAGTGAAGACTGTGTTGGAACCATCCACAGTTCCGGACGGAACTTCAAATCTTGGACTCGGCATGCGCCCAGGTACACTTCTACCCTAACCGGATCGATATGTGCAACTGGAGGTAAGATCCGACTAAACCGTCAGATAGTAAGCCTGAAGCACGTCGCCTGGAATCGGCGCGATCTTCATGACCACCTTCTTGGTCCCAAGCTCTGTCCAACCGTCATCCATGTCCGCCACGAGAACGATCCCGTTCACGAATACCTTCACGCTGCCTGGAACGAAATTCTGCGGCGTCTCGAAGGTTAGATTGACGCCATTGACCGGGCCGGACAGCTTCTCGATCCATGGCTTCGGCATAGCTTCAGGTTGAGAGCTTCTCCAGCTCGTCAAATCTCGACTGCGGCGGCTGAAGGCCGGAGACGATTGTGAAAACCATCATGCCCGGCTTGTTCCATTCGTAGATGCCGCTGTGGAGCGTGATCCCATCGTTGCCAAGCGCGCGTCCGAGGCTATGGAAGGCGTAGTCGATGTTCTCCATTGGCACCTCTTCAAGCACATTGTCGTGAGCCACGACGATTGCGCCAGCCATGTTCGCCTTGCTGAGATCGAACCCATCAGCCAGAAGTGACCCGGCGAGGTTCTGGCGGATGGCCACCGAGACGTCTTCCTTGTTCACCCACTCCTCGACTCGTGTCATGCCGAAGATCATAATGCCGTTGCGGAGCACCGACCGATAGTCAGCCCGGTCGAACGTGTTGCCAGTAACGTAAACCGTTCCTTCACGGCGTGCCACGAAGTACGTATTGGGAACAACAGGGCACCAGACGCCCTGTTTTGCGTTGAACTCTCTCTTATGTTCCTTCTGAAGCTGTACGGTCGGCCTCCGAAGAATGGTCGAAGCCCAAACGCCGCTCATCTTTGGAATGTTTGGCATCTTGTCAGACACAGGCGTGTATCCAGACATATCACGCCATCGCGAAGTGCTGGCAAATCCACATAAAGTGCAGAGCATTTGAAATGCCTCAATCCCGGCTTCGGAGCCAGAAGTAAATACCTGCTGTCGCTCATCAGTCCCAGCAAGATTACCGTCTCCAAGCATCATAGATTCAAGAAGTCTCTTCGCCTGTGACGCTGTCAGCTGGGCTGCAACCTCAGGAGTTAGAACCTTCTCTGGGAACAGAGCGTTCAAAATCTCTGACGTAGATCGGTCAAGTCGCCATGTTACACGCTGATCTCTGTCGTAAAATCCCCTGTGGGCCTGGCACCCAATTCGCTGTAATAGCGAATCTATACGGGAAACCTTCCCTGGGTTAGCCCTCTCACTTTGATAGATCTGAACACTTACACGAGGCCCTGCATACGTTCTGTTCTTTTGCTTCTTGACCTCGCACTCAGGCGTAACGGTACAAGTTCCATCCGTCAAAAACCACCCCATCAACTCAACGAAATCATCGGTCCATATAGAGGTATCTGGACCACGATAAGTGCCAGACCGATGAATACGATCGTGGCCGGTCAACGACAACTCGCTGGTCAGCTTGCAAACGTCTTCGCCACCATAGGACTCGGTTACTAACCAGCGATGGTCTGGCGTCGTCACGGCACTGAACGTTCTATTTTTCAACTCTACGAGTGGCCCTTCGTAATCTGGCCAGAGCTTGAGATCCGTCAGAGCCTGCCACTCAAGTTCGCCGGTCTCTGCATTCTTAGTCAGAAGCACGTCTCGTGGATCAAGATCAAACCCTCTGACCCAGCCGCGTTTGGTCAATGCTTCAGTATCTGCGTCAACGCAGTTGTACTGCGAATCCTTGGCCGCGAGGATGTTGAATGTATGCAGGATGGCAGCAAAGTTCTGATTGGCCACCGTCCAGAACTGCTTCACCGGCAGACCGGGGTACAGGTCGTGGATCTTCGCGTTGTCGACAATGACAAGCGTGCTGATCTTCTTCTCCTCAACCAGCTCGACAGCCTGCTTGAGTGCCGTCAGCGCGTTCTGCTGAACCCGTGAGCCCTCGGACCGCTTGGGCATCGTCATGATGATGCCGAGGTGCTTCTCGATGGGCTTCTCGATGTTTGTGCTCTCACCAAACTCGCGCATCGCCTTGACGAGGACCGGCCAGCTGCCAGTACCGCTTCCGCCACCAGCTCCGACGCAGACGAACATCTGCTCGACGCCTTCACCCCATGAGCGGTTAAGGAGGTCCATGATCTCCTCGTACGACTCCTTGGCAGCAAGCTTGCCCTGTTCCGGGTCCTTGCCGGCGCCGCCACGGTTCCTGCCGATAACAAGCTGGTCGGCGATAGTCAGCGACGACAAGTCCTGCTGGGTCGTGTTGACCGCGCAGACGCGCCTGTAGCCCATGTCGTAGAACGACTGGGCAATCCGACCGCCTCCCTGGCCAGCGCCCACGAACGCCATCTGCACTGCAGAGTCGAAGGCGTCCTTCCTGGATTCCTTCTTCTTGCCACGATACGCAGCCACAGTTGGGTCTGGGATGTCGATTGCAGTGGGACTCTGTACGGGAGCGGGCCTTGCTGGCACAACCTCCTCAACAGGCGCAGGTTTAGCCTTCTTGGTCGTCGGCGCGTTATAGAGCGGATCAACGAAATCAGGCAGGTCGTCCTTGTTGCTCATGGGCTCGTCCTCGTCTTCATCTGGGTCATCTTCAACGGTGGGCGGTGCCATTCTAAACACCTGAGCGACGGTCTCTGGCTTAGGAGGTGCCGGCGGCGGAGGCGTCAGGATCTCGCTTGCCCGTGCTATTGCAGGAACCGCCGGAGAATTCTCCTGATATGGACGAATGTCAACTCGAATCACACTCTGCTGAACCAGCTGCCTCAACAGATCCAGCACCTTAAAACCTGAATTATGAGGCCACTCAGCCTGCACCTGTTCCATAGTGCAGATCGACTCCTCCATTTCACCCGGCCACAATGCGACCAGGTGAAACGGAGGAGGCAGCGCGGGATGCCCACCAGGCACGATCTGCACGCTGCCTGTATTTTTGATCGTTACTCGAATCACCGCTCAGCCATCAGAACATCGTAGCCGTGAATCACTCTGGATTGTTCAACTTGCAGTACGCATCGTTGATCGCAGTGGTGTTCGTTGGAATTACCAGGTGCATCACGCTTGATAGCTTGCAGCTATCTGCGTCGGGATCGAGCGTGTAGTTGCCTGCACCCGAGCAGCTCAGATCATCACCCTGTTGGGTTTGCGGGTTCGAGATGAAGTAGGCCGTACACCACGGCACGACGGTCTTGTCTCCTGTCGACAGCGTGGCCGAATAGTGAATCGGCCCCGTTGCGTGTCCGCCCGGGGTCTCGTCGTTTGTCCCATCGCCTTGCGGTGCAACGCCGTTGAGCTTGCGCGCGAAAGCGCTATCAGGACAGTCCTCTGGATTGACGCCCGGACATGCTCCTGCGAGCGTGCAGTTCGTGATGCCGTTGCCGATCGGCGCTGCCATCACGACAAGGTCGTTGACCTGCCGCGTGCCTGCGAGGAAGCGGGTGTAGTAGCGCGCGACCACGCCGCCCTGACTGTGCGTTACGATATCAACTGCGGGACAGTTAACACCACCGGCGCCGTCGGTTACACATGGCACCTTCTCGTCGATGTACCGCTTTAGGCAGTTGGCGTAACTCTCGTTAACGTACGTCGCGCCCGTTCCGTCAGGGGCGGGCAACATCGCGCAGAACGAGTTGCTCGTGCAGTATGCAGCCATGTTGATCCGGAACAGGTTGGTGTTCTCGGTGTATCCCTTGGCTGCCCAGTTAGTTACCAGGGTATTCCACCGAGCCGACGTATCGTTGCGTCCATGCACGAGGATTGCTGGCTGGGCCGGCGTTACATTCGTACACGTCTGACACGTGGTCATACTGGCCTCAGCAACTGAGACGAGGTTGGGCGTTGCGGTGTCTTCACACCCAGCAACGAAGCAAACAAGGGCGATCAAAAACATCTTCTTCATGGCAGCGATTCTCCATTCCAGGTGTGATCAGCGTCGGGCACAAACGTTAATTTTTCATGCTGATATCCAGCGACCTGGCTTGTTACTAGCACGAGCCACCCGCCAAGAATCTTGGCGCGATAGACCTGCATGCGTTCCGTAACGGCCGTGTTCTCAGAGACCTCGGTTACCAGTGGAAAGAATTCAAGACTCACGGAATCTCCTCTGTGAACAGAAAGCCCATACGGAATGTACTCGTGTTCGTAGCGATTTGTCGCAGGTACGCGCCGTTCCCCTCACGTAAGGTCAACGGTTTTATCTCTGAGATTGATGAACTGTCGCTCAGTGTTTCACTATGCGCGTTGGTAGATCCCTGCACCGTGTTGATTTGCTCAACCCATGTCCACCACACAGGTATCGCATGATCGGTAATCCCTGTCGGAGCCTGACGCACAACAGCTACAGCACTGTTGGCATCTCCTATGTCCAACGATTTCTCGTTGACGACAGTTCCGGTTGTAATGGCAGTCGCGTGTCGAATCTCGAACGGAATGATGACCATAGCGCCAGAAGAAGATGGAACCGTTGCCCAGGCTTCACGAAGCTTGACGATCTTTCCCGATGCTGCGGGATTGAAGATCGAAAGCATGTCCTTGGCGTTGGCGCCCGCGAGCGCAACTTCGACGACGTAGGTCTTTAGCTACGTCTTGGACGCGCCCTGAATCCAGCCGTTCGCTGTCGGTTTGTAGTTGGTCTCGAAGTCTGCTTTGTCAGTGTCGTTCTGCGCCTGGCTGTAGCCGCCATTGACGACCGACGGAGGGACGATGCTCCTCCAGATCGTACACACGAGAACCTCCGGACCGTCATATCCGTAAATCAGGTACACGAAGCCGTCGTCCTCGTACTGGACCTTGAGTGTCTTGGACGCGATGAACGGTTTGAAGTACGTCCAGTCACCGGAGCGTTGTGGAAGGTTGCCGAAGCTGATCACGTCTAGGTCTCCGAGTAGTCAAACGCTGCGGAGAGCGTTGCGTTGTTGTTGGATGGAACTGCATACACAGTGAGACGTGAGAACCCTGTGACCTTCACGTAGAAGTTGAAGAGGCGCGAGAATGCGCCCTGCACAAGCAGAACGTCACCGACGAGTGTCTCTGTTGCGTTGGCTGTCAGCACGGACTGTGCCTTGACGAAAAATCGAGCTGAAGTACCAGAGCCGCTGGACTGCGCTCCGACGATCAAGGTGGACAAGCTCGCAATGACACCCACAGCAACATAGTGGTGCGCCCACAACGTCTTGTTGTCCCCGAGGCCTGTGACGATACTGCTGACGCCGATAGAACCGATGGTTCCACCACCGCCCGCGTTGTTGACGGACATCGTGATCGTTCCAGCGTTCGCACCACCGGATCCAGAAGTGACCACCTCCATGGATTCGATGAAGCGAATGTCCGTGGCGACCGTGGCGACCGCCGTGGTGCCGTTGAGCGTCACCGTCTCGGTGAACGGTCCGGCACCCGTGTTGCTGTAGTAGATGAACTTGACCGTGCGAGCGCCAGTGCCCGCAGACGTGTCGTTGACGTTGTTCGACTTGAATGAACGCTGTGCTTGCGACCCTTGCTCGGTATAAGCGGTCGCCCGCATGGTCTGGAGTATGCCGGCCGTGGAGCCACCAAGAGAAACGATCGACCCAACCGCACCCGTACGCGTGCCGGTGAACGTGACCAGCACCGCCGTCTGATCGGTCGGCATGCAGACCGGGATCGACTGCGCCATCACCTTCTGGCCGACGGTTGGCACCGTCGAGCCGAACCACGAACCCATGTTCTGATTGAGCCGACCTCCGACCAATGCGGCCGGCAGACCTCCCGCGAGGCGTGTGATGATCTGCTTGAGCCGTCCGATGACCGTGAGCGCCGTGTCGGCATCGGCTGTCGCTCCGATAGACGCCGAATGCCCATCGTCTTGTGATGCGGCAGCGTTCTTCGAAGCAACCGCGCTCTGGTTGCTTGCGATGACGACCGGCGTGCTCGCGGACATCGTCGCCTGGCCCTGCGCGGGCATCTTGGTATCGATGTTGTTGAGGCTGGTGTTGCCTGTGGTCTGAAGCGCTGAAGTCGCTGCGCCTGTCGGAAGCGGCCAAGAGGTCGCATCAACGGTCAGTGATCCAGAATTGTCAGAGATCGGGATGACCGTCTGGTCGGAAGCGATCACGAACGGCGTCGAGTTGGCCATGTTCTTCTGGCCGAGGGTATTTATCCTCGCCTGAAAACCAGCCAACGTGAGCATCGTCAGAAGCGTCGCCTCTGTAGCGGCTCCAGTTGGAAGCGGCCACGAGGTCGCATCGACAGTGATCGAGTTGCCGCCATCTTGAATATTGACGGCCGCACCAGCAGTGCCGTTGTTGACAGTAACGTCACCAATATCGACGCCAGGCTGTGTCTGCAGGGCAGCCGTAGCAGCGCCAGCTGGCAGCGGAAGCGATGCGGCTGATATTGGCTGAGTCGTGGTCCCGGTCGGATCTATACGGACGGTGCCATCGGCCGCCACCCGCATGTAGCGCGCGTTGGTGCCGTCACTGCCGGCAACCATAATAGCTGGAGTGCTGCCAGGAATCGCAGCACCAACCTGAACGGCCATCGCGACGCCGTTTGCGTCGTACAGGATGGAGATCACTGGGTTGACGACTACGCCCATCTCACACGTTTCTTACCATAGTCGAGCCCGTCAGATTGATCCCCGTGTATGAATGCGTCCACGTCACCTGGGCCACAATGGTAGTCCCGTCGGCCGCGAACACCTTCCGTACTTCTGAGGTCACCGAGATCCCAGTGTACGTGTAGTCGATGCTCTTGACGAGCGTCGTATCGTTCCTCTTCCACTCCTCCTTCGTGACCTTGATGCCGGTGTACGTGGGCGTATAGGTGCAGTCGGTCGCGCCAGTCTCAGCTGTGGGCTCGTTATCGAGGAGGAATTCGTTGTACGTGATGCCAGCGCCGCCAGTGGCGAGCTGTGTCAGTGAATATCCGCCCGGGTTGGCAACGTCGAAGAACCGCATGTTCGAGCCATTGCGCTCGATCCACACGGCCTCATCGCGATTCGAGGCGTCCTGCATGTAAATGCCGGCCGCCTCGATCGCGTCTTCCTGGGCGCTGATTGGCTCCAGGTAATCAACGTCCTCGGCTGCATCCCCGCCCAGGGCTGCAGACTCTCGCTTGATAACCTGGACGCGATCGGGTCCGACAGCCACTTAGTTCCTTAGACGATCTGATTCTCTGCGCAGCCAAGCGCTTCAACGAGCTTGGAGATAACCGTCTGATTCGTTCGCCGACCTAGACGCTCAGCCTTAACGACGCAGGAGAGTGGAATATCAGCCTCATCGGCCAACTCCTGCTGGGTCATGCCGCCACGCTGAGTGGCGAACTTGGTTTTATCCAGCAAGCGGCCCCTGCGAGGAACAGAAGGCACGATTACGCCGCCTTCTTGCCGAGATCCATGATGTCGACGAACAGATCGGTCGCGTTCTTGGCAAAGCCAAGACGAACGACGCGCTTGCCTGAAGTGATCGAGGCAAACGTTCCGACGCCGCCGGTAGCCTGCAGGTAGAACGGATCGCCGGCCGTTGCGCCAGTCAGCGTGCCGGTTGCAACGCCCTCAGACACGATTGCAGCCGTATCGTTGAGTGCGGTAGATGCCGTACGCGCGATGCCGACAATGCGGCTCTTCGCGTCGGTATCAGCACGACCCTTGGCAAGCTTGTCATTGACGCCTGCCGCCCACGCAACTGGATCGCCAACAGCGAACGCCTCGTTGGCGATGTAATTCTCTTCGGTCTTCGGCGCACGCAGCACCTTGAGACCAGTTGCCGTCGAGGACAGCGAGAAGTTATTGCCTGCCGTGTTGGCGGTCGGATCCAACTCCAGACCAATACCGTCGGCCAGGCGATTAATACTGCCGGTAGTCGACACAGCAACGCGGACCTTGCCAGCGGCTGTATTGACGTCGAACTCAAGGCCCGAGCTACCGCCACCAGCACCAGCGCCCTGGGCGTCCGCTGCCGTATCCAGTTCGACTTTGATCGATCCGCCCGTGTTCGAGAGACCCTGATCAAACGTATACGCATTCGTTGAACTGAACTGCGTGAACTGCAGTGCAGTCGTATCGACAGTGATCGGATCATTCGTAACCAGCACCCAGCCGGTATCTGCGTTCGCAGTGCCTTCAGTGACGAAGGTGAATAGACCAGCTGTGACCTCGGCGTTTTGATCTGCGTCGGTAGCACGGGTCAGCACGAAACTGGTGCCTGCGCCGTTTCCGAGCGAGAAGACCGTATAGATACCGTTATCCAGGTCCGGGGTCGTGGTGTTACCGCCGGCCGTCGTGACGAGAACACGGTTGCCAACAACGAGCAGAACGCCGTCCTGCGTGTTGTGTGTGGCCGAGGCAGTCGGCGCCGTCAGTGTCTTGCCGACGCCGGAACCTGCGCTGGTGTACGTGCTGAAGTCGGCGGTCGGCGATACGCGCGACGATGCCTTCAGATCGAGTCCAGTCGCAACGCTATCGACGTAGAACTTGGTTGCAGCATCCTGCGGTCCAGTAGGATCGAGAAGGTTCTCGATCTTGCTGCCAACCATATTGAGAGAATCACCGGCTGAGAACTCCTCGTGGAATCCTTCGGTCTGGTTCTGAAATAGAAACTTACGCAGTGCCATGGTAATTCTCCCCTGAGGTTATACTGATGCCGATTTCTGCCTACGAGATTTCGGCTTCATTGGATCTCCTTGAGAGCCCTCAGCTGTTAGATTATAGAGTCGCCCGGTTTTGTCGTCAAACGCATGCTCTTTGAGAGAGATACCAAGGGCGTTCTCGATCTCTCCCTGCACCGTTAGTAGTTCGGTCTTGGCCGTAGAAATAGTACCAGCAAGCGCGGCCTTCCTCTGAAGGAGCGCCGACAGTTCTGGTTGCTTGGCTATCTCAACTTGGATCTGCTGCTGCGCTGATTCCATCTCAGCGATGGCCGCTCTTAGCTCAGCGTCGAGAGCACGCCATCGCCAAAACAGGTCACCCTTCAGGCAAAGGAAGCCATCATCATCAACATGCTTTGTTGCATCTGGTACCGTCCCATTCTTTTTGGGCTCGGTGCCGTTCATCTTTTTACGCGGCGGCATCTACGGCTCCTCTACTATCACGGATCTGTTCTGATTGTTGGGCGTCGCTCTGGGTTGATCAGTAGCCGTCCTACATCAATGGCCGAACCGATAATCTGGCAAGCAATCTTGCCTCCTGGATCTGGCACCGGCAATACGTCGGTAATCTTTCCGTCATCGCCAACCCAGTAAGGCTGGCCTGGAATTAGGATCGCCGGAGACACCTCCGCCTCGCCGAACGTCATCACCAGGCAGCGAGTAACCGCTGACTTCTCAACGATGATCCCGAGCGCAGGCTTCACAAGGCCGATTGTCTTGATGTCGGTCCTGGTGACCTGCGGAAATCCAAGAACGGCGGCCCCTGTAACATAAACGCAATGACCAATCACGTCCGTCATGAGACAATCTGCCAAGAAATACCTACCCTTAGCGAGCTTGCCATCATCTAGAGGCTCGACTCCAACTGGCTCAGTTCGTCTGAGCTGCTCATAACGAACGAGCGTGCGTCCAGGCGGTGGCACTGGTCACCAACCTGTCTCTTTATCGGAGTGGACGCTCATTTCGGTTACGATCAGGATATCCCGAACCATGGAATACGTTGCGAAACTAAGCGGCGTCCGCTAAGTAGCTGTATTGGTGATGATTATTTCAGCTGCGTACAGCTCGACAGTCTCCGTTGGCCCTCCGGACGGGGCGCCGAGTGCGATTCTTATTTCGTAGATCTTGTACCCTGGATCGATCTGTCCGACGCCAGTTCCCTGGGTAAGGACAGCATCCATCTTGGTTGGGGAAGTCGAAGTAAAGGTCAGCGTCGCGATCAGATCGCTGTCCGTTAGATTGTACAACTTGACGGTGGTGCTAAGTCCAATATCGCCGTTTGCAGCAACTGCTCGAAATACCATGGTCTTTGTAAAGCCAGGGATATCGAACGCAACCGGATCTAAGGCATCACCACCGCAAACGAGAGCTGTATCCGAGCCGTGGCTCTCACGCGTCGCCATCTTAACAATCGAGATGAGAGACGATCCGGTCTGCAGACCTCCGGAGCTAAAGAGCGTTTTCGACTGTCCGTCCCCAACCTCGGATCCGTTTCGAAAGTAGACAGCAGCCCCGTTTCGAACCGCCAACAACATCGCGCTATCGGTGTTTGGAACCTGAGCGGATACGAACGACGCCAGTGAAGAGTTGCCTGTTGGTGCCCTAACAACGTTTACATACAGGCTCGCACCGTCCACCAGAACAGCCGATCCGGCTGGCAGCGTCAGCTTGTACCCTGAGATCGGAGACATGAGGACGATCGCCGCCGACCAGGTCAGCAGCCCGGTCGAAGCAACAAACGACACCGTCCCACCGCCAGAGATCAGGATATTGCGGTCTTCGCGCGCCGCGTAGCCGGAAGCATCCATCGCTCCGGTCATCGACTCGAACCCGGCAAACCAAGGATCTGAATCCTTGTTCGGGTACGGCCACAACATCTTGTTCGTGCTGGTCATGATCTCTAGCTCAGACTATCAGGGGTTCTGCACTTCAGTCAGCTCAACTTTGGCGACAACTCGGACTGAACTCGTCGTAATCCCAGTGTTTACGGTCAGGCTGAATCGATCTGGTCCGGCACCGATAGATGCCACCAAAGTCCATGAGTTCGCTGCCGCGTCGCCCATCTGCTCCAGTACGCCAGAGGCAGCAATAATTGACGTTCCAGACTCACGTCGAACGGCGAACGTCTGCCTGAAGCTCTGCATGCACGGATTTCCGCTCACGAGACCACGAGCGACTGCGGAGACGACGATCGTGTATGCCTTGTCGTCATCCAATAGGATGTACTGGTCTGACGAGTTACCTGCGCCGAGTTCCATCGACTCGCCAGCACCAACACCTGGCGTTCCAATACGAACGACCATCCATCCGGTCTGCGCGTCGCCAGCGACATTAAAGGCACCGCCTGCGGTGGCAATCTGTCCGCTCTTATTCGCCAGTGCGCGAAGCCCTGCCGCGAACGCATACTGCCCAGTCGCCTTGTTCCCAGCGCCACCGGGCACCGTTGAGTAGAGACCTGAGGCCGTGTTGTCGTCACCACCGCCAATCACGGCTCCCTTGGCGGTGGCGCCAACGGCCGCAGGATCAACGAGGCCGTCCTGTGATCCAAAGTTTGTAATCTGCGACTGCGCGTTGTTTATCGGACTCTGATTACTTCCGCGATCAGACCTAATATTTAGCTGGTTTGCTGGAACGGCGTCATCAAAGACTACTGCCGCATCACCCGCAGCCGTAGCATCAACGTATTGCTTGTTAGATACGTCCTGATTTTGCTGCGGGTTTGGCGTGATCTGATGCGCGGTCTTCATGAAATCCTACTTATGAAAGGCAATAAATCGCATCAACCAACTAGCCGCCAGCGATTTCGCACAAAATCTCGCAGAACCCAAACACCTTCGCCGACTGCAAGAACACGATCTACCGCACCTGCGAGCGAGAAACGATAAGACGGTGTCGTTCCCGTCTCGTGTTTTAGCGTCAGGGTTCCTGACGACCCAACGTTCATTAACATGAACAACGTCAACCCACTGCCAATCGTGGCGAGACTGTTAATCGTTGTGCCTCCTGCAGTGGTGTTCTGCATGATAAAAATTGATCCAGTGTACGAAAGCGCGTAATCATCGATTGGCTTGGTACCAGGCGAAGCAACATCCGCTTGTGAGTTCAGTTGTAGCTCTGCCCCGAGCAGCGTGATGCCATAACTGGTCAACATCGTATTAACTACGACGTTGTTAAGGGTGAGGGGGTCGACGATGTTGCCCCAGTTACCGCTGTTGTCTACATATGGTTTATGGAATGTGCCGTTGGCCGACACCTTCGCAAGAGAATTCGCATCAGCGCCAGGGGTGGAACTTCCGCCCCAGAAACTCTTATAGGTAGGCGTGGTGTTGGCAGATCGAAACCAACCTCCACTGCCGGACGTGTACACCACGCTAGCGGGGTCAGTCCACAGTTCAACGGTTGTACTAAACGCGGTTTTTGGCGTATTGACGATGTCCTGCATGACATGTCCTGTATAGGATTCGATCACGCACGTGGCAGCATCACTTAACTGGATCAGTGCATCCGTCGCATTGCTGTATCCCTGAAGATGTGCTCCGCCTGTCAGGCAGATGCGCGCCTCTGTGATGTTTGTAAACACAGAACCTGCGTCTGCATGCATCTTGCCGCCGTCAAGACGGATGCGAATCTTGTCTAGCTGCACAGGCTGGACGGCACTATTGAAATACCAGAACACATCCTGGCTTGAAATCACCGCAAAGAGAGTGGTTCCGTCCTGTGAGAACGTGACGGCCGCATCGACCACAACCTTAACCGCGCCATATCCAACCGTGGCTGCGGTCAGCTGCGGCATGCCGATAAACCGCACGCCGTTGATGTCGTAGGTTCCCGTCGTGATGTTGCGATTGGCGCCGCTCGGTTCAATGAGCACGACACACTTTGAGCTGAACGACGTGATCTCAGTATAGACCTGCGCCCACGTCTTCGCGGCAGTCCAAACTACAATAGGTGACGCAGTCCCGCCTACACCGCTAATCTGTACGATAGTACCGTCACTAAGTCGTACAAAGAGTTGTGTTACGCCAGCCACGTCTTTCGAATAAAGAACGGCCTGGTCGGCTACCGCAGCCGGGTCCGTCGTCTCAGTCAATGGAATGATGCGCGTCATATCACCCTCAGGTGGTAACCATGTTGTAGGGGTTGCCGTAGACGTGCCACGTCGCACCAGTCGCATCCCAAACGAAACTAACATTCGCAGGAGCCGCCGAATAAGTGAGAACATTTCCATCCGCCAGGTTTGTCGGGGTAATTGTTCCAGTGCCGCTGGTTACAACGAAGTTCTTTATGAACCCGTCGACCGCACCGTTGGCAAGCGTCAGATCGGTTCCTGCGCCTGAGACAAACGTGGTCTGAATAACCGGATCGGCTGCACCATCGGCAGATAGGCGCTCGACACCAGGGGATAGATCTACATACGACGATCCGTTGACGCTAACCTGGAATTTTTGACCAGTTGTATTGTAGATCAGCTTACCCGTGCTGGCGGCGCCAATCGCTGCACCGCTGCCGTTCTGCATCTGCAACGCGATCGATGAAGCTGTCATCCCGAATGTGAATGCTGCATTCGTAGCATTCGTAATAACAACATCTGGACCAGCCGAATGAATGAAGATCTTGCTCTGTATATGCGTGATAGTCGTCGTAGAACCAGCGTAGCCAATTGAACCCTTATAGGCGGCTGCTGAGTCGATTAGATCGGCGCCAGAGATTCCAGACGTCGCAGTATGCTCAAGCCGAACAGCTGTGGTGAAGACTTCGGTATCCTTCACATGCAGCGTCGCCGATGGAGTAGCCGTTCCGATACCTAGCCGGTTGTTGGTGTCATCCCAGAAGAAGTTCGCGTTGTCCTGTTGGAGAATTCCAGCTGCGCCAGCAAACAGAACAGAACCAGCCGTCGCGCTGGTGATCGCGTTACCGATCGCCATGCCGGTCCCGCCGCCAGTTGCGAGATCAACGTAGGCGGCGCCATTTGCTGAAACCTGGAACTTCTGACCAGTGGTGTTGTAGCGAATCCTTCCAGTGCTGGCCTCGCTGACAGCGCCGCTAGACCCGTTGGCCATCTGCATGACCGTCGAGTTATTGGCCATGCCGAAGAAGAACTTGTATGTGCTCGCTGAGTCGACGAGCACGAAGTCACAGCCACTGGTCTGGAAAAATGCCTTGTTCGCAAACGGCGCCGGAGTGCTCGCGTTGCCGTAGCCCCAGTTGGCCTTGAACGCAAGGGCGTTATCCAGAACGCCCATCGCGCTAAATCCAGCCGCGTTGGTGTTCCACATGTACGTAACGATGTCGGTCGACGACACCGAAACCGTAAGGGGGAATCCCGTGAAGTTGTTCGTGACGGCGCTCGTGCCAACCTGCAAGTTATTCGTCGCGTCAACCCATCTGAATGTGGCGTTGTCCTGAGCGATCTGCCCAGAGGCGTTCGCGAACAAAACTGAGCTGGTCGTAAACGCTGCTGCGGCAACCGGGACGTCAACGTAGGCGCCGCCGTTCAACGAGAACTGAAACTTCTGACCCGCCGTGACGTAGCGCATACGGCCGGTGTTCGCGTCACTGACAACCACAGCGCTGCCACTGTGCATCTGGAAACCGGCACCGTTCGCCACTCCGGCGAAGATGTTCATATTCGTCCCGCCAGGGCCGCTAAACAGAAGTCCTGCACTGGTCGGGCTATCGAAGTACCAATAAAGTTGACCCTGAGAGGCGGTGTTTGCGCGTCCCAGTGCCGCCTGGAATGTGCTTGTGTGGTTCTGCCAGGAAATCTGCGCCATGCTAGTGCTCAGCGTGTTCTTCAGCGTGATGATACCGCTGCCGTCAGCCGGATCCGCCAGCGACTGCGTGATGCTCAGAACGCCGTCGCCACGCAAGTTCATGCGCTCGGTGATGCCGCAGTACCATCTGTGATGGTTTGAGCTGGTTGCAGTCGGGACCGAATGCCACAGCGTGCTACCCTCAATGCCAAGCGCATAATCGGCCGATGCTCCTGCGACCGCTGGGTACAGGACGATCTTAGTACCCACGCTGCGCGTCGTAAAAGTCGGCGCAGCCACGCCAAGCGCCGGGTAGCGCAAAAAAGAACTCGTCGATCCATTAATGAAGACATCTGGCGTCGCGCCGTTGACTTCCAGCTGCGCGGTTAGCGTCGTGGACGTTCCAATTCCAAGCTTGCCGTCAGCCTTCAGGATCGCATCAACAACGTTGGTACGAGCAAAGACAAAATCTTTCCCGGCATTCCGCCAGACGTAACCCCTGCCAACACGCGCGGTGTCTGAATAGCTTGCATTACCGACGCCCCACGACATCTGAGCGGTGCCGGCACTGTCAATCGCATAGAAGTCGACGGGGCCGGATACGTTCGTATTCTGAATCGACATCGCGCCAGAGGTCGACGACGAGTTAATCGCAGAAACTGCCGCTCCTGGACCTGCATTCGTCGAAACAATGCCAGCGCCTGTCGTGTTGGCGCCCATCGAGACAGAGATCGCATTACCAGCCGTCGTGGCGCCTGGGATCTTCGAAACCGACAGTAGTGCGGCCGTTGTGCCGGTCGTATTGGCAACGATGGATACCGGCGAGACCGACGTCGGCGCAGCCGTGACCACAACCTCTAGCGCCTTAGCGCCTGCGTTTGTCAGGTCTGCGAAATACACAGACCCAGCATTCGACTTCGTAACCTTGATGCTGGTGCCGGATCCAGCGTCGGTGATCTGAATGCCCACACCGCTCGAATTCAAGTTACCGCTGAGAACTAAATCAACGCCAACGGCAGCCGCAACCCCGCCTGGCTGCCGGTTGATTGTAAGCGCAGCCTGTGTGTTCGTTGTGAACGCGTCAATCTGCAGCGCACCAGAGTCTGCGGTAATCGTTCGACCGAGACCTGCGCCACTGAAATCGTACGCATCATCAAGAGAGCTACCAATGCCGCCGCCGCCCGTGGCAAGCACAACCCAGTCCGTACTGGCTGGCCCAAACTTGATAAACGCCTGGCCGCTGGCCACGACGTAACGCAGATAGATCGACCCTTCCGGCTTGGACAGTCCCAACGTCGGATCTGTCGTTCCTGAGACAACCAACGGGTTCGCAGCGCCTCCGCTGACAACTTCAAGAGCGTAACTCTTAATCGGCAATGACATACTAGAGCGCCTCCACCCTGAAGAAGATGCTCTCGCCGTTCAACAAGGCTGTACTGGTCTTCACATTGAATTGAGTCGTCAGGCGACCTACCAACGGCACATTAACAGTCACGTGCCCTGTGACCGTTGCGAGTGTATGCGTGACGATATAATTGATCGTGGACATCGCCGGAGAGATCGTGACGATAAAATCGCTTCCGTCGGTCGGCTGAACGATGGTCCTGAGTATCCGCCTGTTCTCTGTAATCCTTGGATCATTGTCACCTACGGCAATCGGCTCGGTTGCCAAGACTGGGGCAACCGAAAGCTCAGTAAGCCCCCTGGTGAAATCAGAGGCGTCAGGAATTCCGGCTGGCGGCAACGCAATACCAGCCGCCAGAACAGCGTTCACCGTCAAGCCAGACTGAAGCACGCTGGCGTTATTGTGCCCAACGGCAATAACTTCGATGGAGACCTGGTCGGCCGATCCAATCGGATGAACGCCAGGAGCCACCGACGTTTGTTTCAGTGTCGGGTCAGAGGTCGACAGCTGAACCGTCAACTTAACAACGCCGTTGACCTTGACGTTGACGTCGACCGTGCCTGCTGTAACGGGCAGCGTGATTTCAGCGGAGACGCCGATGAGCGATCCCTGAACGACGACCCGGCCCAGCGTTGCCTCGTCTGTCAGGCTGCCGATTGGCACACCAAACGTCGCCGCTCGCTCGTAGATATCAGAAGCAGCACCAGAACCCGGAACGCCGAATAGGTTCAGTGTCTCGCCGGTTTCAATCTTGGAGCCCCAGCGCCAGTAGATTGTCGTACCGACACGCACCGCCAAAACCATGGCTGCATCCGTGTTCGGAACTGTGCTTGCCGTCGTCACAGCCAGCGAAGCATTCGTCTGTGGATGCCTAGTCAGGTTGATGTAGATAACCTGATTATCTGGAACGATGAGAAATCCAGCCGGGATCGACAGCTTGAAACCTGAAATCATCGAGTACGCGACGATGGGATCAGCCCACGTCAGCGTCCCGGTACCGGCGTCCCATGTAACGTCCCCGCCACCTCCGAAAATGATGTTGCGATCTTCCCTGGACGCATAGCCAGAGGCGTCCATGGACGCAACCATGGTCTCGAATGCCTCGAACCAAGGATCTGAATCCTTGTTCGGGTACGGCCACAACATCTGCTCGGTGTTAGGCACTCAAGCCGCTCCTTTGACCAACCCGAGTTCTTTCAACACGTCCAGCGTCCGCTGATACGGCCTAGCCAGAGCCCCGAGCAAAATCGTCCCGTCGATAACGCTCGCGCGGATATCCTTCAGTTTGTCGCGAACCCGGTCCGCGTTCCTGTCCATGAAGAAGTAGTCGGGCCCCGTGAAGGTGCCAACCCTCTGCTCGATCATCGAATCCGTGATGGAACCAAATCGCCAATACTGGATCGCGAACCCCATAGCGTATCCGCGATACTCCCACTCCGCCCTCAGCAAAGAAGATACAGGCAGCAGAGGCACAAAGACGGCAACTCCAAGAATCGCCCACCAGTGCGTCAACCAAACGGACAAACCAAGGTACGAAAGCCCGGCAAGGCCGGCCAAAACGAAGAACGTCCAGCGACGCACATTCCTACTGGCCGTCAGCTTCATCATCAGCCACAGCGAGACATAGGCAATGGTCCCGCCACCAACGAGGGCAGCAACCGGAACCCAGCTGCCCAGGATCGCAAAGGCCACCAGCAACGGCAGGAGCGCAAGCTGGTTCAACGCATAGCTGAGCGTGAACCAGAGACCATGCCGCTGGGCGTCGAAGATGTGAACGCCTTCGTGGGCTAGCGTGTCGGCGCTGTGCGTGTAGCTCTGCTCGACATCCTCCCTGCTCGGGAAGTAGACCGTCGATCCAAGCGTCGTAATGTAGCCGTCCGCGAAGGTCTCATTGAACGGATAGGCCAAAACGGCCAAGAACCGCATGAGGCTGCTTTCGTTCTTGTACCGGATCTTGAACGACGGGTGATCCTTGGTGATCGATTCGGCGACCTTGTCGAATAGTTGTTTGGACATGGTATCTGCGCAAGTATTTTCACCGCTGGTTACGGAAGCTTGGTGACAGCTTCCTTCACAATGAATTCCGATATCTCTACCACAGGCGCATTTTTTCCGCTGCTGAGCACGATCCAGATGTCGAACACGTAGTCACCAGCTGCGAGGTTCTTCGTGTCCGCTGGAAGTAGGTGAATAATCGCCATGCCAGATGCCGTCGGAGCGACAATCTCAATGGCTAAGATATTCGTCGAATCCTTGCTGATGAGCAGCTCTGGGCTGTTCGCCTTCTTGCGAACCGAGAGGTAGATCGTTGACCCTGCCAGATCCACTGGCTGCTCCACGAGCACGCCGTTAACGTCCCTGACCTCCTGAACGATAAGGAGATCCAGATCCTTCGACTCGCCCTGGTATAGGTCGATCGAGTTTGAACTCTTTGTAATGTTTGAGCTAACTCCAGAGATCGACATATTTGACTCCTACTGGCCAACGAGCGACTTGTTGACCACCTCGGACGTCACCGCGATCGTCCCTCGGGTTACCACTTCGTACTCAGACACCGCGAGGCCACCGTCGACGTCTAGGTGATCGATCGGCCCAGTGATCTCGATGTTGACGTACTCAACGCCCTCGATCGGCACGTTGTCTAACTCTGGAGCAACCGGCGCGTACAACTCCGACAACCTCAACTTGTTTCCAAACGCACGCTTGCGCAGGACATTCAAGATCGCAGCCTCAACCTGAGAGCGAACCGTGGCCTCGTTGTAGCCCGTCAGCACGCCAACGAGCACGCTGATGTCAGCCGCGACCAGGAGTGAACTCACGCCAGTCACCTTCACTACCTGGGTAACTTCCTTGGCGCCGTCCAGATACGCTTGGAGGCTCTTCTGAAGACCGTTGGTTGGCACCACATAGAAACCCTCGGAATCCAACGTCAGAACGGGAACCTCGATCAGGTTCGATTTGCATTCGTTAGACAGGAACGAATCAACGTGCGTCGCAACCTCGTCGGTCAATGTGGTTATGGTGTTCTCGATGGCTGTCACGTCGGTCGACAGATCGTTCGTGCTCGTATCCACCGCCGTGCTCTGAACAGCAATAGCATCCACGTCGACTCGAATCGCGGCACGACGAGCTTCGGCCACATCTGCCTGGGCATTGATGGCATCAAGGGCAGTCGTCGCCGTGGTGACATTCGATAGGACCGTCGACGCCTGGCTACTGACCTCGTTATTCTTGGCCGTAGCCGCGTTGATGAGGTTAAGAAGGATGTTCTTATCCGTCGTCGTAATCTGCGTAGACCCAGCAACCGTGTACGCGTTAATAGCCGCAGTCAGCGAAGAAAGATCAGCAGACACCGACGCCGAATTCGCCTGAGCTACGCCCGCAGCAGTGCGGTTTGCCTCAGTAGCAGTTCTGGCGTTGACTTCCTCGCTGGCAACCGTCGCAATGCTAGATTGAAGCGTCGCATCGTCGGTTTGGGCATCGGTCACCGACGTATCGATCAGCGCCAGGCTTGCGAGGATTGCCGTAACCGCAGCATCCACCGTTGGTGCATAGCTACCGGACTGTGTATTAATCGTCGTCAACAGCGACGACAGGAATGCATCATCCGACGCCCCACGAACATTGATTGCCCTAGCAACTGCAATCGCGCCGAAAACAGGATCCACGAACGACTGAGACCTCGCCTCGTAGTCCTCCAGGGTGACGTTGACGTTCCGGCTCTTGAAGACAGCCGGCGCGTTCGCCTTAATGCTGGACAGCGACTCTGGATCCGAGCCACCGCTGGTCCCCTCTTGATTGTTGATGACTAGGGAGATCTGCTGGAAGCTAATGACTAGCGGACGAGTTGCCTTAGTGATCGTGCCGGCCGTCGCAGCACCGTTGACGCCAGTCGAAGCGAAGTATGTAACCTTGACTTCGGCGCCGTTATCAGGAATCGATCCGGCAATGCCGTCACCGAACCGGACAGTCGGAGGAGCGTCGACGTACCCCATCTCGAACTGCTCGGTGTCTCCGAACTGGAGGAATTCCTGCTCTACCCAGTTATTGCCGTCAACCTCAACGAGAGTTCTGGATTGTCCGGCCGTACCCTTGCCAACGATGAATTTACCAGACGGAACGTTGCCGACATCGTAAACCTGGTTGGCCTCTGCGTTCGAGAAGAACACGGCGGTCAACGTCTCACCTTCCGAGGCTGTGAGCGTCTTGACGGTTAGATCTCCTGGCGAGAACGCCAGCGACTCTTGTGCTTCAAAGATCAACCCATTTGGACCGTTGAACTGAAATCCGATAGGAACCGTCACCGCGAATGGATAAACGGCGCCAAGCGACACATCAATGTCAACGCTCGACGCGCTGGCAGGACCAGGACGATAACCGAGCTGTCTCGCGAGCCTTGCAGCAGACGACCTCGTCCGCGTCGTAACCATGAAATTGTCAGTGGCCCGACGATCCAGATAAAACGACAGGGTATCCAGGCCAAACGAGAAGATGTCGACCAGCATGATCCCGAGCGACGAGACCGCAAAGTCGTTGAACACCGACGCGAACTTGACCTGAAGTCGCGCAAGGATCTCATCCTCGTGCGTATCGAAATCGAGGCCTGCATAGCGTACTCGTGTAAGCGTATTCGTTGCCATTAGACCCCTCCAGCCACCGTCGTGGTCGCAACTTCTCCGGTGGACAGAATCGTGTACGAAATGTCGATCAGGATCTGGCCTGGCTCAGTGATATCGTCGGACGTGATTTCTACTGTGTCCACTCGGATCCTGCGTTCCCACTTGGATAGGGCCTGGCGAATCTCGCGTTCTGCGTTCACTCTAAATTCCTGGCCATTATTCTCGAACACATACGAGAACGCGTTGCACCCGAAATCCGGTCGCATAACCCTCTCGCCACGTTGCGTGGTGACGATCTGTATCACGGACGCCTTGATCGCGTCCGTGTCCGTAGCGGACTTCGGGAACGCAAGTTCCCCCTTCCGAAATGGAAACGCGAAGGATCTGATCCGTGAATTCGCCATGGCTAAAACAGTGGTCCTGGAGGAAGCGGCGGAGGGTTGGTGACGATTACGGTCCTCGTCATCAGATCAAAGGCCTGAGCCAATGACATCGCAGCCTGTGACGATGCTGATACCTTGGTTGCCGCCATCTTCGCAACCGCCGCCTGAGGGACGACTGCCGTGCAGACCCCGCCAGATCCGGTCGTGACAGGAGGCACCAACCAGAATGACGCAATCGCGCTTCCGAGCGCCTGCGCTGCCTGTGGCGCCGGCAGACGGCCCTGCATGAGGTTGGAGAGAGCAACCTCCAGGAGGCGGCTCTCTGACCCCTTCAGGATTACCGGGGCGCCAGGAGGAGCCTGGGCAGCCGTAGCGTAGGCCTGGTACGCCCTGGCGATCTTGCTGGCGATCTGCGGAATGCTCTCCAGGCGCTGGTCAAAGACGCCCTGAATCTGGCTACGCAGCTGTCCGACGTTGAGGGCCATCAGGTCCCCTCGACATCATCGCTAAGCCCTTTGACAGGGAATGGCTGGATCGGCGGCCCAGTGGGGCCCCACGAGTGCGGATGCGTGTGGCTCTCTAGCCACTTTTTGACAGTACTGCCCTTCATCATCGGCTCGAATGATCCGCCCTCCTTGCCGATCTTGACCTTCTTGTCGTCGGTCCACTCGACGATTGTCCCATCCTTGTGGCGAATGAGGATCTTCTCCTTGCCGCCAACGTCGGACATCGCGATGAGATGGCCGCCTGGAGTTCTGAAGCCACGCTTCTTGATGGTCCCGTCGCTCTCAGGGCTCAGCTCTTTGTGGACTTCCTTCTCGGCATACCACCCGCCCATGTAGCCAAGTGGACGCTCCGGATCTCCGTTATCGAAGAACACGAAGACGAAATCGTTCTCCTCCGGCGGCCAGAAAACGCCGTGTTCCTTGCCGGCGCCGTGCATCATGGGAAAGACCCACTTGGCGTTTAGCCGGTGAAGCTTTGCTCGCGGAACCTCGACTGTGACGCGACCAAGGCCTTCCGGATCTTTGTTACTGATCACACGGGCGCGATACGGACCGTAGTAGCGACGATAGTACTCAAGCCCGAACCGGACCAGGTAATCCATGAACTCCGTAAGCTTGTCTTCGAAGAATGGCATCGTTTAGTACTTAATCGGCGACATGCGTCGCCGCCCCAGAAAGTCCTCTTCAGGCATCGGGACGCTCTTGGCCACATTCGCCACAGACTTAGTCGCCTGTTCCTTCGCGATTTTATTGATGACCTCTGGGAAGTAATTCATGATCCCGAGGAACGCGGTCTCCCACCCGCCAATGCCGACCTTGTGGTTCACCTCCACCACGCCATAGACCCCATTGAAAATTGCCTTCTCCGGGTTGCCTGCGCTTTTTAACGGATGAAATCCGTCGGCCTGGATAATTTCCCCTGGCGTCAGACTTGGAATTCCAAGCGTCGTGAACTGACCCTGGATACCAGCGTCCATGTTCATGTCAGTCCAATGAGCGTCAACCTTCCTCTTGATCTCTGGATCGCTCGCATCGCCAGGAAATGGACGTGATGCGATATCATTCGCATCAATGCCAACGGCACCAACATCCTTCGGATCGGCACTCTTCTTGCCGCGAGCGATGCTTGTCCTGTCACCTGACGCTTGATGATCGACGGCAGGTGCCACCTTGTTCGGGTCAACGTCGCTAGCAACCATTTTACCAACGCCGGGCTGGAGCCAAACGGCTTCGGTTGGCGACTGGAACGACAAGATCGGATACATATCCCTGGTCGGATCTACGACGCCACGCAGCAGGAATTGCTTTCGTGAGCGACCCTGCCCAATCCCGCCGTCGATCCACTGCGACTTGGTTGCGATGTAGATCTCGTTTCCCTGGATAAACAGGTCATATCCGAAGCTCTGGATCGTCTCTTTGACGAACCACCAGTCGTTACGCGGGCCCTTACTGATGACGCCAGAAATCACCTTAGCGTCTGGCAGCTGGCTGGAACCACTGGTCACGGTATTTGGCGGAGGAACCTTGAAGAACGCGTCAGCAGATTCGCCCTTCTGCTTCTCGGCTGGGACGAATTTGTACAACGAGTCCCTAGACACCTTTAGCCCACTGGCCGACCCGTCACTGGTCACGTACTTCAACAGGGTTTTCAGTACTGCGTCGGCGTATGTCGTGTTATCAGGGAACACCTCAGACTTAACACCGCCGACCACGTTCATTTGGTAGCCGACGCCAAGTCCATGCAGGGTGATTGTGATATCTGAGCCAATGTTAACGTCTGGCTTCTGAAGAAATCCAGAGAACGCCAGCGTACTAAACGACGTCTCTCCACCACCTGAGTCAGTTCCGGTGGTGTAACCAAGTTCTACTTCGAGTCGCCCATTGCCAAAGCGGATCAACTCGGACTGCATGAACGTCAGGGCATCTTCGAACGGCGGCGTCAGAACCAGAGAGATCTCGGCGTTCTCTCCCATCTTCAGTTTGACATCAATCTCCGACACGAACGCCAAGGCGCCAAGGTCGTGCGTTAGCTCGGAGCTTTGATTCTCGGTCCAAAGCTCAACCACTTTGCCGGGACCCTGGCCGTCGCCCGCAACGAACTGACGAATCCTACCCGCCAGCCGCACGCCAAAGAAATCAACGGCCACCTAGGCCCTCCTTACAGACTTCCGAATCAATTCATTGATCACGTAATTCTTGGATGGAATTCTGATTTGAGCGTTCTCCTTGAGATCCGTCGGAAGGATGTCGAGGTCGTTGGCCCATGCGATAACCCACCATAAACCAACGTCCTGGTAGTACTGATCTGCAAGCAAATCGATCCGATCGCTTCCGGTGACGATATGCTGGATGTCGTCCTGTCTGGGCACGGCGTCAGGCAAGGCGAGCGTGTCCCAGAACTCAACGCCATTGACGATGAGCAGGTCCGTGAACTGCAGCCTGGAGCTGTTTTTGACATCGACTGACATGGTTTAGTGCTTCGGCTGTGGCGCCTTGGGCGCGGTTACTGCCTTGCCACGTGCGACCTCGCCCATCGCCTTGAGGGCGTTAAGCAGGTTTATATTGATCTCCTCAAGCTTCGCCGGGATGTATTCCTTCTTGTCCGTCCATGCCGGGTGGTTGATGGATGCCAGCAGCGTCGTAGCAGCAGACGAAGCCCCGCTGGTCTGCGCCGGGTTCGTCATGCTCGCCCCGTCCGGCGTGGCCTTCTGAATCTCCCCTGCCATCGCCAGCGCCTTCGTGTACGACGACGAGAGCAGCGAATCCGCAACTGCTCCACCGCGCATTGCTGTTGCCAGCGCTGAAACAACGGACGCAGCCCATGCGGTGATTTGATCCGGGGAAGTGAGTAGGTCCAGAAGGTTGATGGACCTGGCCATCGCCTTCATGCTCGTTTCAATCCCCTTCGACATGGCCACGAGCTGAGTGGTCGCAATGGCCGCCTTGTCGACGACCATCTTCCAGAATGCAGACATGAACTTGTCGGCGCCGGAGCCGAAGTCCTCCATCAGCTTCCTGTTCTTCTTCCAACCCTCGTCCATCGTCGACCAGAGCGTATTGAACGACTTTGTTGTGTTGTCGAGCAGCGCCCTGCCTCTGGCGTCCATCTCCTTGAGGAACCCCATGAACGATTCCTTCACGACCGCCATGTTCTTCCTGAAGATCTTCGGGTCGACGGCGGCGATCTGGTTCACTGACTCAAGTGCGGCGTCACCAGTGACACCGAATGTCTTCTGAATCTCTCCTGCTGCCTCTGCCGTCTTCGCCTTCACGGCATTGAGCAGACTGTCCTGGCCCGCCTTGATCTTCTTGGTGGCCTCAAGAAATCCAGTCTCAGACCCTGCAATGAGGTTGTCGTTGTACTTCAGCTGAGCGTCCGTGTACTCCTTCTGGAAGTCCGAGTACTTCTTCTGTGTCGCCCTGACCTGCTCTTCAAGTGCCTTGCCGGTGTACTGACCGCCAGCAATCAGAGCGCGAATCTCCCTCTCCTGGAGATCTCCAAGCTCGTCAAACGCCGACTTCATGGCATCACGAGACTTCTCGGCTGCCTTCGGTAGGTGGGTCAAGATCTCGTCGCCGTTCGCCTTGAATGCTGCAGCCATCTGATACGAGGCGCGCTCTGCAAACATCGCCATCTGCTCGGCGTTCCCTGAGTATTTCTCAAAAACCTTCGTGAAATTTCCGGCCAGAATCTCCGTGGTCTCGCCCAGCTTGACCATATCTTTGGCCATCCGAGCATTGATTTCGTCGTTCTGCTTGTTGAACTGGTCCTGCGTGATCTTGCCTGCCTGCATCAGCTGCTCAAGACGCAGGATGTCAGCGCCGGCAACCTCAGCGAGCTTGGTCTGATTTGCCTGCATCGCAGCGTAATAGCCAACGCCGACAGACTTGGCCTTTTCCATGATGCTGTTCTCAACAGAATACTGGGCAGCAAGCTGCTCGTTGCGGTCGTACATGATGCCCCAACGAACGCCGAACTTCTTGAAGTACTCCTGGTGAGCCTGGCTGGCTGATTCGATGGCCGCGTCCATATTCGCGTTCCACTCATCTGAGCCGCTCTTCGCGCTGTGCTGAGCGATCTCGTTCGTCGCGCGAATCTCGTCCTGCATCTTGTTCATGTAGTCGAACGCTTCGCCACCGACGATCGCCTTCGACATCTTCGCGGTGTCCATGAAGACCTTCTGGATGCCGCCGCTGACCGTCTGCACGTACTTATAGATCGTGTCAGCCGACTTCATGATCTGGCCTTCGGTGGTTCTAACGTAACCCTCCTCGGCCATCGCTCGTTCGTTGCCCTGCTTGGCAAGCTCGATATTCCGCTTCTTGGCCTCTTCCGTGATCTTCTTATTCATCTCGACTTGCTTGGCGATCATGTCGGCTGTCGACTGCCCCGCCTGCTTCTTGGTCGAACTAAAGAAGTCAGAAATGCCGCCACCGATACCGCTGAACAAGCCGGTGACCTTTCCGATCGCGCCGCCGATTCCACTCACGACACTACCGATGGCACTGCCAACGGCCTTTATCTTGTCCCAGACGAACATAACGGCGTCTTTGATGAGACCGAACGCCGCCTTCAATCCACCGGCAACGACGCTAACAATCGTGCCGATGACACTGAAGACGCCCTTGAGAATGCTCCAGATTCCGCTGAGGATTCCGCCGATGATCTTCCAGGCCAGCTGGAATGCACCGCCGACGATTTTCACCGCTGCTTTGATCATCTCGAAGATGAAGGTGATCGGCTTGGCCGCTTCAGGGAATTTCTTGACGAGGTAATCCCTAATGCCATCGAGGACGCCCACGATGAGACTGACGGCATGTTGGAAGATCTTGACCATGATCTCCGGTAGGTTCTGGACCACCTTGATAATCGCGCCGATTGCAATCGCACCAAGCTCCGCAAAGAAGTAGCCGATCTTCTTTCCGATCGCACCCCAGTCGATGCCGTCGAGCCACATCAGCAGCTTCTCTCCGAGCTTGATGGCACCCCTAAGGATGATGAGTGCAACCTCCGCCGCCTTGGACAAGATCGCACCGAGAACCTGGCCAACCTTATTCCAGTCGATCATGTCGATCACCTGGAAGATAACGTTGAACACCTTGGTCAGCGCATCGCCGACCGTCTTCATCACCTTGCCCCAGTCCACGCTGGAGAGAACCTTCCATACCGTCTGGAAGACCTCCTGCATCGTGGCCCAGATCTTAGCGAGGAAGACAGGAGCCTCCGCCATTAGCTTATCCAGCATCGGACGAATGACGCTGTTCTCGCCCTTGCCGAGATCCCTGAACACGAAGAACAAACCGGCGACCGCAGCGGCAACCATACCGATAGGACTCATAAGCGCCATGAAGGCGACTTTCAGAGCTGGCAAGTAGGCCATGAACGGCTGCATGACCTTCATGCCCTCAGACAGCGCGAAGCCCCACTTGCCGTGCGCTGCAATCGCGCCACCGACGCCACGCATCTTGAAATCGATGAGCATGGACGTTGCCTTGCCAACGATGCCGCCCTTGTCAGCGAGTTGCTTCATGTCGCCGATGAAGTTCTTCGACTGACGGTTGTACTCGGCCAGGTACTTGGTGTCGCTCATGACACCGTGGACCTTCTTTAGCTCAGTTTGAACCCTGTCCTGGGCTAAGGCGAAACGCTCCGCGTGCGTGCGGCCGTCCTGGTAGCGCTTCGAGAGGTTCTGCAGGGCTTTATCCTGGTCAGCGATTGGATCCTGGGCCTTCTTAAGCGCCGGTCCGATCGTTCCGAATCCCTTCTTATTGAAGGCAGCCATGATATCGGGACCAAAGGTCTGATCCATCTGCAGCCTGAAGCGATCCAGCGCCTCTGGCTTCAGGTTCATCGAGTTGACCTGATCGATCATCCCGCCCATCTTGAGCATGAATTGATCGGGACTCTCCTGCATCATCTTGAACGCGTCCGGCAGCGATCCAAGATTCTGGGTCAGGATATCCATGCCCTTCGGGATATCCTTTGCAATGCCAGAATATAGACCAGCCATGCCCTCTTCGCCCTTCAATAGGGCGGAGGTCAGACCCTTCGAAGCAGCGATTGCCTCATCGGCAGTCAGACCGACACTGGTCAGCGCACCCTGAACGATTGCAGTTCCCTTGAGGAACTTCTGCATCCGGTCAGGTCCCCAGTTCTGGGGCAGCTTGTTGGCGTTCTCGTTTAGGATCTTCACCGTGTCCGACATCGCGGCAATGGATTCGCGTCCGATGTTGAACTTCTTGCCGATGGCAGCGACTGCCTTCACGGAGTCGTTGATCTGGTCACCGCTCATGCCCATCTGCTTTTCCATCACGCCAAGCGATGCAGCAAATGCTTCGGTGTTCGTGCCGCTGACTTCGATAAACTTCTGGTAGTCCTCAAAACTACCGAACATCTTCTTGAAGCCCTTACTGTTGACGTCAACGCCAGCCTGCTGCAGAGCAACGAACGACTTCGTCACCCCGCCGACGTCTGTATTCATCGAGAAGGCGACACTAGAAACGAGACCCTGTGCCTTCCTGAACTGTTTCTCGGTCAGGTTCAATCCGGCGAGGCCAGCGGAGGTGGTCTTAGAGGCTGCAACCCCATAGGCCTCAAGGGCCGTCGTGGTCGTCTTGACGTCGCCAGCCAGGGTCTTCACGAGATCCTTGGCAGGCCCAAAGTCGGGGGCCTTGAAGACCATCTTCGCGGACGCCAGGCCAATCCCGACGACGGACTTGGAGATATCCATCAGGCCGCTCGACGTCGTTTTAATCGCCGACGCCAGGCCCTTGTCTTCGGCTCCCAGAGAGAAGCCAAGTCCTAGGAAATTCAGGCCCATAAACTACCTGATATCCTTGGTTGAAACAGAATAAACCCAAAGATTCACCGATGAAGCGCAGCGGTCAACCGCCATGCTCGAAGTACGGTGGGTATCTGCAGGCATCATCATCGGCTTACTCTACAAAAATACGAAGATCTTCACCACCGACCCCATAAGGCAATGGGGTGCGGAGATCAACCCAGCACCCCATCTGCAACGCAAGCACTTGCGCGGCTCATCTCCGTCTTCCGGCTCGTTCCTCTCTACGCTGCCGCTCTTTCTCTAGATCTGACTTCTTGAGGATCATTCTAATCCTGAAGGTTGATGGCCAGTCCAAGATCTCCCTGCGACCAAGCCCCCGCCAGCATTCCATCAGAAAGAATATTTCTTCTTCCAGTTGCTCAATGTTGCCGAGGGGTTGAAAAAACCTTGCTGGGAAATGTCCAACTCACTTTCGTAAGCAACACCGCAGCTCGGGCAGTCCACCTGGATCTCGGTATCCACGCCGCCTTCGTGTTCCTCCCATGCCCCACGCAGGAAGTTGCGGTCGCTCAACGCAAGACCTTTCAGATCCGGAATGGTAACTGGCTTGTCGTTCATCGACTCGATGCGAGCAAAGATCGCCGTCGAGATGATGTCCTGGCCCTTGATGGCGGCCTTACTAATCGCCTCCTCGCCCTTGCCGGTCAACACCTTCATCCGAACCTTGTGCTTGGACTTCGGTAGCACGACGTCGTAGTGGCGAAGCGCTGGGTTCGCCATCTTCTTGGTCTCAAGATCGTTGAGATCGACGATGAACCGAGCCTCCTCCTTGCACGATGGGCACGTCGTCTGGAACGGCATCTCGTCGCCGAGGGATGCGCGACGAATCGCCATAAGCAAGTAGATGCGGTCGCCCTGTGTCAGCTCGGGGATAATGAACTGTAGCGCCTGGCCACTGAACGGACCGATGGACTCCGTGCAGCGAGTCAAGATCTTGTTGATCTTCTTCGTGGTCGGCATGTTGCGAGCCGCGAGGATTTCTTCGTCCTCGCCAGTCATCTCGCGAACAGTCACCAGCGTATGCACGCCGCCATCCTGGTCCACGTGGCCGCAGGGAAGCTCGTACGAATCAATCGGCGCCTTTGGAATTTCAATCTGCGGATCCATTACTAACCCCTAGTGTTTTTCTGGCTCGTAGCCGTCAATAGCCACGAGCAGCAACGCCTTTAGGGCGTCCGTGTAGCTGATACCCTTGTTCCGACACATCCCTTTGAACACCTGATACTGGAGACCGTCGACCCAGCCGTTTACCTTCACATCGGAACCAGCGTCCTGCCAGTTCTGGAGGTCTTCGTACAGCTCAGGCTGTGTGATGTACGCCGAGATCATCGACCTCATTAGCGCCGACACGCTACCGAACTTCGACCCGTTGTGAACGTATTGATTGACGACCCTATGCAGGCCGTCGCTGATGAGGAAGTTGATCGGTGTCTTGTTATCGATGCGCTGGGGAAGAACACGGCTGCTCTCAGCAGCGATCCTACACTCTCGACAAACGGTCACACCGTTACTGACCCGGAGGTTGCCGCCAACCTCAACAGGAACAACGAAGCAGGCAGCAACCTTGTCCTCGCTGCTGCAATTGACGCAGGCCTTGGCGTCCCGAGCCAATACTTTAGCCTTCCAATCGGAGAGGCCTGCAATCTCCGCCGTTGGAGCTGAACTAGATCTTCGATCGTTCACGCTCCAACTGTTTACCTCTACTAAGCTACGTGTGTCAATGGATCCTACGTCTACCTGGAGGTAGATCCTTTGCGCTGAATAAGTTCAGCTGGGTCCGTGATTCCCAAAAGCTCCATGTAGTCTGGATCTATGACGTATTCACCTTCACCTGGATGGAATCCAGGGCTAAGTTCGACAGGCAGTTCATAGCTGGAAGGCGTCGACGCGTTCCGGTCATCCCGGCCCGTAAGCATTGCGGCGATATCCGCCACGCTCCAGTTGTCAGTCTCCGGCGTCTTCGGATCCATCTTTGCCTCCCTTGATTCCAACGAGGAACTTGGCGATCTTAATGGCGGCATTGCCATCAATCTTGGCGACCGTCCTGTGCTGAACTCCTCGCCGTTCAGATATGACGATCAGCACCGTCATATCCTCCAAGCGGATGATGTCCAGACTCTCAGAGTCGCTGAGAGGGATCTGAAGCATTTCGTCGTTACCTCTTGGCATCAGCGCCTCACGGTTTGATTCCCAGCGAGAATTCCTCGATGTGTTCCGGCTGAACCTCTAGCTCCTGGAGGGAGATCGCTGCATTTCCAGCATCGAAATCAGAGCCAGCCTTGTATCTGACTGGCAAGCAGTCATGAAGAAGCCAGGCACGCGCCGGAATCCTGGTGGCGAACTCAAACGGCCCGATGCCGTACGCAACCGCACCACCAACTGCAGCTCCGGCAATCGCAGCTCCGGCGACACTACTGCTGGCCAAGCCAGCCGTGATGGCTGCAAGCGCAGCCGTGCCGGCAACACGCAAGGCGATGTCACGATCACTGCCGCCGCCAGCAATGTTGATGTTCGTGAATTGAACAATCAACAGGCTGCGCCTCGGAGAAGATCGACCGCTTCCGGTCAGGAAGCTGGCAATCTTACCAAGCGTTCCACCCTCTTCGAAGTCCTTGTTACCGTGCAAGGTAAACATGATCCAGTCGTAGAAATCGGCGTCGAACATCGACGTCGCTCGCTCGAACAGGATCTGACCAACTGACCCGCCCTTTACAACCGCCCGGTTGTAAATAAATGTGCCGTCCTTGAACATCTCGATCTCGGCATTGATCTGCGGTGCCGAGATCTTAGAGAACCCAAACAACGGGTTAAACACAGGCACACCCGAGTTGGACGCGTCGAACGCCCAAAACAGGTGGCTATGCAGCACATCGAATAGACGCCGACGGGGCACAGCGCAAGCGTACCAGAACCAAGCTGGTTACGTGTGCTCGATGACGTCGAAGTGTTCGATGGCGAGGTCGAGTTCCTGGATCGAGACCTCACTGCCGGTCGCGTCGAGATCCGACGAAACCTTGTGACGAATCGGGAACGCCTCATGGCACTTGTACTCGATTGATCCAGCCTCAAGCGCCTTCTGGTGGACGTTCGGCGCACCAGGAGTCGACGACGTTGCCGGCTTCGAATCGCGATGGAAGTGCAGGATGCTGAGGTTCGCCCGATACTCCTCATTGCCTTCGATGACCGACTTCATCCACTGCCAGAACGTTCCATCGGCCTTGGCCACACCACGCGACAAAGAGATGTCGCTGATGGTCGGCAGACCGCTGTACTTCTGCGTGTAGATGTAGTGACCCTCGCGGTACTCGACAGCCTCCTGAGTTGCCTCAGGTGTCGAACACGTGTTGAAGCCGGCGGTCACGGTTCCGTCCGTTGCAGCACTGCCCAACTGGTTATTGTTGCCGCCACCGAACCCAGTGACGATCACGTGGAACCGGAAGTTGTGCAGGAAGTCGGTGCTTTTTGGCCTGGCCATGATCGCCTCTCAGGTTCGATTTCTTAGATCTACTATATCACGCTGGAGATAGCGTTGCTTAGTAGCTCGCCTGCCAGTTCAACTGAACTGTGGAAGCCGCCTGCAGCGTCGTCACAACTAGAGCGATCGTGCATCCGGTGTTGGTAATCGACTGAACGTAGGCGTTACCGAGCGATAGAAGACCAAGGCTTTTGTCGATCGTGACGGTCACAACCGGAACAACGCCAGCCGGGAACGGCTTAGCGAAGGTAACGACCGATAGAACCTCGGTCGCCACGGCAACACTGACGAGCGGCACAACGCCGTGCTGCTCCATCGGGATGCTGAGCAGATCTGCGTTGTCAGCAGAGTTCGTCGCAACAACGCTAACCGTCGCGGCGTTAACAAGGGCCTTTAACTCCAGCATCGAGTCGAGCTGGGCGACAGAGCGCGAGATCGTGACCGCCGCCGTCGCGGATCCAGCAGCACCAAGGGTGGTGTACAGCTCGTTGATGGTGACCTTGTTGGCCGTGAGATTCGTGATGAGAACTGATACCGACATATCCATGCCTCCGAGTTATTGACCTGGGGATTGTTGAGGCGTTGGCTACGCCGTCAGCGTCTTCTGGCTGAACCGGAACCGGATGAACTCACCCGGGCGGTTGGGAGCAATACCGATGTCCACGACGACCTGTCCAGCGTTCGCAACCTCTGGAGGGTTGTTGGTCTCGTCGCAGATGACGAAGAACGCCTGGGTCGGCGAATCTCCAGCGAAGTGGCCTGTCGTGTAGAGATTCAGCAGGAAGCTGTCGCAGGCGCTCTTGAGCTGGCCGTACAGGTTCGCGGTGATCGACTCGAATACGAAGTTGAACGTCGAGTTGAAGATCGACTTCTCCACGAACTGGAACAGACGAACCGCGTTGACGTACCGAAGCACGTCGTTGGTCGCCGACAGCGTCCGAACACCCCAGATCGCCAGACCCGTCTGAGTCGTGTCGATCAATGGGTTGACGCGAAGCGGGTAGACCAGGTCGCGGTCGCCCTTGTCGGGCTTCAGCTCTAGACCAGTCAGGAAGCGCAGCGCACCATCGATCGTACCGCCTGGCGCCTTGCCGACGTTGCGCGACTGATCCGTGCGGGCGTACACGCCAGCGACCCAGCCCAGAGGTGGGACCGTCAGCGTCTTGGCCGAGTTCAGCGGATCCGTGACCTTAATCCACGGCCAGTACATGGCCGAGAACTTCGACTTCCTGTTGAACGTGATCGCCCGGTAGTCAGCGGTTTCCTGCGACTCGAAGCCGGATGGCGTGGTCAGGATGACGAAGATGTCCTTGCGGCTCTCCGCGTAGTCCAGCTGATCGCCAGCCACCGTGGTATCGCCAGCGAAGTCCGGGATGATGAGCTGCATCACCTCGTCGATGCGGCTCAGCGCGAACATGCCACGCTTGGATGCCGTCAGAACCGGGCTGGTGAAGACGCCACGGTCGAACGTGACGCCGGTCAGCGTGCCGTCAGATCCGCCCGTGAACACGTAGTCCACGAACGACGTCGCTGGCATCGAGATGTACGCCGCATCGATGGTGGTCGTCGTAAGCGGGCGATCGTTGCCACCGAGGAAGTTCAGTGTGAACACACCAGTGGTGTAGTTGACGCTGTTGGTCTTGGTCGTATCCAGACCAGTGCCCGTGATGTTGCCGTTGACGTCGACAGCCAGCGTACGCAGCGCGCCGACGATCGGCGTGTACGTGATCACAATCGACGTCTTGACGATCGGGAAGTTCAGCAGCGTGCCGGTAAACAGCATCAGAAGGCTGTCGCCAGTCCCCATGACCTGGTTCCGATCAACGCCCTTGAAGGTCGCCGGAACGTCGAGCGTGCCCGAGTCCGTAACCTCGATGAAGTCCGAATTGTCGTTCAGGATGTTCGGGAAGTAGACCGCGTCGTCCGCGTCGGAGAACACGACCTCTTCGTAGGTCTCCTTGATCTCGTCCTCGCCCGTCAACGTGTTTTCCAGGAGAACCTGGACGTTGAATTTCGAGTACTCGCCTACGCCCGCAGTCGCCTGCGTGCCGTAGGTAAAGAAGCTCGCATTGCCAGCAATGCGCATGGTCAGACGACCAGACCACGCACCGGGGTTCGATGCCGTCATCTCCCACTGGCAGTGCCTGTAGTCGGCGACGAGGATATTGCCAGCGTATGGCTGATCAGTGCCACCAGTGAACGTGATCGAAAGAGCGCCAGTGGTGTAGTCGATCGTTCCAGTAACAGTCGTACCGCCAGCTGTCGTAGCCGCAAAAGCGCCTGCGCCGTTGTCGGTAACCGTCTGGAGAGCGCCACCCGAATCGTAGTCGACCGTGATGGAGTTCGTGCCGGGACCGTTATTGGTGCCGATCGTGCGAGTCACGTACGTCAAGCTCAGAGCGCCAGTCGTACGGTTAATGCTACCGGCCGAAAGGCGGGCCGCATTGGCGCCGCCGAGAGTACTCGTGCCAGTGATCGTCGCCGTGCGAGCCGCCGCAGCCAGGCCACCAGCAAGGGTCGCGCCGCCCCACGTGCCGTTGGTAAGCGTCTGCGTCGTGGTGATCGCATTGCCGGCAACGCCACCGAGGATCGCGTACGCAATCATTGTGTCGCCAGCACCAGCCACAGCAAGCACCGTCGGGTGAGCCGTGGTCGCCGCCGCGTACAAGGTGCCAGACCCGGTACCCAGAGTGATTGCAGCGATTAGATTATCGAGCGAACCCGACGCCGTACCGCCGATGAGCACGTTGCCATTGACGTTCGTAAGAACGGTCTGGAACGTGTACGTCTTGGCGCCGATGGTGACCGTCTCGGTAGTAAGAGCGTTACCAGTCAGCGTCAGCGTGCCGATAGCCTGAATGGCCTCGGTCCAGTTGATCGTAATGGCGCCATCAATGATCGGCGTGTTGGCCAGCGTGGCCAGGAACGGACCAACCAGCGATTCGCCCTCGGCCGGAGCGAAGACAGGATTCTCGGCCACGATCGTGCCGGCTGGGTTATTCCGCCACTTGACGACAACCGAGCCCTTGAAGACCGGGATGTTGAGAAGCGTATCGGTCATCGTCTGCGGGCTAATACCAGTGCCGGCGCCGGTAATCGTCTCGCCGGAGACGAGATCCGTGATGCACGACTCACCCTCGACCGAATCGGTCGGGACAACACGCACGACGTAGGCCCGAGATCCGCTATTGACGAAGAACGCCTGGATGGAGATCGGAACGCGGGACTGATTGGTGTACTCGCCGAACTTCCTCTGGAAGTCGTCGATACCTGTCACGACCGTTGCGGTGTCGACTGGACCACGCTCGGTCCACCCAACAGTCGCCATGGTGGACGTGCCAACGGCCTCCACCTGCTGACCACTGGTGTTGACTTCTTCGATGAAAATGCCTGGGCTGAGAAACTCGGCCATTTTTCGTCTCCCCTAGTGGTCGGTGCAACTTCCGAACGATACTTACGTTCTCTTGCGAGAGCGCTCGTTTCGTTTTTCCGTTTTGGTGTCGTGTTTCTTGAGATCCGGATCAGCTTCCGGCTTTACGGAAGTTGCTTTTTCGAGATCATCGTCCTGCTTTTTAACGGCTTTCGATTCTTTTTCGCCGTCTAGAGCACTTGATGAGTCGACGGCGACCCTAGCACCCGCTGAATGATGAGTGCTGGAAGTATCCGGTTTCGAAGGCTGGACCTGCGGAGTCGTATCTGCCTTTGCCTGGGTAACCTGAGAAGGCTGGACAGTTGGATCACCACCCATATTGACAAGCTTCCCGGCCTGGACCAGGCGCCATACCTCTGCGCTCATCTTGTCCAGCTGGACGAAAATCTTCTTACGCGGCAGGAACCCGTTACGAAGCCCGTCCTGGAGCGTGACTTGAAGAACATCTCTGGTTGGGTTGTAGATCCATGGCATCTGGCCATCCTCTCGGTTTTACTACGGAAGCAGGTAGTTGAACGTCGGCATTCCAGAAGGCGCCTGACGGATAACCGGATCGTTCAGATCTAGTTCAGCCTCAACCCTGAGGGTGACGTTGAAGTTCGTCTCTCGACCAGCAACATCTGGCTTGGTATCGAGTGGTGACGGAGTCTCCATGAAAGCCGTGTAGCTTCGGAGATCGCCCAAGCTGTCCTTGATGTATACCGTCGTGTACGGCGGGTACTTCTTCAAGGTGTGTCTCAGCATCGCCATAGCCTCCACCTTGAGATTGTTGCGATACCGGGCACGAATCTGAATTGTGTAGAGAATGTCAAAAGGTACGGCCTGTGCCTTATCCTCGTAGGCGTCAGATCCAAGGGTAAATACCTCACCCGTGATTGGATGCGTCCACGTCACGAGATGAGACCCAGGGGCTGGAATGAAGTACTGCTGGTTTCCCAGGTGCCAGCGACTCATCGCCGGGTCCATTGAATCCCTGCGAACTACAATCGACGGAAGGATCTTTGGATCGATCACCTCATCCGGGAAAGCGAAGTAAATCGGAATTCCTTCGAACGCAATGTTCCCGGTCTCCGGCGGTGCCGACACTCCAGAGATCTGGACGACGTACATATCTCCAACCGTGTTCACGACCCCGCCAAGCGTCGTGATGACGCCACGATCGAAGTCGCTCAGCCAGACGTCGCCGGTCCTGGCGTTATCCTTGGACAGGATATGACTCGACATCAGAGACCAAGCCTCTTCTGGAATCCCATGTACTTAGAAGCCTGACCAGAGGAGATCGTACTCATTCTCTTCGGCCAATTCTTGTACGTCTTCGAGTTCGGGTCGGTCATCGCGTTCTTGATCTCATCGAACCTGTTCGCAAGTCCAGCGACCGTCCGCTTGATGGACCCGAAGACTTTCCTGAAAACCGGCTTACCTCTGGCTCCACCGCTACCGAATTCCAGGTTCAGCGCCTGCATTGCCAGATCTGGTACCGCCTTAGCGTTTCTCTTGATGCGCCCAGGCGTCCCGGGCTTGTACGGCTTGATACTGCGACCGGCCTCCTTCAACTCCCTGAGAACTCGGTCAAGTATTTTCCACTTCTCATTCGAGATCTTCTCAGTTTCCCTTGTCGTCGTTTTCCGTTGAACAACGACCCCTTCGCTCTTCTTCGGCAAAAACGGAATCGTGTCCGCTGTCCAAGGGCCGTTGCGCTCCAAGATCAAAACATCCTCGCCGGCCGGCTGATTTCCCTTCTTTGGGATAATCGAAATCACCGTCTTTGAGGCGTCGATTTTCTTGATATTGCGACCCTTCGAAGGGATGTGAATCGCGAAGGCAGCTTCCTTCCCCTTCTTCCCGGCGCCGACCTCAACAAGCTTCAGCGACTGCCTCAGCTCCTCGTAGTCGTTGGTCGCTGGGATCTCCTCAAGTAGAGCGTCAAAGGCCTCCTTAGCAACGGCGTAGGAGATCATCCTCGCCATCGCCTCGCCTCGCTCAACAAGCTCCTCCGTCGCCAGCCGCCAGTTCCCTGATGTCTTTGGCGTCTGACGGATATCGACGAACTTATTGAGGCCCATCTCTTACCACTTCAACTTGAGGAGAGATTGGCGTCTCTGCGGGGCGTCTTTATCTGTGATTTGTTTCTCGCCATCCTTGGAGATAAGGACGACGTTCGGCGCACGTTTGCCTTCAGGTTTCAGCGTCTTGATCATTTCGACGTGAGCCGAACAGACGCCGATCACCCTGACGCTGTTATCCACGCGCACCGCATGCGTAGCCCGATCTCCACAACGAAAGCAGAATTGGTCGAACTGAGTCATCGGCCCGCGATATTCGTGGAACACGTCACCGGCAATAGGAGACCCGCAGCCGTCTACCGCGAGACATCTGTCGTCAGGGACTCCCCTGTCCCTTGCTTCCCAGTACTTCTCGCAGGTCGCACACACAATCGACAATCCGCTGGCAACAGCTGCTGCAATCTTCGTTGAATCCATCATGGTGTCGTCCGCCTTGATTTATCGACGTAGTTGGCAGCCTTGATCAGTAATTCAGGATTATCCATGAAGTTACCAAGACCGAGATTGCACGGATTGCAAAGCAATCCCCTTACTGCAGACGTCTCATGGCAGTGATCGACGAAGAGGTTGGTTCTCGAACCATTGTTGGCTGACCTAGATCCACAGATGGCACATCCACCAGACTGATTCTCTAGAATCGCCTCGTACTCATCCACGGTGATTCCGTGATCGTGCTTCAGCTTTGCATTTCTACGGCTTCTTGCGTTTCTCTCGCCGTTCTTGGCTTCATTCCTTGCCTGGATGGCCTTTTTCTTTTCTGGATTTCGTCGAGCCCATTCCGCCTGACGATCGAGCGTCTGCTTCCTGAACTCAGGATCTGACTCATTCCGCTTCGCTACGTATTCTCTCTGCGCAACATACAGACGAGTCTTGTTCTCTGCCCAATACCTACGAGCATTCGCTCGCTTGTCATCGATGTTTTTGAATGGCATCTGAAGGGACATAGTATCAGATCCATAAATCGAGCGCGCAGACGATGCTAAGGCCACTGGAAACCGCCACGGCAATCTTGGCCGGATCCATCACCATTAGCTGTACCGAACCTTCTCTCGGTGCATGTCGCGATAGAGGTTCAGGAACATTCCCTCAGGAGCAACGCCGGCCGCCGCCGCAGCGCTACGCATTCCATTGAGAACGTCCATGACGTCGGAGAGCTTCGCCTTGCGTGCCTTCTCGCGGTCCGCAGGATCCGAGAACATCCGCGTCGTGCAATCACTCTTGGTCGGGGTCATCGTTCCAGTCGGCTGAGGGGTCAGATAAGACTTCGCCAGCTGAGGACCCTCCTTGGGATCTCCTGCCGGTCCGTAGACCGTCTGACCAAGCTCCGGATAGCTCTCGTTGACATGTGCGGCCACGGCCTCGTCTGCTGCTTGGAGCGCCTTGCCAGCGAAGTAGACAATCCTCGGGATCACACCCTCGTCCAGCGAGAGCTTCGCGAGCGTCACGAACGAACCAATGTTCATCCAGCTCGGCTTCGAGCCGCTCTCCTCAAGCTCATGCCACTCAGCCCTGAACTCGTCCGTTCCCTCCTTGAAGGACTGAACGAGACCGAGGAACCGCTGTGGCACGAGCATCATGAAACCGGCCATCTTGGCCACGCCGTCCCAGTCCATCTCGGACAGGGCCTCGCAGACCGCCTGGTCTACAACCGAAGTAGCTTCCAGCGTGTCCACGACCTCAGCAGGTGAACGAACTGTCTCCTCTTCCTCTGTCTCGTCCTCGATGGACTGACCGCCAAGCATGGCCTCAACCTCGCCGATAAGAGATCCGCTCGCATAAACGGACTCCTGACCAACCTGCGAGGTGGTCATCCGCTTCTTCTTCTTCGGTTCGGCCTCTGGCTCCTTTGCCTTCTCAGGCTCCTTGCCACTACCGGCAACGTGCGCGATGCCAGGAGATGCATCTTTGAAGCCCTTCTTGACGTGACCAGCAAACTTGCCGATAGCCCGGCCGATGTGACCGAGAACGCCTGGGCCCTTCTTCTTCTCTGGTTTCGAGTCGCCGTCGTCGGAGTCGTGGTCCGAACCAGAATTCGAGTGGCTCTTACCAGTAAAGCCACCAACCACACCCTTGGCGAGAGTACCGCCAACGTGACCGACCGCCTTGAGCGCTCCGGTGACGAGTCCACCGCCAACCTTGGCGGTGCCCTTAGCGACGCTCTTCGCTGCGTGGCTGACCGCTTTGCCGGGGGCATGAAGGAAGTCGCTGGCCTTCTTGAAGGCGCCGCCGACCTTCTTCATCGCGCCGATGGCGGCAGTCCCTGCCTTCTTTAGGCGGCTACCCTTCGGAACCGTCTTCTCGGGTTCATCAGCGTGTCGCGCCTTCGCAGCTGCATGCGCGGCATCCCAGTCCTTGTCCTGTTTCTCACGGTGTGCCGCGAGGGCAGCGCCAGGCTTCTTGGCAGCAAGTGGATCGCTGGCCATATCCTTGCCGTGTTTGGCCATCTGCTTCTTGAACGAAGGGACCGTTGGCTTAGCCTTGATCGCTGGTATCTTCATCCCTGGCTTACCGGAAGCGCTCTTAAGAGCAGGCTTCGCTGGGCCACCCTTCGGAACAGGCGGAATCGCCGGCATCCTGCTCTTCAGCTTCGCCGTCCCTGCCTTGATGACGTCATCCGCAGCGTCCTCGAATAGATCCTGGACATGCTCCGGCATGAGCTTGATGCGACTCGGCCAGCAGAGGCCTTCGAGCACCATCTCGGCCATGCCGTCTGGACCATTGATGGCGAGATCTTCGATCTGGTTGAAGGCGTCTTCGCCAACCCACTCATGGAAGTCAACGACATCGCAGAACTCCCGGTAAGGGAGCAGCGCCAGGGTTCCGAGAACGAGATCGTAGTTCTCGTCCGTCGATTCCATGAACTCGCGTTGAATGAACGAGCCGACCAGGTCGACCTCGTTCAAGATCCTGGGCTCATCATCGAACGCGAACGGCATCGGGAAGCTCTCGTTCATCGCCCCGGTCAGCTCCTCAATAAGCGAACCGGATATGGCGTAGAGTGACGATTCGTCGAATGTCGGTGTGATGCCGTAGACGTCACGAAGAACCCTGGCAACATCGACAGCAAGGCCCTTGGATAGCCGCATCGACTCCAGGTAGCTCTCGATGACCCTCTTGGGGATCGTGTCGGACTTCCTGAGGCCGCTCTCCTTGACGAGCATCTTGGCGACCTCGTCAGGGATATAGCCCGCACCTGGCGACACCTGGCCGCTTGGGTTGAACTGGCTCACCGGATCTGGGTTACCCATGTACACGGGGTTTCCGGGACCAGCGAACAGCCAGGCCGAAGACTCGTTGACGCGCTTGCTGAAGCGCTTTGCTTTGTTGGTGTGCTTGCCTGGCATCTGAATCTCCTACGGTGGGGTGATCCGGCGTTCCGCCCCGAACTGCGTGCGCCTCTTAAGGGTGAGTTCGAACTGAGTAAACGTTGGCGACATATTGATGTGGCCATCGTTCTTTGTCTTGGTCACATCAAAGAACAAGCCTTTTCCCATCGACCAACGATCATGATACGGCGTCCGCCACATCTCGATGATGTCGCCTTCGGATGGGTATGGCAGGTTCTTCTCGTCGAGATGCGCTCGACTGATAATTACCTTGGCATCCCACTCACGGCTGTATCCGGTCTCTTCCGTAAGGAACTCGTATTCGGGATACTTAAGCACCGCCATGATTCGGTTCGGACCGTTAATCACGCGTTCGGTTGGCTCGCCGTAAAGCGGATCTATCTTCGAGCGGTTTGGGATGCTCGACGCATCGTGGGCGTAGTAATTGATCTCTTCGCCAGTCAGCTCAATCAGGTCCTGATTGATGCAGTCGAAGAGTTCAAGCTCGCTATCGTCGAGAACCTTACCCATGGATAATCGCTAGGGATAGATATCACAGGCTTGCGGTTACTGGGTGAAGAACGCCATCGGCTTGGCGCTCTCGTAGATCTCATCCTCAAGCTTGTCCATTTCAGCCCTTGCCTGCGCCATCAACGTATCGCCGTTTAGCGACACGTTGCCCTGGGCTGTAGGCCACGTGCTGTACTTGGAGTAGATGATCCCTAAGTCCTGCTTCGCCCAAGCAAGGGCGTATCGACGGACAAGGAGCTGATCTCTCTCAGGAAGCTGTTCGATGTTGGCGCAGCAGCTCTTGTACTCGACGAACACCTTGCCGCCGCCCTTCGGATCTGGAAGCAGAAGAAGGGTGTTCTTGTGCTGGAAGTACAACCAGTTCTTCTCGGCGTTGATCATCCTCTTGGCCATCTCGACGTACTGCATGGACTGCAGAAGCGAGCTGTAAAGCCCACCCGATGATCCGGCCGTAAACACGCTGTACGGGACCTTCTCGTCCTGCGCGATGTTGTACGGCGCAAAGATCATCGAGACATCGAGAGGATTCACCTGAAACGCGACATCGCAAACCATGTCGCAGTCCTCAGGCATCTTGTACTCAACCTGACCTGCGTACAGGTCCATGGTGATGTCGCGATCTACACCCTTCTTCGCGGCGAACCAGCGGATCGCCTCCTCAACGGCGTCGTCTAGTTGCAGCGCGTCCAGACAGACCCTCGTCACTGGCTGACCCAGCCGGCGGAGGATCCACTTCTTCAACTCCGCCTCCGTCATTGCGCTGCATCTCGCCATCGCTTGCTCCCTTGGCAGTTTCCTCTGGGAGGATAGCAGCCTTCGGCTCCTCGATCTTCGGTGGATCTGCCTTCGCCGGAGCAGCAGCCTCCTCAACCTTCACGATGAAGCCAAGAGCCACCAGCGGCTCCCAGTCGTCGCCCTCTGCGGTCTCGCCGTCCAAGAGGAACTTGCCAGAACGGTCTGGGTATGGAACCGGACCGCAATTCTTCACCTTCTGATACTTGGCCATTTCATTTCTCCAGGGCGATCAACTTGAGGTCTTCCTCAACTCGGCGAAGGCGTTCGTCGGCCTCCACGGTATTGTTGCGAGTCTCTTGTAGCAGAGAACTCATCCGGTCGGCCATTAGACCGATCTCGTTTATCGCCTGTCTGTCATGAGCGATATCATCGTGTTCGCTGTTGATGCCGTTGCGCGGCCTTGAGTGCCTTCCCGGAGGATCTGAATCCGTAACATCGAGCCCAAACATTCTTCTCTCCGCGAGAGCATCCGGTAAGGCTGGCATCATCGTCTCCTTTGGGTAACGCATCAACATCACTAGGCTACTGCCATTATCCATTGTATAAAACCAAAGAATAGAAGCGGCATACCTATGATAACAAAAACAAAAAGCCCAGGTGTTAGCCTGGGCTCAGTGTAACTCTCAGCGCCCCAATCACTGGGGCTGTTGCTTAGAGACCCGTGAAGGTGATCCGGCCGTAGTACTCGCTACGGAGAACCTTCTTGCCGTATCGGGTACGGAGACCCTTACGGTAGGAGAAGTCCGCCGGATCGAGGAACGTCGGCGTGACCTGCAGCGGGATGTACGGCGCCCACACGTAGCCGGCATCCAGGAAGCTCGCGCCCTTGAGACCGACAAGCATCTTGTCCGACTCGAAGAACGGATCCTCGTAGACCACCCACTTGTTCATGAGGGTGCCGACCTTGTAGATACCGAACTGGCCGTGCTGCGTCAGAGGACGCGGCATGTCAGCCGGGCCGTACGGGCTCGCGCCACCGGAGACCCAGAGCGGACGGAAGTCGCCATGGGTGGTGAGCTGCGCCAGACGAGCCGAGACCTCGGGCGACGTCACAAGGAAGTTCGCGGGGGCGCGAAGGGTGTCCTTGTGGATGAAGTTCGAGATCTTGCTGATCGTGGTGATCATCGACCGGAGGTGATCCAGCTCGCTGATGCCGGCGGGCGGCGTGAGCGAGAAGGTGTCCGTGCGGCCCGAGGCCGACGTCACGTACAGGTCGTTGATGATCTCGCGGTCGATCTCAAGAGCGATCTCCTGAGCGATACCCGAGACCAGCTCGGTCTCTGCGTCGAGACCGTGGAACGCGCGCAGATCCTCGGCCGCTTCCGACGACCAAAGAGCCTTGAGGCGACGCGGGATCGCTTCGATGGGCTGCTTGGTGATGTCGAGGTTGACCTGCGGGATCTTGGTGTTCAGCTCGCCGTCGTAGAAGTAACGGGCGACGATCTTGTTGTTCAGGACGGGGGCCGTCGTGAACTTGAACGCCGTGACCGCACCCGAGCCGTAGTTGACCGCGCCGGCCGTGACGGCGCCGGTGAAGCCACCGGAGCCGTTGTCGGTACCAGTCTGGACGATCGCACCCGTGGTCGGGTTGAGTTCCAGGATCTGAACCGAGAAGCCCAGCGACGCGTTCAGCGGGCGGACCGGAGTCCACGAGAGAACGGCCGCGAGAGCCGCGCCAGCACCACCGTAGGCAGCGCCGTCGCCGAGGGCCAGCTGCTCGTCGCGCACGAACTCCGAGGAGTAGTCGCGATCGAAGTCGCGCGGGAACACCGCGCCAGCCTGGGTGGAGCCCTTGTTCGACCCGTACTTGTAGTCGAAGAAGAACACCGCGCCGATCGGGGCCGTCATCGGCTGAACCGAGACGATCTCGTTGGCGATCAGGTTCGGGAACACCCTCCGGAGAACCGGAAAGATGAACTTGGTGAAGGAGCCGACGTTGAGCGTCTTGGTCTCCTCCTCCATGTTCTGGAGCCACTGCGACTCATTTTCCATGAGCATCGCCGTGACACCACGGGTGTAGGGGTTGTCGATCCCCTCAAGAAGTTCTCCCCATTTTCCAATGAGGGACTGAATGAACCCCTTGTCGGCAATCGACCGCCGGTTCTCAGTCAACATTAGCTGTCTCGCTTCCATAAAATCCTCCGTGCTCTAGTTGCTCTGAGTGCCCTTGTCCGGCAGCCCCGATAGGGCACGGATCTCATCGAGATTCGCTCCGAGCCCGTTGTAATCGCGAGCGGCACCATTATTGGCGCCTCTCTGGGATCCCTCTTCCTGCTCCTGCAGATACTCGCGTGTGTTGCTGTTCGTCAACTGACGAACTCGCGCGCGAGCGGCCTCGATGTCTTCGTTTACCGAAGCCCTCGGCAGGGTCTTAGTCATCAGCGAGTCGACCTCTTCCTTGGTCGACGGGCGCGATGCCTCCGTCAGGGTACGTGCGTACTCCTGGTTCGGGTGATTTGCGAGGCGCTGCTCCAGGTAGACCTGGGCTGCGAGGTGCTTGGTCGCTTCCAGCGCCTTCTCGGCGATTTCCTTCTGGCGAGCAACCTCTTCCTTGAGGGAAGTCATCTCCGTGTCGCGCTTGGCGACCTCGGAATCCCTGGCAATGATGGACTCAGCGATCACGACGATCTGCTTGTCCAACTCCTTGAGGGTCTTGAACTGCTTGACGTCGCCGACCATGGCGCGGATCTCGTCCGCGTGGCCAATGTCGTTGAGGCGCTGCTCCAGGTGATACCTGTAGCCGGCTTCCTTGGCGATGGCGGCGAGCTTGAGGGCTTCGGTCTTGAGATTCGCGATCTCCAGATCCTTGGCGGCCAGCTGGGACTCCAGCTGCGCAACTTCCTCTTCCTTCGCCTTGACGACCGACTCAACGTCAGCTGGGATGATCCACGGACGGAGTAGATCCTTCAGCTCGGCAAGCGTCTTCTTCGCGCCGGCAACGGCAGGATCGTTGGTGAGGCGCTCAGTGACGGCCTTCTCCATCTCCTTCTTGGCGTCAGCAACGGCAGTCGCAAGCTTCTCGGCGAATTCGCCACGAAGATTGGTAGCCGCCTCCTGCTTGGCGCCAAGGATCTTCTTGGCCCAGATCTCGGCGGCACGCTTCTCGTACTCGCGCTCAGCATCGTCAGTGAAGTGCTCGGCAAGCTGCGGATGAGCCGCCTTGAACTCTTCCCAGGTCATGTTCTCATCCATAGAAGCTGCCTCCACTGCGCGAGGCGCCGGAGCGCTCTCGACGTTGATTTCTGGGTACGCGCTCTGCTGTGCGGGCTCAGCAACGAAGTCGAACGTCATCAAGCGGTAGTCCGCCTGAACGACTTCTTCGCCCTTGAGATTTGGCTTCGTGGTGCCGAACCCACGAGACGAAACACCAACTGCACCACCGGCCTCGATGATTGCCTTGAGGTTGCGGCCCTCGTCGGTATCGAGGATGTGAGCGGTGCCGACAACGACATCGCCTTCCATGTGCAGGTCGGAAATGATGTGGCTGACGCGCTTGAGCTGGGTGCGTCCATCCATTGGATGGTCCAGCTCGCCGTAGACCTTCATTTCCTTCATCGCCTTCGCGAGGCGACCGATCTCACGCTCCCAGAGCGTGGCCGGGTAGAGACGCTTGTTCTCGGTGGCGCGATCCGAACGAGCGAACTCACCCCTGGCAATGAACTTGCCTGGACCCGACTTGCTCTCCTCCAGGGTTGTGGCCCTGAAGGTCAGCGTATCGACGAGTAGTTTTGATTTGCTCATTATCTTCTCAGCCACCTGAAGGTCCCGCGAAAATCCGATCTGGCGCTCAAAGGAGACTTAAAGCCGACGTCGTACTCGAAACCGAGTCCTGACTGCGCTTTTCGTCTCTTTGGGTTCCTCGTCGATTTTCCTCCTAGACCGTCTCTGGGTTCGATTCCAAACGCCATCTCGCGGCGTCCTGATGAATAGGCCGTACGTCTGGCCCTGGGCTCCTCAGTCTTGAGCCCTACTTGCCGAAAGGGCCCTTCTTGCCTGCCTTCAGCTTCGCCATGCGGGCGGCGATTCCACCCTTGTCGTCGTCCGAGTCGTCATCATCGTCGTCCGAGTCATCATCGTCATCGTCGTCCGAGTCGTCGTCATCCGAATCATCGTCGTCGTCCTTGTCGTCATCATCGTCCTTCTTCATCTCGGAGATGGTGGCATCGTACGCTTCGACGGCGTCCATGAGGGTCAGCGTCATCTGGCGGAAAGCGTCCTTGACGGACTCCAGATCGAGATCTTCCTCGTCTTCCTCGTCTTCCTTGGCCTTCGCGGTATCCTCAAGGATGCCAACCGCCTCGATGGCGTTGTTGTAGAGGCTCTCCATCGCAGAGATCGCCTTGTCGACGTTGTAGTGCTCGGCGATGTCGACGAGGCGGTTCGCCAACAGCGAACAGTTCTCACCGATGAGGTTGAAGCCATGGACAAGGCCGTTGAACTCCTCGTCCATCTGCGAACCATTGAGGAGGGCCTCAACTTCGCTGACCAGCTCAGCAGCGCGGCTGAGGTTGGCGCCTTCCTTCTTCATGCCGGCGATGCTCTTGACCGGCGCACGGCCCTGGGCGACGGCCGGAGCCTGACCCTTGTCCTTGACGTTCTTCATGATCTTGCTCTTGAGGAGCTTGTAGCCAGCGTTGACGTGACCGTCCTCGGACTTGACGCGGGACTCCTTGCCGCCGTGAGGAGGCGAGTACGATCCGCCGCCCTTGCCCTTCTGGGAGCCGCCATCGGAATCGATGTCGTACTCACCATTGCCGTCGTCTGGAGACTGCTTCGGCTTGAGCTGCTTGGCGTACTTGTGACGAGCCGGCGTAGCCTGGCTATCGTCATTACCGGCGGCCGTGCTCGGATCCGGCGACGGGATGTCACGCGGAGATGCCGAGTCGTCGGTCTCGGAGATCTCCTGCGTGTCCTTCGCGGGGAGAAGGCCGATGGCGCGGAAATCCTCTTCGAGGGTCGTGAGCTGGATTGGGTAACGGTGAATCATTTGGCTTCTCCTATAGTCCGTCGAGGTTTCCGGCCCTACGCCGCATCGTCGAGTGCGCCAGCCATACGCTGGACGAAGCTTCCGGCAATCTCACAGTCCGTTAGCGACTCAGCGATGGTGTCGTAGACCTGCCCAAGGCACATAACACACTGCTCGTTTTCGATCGTGTCGGCAACCAACGACCGGATCTCCGCAAGATCTGAGATTAGATCCTCAGAGAAGAAGCAAAAATGAGACAGGACGTCTTCCTCAGACTCGTCCAACTCATCCTTGCTGATGGAATCTTTGAATGGGAGGTACGCGGCTTCGACGGCCTCATGAAGAGCACGAAGACGCTCTGCAAGCACCCCGAGATCGCTCTCGGCCATGCCCCTGTACGTCTCGAACTTCTCTTCCGGGATCTCGTCGGTCTCGTACATCGGCTTGTACTTCGCTTCGAGGGCTGCACCCCGAATTGACTCAAGCCTGTCGACGACTTGGCGGCTGATTTCCTTCCACTGGGTGGAGAGGGCTTCACGCCACGGCCGTCCAGAAGTCACAGCAGCCTGCGCTTCCGCAGGGTAGTCGCGCGCTTCAGACACCTGCTGTTGCTCCTGCAGATCTGCGAGAACCAAAATCTTACCGACTGCGTCCTTGCTCTCAGACATCAACGCATCAACCGCACTGAGAGAGAACTCCTTGACGGACTTCGTCGCATTTGAAGAGCTAACAACCGGGACATCAACCTTCTCTGGAGAGAGAAGTGTCAGTTCACCATTGTTGTGCTCAAACTTGACACTGAAGTAATCACCGGACGACGTCCCAACGATCATTCGATCGCTGAACGTCGCCATTCGTGTGACCTCTTCACTATCCTTAGCAAAGACAGAGCGGCTCTTGTGTAGAGCCTCATCCAGAGCCACACCGAGATGCTCATGCGAGCCCTCAATGAGGGTCTTGATTGCGTCTACGGAAACAATCCGAGCCGCAGAGGTTTGGTTCTTTGCCACCAGATCTGACCTTTGTTGAGCGGATACTGGTGCAAAGGATCGCGTGTGTCAAGCAATGGCAGATCCGTTGAGTAAATGGATTTACCTGCCAGGCATACTATGCCTCAGTTCCTCAACGAGCTGACCCAACTCATCGAGTCTCCTGGCCAATCCTGTGTTCGACGCGAGGATCTTTTCGAGATTGTCGCCAACCAATTTCTCGTGCTCGCGATTGCCATGGAATAACTCTTGTTCGGATATCTGGCGATATCCAAGGCGCTGTCTCATTTGTGGCCACATAGAGGACAGACTGCCCACGGAGCGAATGTGTTTGCGCAGGTCTTCTGCTGCTTGCGTGCCCGGCTGGACTTGCGCGGCCTGCTGCTGCTGAAGATGTGTTTGTGCCGCCTGCTGCTGCAGTGCTGACTTGTTTTGAACGTCCATATTGAGACCCATCGCCTTGGCCTGGATCTCAGCATCGGCGAGCTGCTCTTGGTGGCGCTCCTTGATGATGTACTCGATCTCTTCGTCGCTAAGTCCAAACACCTTCTGGAGAATCCAGTGCAGTGACACGAACTGACTCATGCGTCCCGCGAAGTCCGCCTTCGCGTTTCGAACCTCAAGCTGAGCCAGCTCGAAGATCGAACTCGGGGTCGTCATGTAGACCTCGAAGTCGACCTTCGATGGATCAATACCGAGGGCCGCGAGGTGGATACGGCACTTCTTCTTCAGACCGTTCCTCACTTCGCGTTGAATACGCAGGACGGTTCTGGCGAAGCGCACATCCTCTTGCGAAAGCACGCCCTTGGCGCGAGGGGCCTCGGATCCGAGGTAGACCTTGGGCACTTTTATCGCAGCATAGAGCTTCAGCTTGAAGTACTCGATGTCCTCCATGTGCTGCCAGGACGGCGAGCCCACGACGTCGATCTTCGTTGCCTGAACACCCTTGCGGACAGGAACAAAGAAGTCCTCGTCCTGCGAGAGCGGGTTGTACTTGAGATCGAGTTTGCCGGTCTGCGGGTTGTAGAACTTCGTCTTCTTGTACTGCTGCCGCATCTTGTGAAGGAAGCCCATCGCTTCCTTCGGCGGCATGTCACCAACGTCAATGTAGAATGCGTAGCGCTGTGGAGCGCGCTGCAGCCGGTACACCATCGCAGCATCCTCAAGAAGCATGAGGCGCTTCCAGATCCAGCGAGCTGGCTCAAGAACTGAGTAGCCATAGATCGAGCGGCGATGCTTCGAGCGGAGTCGATAGTGGACAACTTCCCAGTCCTCAAGTGCGGCGTACTTGTACTGAGGATTGTTACTGCCTGACGCGCGCTGCGCGAGGAGCTGCTTGAATTCCTCTGGGCTGTATCCGAAGCGACCCTTGTAGTCCTGGACGAAGCCAAACAGCTCGCCTCGACGACCTTCAATGCGACGCATTGTTGGCGGAGGTAGGAAGTTCATTCCTACGAGACCGTCTCCAGTGACGAGAAGCTCTTCGTAGTCGTTGCCGTACTTGACGAGAGTACGGCAGATCTCCCAGACCTCTTCGTCAACGCGAAGTCTCTTCCATAGAAGGTCTTCCAGGATCGCCTGAACGGTCTTGTCCGGGCTGTCGACCCAGCAGACCTTGTTCATCAACGACTCCACTTGGGTCGCGTCGTCAGCGTAGATATCGATCGCGCTGGCTAGCTCCGGGTAGTCGTCCATTTCCTCGTAGTCGACAAACCTGGCCATCAGGTCGTGTTCGAGCTTGAGGTAGTCGCTGAGGATGTCCTGGCCGTAGGACTGAAGTAGATCGAAACCCGTCTGGGGATATCCAGAGTTGGTCCCGCCCTTAGCGAGGTTGAGGACGATCTGCTCCTTGTCGAAGCGGAGCATCCCTCTTACGCGGTGACCGATATCGCCCCAGAATCCCATGGAATTACGCTACCTTAGCCTTGGAGTGCGAGCAACTCTCGCCGTCTCTTTTGGCAAAATTGCAGTTGATACAAAGAACCTGGAATCCTGCCGGGTAACCATTAATCGCGACCCATGAAATCATGGATACTCCAGCGCCGATCTCACGCCTATGCTCGGCCCCATTGCCGTTGACGTGATCCAGGCAAAGGAACTCAAACGTCTGCTCATTGCAGCACGCGCAAGCGGAACCGCCATATCGGTCGAATACTGCACGTTTTCGAGCAAATGATTTAGTTCGATCTTTGTCGAATCGATCGTTTGCAGCCTCCCTACGCCGATGCGAACAGTATCCGTAGTAACCACGAGAGCCATTGCAATTCATGCAGAGAACCTGGAATCCGGTCGGGTATCCGTTCTTCTTCAGCCACCTGTACAGCGGCTGGCTCTTCCTTGGTCCAGTGCCGTCGTAACCGTTGACGTGATCGATGGACAAGAACGACCGGCCGGCCTCGGAACAACAAGCGCACTTACTGCCATAGGCGACCAGAACCTCCTCCTTGAGGAGACGGTTCCGTTTCTTGACCCCGTCGTTCGAGACGGCTCGACAGGCCGCGCACATCTTGTGCGGTGCCTCGATCAACTTGCCGCATTCATGAACGCTGCAAACGTCTGGCGTCTTAACCTCGACGGCTCTCTTGGCTCGACGCCACTTGCCGAGTCGTTCCAGGCAGGAGTGGCAGCGCTTCTTTCCGCTAGCGGCGAGCCGGCTGCAGTATGGAAAATTCGAGCAAACACCCGGCGGCATCGCCAAGCGCTTCTCGTCTCGCCACTCCTTGCTGCCGACCAGATGCATCTACAGTTCATCCTCTCCAAGGCGGTGAAGCGCCACGCGAATAATCCAACAAGATCCGCTTGATATCATCCCGCATGATGCTGCTGAAACTAAAAACGGCGCGTCGATTTGAGGACTTAGCCCAAGCAGGAACCAACCAATCCCCACGGGCACGCTAAGGCACATCGGGCACATTATCCAGTAGCCGAGAACTGGAATCGGACAAAGAAAGTCCCGAAGCCACTTGAAGATCTTCCCGCTGGTTACGATGTTCGTAACCCCGTAGCAGGAAAGAATAAAGCAAATTAGGTTAGTCATATCGAATGCCGGGTCACCGACAGTGCCCGGCTAAAGTAAGCAGCCGTTCTTGCACCGACGGACGGGACGGATCATGCGCTTGCGTGGCGTTGTAAATTCAACCATGAGTTCTCCTCTCGGATCTGAGATCCTGTTCTAGTTCTTCTACTGTCTCTGGAACATCGTCGATTACTTTCTCGTCGGTGGCCAGCACCGGAGAAAGACAAACCGAGTCGATCGGGATCGGTTGGTGGTCGCCGAAGTCAGCAGGGCTTGGACCCTTGCTTCGAGCGTCAGCCCATTTCGAGTCTGACGTTTTCATAAAAGCCAAAGCACTTCGCATGAGTTCGTTCTCCATGCGAGATGTATCGGATTTTTGGATTTCTCCAACATCTTCGGTCACATGATCCAAAACAGAAAGACCACGCTCTTCGCTCCCATCGTTGGGATCAAGAGACGTGGCCTCGTCCTGTTCGCGCTCAATCGACATTGAGCGCAGACTATCACACGGATCTGCGACTGAACTACCAGGCCTCTATGTGAAACGTACCAGCACCCTTTACGGCAATTCCACCTTCGTGCCGTTTCTCATAGATGCGTTCGGTGCCAGACAGAATGAAGCCGTGGTCGATCGTTCCGTCGAATGAGATCCGCAGATCACCGCCTACCGCTCTCACGGCAATACTGTGAGACCAACCTTGCTCTGGCACCAGCGGATCTGCCGGGTTCGCCTTCACGAACGGCCACTTGTTGTCGGCGTAGTTCGCCGTGGCCGCTCCTGTTTGATAGAAGCGGATCGACTTAATGCTCGACGGCAGTGTTGCCGGGAATGTAGGAGTCTCAACGGCCATGGCGGGATCCTACCTTAGGGCGTCGTCGGCGTAACGGGCGTCGTCGGCGTAACTGACACGGCCGTGCCACCAGTCGCCATGACTGGGGTGACTGCGACAACTTGAGTGACGGGCTCCTTCACGCCATCGAACAGCTTAGATTCGATGAGCATCGACAGCTCGGTGGTAGCCTTCTCTGGAAGCTTCATGGCGATCAGCTGTGCATTGACGAACTTCATCGCCTCGTCCAGCTTCTGCTCGCCGGGCGTCATGTCGCGGCCCTTTTTCACGGCCGCGATGCTCCTTTGCTCAACAGCCTTGATACCCTTGATGACTAGCTCGTCAACCTTCTGGTCATACTGAAGAGCGCCTTCGAGATGCCACTTCTTCGCCAGCTTGCGGAGAAGGAGGCTCACAAACAACGTAGCCACGGGCGTGATGATCATGAAGATCACCGGAATCATGTTCTCAAGTACCGTCTGCCACATCATGGACTCCTTTTACGTTTGACGACCATGTCAGGCGGTGGCCTGGATGGCTGTCGATCAGGCTGTTTATCCGCACCCGTCTCGGCGGCCTGAACATACGCCAAAAGCGATCTTTGGAACACCTCGCCCACCGAGCATCCCTGCTGGCGAGCAATCTGAGCCACCTGCGTATAGACGCCTACCGGCACGAGAAGAAACGTGTATTCCTCCTCTGGAGCGTCTCCAAGGGCATTGGATGCATCGTCCTTGGGTTCTGGTCGTATCCTGTTCATATTACTTTGAATATCCTAAGATCTGAACATTTCTAATAGAAAACGCTCTTGCTGGCACCAAGTGCGCCAGCATCGCTGAGGTACCACTCGATGCCCATCTCAAGGAGACGATACTCGGCCGGATCTATCTGTCCGCGATGAACGCCAGCCTTGGACAGGGCCCTCAGGAGAATTGAATGCTTTGCCATCCCCTTCTCCTTGTCCATAACGTCCATCGCCTTCTCCCAGACTCGCCAGGCCATCTCCGTCCTGAATCCAAGGCCAGGTGACTTCCTGAAGTCGTACCGACCGCCTTCTCCATTGCCGTCGTGTTGAAACCCGGGACCGCCAATCACTGGACCGCCGACACGCATCGGCACCGATGAAAAGCTTGGCAGCTGGTAGCCGCCCATCGCAACGTTCGGTGCGTCGTTAAAGTACTCAACCAATGCGGTCCGCACCAAACGCATCCTTGGTCCCTGAGGGAACGCGTCGCCGCCCTCGTTCGCTCGATCACTTCCAGGCTTCAGGCCAAGCGCGCGACGCATTTCGTGCAGCACCCTGGCCCTAGATGGTTTGACGTTCAGTGCCTCGCCTATTCCCGAACCTGGAGAAGGAGGCGCCGGAGGAGCTTCTGCGGGTGCTCCACCCGAATCGTTTCCAGATCCGGGGCGGTAGGTGTACGGAGTTCCGATTCTAGAAGGGTAGATTATCGGAAACACAGACAAAACGCGCTTCCGCTTCTTGCGTTTCTTGTGCTTCTTGGTCTCCGCCATGGGGTCATCCTATCAAGAAAGGCAGTGGTCCATCGTCGTCCACAATCTCGCGCTGTTCCTCTTGCTGTGGATCTGAGTGCTGCGACAACCCCTTGTACACCCCCATCGGGGCGCCGTGATACATCGTCGTCAACGTGAAGACGATGCCTGCCAAGGCGTCGGCCACATCCTTCGATTTACCAGCTGGGTGGTCGACCTTGTTGCGGATGTTGTCCTTCTGGATCCACTTCAACTCATCGAGAAGTGGTCGGTAATCGTAGAAGCTCAGCCGGTTCTCATAGAGGGCTTGCTTGAGGATGTCGTAGGCGTCCATCGGCTTGTCGACAGAGATTCGCTCAGTCGTCAGCCCCTTCCGAGCAAGCTGCTGCAGGGTGTCGGCTGAGTTGAACTGATCTGCCGAGACGAAGCTGACAGAGAAGCCCTTCGCTTGAAACTGGTAGATGAGCGACCTCAATCCTGCTTGGTCGATTTCGCCACCGACGGGCGGGCTGATACGCAGAAGGAAATCGACCCAGATCTCCGGTGCGCGCTCCGTGAATAGTTCCTGTGTCTCAGGATCTCTGCGAGACACCATCTTATAGCCGGTCACGCAGCCAACGGCGAAACCAGTCGAGTCGTCGTTCAGCGACGGGTCGATATGGACGTGCCTTGCTGAACCAGCATGGAACAGCGGCTGCCACTCGCGAACGAGTGACGCCCCTTCGCGTGTTTCAATCTGATGGGCAAGCTTCGACCAGATGAATCGGCCACCCTCGGTCTGCACCCACGCCTCCGTAGTGAACGGGTGCGAGCGGTTGATGTCAATGTTTGGAACGATCTTATTGCGCTGCTGGATGAACGGCGAGATGGAGACCGTCTCAATGCCGGCGATATCGCGAATCGAGTCTTCGACGTTGTTGACGAAGTCGTTCTTGAAGTCGATCGGGACCTCGATGATGAGCATTCCCTCCTGTAGCTTCTCGCGCAGTATGGGCACCTCTTCAGGATCGAGCACCTTCGAAGGAATGAGGTCGTTACCAACCAGAACGTGGAAGACCTCTTTTGAGAAAATCCCATCCGGCTTGACGTGCCAGGTGGCGTAGTCGCGAACGAACACCGTCGGGTCGTCCTTCGACTCACGAATGCGCTTGGCGGTGAAGTCGTCCCTGGTCTGCTTCGACGAGACAACGATCATCATACCTGGCAGCTTCCCGTGACGCTGGAAGCGCGACTTCATACGACGGATGAGCTGGTCGTAGAGAAACGAAGCCCTGTCTGTATTGCCGACCCGGCTCTCAATAGATCCCTTCTTCTTCATAGGGGCCAGGAAGTTCGACTCATCGATCCATGCGGAGAAGACGTTCAAACCAAGGGCAGCGCTATCGGTTGACGCACGCGCTGCCACCTGGATGTGATTTGGGAAAATAATCTCCTTCTTCATCGGCTTGAATGCGAAATTATCCTTGAAGTAGTCGCTCTCCTTGATCTTGTTCGCGATGTTCTCAAAGGCGACCTTGATGGCGAGGTCTTCCTTGACCGAGAGCACGACGAAGGAAATATCAGAGCCCTTACCGATGCCGAAGCTCTTATGCGGATCGCGCATACACGACAGCTCGTAGATGATTCGACAGGCTGCAATGGACGCAAAGAACGACTTACCCCAACCAATCGACCCTGACAGAATGGTTTCGCGGTAGTTACCAGCGAATAGCTCGTTCATGTCTTCCATCAGCTTTGGATAGAGAACGTCGCAGGTCTTGCCGAGGTAGTACGGATCCCGGACGAACGTCTCCATGTCGACGGGCTTGCGAATGTACTCGGCATCAGTCAGGACATCATAGATACGGGTTGGTACAACCTCGCCCTTCTCCTCCAGCTCATTGAAGGCTGGATCATCCATCTCGCGCAGACAGAGCATCACCGCCTGTTTCTCGTCGTCGGAGAGGTTCGCGAACTCCTTACTGAGCATGCGGACCAACTCTTCCTTGGTCTGCTCGCTCCTGACGCGACCGCCGAGATCGATAATCGCCATGACTACTCGTCCACGGGCTCGGGAAACGGCTCCACAGGCTCAGGGTCGACGTCGATGACCTTGCTGTCAGCGTAATGCGCTGCGCTGGCGATGATCTCAGTCGCATCGAGCTTTGCCCGCGCCCCCACCATCATCAGGGTCTCAACCATGCCGAGGACTTTCCGGCGACTATCTGGGTCGGACATTACCTTGCCGACTCCATCGGAGTACCGATCGGCAATCTGCACGGCCGCCGCTCCGGTCACTGAGACCTCGCCCAACTGTCTCTTGGCGATGCCAAGGTTCATCTTCAGTTCGGAAGCCTGGTTCAAAATCTTCATCGCGTAGAAAATCTCGCGTCCGGTCGACGGGAAGAGCTTATTGATCTTCTTCTCGTTCTCGACGTCGATCTTGATTCGATCCATCTGGAGGTCGTACAGCTCGTTGAGCTTCTCAAGCTCGTACATGCCGTTCGCGAGCCTCTGAGCCGTGTGGACCGCAACGCTCGTGTTCTGCGTCGTCAGCAGCAACTCGGCCGGAGGAATCGTGCTCCTGAACTCGTTGATCATCTTCTGAACATACGTAGCGCTCAGGTGTGTCAACTCCCCGCTTTCCTCTTGGATGAACTTCACAAGGTCTGGCGCCGACCACCCGAGCCTTAGCCTGCGCTCGACCTCATCGAAACATCTGCATTCCTGCAGGCTGGCGGCAGCCTTCTTCGGTTCCCTACTGACCGGACGGATCGGCGGACGTCTCGTGGTGCTCGACATAAGCTACGCAGATATTAGCCGAAACAGCTGATCACGCGCAAACATCCAAAAGGTAGCTTGGGATACTGGCGCAAGTGTTTGCGCGGCTACTGAGCCGGCTGAGCTTGCATTGCAGAGGTAAAGTCGAATCCCTCTGCCGTTGCTGCCGTTAGGATCTGATTCGTCGTCTCGACCACCTTCAGGTTGCGGCCCTCGTCGAAGGCGAACCCACGGCGTAGTGGAACGAGGATGCTGCGGGTGTGGTCGGTCGGGTTATCGATAACTGCGTCAGGATCCTCCTGGAGGAACACCAGTCTCGACACGAAGCCTGCGATGCACTCACGAGGGATGCCGATCTCCTCCATGATCTGGCAAAGCAGAACCACGGTTCTCTCGTCGGTTGCCTCGGACATCTGCCTGAACGTAGCCAGGCACTCCTCGCGTTCCCTGTCCGTGAAACCGTTCGCGAGGTAAATCGAATCAGTCCCGGACGGCGGGGCCCCTGGAGCCGGATCTTCCAGTGGTCCAGGAATATGCCGACCCCAGCCCTGTGCCCGTTGCGCAAGGTAATGGTCTGCCGCCGTCATCGGATTGGCCAGCGTTACACCAAAGCCGACAACCGCCAGGGAACCAGTGGACTCGTTGAACAACAGGTTGGCGATCGTGCGATTTCCAGTACCCAACACGAAGTCCAGCGCGATAAGCCGGTACATGCTGTACCTGAGCGCCGACGACGCCCTGGCGAACCTACTGGCCGGGTCAGGCCCAAGCATGGCCCAGTGGTCAACAAAGCTTCGAGCGTTCAACGGAACAAGCTGTAGCGCTCCCACGACCCCGTAGGTTTCATCGACGAGAATCGGGTCGATTCCATACTTCGCGGCCACCTTCTCTCGAACAGCATCCGAGATCAGCGGAACCAGATTGAGCGTCCGCACCGCCAACGGAGGAACCATGTCTTCGCAACCAAGGCCCTTAGCTATCTCGTACGCCGCCTGCTCGCGTCTGAGGATGTCGTGGTTCTCCGCCGCGATCCCATACTCCACACCCCAGAGCTTGTAGAGGTCTTCTAGACCGATCGTATCGAAACGCAGCAGCGTGCTCCTCAGCCGGCCTTCGTCGTTCCTACACCGGGCCCAGAAAGTTCCATCCAGGCCGGTGAGGACACGCTCCTCGATGAACTCAATTGGCGTGGTTCGCAGCCAGTTCCAGATGGTTTGCTCCGAACCATTCCATGGCGCATCTAGGTCTGATCCGTCGATGCGGCGCGAAGGCACCAACACGATTCCGGTCTTCTCGTGTGGCATCGCCTGTGCCGGCAACTGCTCCGGCACCAAAGCGGCATCGTCAAATGACGGTAGGTCGGCCTCGCGTTTGGATGGCTTCGGCTTGCGCTGCGACAGCGATCCGAAGACCTTACGGAGCGACGCTAGGCTGGATTGCTGTGGTGAGGTCGACATCTGGCAGAGTCTCCACTAGGTCCGCAGACTTGCCAAGGTACTTGAACGCTGAGCGCAGATCGCCAACCTCGGCCGGGTGACACACCGAGTATATGCCACCACGCTCGTCGAGTGCCTGAAGGAGGTTGTCCGCAGCGAGCACCTCGTCCTTGACGGTTCCATCTTGGAACCAGTGCTTGGACACGACCAGGTTCTCTGCCTTTTGCCAGATGACCTCGCGAACACGGTCGCGATCTCCATCGAATACAAAAATGACCAGCACTAGGATTTCGCTCCGTCGATCTGGCTGTTGAGCGCTTCCTTCGCAGCCTTCTTGTCGCGCATGACCGTATCGATATTGACGCGACGATCCAGGGTGCCCTCAATGCCGTACAGAAGCAGCTCGCGGGCGTTCTTCTGAAGTGCGGCATGGTCTTTTTCAGAAAGACCAAGAGACCCGTGGCCTTTCCCGTAGTACCCCTCGGCGACACGCTGAAGCGTCTCGCGCATCCGAGGAGGGAAGTTGTTGCCGACTGGAATCACTTGACCTGCACTATCCTTAGGTAATTTGGCTTGATAGTCAAGTTTCGACCCAGGCGCAAACGCTGACCGTATCGCCTCTTTTCCTAAAACATCTTTGTTTACGCTGGCCTGCGGAGTGGCCAATGTCATGTCGTGGTCGATCATGACCGGATGACCTGCAGGATGAATCATCACGTTTCCGCTGTGGCCATCCTGGGCTCCGAACAGCAAGTGAGAAACCACGCCGTGAAGTCGGTGTTCACCATCGACCTTGTCCAGCTGTTCCGGTGTCGCGTCGTGAACATTGAGCGCTCCTGGAACGAATTCCTGAATGTGCGCCTGCTCTCTGGCGTGGTGCGCGGCCATCGTCAGGCGCTTGCTTGGACTATCGTCGGCATCCGGATCTGGACCCTTGAATTGATGACGACCGTGCATGTTCGTCGTCGCTCCTGGGACGACCATATGGTGCGCGCCCATCGCTGACATCAACTCGTAGGTAGCGTCATGCCGGGCGCCGGCATCCATCGCATCGGCCTTCAACGACTGCAGGGTCTCCGGTGTCAGCGTATCCAGATCGCGATGACCGATGCCTTCGTGCGGCTTCGCGATGTACTGATGCCCGGTGTTCATCTGCCCATGGAAGACAACGTTGAGGCTGCCCTTCTTGTGCTGTCTGAGAGTCTTATTGGTGGCGCCCTTATTGTGGTAGGCGTCATAGAACTCTTTATGACGGTCTGCTGGCGACGCCAGGTCTGGCCTGGTTCGATAAGCCAGGCTCGGCTCGTCGTGGGCGACCTCGGACCTCTTCGGCATCGGTGACCAGTGCGCTACGTGATCTGAAGCTGCTGGAGCAGACGGAGCTGTGCCAGCATTCGCCGGTCCAGCCATGGACGGCGCCGCATTCGGCGGCGGCTCTATCTTGGCTTGCAAACCAGGAGCTGGAACTGGAAGAACAGCGGTTTTGTCGTCCTCAGAGAATAACGCCGCAAGCCGCCCTGGCTTCAGCAGGTCGCTTGGATTCAACCATGACTTCCTGCCGGACATTAGTCGTAGATCTCCATGACGATAAACGGGAACGTCTGGATGCGCATACGCAGCCACTCCAGCTGGGAAACACCAAGCTCGGCCGCGACCAAAGCATGATCTTCGTCTACGAACGGAACGAGATCCGCCCAGAGCCCACTCAGAACAAGCTTGCCGTCTTCCTCTTGCCAAGCATCGGCAGCCTGAGATGGCACAAGCTCGCCGTTGATCAAATTGACCGTCTTGATGCGAATTCGCCGTGAATCAGAGATCGCTTGCATCGGGACCTCCTGACTCCATCTCCGTGTAGAAATCGAAATCCCTCACGAGCACCTGGTGCATCGTGTTGTTAACGAAGTCTTCCACGCCCTTGAAAATCTGATTGGCTCCACCGGAAACCACGGCAGCGTAATACCGCGCCGCAAAATACGGGTCCTTTGCGATGTCCTTTGACCAGGTCATCATCATCCAGATGCGGCTCAGAACACCGCAGATCTGCAGTGGAGTTGCCTTGTGCTCCAGTAATGACCTCGCCAACTCAACCGCTCGGTTGTCCTTCATTCGGGTGGCGATGTTGATACCGATCTCCTCGAAGCCGGCGATCTCTTCATCCCCGCCTCGAACCACCAGCATCGTGAGCGCTTCACTCCAGAGCAAAGGCAACGTTCCTGGAACGTCATCGGAGTAGCTACCGTAGTTTCCGGTGGCGTACTCGATACCGATTGTCCTCGGGCAAGTAATCGACAGCTCGCCGCCGAACACCATCACTGGATGCCTTGGGTTGTTCGAGAACGCGATGTCACCCCAGGAACGGTCAAGGCAACCAATTGCAAAATCCAGGGCTGCGATTCTCAGGAAGCCGACCCGACGATCTGGCGGCATTACTTCCCAGATGTTATTGAGAGCGTTCGAAGGCCTACCAAACAGGTCCCTGAACCAGTTCTCCGATTCGATCGGCCATGGCTCATCACGAATGAGCTGAACGGTGGCGTGTGCGCCAAGCTTCTCTCGTACCGTCTGCGGATCCTTGCCGGTCGTGCGCGAAACCCACTCGTTCGCTTGCTCAATCAGAGAGTCTGGCAACATCCCCATGATATCGCCGTCGTCATCGATTCGATGCACGGTTGGCGGCGTCAGATCATCCAGGCCGCAGGCCTTGGAGACTTCATAGGCGCAGGTAGCCCGCCTGGACAGAGGCCCATCCTCAGTCACGAAGTCGATGACCCCTCCCCAGAGTTGCCTGATGAGCGAGCAGCGCAACGACTCCATCCACATAAAACCGTAGAACGAGCCGCCGCCGCGAGACTCAATCTTCGCGATCATCAACCCGTTACTGCCGCCAACCAGGCGCATTTTCTTGATGTCGCCGTGACGCAACGACATCAGGAGGTCGGGCTCGTCCGCACCCCAGAAAATCCTATCCGTCGGCACGACCGTCATGATCGGCGACCCAGTCACCGCCGGATTTGCCATCACTGAGATCGACTTCTTGCTCCGCTTGTCGAATCTCCGGCGCAGCTCCTTCGGGATTGGATCTTCATCTTCCTTGCCGGTCTTCCTCTTGACCCAGGGAATCTCGCGCGTACGAACCATAATCCGCGTCGGAGCCGCCTGCTCTGGCACCTCGCCGGTCATGTCATCCAGCTGATCGACGGTCTGATTCACAGCAGGCGGAACTACCTCGGGCTCTTGTGCTTGCTCTGGCGCAGCTGCCTTCTTGGGTACCTTCATCTCTGACGGCTTGTTTGCCGCATACTTATCGTCTGGCGCAGCCTTCTTAACGTGGAAGGCCTGATCTACCGTCTTGTCACCACGCTTGACCTTCTTAACGACCCTCGTCAGTCCAGCTCCAAACGCGGCCTCGTCGATGTCTCTGGTCATTTTTCCACCAGCTCCACCCGAATGAACGAACTCCGAGCGAGTCTCGCGTACAACACCGAGAGCGGAGAAATATCCTTCGCCACAGACGCCTGGCGGTACTTCTCATTCGAGAGCGGTTCAAACAGCATCACGGCGGCGATCCCGGTTCCACGAAGACTGCCATCCGGATCCTGCCACGCCTCACCAACCATCGATTTGTCGTGCCCGGTGGTGGGATCGATGCTGATTAGACGAATACGCCTGGAGTCTCCGACGATATCGTCAGGCAGCCCGGGTGGGTCCCCAGTCGTATCGTCTTCGTTGTTCGCCATGGCTAGTTATTGAGGCCTCTCGCAGCATCCACGACGGCCTCTTCGATGATCTCGTTGACGTCGACCTTCTTGTCCCTGGAAGCTCTGACAATACGCTTCATCGCCTCGCGCGTCTTATCAGACATCGTGACGTAAATGTGTTCCTTACCTCCCCACGAGAAGACCACGAAGCCATGCTTCGCTGTATCTCCACCCTCATCCATTAGGCGCTTGATGATCTTCTCCAGGTCGGAGACCGTCTTGGCTTCCTTCGCCTGCTCCTTGAACTGCTCCTGGAGATCTGGCGGAAGTGCCTTTGCCAGGTCTCCCTTGACCTGCTTGATCATCTTTTTGAGCCCGTGGTCGGTCGTGTAACCGAGCATGCTCGTGACAGCAGCCCCGTATTTGGTCGCCATCTCGTTGTAGAGAGCCACCATCTTCTCTGGGTTGGTCTTGCCATGCAGGACGTTCAGGCGAACGGTCTGCAACTTCTGAAGGTCTTCATCCTTCCAGCGCTCGCCCTGAAGTACGTCGACGGGGATCAGCTTGATGCCAAGCTCCTTGGCGGCAGCGACGCGATTATGCCCGCCGATGATGCGATAGAACCTCTTGCCCTTGGCGTCTTCAACCTCGGCAACGGTTGGCGGATCGATGAACCCGACCTCGCCCATCTGCTGCTTAAGCAATGTGAACTCGGCCTGCTCCATCTCGTTAGGGTTCCATTCGGCGCCCACGAGAATATTCGGATCCACCTCAATTCGAGCGATGTCCAGGTCTGTTTTCAGTGGAACTGACTTCATGGCTCCATAACCTCAACAAGCGCCATTAGACGCTCACCGGCAAGTTGAAGCTCACCGCGCAACTGAAACTGAAAAATCTCCGAGTTCAGATCGTTCGCCGGAAGCTCGTCGCCCGGGACGCCTGCCTCAAGTCGCTCTTTCCAGGCAGCGAGTATGGCCATCACTTGGTCGATCTCCGACCTCATCGTATCGGGCTGGATCCTCATCGGCATGCCGGCATCCTACCTATCACACTGGAGTTATGCCAGAGGTTAGAAGCCCTTGCCGATGATCCGTCCACCAACGAGACCGCCAAGGAAGCCACAGAAGTGCGGCCAGCATGCCCATTCGATCTTCTTCATTGTTGTCTCCTGGTTCAAGCAGAGACGGCGATGGCCTGTTCAACCATCGGTTCGTCGCGAATATACGCGTGCCAGATTTCTTCGGTAAGAATCGTCATCTTACCCTTTTTAAGAGCATCGACGACCTGAACCCTGCCGTGCCGTCTGAAATCCCAGCAGCGCTTACAGAGCCCATCACCTGAGTGACGCGTTCTTTCTTCGCCGCCTGAAGCACCGCAGATCAGGCAGCCATCAAGTCCATAGTGCAGAGACCATTTCCTTGTCTCTGTCCTGAGGTACTCGATCATGTCCTGTACCTGATCGAAAGTGATCATGTACTTCCTGGTGCCGTACCGCTTCCAGACCTGACCAAGGGCATCACGAGCACGCTGGATCTGCCTCCAGTTGTAGCCGGTCTCACGTTCAATCTGAAGACGCGTGTGCGTCCCCTGCGTCGGCGAGAAACCAAGCTCGTAGCACCTGCGCTCGATCGCCAGCCTATTCCTGCGCGGCAGCAGTCCCATCAGCTCGAATATGCTCAGGTGCCCTACGTTCTTGACGAGAACAAGATCCTCATCGGATTGCCATGGATAGGCGACTCGACCAGATCTACAGACCGTCCGGCGCCCCTTCTCGGCCCGAACATTCATCTCGGTCGCCTTCGACCTGATTGATTTAACGGTCTTCCCCAGCTTGTCTGCAAGCTCGGAGTCCCGCTGGGTACCCCATAACTTGCGAAGGAGAGACTCCTCTTCGATCGTCCAGCGCTTTTTGCCTGGAATAGTGTCCCCCATATCGACGGATACTATGGGCGATCCGATCATCGCGCAAATGTTTGCGTAAAGATCTGGACAAACAAAAGCCCGCAGTTACCAAAAGGTAAACATGCGGGCTAACTCCGGAAAAAGTATTAAGTAAGCTGTTCCCGATACTTGTCCAGCAGCTCAGAGGCGGCCCCTGGGTTCCCGACGAGTACCGCCAGGACCGCCGCCCATGCCCACTGGGCCTGGAACTCGGTTGGAGCGAACATCTCCTTCCAGAAGACAGCGATCTCTTTCTCGCGGTCGGAGGCGAACGCCAGGAGCACGGCCTTCTCGGCTGTCGGCATCTGCTCGCCCATGATTTTGATGGCCTCTAGAGCCATCAGATTGCACATGGCGATGTACGGACCCTTGTCGCACTTCACGCTGGGGGTCTTCACCGGATCACCAAGCTCGAAAGCCTCGATGCCGTTGATGAGACGACCGTCGATCGTGGTGTTGAAGTAAATGGGTTTCCAGAATGCGATTGCCGCATCCACCTTCTGCGGTTGGACGTAGACCCGCTTCTCGATCGCAGCGACGCCCTTATTGGACCTCGCACGCTGCATCACCACTTCGTAGAGACGCTCCAGATCTCCGAAATCGAGACCACCAACCTTGTCAGGGACGAGGCTTTGGCCAACCCGGCCGATCGGCATTCCTTGAGCGTTCAACAGTGACGACATCATCTACTCCATCTAGTCGTTAGGACGCCTTGGCGAGCATCTCGCCTACGGCACTGCGGGATCCAGGAGGAACCTTATTCAGGCCGTCCTGGATGTTCTCGAACTGACCACAGCGGTGGTGGTCGGTCATCGTGTTGATCTTGAAGATACCGAGGATACGTTTCACCTCGGCAGCCTCATCAAGACCAAGATCAACAGCGTGAGTCATCGCCGAGACGACTTCTGCGACGACATCCAGATGTCTCGCTTCCGCGATTCCGGCTGCATTTTTTACGAGCACCGCAAGCTGCGGGTACCGTTGGTTCATCTTGATGTTGTGCTCTGCCCTGCAAGCACTTGCGCGGGTACAGATATCCATGCAGGCAGATCTGCCCGGCATATAGTCCTCGCCGAACTGAGCCACGCTTCGACCCTGGCCATACCCGAGGTATCCAAAGCATTCCCACTTCGCGATGGCCTCTCGGACCTGTCGCTTCTTCGTACCGAACCCCATCTACTTCTCCAGATCTTCTTTGGCGCTCATCATCCGGTGGAGGAGATCGCGACCGTGAACCGGCTTGCCGGTGTTTGGATCGATGGCGATGACAAGAACGCCAAGGCGACGCTCCATCTTTGCGATGTAAGCGCTGCGGTCCTTATCTTTGACCTTCGAGAAGTCGTTGTTCGAGAGGAAGTCCTGGCAGATCAGCTCCAGGTTGTGACCAACCTTCTCGGAGTTGGACAGGCTCTGCGCCTTCTTGAAGGCGGTCTGCCACGTCTCGAACTGCGAGTCGGCCATCTGAGCGCTGACGGTGTGCCATTCCTCGGGCTTCTGGAGTGGCTTCGCAGCACTTGCCTCAGGAGACTTTGGCTCCGACGACGGACGCGGATCGTCGAACATGGACGTCTGGTCCTGATCGCGCTCCTCGGTGTCGACATTCTTGCCAGCCGCAACCGCCTTGGCAGCCTTGACGACCTTCTTTAGCTCCTCGAAGGTCAGCTCCTTCGCCTTCTCTACCCAGATCCCGATGCTGTCTCTGGTGGCGAGACCAGCCAACAGATAAACCTTCGAGCGGCCGATGGTGATCAGTTCACTGATCGCCGACTCCGGTAGCTCGTTCTGGATCGCGAAGTAGTAGTACGCGTAGCGTAGGTTCTCGGCGGTCCTCTTCTGGATCCCGACTTCCTGCTCGCAATAGTCACCGAAGGTGCCGTAACCCCACTTCGCGAATAGCGAAGTGCGCTCGCGCATCGAGCCGTCACCAGACATCAGTGCGCGGTAACCGCCAGGAACGCCATCGTAGACGTCGTAGAGAACGCGACCAAGATCCCAATACTTGTGGGAGATCTCTCGAACTAGGGTCCTCGCCTCGTTGCGAAGTTGGGTTTCGGATTTGAGAAGATCCTCTTCGGATACCTTGCCGGCGCCGACAGTATTCTTCTCTCCGTTGCCAACTACTCGAAGCGTCGTCGTGCCCATCTGGATCCCCCTGGTGGTTCAGTTCGTCTGAGGTCGGTGGACAGCCTTACCACAGCCAGCGCACCGGGCGGGAGAGTCTTTCTCCTCCGAAAGCATCACTCGCTTGTCGCCACAGGATCTGCAACCCGTGTCCTCAGTCTTCTTTTCGGTTTTCTTGTCCGGCATCTGATGCTCCTTGGTCGTCATTGTCAACGTTGACTACGAACTCCACTTTTTTCGCCCTAATCTCTGTGAGCTTCCCGAACTTGCCGGGACGATTCATCAATTCTCCAGTGATTACGCAGTACGCGCCAACACGGCTTTCTTGTTCGCATTGCGTGGCAACAGATCCGTAGGCGTTAACTCTAACGCGCGTAACCTTCTGTCCGGCATCGCCAGATGCAACCGAAAAAGAGCACGCTTCTCCGCCATCTCCAGTGTTTCCAGAAAGAACGCGGCCATCAACATAACCGCTGATGAGCACCTGATTATGACTGCCCATCCTTCGTTTCTTTTGGGTCATCAGATCCGCCTCTCGGAGAGGGCGTGACCTTACCCCAGCAAAACCTTGCAGCGACATAGGCGTCCATCTCGTCCTGGCTCGGAAACGTCAACCCACGCTCCCTCAGCCTCCCCTCGATGACATCCTTGACGGTCGCTCGTTTCTTCTTGCCGTTGGCACCTTGGATCTCGCCGTGGGACACCCTGCGCTTCTTCTTGCCGTTCCGATCTTCGTAGGTAACGAAGACCTGTTTGATCGTTCCAACGACGACCTTACGCATCTCCGTGGCCTCCTTGACCATCGGGAACTTGCCGCTAGCTAGGTAGACCTGGACCTTAACGACTCCGTGGATCTCACCGATGGCGGCTTGTTGCCAGACTTGGCCTTTTGTCGGGGCCTCGATGATGATGTGATCGGGCTCTTCGCCGTTGATGAGACTGACGATGCGCTCGGTGATCTTCACGAGCCGGAGGACGCGCTCCTCAACGGTCTTTGCTTCCGGCTGGGGAACCAGCTCGGTCCGCATCTTCGGCTCCTGACCAGGATCTCCCTCCAGAACGCAGATCCCGGTGCCGCGAAGACTTAGATCAAGACCCAGTACCTTCATCCCTGAGCCTCCGCTGAGAGCGTGCCTTGGCAATTCCAGACACCGCGACGATTGAGGACAGGATGCGATCAGCCTCAGTCGACCAGACGACGCCTTCGTCTGAAATCTTCTTATTGATCGACTCCTCAACCTCCGCCACGAACTCCTGAATGTGCAGCTTGTGTTCCTTGCCCCACGGGCTCGTGTAGAGGAAGCACCTGGCACACGAAAAGTATGCATTAGGCGCCTTACCGACGATCCACCGCGCGCTGTTCCCTGAACAGGTCATGCACGGCTGAGTGCTCGACCCGGCGTCGAACGGCCTAACCCACTCGGTATTGAGGATGATCGGTTTCTGCATCAGAGACCTCCAGAGAAACACGCCTTTGACACTTCGCATCCATTCGCTCTGGGACATCCCGCATCGCTACACAGTTCACGAGGAGGCACCTCCCCGCCCGTCAGCCCAGACCGGATCTGCTTCAGCCCTCTCTGTACCATGGAGATCGTTTCCGCATCGTACTTGATGTCGTGCTCGACGAGACCATCTAAGCCAAATACGCCCTTGTTGATGTACAAGATCTTGGCCCTCTTGAACCCGGTGAGCCACATATAGCACTGACACTGGATCACGTGCATGAAGTCCGGCGCCTTCACGTACTTCGCGAAGTTGTTCTCCGAGCAGCTCTTAAACTCCAGAACCACGATGTCGTCGTTGGTGTACTTGGCCAGGTCTCCGTCGACGAAATACCCGTCTGGGCTGCCCCCGATCATATACTCAGCGTTCCCGACCCACTCCTCGGTGAACCAGAACGACTCGGTACGCTCAGTTGCGATTGGCCGGTTATGAACGCGCCTGGCCTCGCCGGCAACGCCACCGCATCGGATACATTGTTCTGGACGCGGAACCAGGCCCTCAGCCAATGAGCCGTAGACCTCGCCGCACCAGGTGCAACGCCAGGATCCAATAATCCTGCCGGTTGCCGCCATAACCTTGTTCTGCATCAGGTGATGCACGTCATGACCGAACTCGAACGTCAGCCCGAGATTCGGATCGATACCAGCTCGCCTTGGGACGTTCAGGCGAGCCCTCAACACCTCGGCCCGTGGACAGATTCCGCCGATCGATGAGATCCTGAACCAGTCGTCCGGCTTCATCGGCGGAAATTCCGCGATGGCCTGACGCATGGCAGCCTCAATCAACTCTTTGGCGCTGGAAGTCTTTTTCTGTTTGCGAACAAGCCTAGAAAGCGCCACAACAGCCCCCTTTTGATTTTCAGGTCCGGCATGTCAAATCTGGCGCGAAGTGCATCTACATGCCTCTGAGCCAGTAACCCGGCCTCATTTGAGGTCAACTCGTAGCCACATCCTGGGCACTCGAACATCGAGCGCTGCGCCTCCTGAAGTTCGTCACCACATGGATTGCACTGCAACCAAACCCTAGGGATCGGAGCGAGGTCTCCAGCCAATTCCACCCGGATCTCCACTGCGCCGTCCGCTGGCAGTGTGAACTTCTTCCTATTTGCTACGAGATACGCCATGGATTCGTCTATCTAGGACGCTCAACGGTAGCAGTCACCACTGACGTTCCGTCTTTGTCGTTGTCCAGGTAAACGGTAAGTAGACCGTGAGCGCAACTGGCTCGAACGCATTCCCCGAGGGTGGTTGTCAGCTTGACAACGAACCTTCTGATCTCATCAGCGCCCTCGCCGATTTCAGCCACACGGAACTGGAATCTACTGCCATCACGCAACGAGACAGCCGCCTGCTGAAGCAGGGCCTCTTCGATGGAGTGCTGCTGATTGATCATCCTCTTCCGCCGGAGCCAGCCAAGCACATGCGCTATTCCGTCAGCTCTTGCTTGGTTGAGCGATCGACCTTAGCGACATAAATAACCTGTTCTGTTTCGCCAGTAACAGTATTGATCTCCCACGTCACCTGCTTGAAGGTGAAAGCGTTTACGGCTTCCTTGGTGTCATCGCCTGGCGGCGTGTGCAATGTGAATCGCATGCCAGGAATCCCGGAGAGCACCGGAAGGGCACCCTTCCAGATCACATTCTCCTGGGAACCGTGCGCCACGCCTGCCATCTGAATTCTACTCTTCATCTGATTACCTTTTCGTAAGACCGCGCTCTTTGAGGACCGCCAGGGCATCAGCCTTTGAGATAGATGACGTCCTGGCGACGCCTCGAAACTTCTGCTTGTAGGCGATCATATAGGTCATCGTGTCCATAAATCGGATAAACACGACACCCAGTGTCATCTGCTCGTCGCGATCCCGCCAGTCGTCGACAACCTTCGTTAGACGCTCAAAGAACTTCTCGGCTGTATCATCGGGGACGCCCTTCCTGAGCGACGTCAGCGTTTCGGCGATCAGTTCATCCGCACGCCTGCACAGCCCAGCATTCTCATGAACCTGGCGTAAGGTCTCGCACGTCACCCCCCGCTCCTTGCCGATCTTGGCCACGTGGGTGATCACTTCATCGATCGCCGCCAGCTCATTCTCGGAAACTGGAAGCGGCGGCGGACGAACCGGCTCAACTGGCTCGCTAACGCTATTTTCCTCCACGATAGACCTCTAGCAATTCCTGCACGAATCCAGCTGGGAGCAGCACCCAGTCTCTATTGACGAACTTCGGCGGATTGTCTATCTCGATCGCCACGCACGGGATCTTGTTATAGAAGCCCGCCTCTTGGGTGATCTTGGCCAGGTACTCGATCGTAATCGATATGGACTTCTTGTCTGTACGCTTGCACTCCGCAAGCAGCTCTACGGCCCGAACGTCCCCCTTCGAACCAGGGAGGGCCCCAGACGCCTTCTGCCGGCGACCGCCAGTATTCTTGGCGATACGCTTTTCCTGAGCGATCGACTTCGCACGGATCTTCTTCTTCTCGCGACCATCGAAGTACGCCGGCATACGAGGCTTTGGGACCTCCTCGTTCAAAGCTGAGCCTCGTGCTCGATAACGACAGTCCTGACGTGATTGAGCAGCTTCAGCTTGAACGCCTCGTACTCATCGCGGTTGACCATCCAGTGACGCTCCAGCAGCGAGCGACCATCGAACTCCTGGCCCTCCCAGACAGTCGCTGCCCGACCGCGACCGAATTCAACAAGGCCGCACTGCGCGCCCATCTTCATCGTGTAGTCCTCATCGATCACGTCGCCAACCTTCTTCACCTCGGTATCGTGGAGCACGAGCTTGTACTCGCCCTCCATCTTGGCCACGCCGGTCTTGTTCTTCTCATTGCGGAATTTCATCTCCGCACTGGTTATAATCTTTGTCTCCTTGTCCTCGGCGTATTTACCTGCGGAGAACCTCGTCTCGGTAGACGTTGCAAAACCCTGCGCGTAGCCGCCCGGGACTGTCTCCGGGTTACCGAACATCACGCCGATCTTGTTTCGGATCTGGTTCGTGAACCACACAGTCGGACGACGCCCGTCACGCTGATTAACCGCGTTTGTTCCAGAGACCAGCTTGCGGAACATCGTCCCCAGGAGTCTCGCCTGGGTTCCCATTGTTGGCTCAGTCGACGAGCGCTCGATCTCGGCTACCGCCGTCATGAAGGCAACGGAGTCGATCACGATGATGTCAACCGCGCCTGACCTGAGCAACGAGTCAGCGATATCACATGCCTGCTCGCCGGTCTCAGGCGACGAGAAGACGATTCGTTCGATATCCAGGAACTTCCTGGACCACACCGGATCCCATACGCCTTCGACGTCCAGCCATGCAGCATTGACCTTGCGGTATTCGCCACACTCGCACTTCGGCTTAAGCCCGGACACGTCGACCTTCCAAATCGGAAAGGCAGCCGTCCAGCAGTTCGAGCACATCCTCTGTGCGCGACCAAGAGAACGAAGGAAACACGTCGTCTTCGACGAAGACTTCGGCCCATAGAACATCGACACGCGACCGACAGGAAGGCCGCCGCCGAGGCTCACGTCGAGTGGCATCACGCCCGTCGTGATCCTTGGCATGTTCTCATGGCCGTGATCGATGGCAAACTGTACGGCGCCTTTGCCGTAGTTCTTCTCGGCCTGCTTGAAGTACAGGCCGAGTTGTTCGTCTCGGTCGTCGGCGATCTTCGGCTTCTCTTCTTCTTTGGTCTTCTTCGCCATACGACTCCTAGAGTGGGCTCTGTCCGTTGCGACCCGAGGTGACCATGTCACGTTCCTTGGTCAGACGTTCCTCGGCCCAGGCCTGAGCGAACTCATAGGCCTTATCTACTTCCTCGACGTAGCACGGCACTGTGACAGACACGCCGATCTTCGCCGATTCGAAATTTCCAAGGTTAATCGTTAACGCATAGTCGACCATAACCTTGGCAGGCTCTGTCTCGAATTTATGCACGGCAATGACGTCTTCGTCCTCGGTGCTGGATGAGACATTACCCTTTGTTCCAATAGTCCTTGTGACGAAAATCTTCGAGTTGACCGACTTCTCAGATCTCATGATTCTTCCTTGATGACGATACCGAGGCCGCACCACCCGTTCTCAATTTCCATCCGGAACGCAGTGTCCGATGCAGAGACAGTCGCCCCGCGTGTCTTCAGGACATCACGAACCACGCCGATCATCTCGGCGGTGTAGAGCCGTTCCTGTTTGTTTTTTCCGTTCAGGTTAAACGGCGTCCTCGGCAGAAGTCCAACACGCTCCCACTGATGAATCGTAGGGACACTGCGTCCGATCGCACGAGCAAATGCACCAACGTGGACCATATTGACCTCCTGAGACTTGCCGCCGATCTTCACCTTCATGGAGACGGGCTTGCGATGCTTGGGAGTACGAACCTTGGTCTTCGACGTCTGTGGCTTATCCTGAGCCTTCTTTGCTCGGTAATCCTTATTCTGCTCTAAGACCTTTTCGCGGTATTCCTTGTCCTTGTGGTAGCGCTCTTTGCGTCTCTTTGAGAGCGCAGCCTTATTCTCTTCGTACCAGCCGCGATACGTCCATTCGGTTTTGGGAGCCGCAGCCTTTCCATTTGATTGGCCGCTGGTCTTGTCGTTTTCGTTCATCTGAGCCCCCATCAATCGATCAAACTATATAATAGATCCGCGACTGTCAATCTTCCGTCAAGTGTTACTGGATCCAAACGACGACCTGTACGCGTCGTCCCTAGACTTTCCGTAGTCCTTGCAGACCGGGATGTCATCGCAGCGCATGTCTACGATAACAGGTGGCTTTTTTGATTCATGCCTAGATAAACAAACCATTACGATTGGTAAGGGGTCTCGTACCGGAGAGGCCAGAACGACGGTATCCACAGTTGGCATCTCAGGGAGAGATTTAACGTAAGCATACGTTGTCAAGATGACGTTAGCTTCTGCGGCTTTGGCAACGTCCTCGGAGTGCATCCCATGGATCATGAAGTCCACTACCTTGGCCGCTCCGGACCACGCCGTCTCGATCTGCTTCTTCAGCATTTGGAGATGCGGAACTCGCTCGCTCACGACAACGACCTTCCGGTTGGCCACGAGTGCCTGGACGATCTGCTCAACGAGCTGCTGGTTGTAGACCGTGCTCGTGCCCATGTGATCGAGCAACGTCTGCTTGGAGACAAACGCTGGGTTAACCTTGGCCCAGTTGCTGATCTTCCACGTCGACCAGACCCTGCGTATCTTCGGCGTCTCAAGCTCTGGATCTGCACAGAAGACCGGCTCACCGAGGTGATACCGATACACCCTCGATAGCCCAGTGGTGAACGACGCCTCGGGGTCTACAAGCCCAAGTCGCTTAGCGGCCGAGAAGAACGGCACCACCTTGACCCACGTCATCGGGTCCATCTTGTGGATCTGATGGGAGATGATGAAGCCGAATTCGTCGCTCTGTATCTTGCCGTGCGTGATGAAATCCCTGGCGTCATCGAGGGTCGTTACGGTGATGTGAGCATCGGCCTCATCCCTCTCCCCTTGACGCATCGTTCCGATCTTGGCGTCCGGCAGATACTGACCGGCCACGGTGCGCCACATCGCCAGGGGCGCACCAGGTGGCGTAAGGACCAGCGTCCGCATCTTGAGGGCCTTGATGAGTGACAAGCAGACCTTGGCGGCAGCGTGTTCCGACGTGAAGATCGCCATCCCATCGCCAACCGTCGAACCACCAAGCGCCCTCAAGATCTCGCCGATACCATACTTCTGGTTCTTCGAAAAAAAGTCTTCCGACTTCTCGCCCGTGAAGGCATCCGCTAGAACTAGCTCGTCGACATCACCGTCTTGAGCTGCAGCCCACGGATCTTCTGGGCCAGCCTTCACCCTGTCTGGCCACTGCAGTCCGCTTGAGGTTTTATAGACGACGTTGTGATTTACGGTCGCTGATGATCTGAAGAACGAGCGTGGAACACCAAGCAGACCATCCTTCTCCTGGAAGGCGCGATGTGTGAACGCAGATCTCTTAATCGACTCAACGAGCGTAAGCCGTCTGCGCATGACGCTCGCAGTGGCATCGCCCATTTCATCGAGCTTAATCCACGACCACCCATCGACTTTGATGTTCATCGGCTCCCCGCAAAAAAAACGTATGCGGAGGCCAGGCGCAACAGCCCGGCCTCCGCTATCCATCGACTAGGTCGCCCTAGATCAGAACGGAACGTCGTCGGTCGAGCTGCCCTCGCCGCCGGTCTTGCCCTTGCCAGCGTTGTTGAACGGCTGAGCGTCAGCAACAGCAGCACGCAGGACTCCGAACTCCATCGGGGCCATCAAGTCGGGGTAGTTGAACTGCGGGACCTTGAGCGGGATCGCGCCTTCCTTCGGGATCTGGAAGTGATGCGAGAGGTACTTCCTCGTCTTCTCCGCATCGCCGCCGGTCCCGTTAGCCTGCTCGATCATCTCCTTGAGCGACTTACCCTTGTAAGTCACGGCTTCGAGGAGACGGTCAGCCTTGATCTCGCGAACGTGGTCGAGATCATCACCAGTATTCGGCGCGTTGGAGTCGGCGCGAGTGATCGTCCACAGCTGGCCAAGAAGAGAACCCCGATTCTCCTTCTTCAGCTTGAACTTGTTGAGCACCTTGGTCTTGGCGGGTAGCAACTTCAGCTGGTTTTTGAAGTCGACGCCGTCCTTGTTTGTATACCCGGTGACATCGACGATCGTGTAGTGGCCGACGTAGTCAGCTCGGCTCACGCCAGTCTGACCGCAACCGCCACATCCGTTGTCGTTGATGCTCGCCGTGCAAGTGGCGCTGTGCCAGTTGCCCTCGCTGTCGCGCCATGTGTGCTCACGAATGCAGAAGGGATCATCCCCAACGAAGATGATCTCCTTCGAGGTTCCGGCCTTCAGCCAGAAGCGATCAGGCGGATACCCCAGCGACCGTCGCTCCTGCTCCTTGCCAGCACCCTCGTAACCCGTTTCATACCAAGACTTACCCATGGAAATTTCTCCTGTGATGGACCTTGTCGATCCGCAACGCGCCTTATCGGCGACCGTTCACCACTACCAATGGGGTCTGACATAGTCAACGGGTGTCGTCTAAGATCCAGCAAAGAGTGGAAGATCTTCGTGGTAACGTCGATCTCATCCTGGACCCACATGACAAACGAAAACAGGTTCATCGTCTACGCCCTCATGGATCCAGAGACTGGCGAGATTAGGTACATCGGAAAAAGCACGCGCGGGCTAAAGCGCATCTTTGAACATTTTAGACCGTCACATCTGATCGCTAGAAATCACCGAACCAACTGGATAAAATCTGTAATAAGCCGTGGCGTCAAGCCAGAATTTACTATTCTTGAGGTGGCGGAAAATCCAGAAAGCGTAGTAATTCTGGAAATACTCGCCATCGCTCATTATCGATCAATGGGATTCAATCTCGTCAACGCAACCGACGGAGGCGAAGGGGTTGCCGGCCTAGTCGTATCCGACGAGACACGGAAAAAGATCTCTCGGGCTCGCACAGGAAAAAAGGGGACCGCTCATACCGAGGCGCATAAGCTTCGCATGAGCAAGCTGCGCTCAGGGGTTAAGCGCTCCCCTGAAACCATCAAGAGAATTAGCGATGGGAGGAAAGGGAAGGGAACTGGACCGAAATCAAGCGAACACATAAACGCCATTCGCAGAGCCTGGAATGACCCCAAGAAAAAAGAGGAAGCAGCCGCTTACGGAAGGCGGGCAGCGTCCGTTAGCGGAACCGGATCTTGAGATCCTCAACCTCGTGCATCTCCATCTGATTTGGATCTCTTCCATCAGGAATTATGTGCGTGGTCACGTGCATGCGGCGCGCAAGACGGCCCTCGATTTTTTGGGCAGCCTCGATGCCTGCCGGATCTCCATCCATGAGCAAAACGGCAGAGTCGAACCACTTTAGGATCTTATCCACCTGCGTATCATTGATGTGGGATCCGTTGATTCCTGCCACGTTCTTCAGGCCGCACTGATCCATGAAAATCACATCGAACGCACCCTCACAAATGAAGATGGTACCTCGGCCGTCTTCGGCGACCTCCAGCCAATCCTCGCCGAACAAGAATAGCTCTCGGTCGAAACCCTTCGAGTGCATCCACTTCGGTGCCTTCTCTTCACGGTCGGACATCGGGACACATTTTGGCCAATACGAAACATGGCGCCCCGACAGATTTACGAGTCGCCCTAGCCGATCATATTGAGGAACCGACACGCGCCGATGCTGAGGGTGCCATCCGATTTTCCACTTCTGGATCGTCGCATCAGTCAGTCGACGATCTGGGCCGTGCAGGTACGCCGCAGCCTCGTCGTCTATCCATGTTCGCATCTTCTCCATTACTTCGACGGCCGACTCGGGGAGCGCCGGACTCATCGAGGCACGGACTAGAGGATCTGAGTAGTCCTTCCCTCCTGACATGGAGGCAGGTGTGCTTGAAGACATTTCGGGCATCGCGTAGTGCCCTGCATTGGCGTCGATGCGACTCATTTGCATGTCGCAACTGGGCGCATTGTTCTCGTACACAAACGTCAGATGCTTAGATAGATCACGCCCAGATAACCTCTGCAGCCTATAGAGCAAATCTGTAAGGCTTCCATGAAAGCCACAACGACCACTCATGCAGTTCGCGCCGCTGGCGTCGTTGTCGGTGATGAAAACAGCCAACGACGGATGCTCGTCCTTGCCTCCGCCATGCTTCCATGGCGCAAGCGGACAGGTGCTCCTGACCTTGTTGCCAGCCACGCGGATCTTCTCGCATCCGAGCCAACCCAGCAGCTTCTCAATGTGTTCTGCCTTCATCGCAAAGCAGCGCCCGAGCTACTTCGGCGGAGGGTAGACATGACCACGGCTATTGTCGAGCTTCTCGCCAGGCCTTGGGTCTCGCTTTTCGCGAGCTGCAGCCTCCTCGGAGTTCTTCGGCTTCTCGGCCTTCTGGCCGCTCGGCCCATCCAACTCCGGTACTCGTGGCTCAATCATCTTCCATAGCGAAGCGAACGCGCGATCCTTGTCATGGCCGGACCGCCCTTCTTGTTCGTGCTGCTTGTTCCTGATCCAGCCCTTGGCGGTCAGCTTAATGTCTTCGAGGATGGCCTTTTTTTGACCGTGGTACACGTAGCCCTGCTTCGCCAAGGTGTCGCGCGAGATGCGCAGCGCCTTGATGAAACCATCGGCGCCGCCGCCCGTCGACTTGTTGTAGATCGCCAACGTCGAATGACGCACAAGCGCAGGGATGTCCTGCCATTTCATGCGCCTAGGATACCACGGTCAACGCTTGCGCTTCTTCTCGAAGTAAGCGTCGCGATCATAGGAGATTCCAACCATATCGAGCGCGTCGAAGAACTGCGTTGACCAGTGACTGATCTCGCGCGTTTTCAGATCGATGGTCATCCCTGATCCGGCACCGAGCTTGCCATTACTGGCAAGCGTCAGGACCGCACAATTAGCGAGCGCCCAGGTCGCCTTACGCAGCTCCTGGTATTCCTCTTCGGTCCTCGTCTTCTTGTCGGCCTTGGTTTTGGCCTTAGGCTTCTTCTTGGCCGCCACCACCTCAGCCCGCCTTCTTGGACTTCGCCAGGGCTGCCTTGAGGCCATTCCACGGCTTCCCAGGCGTCAGGTCAAACCAGACGCCGCCCTCCTTCGTGGCGTTGTCGCGAGCCACCAGGATCTCCTCACGCGGCAACGTGCTGTGCCCCTTGCAGACCATCTGGTAACGAGGAGCCGCTACCTTTCCGCAGCCGGGGATCGGACACGGACGGAGAACCGTGTAGCCCTTCGTCGTCTTGCGACGCTTCACAGGGGCCAGCTCCAGGCCCGCCGTCGAACCGAGTACGTCTCGCAGTCGATCGTGCAGCGCCTCAGCCGCCTCTTCTTCTGAGGCAACCTGAATCTCAGCGACGAACCGATCCACGATTTCCTGAATACGCCTGGACGCCATAATTACCTCGTTTGCCTTGAACCAGACGCTTACTATAGCGCGGTTTACGAAGCAAATCTAAGAGGTAATGCTGCGATTGTCAAACCTCTAAAGGCGGTCCAATTCAGAGGTATCACAGTCGGTCGAAAGCCCTAATTTTATTAGTAGCTTGCCTATGTATCCAGAAATTTCACCTTTGCATTGTCGATCAGCAGACATGTGCATCAGCACACCGTTTTCGTGGGTATTTTTCGCGAAAACGACATCGTAAAGAAGCTCCTCACCTTCTGCCCAAACGTGGACAGCGAAGGCGGATTCCCAGTTCACCGGGCCTCCGCATCGAGGGCAGATTCGCTCTGCTGGATCAGAAGGGGACATCGTCGAAGCCGTCCTCCTCGATAGCAAACGAGCTGTCAGATCCTGCCCCCTGAACGATCGCCGTGGTCTTCGTTGCGTCAACCAGCGGTGTGGTCACTGCGCCAATCTCAGTGAAATCCATCGCGCCGTGGTTCCAGTGGATCTTGAACTCGCTGGGCATACCTTCGCGAACCTTGAGGCCCTTGAGGCCCATCTCCCAGGCAGCCAGCATGTCCTCGCTCTGCAGGAGACCAAATGCAGCATCGGCGTTCCAGCCGGCAACGTCCGTGATGCCGATATTGTCGGCTGCGATCGTCTGCGACTGACCAGTCTTCGCAGAACGGTTGAACTGGAGATTAGTGATCGTGGCGTGCTGATACCGCTTTCCGAGCTTCTTGAAGTCGTCAAAGTTGTTCGACACACGCTCGTGGCGATCCTTGCCGGAGTTTTTGATCAGGTACGGCCCGTCGAGACAAAGCAGATGCGGCCTCGTATCTGAAAGCACCGAACCAATATTCTCAATGGAGTAGTCGAAGTCACCGGCAACGATATTAACGCCCTCGGCGCCCATGATCTCTTCAACGCCCTGAAAGAACTTACTCTCAACGAACTCACCGAGCTTACCCCTGCGAATCTCGTCATACGGAAGCCTCAGGTGCAGGGCAAAGAAACGACGAGCCATTTGCATCTTGTTCATCTCCGTCGAGATAACCAAGACCTTATGACCTGCCATCCAGGCCCTATGGGCGCAAATCACAAGCGACCACGTCTTGCCGACACCAAGACGACCAACGAACAAGATCAGGTCTTCTGGCCACCAGCCCAGCGTCATGTTGTCCATGGATGGCCATGGCGTTGGGATGCCACGCTTGCCAGCCTTGGCGTCCTTGTAGTCCTGGATCAGTTGCTTGCCGAGACCAAGCAGCGACTCGACCTTACGGACCGTAAGGGCCTCTTCCTGAATCTTCCGATGGATTTCGGTCCAGACCTCAGCTGCGCCCTGAGGATCTCTGGCCTCCAGCTTCTCGGCTACACCCTTGGTGCCAAACCGCTGGAGCTGAAATAGACGTCGCTTAGAGATCTCGTTCAGAAAGAAATCGTGTGGTTCCTCCAGCGTTCCACTGAGATCTACGCCGACAGCTTGCTCGATGAGGTCGATGGGCGGAACGCGGTCGTACTCGACAAAATACTTGCGCAGCCATTCCCAGGCCTTCTTGCCGTCGCCGACGAGGTAAGTCCCCTTCTCCTTGCCAACATCGAACTCCTTGTCGATGTTGCGATCCATCGCTGCCAGCACGGCAACCTTGCCGCCGCGAACCACAGAACGGATGAACTCCTTGTCGATATCCATTAGGCCAGTCCGCCTCGGTAAACGACGAGGCGCGGACGCTGCTCGTCTGACTCGCCAGAAACAACTTCCCTGGCCTCTTCAACGTACGGCACAACATCGCACCCGCGTTGCTGGCGTGTCTCGGCTACGCAGGCAGCATGAAACACAGCCAGAACAATTTCCTCATCAGCCTCTGTCCTGATCGCCCCGCCGCATCCGTCGCTCAAACAAGTCTCAGCCAAGATCCGAGCTGCACTATCACCGGGACCAACCAGCTGGCCGCAGAGTTCACACAAAAACATGAGATCGTCCAGCGGGGCGGCCATTAGATATCATCGCCCCCAACGAGATCCTTGATCTCATCGCGTGCGTCGTCCCTCATGTTCTTGCCGAACAACTTCATAGGAAACATGCACTGGCTGACGATGTCGTGCAGGTCGGCGTGCTCTTCCTTTTTGAAGGTTGGAAGCGATCGAGTCGTCATGATCGTAACAAGCTTCCCCGATATTCTCCTGATCAGTAGCTCTTCAAGCTGCTGAGTTCCGAAGGCGTTGTCCGTGAAAAAGTTCTCGTTGAACCCGTCCAACACTAGGAACTGAGCCGTATCGATCCTCTTGCGGATCGTGATTCCATCCTGCCCGTTGCCAAACATGGAATCTTTCTTCTCGAAACGAAGTTCGCGCAGCTCTGGTTGCGTGACGAAGTACGTCGTCAGTCCTGCGCTGATCGCCTCCTTCAGCACGCATGCCGCTGCTGCTGTCTTCCCAACACCAAGAGGTCCAGAGAAGATAATTCCACTCCCCTTTGAGGCCATCTTCATGATATCTTTTCGATATCTGAAGACTAACTTCCTAACGGCCTCGACCTGAATCCGGTCAGTTCGAGCGGACCAGAAGTTCCTGCCAAGGTTCACGCGGCGAAGATCGGCCTCGGTGACCTTCCTTCGTGGCGACGTTGGGCTTGAGTCTGCGTCTTCCATCTTGATCATCTGTCGCGCAAGCACTTGCGCGGCTACCATTCGCCCTGTTTGTTGTTGACTGGCTTTTGCTCCGCGATCTGACGGTTCGTCTTGCGCTCTGCCGCGAGCGGAAAGATACGACCCCGGAGGAAGTAGAAGAGCCCGATGGTAGGAGTCACATCGGCTATTTTCAACTTCTTCCTCACCTCGTCCCAGTTCTCGCACATGAAGCCCCAGGCGCCCCTGATCACCTTCTCGTCCTGGTGATAGATCTCAAGCAGTCGCTTCAGGAACGCGAATTCCTTCGGCTCCCACTCGGGGAACTTCAAGTTCTCCTCGGGGAAGAACAGCTCGTACTCGTTCTTCGCCCACTGATAGAAACGCGATCCGGACGTCATCCGCTCGCGGGCGGTCATCTTCTTGAGCTTCTCTTTCTCCTCGGTCGTTCCGTCGGCGTCCTCCTGTCGCCGCTTGTCGTTGCGCTTCTTACGCGCGACCGTGGACAGCCTGGTGGCATCCTCCATGGCCTTCCTCGCCAGCTCCTGAGCCTTGGCCTGACGGGCATCAGCTTCCGCGTCGAAGGATTTCGTCCGGACTAGATCTGAACTTTCGGTAACGACGGTAGTCCCTAACTCTACATCTTCTCTTTCTGACTTCCGGAATCCGGAATGGTTCTTCGGCGCCGTAGGCGTCGAATCACGAGCAAAGCGAGTGACATCTCTTTCGGCCAGATTTACTTGCTCTTGATTTACTTCAGGGAGCGTTTTCACTCCCTCCGAGGGAGCGTTTTCACTCCCTACGAGGGAGCGTTTTCGCTCCCTACGTGAGTCGTTTTCCCCTGTGATTTCCGGTGGGAGCGTTTTCGCTCCTATTGGGTCTTGGGATGTATTGTCAATGTGATGAAGTCGCTTAAGGACGTCATCTGATCGGTCCTTCCCGAACATGTCCTTTCGCGACATCTTCAAGATCCCGTCGTCATATCTCTCAACCATGGAGGCGATGGTTTTGAGAGTCGGCGCGTTGAGCCCACGCTTCTGACAGGTGACGTACCCGTTGACCTTGAGGTTGGCCATGCGAGTGGCGATCGTCTTTGCGTGGATGCCGAGATCCTTCGCTAGAGACTCATACGAGACGAAGTTGTTTCGTCCACCTGAGGCCCGCAGGCGAAGCAGGTGAAGCAACCTGTACTCGCCGTCTGAAAGTCTCTGATCGAGAATTTCAACACCAAGCACATATGTCCGGACGACATCGAATTCCCAATCCGCGTTTACGACTTCCGATACTGGATTCTCCGTCATCGTGGCATCTCCCAAGATCCTCGTCAGGGTTGACGGTCGCGGACGCTAACGGAGAGGTAGGTTAATGTCAATGAAACGAAAAAAAGCGAGCACATAGCTCGCCGTCTTCATCCCACCACTAGTGGTGGATCTAGATCTAAGACACTACGAGATGAAGTCAGATCCAAGATCTCGGATTACAGACCTCACCAGCAAGGGGTGTGGATTTACGCATGGCCGACTACGCTGCACGTAAGCGAGCCCGTCGGCCCACCCAATACCTTCGTAGATCATCAAGTACGAGAGCACTGCAGTCGCGCTCCTACTGACCCCTGCGGCGCAATGAGAGAGGACGGACTGTCCGTTCTTTTTTGCATTGTAGATGACCTCAGCGGCCTTCTTGAAGACGCCGCAGTTCGTTAGACGACCGTCCTCGATGCCGATCTTCACGAGCTGCGTCTTGGGCTGCTTGAGTGCGTAATCACACTCGATCGCCATATTGAGGACGACGTCGATGCTGTTGTCCATCAGGTCGTCGTTAACGACCGACTCGTAGCTTCCTATCCAGACACCAGGATGAACCTGGTTGGGTCGCTCCATTACAGCCAGAGGCCTCGTGAGGTTCTCTGCGAGCTTCGCGTTCCACGACTTCTCATGCTTCGTGATGACCGCCTTCATAAGGGCTGGCAGCGAGCTGAACGTCTGCTGCTTCCACTCCTTGAAGTTGTCGGTGTAATCACGAAAAACGGAAGGGAAAGCCAGGAGAGCGCCCATCGGTCACTTGCCTTTCTTGTCGGCGAGCTGCTGTTCAAGCTCGCGCACGCGGTCTCTTAGTAGCTCCGAGGCAACTAGCCGTTTGAGCTGTTCGGCATTGGTAGCCTTCAAGGACTCGACGGTCTTTTTGAGACCATCGTTTTCCAATTGGAGCGCACCAATCGCCTTCTCGACAATGTTCTTCGCAGCCATCGTTCACCCATCAGCTAGGAACAACCCAAACGGGTTGTTCACATGTGTCGCAGGCAATAATATTGTACCGAACACCCCCACGATATTCGGACTCAACTACCTTTATCTGTTTAACGACTCCACCCATGCAACCAGGACACGGCGTAACCTCGCTCGGGTCGAATGTATCAATAACGCGGAGTTTCTGTTTTGTGTACGGATGCCGTACGAACTCCTGTTTTATTTGTCTCTTTGAGACCATCGAGCTATCCGAGCGCATTGTCAATTTGTTACTTTTCCTTGGAAACCCTGGTGAGGATATCCAAGGCCTGCTTGACCCACATCTTGTCGGAGACGTTGTCCAGCCTTGCCCCTTTGAAGACCGCTTCGATTACGGCGTCGACCTGTGCTTTACTAACCAGCACGGCGTCCTTCCGCATTTCAGAGATAGCAGCGTAGTATTCGGCTTTGGTAGGCCAAAACCTGGCGCCACCATCAGCGATGGAGAGCATTTCCTGAGCAGCCGGCAGGGTTCTCTGTGAGAGTACGGATAACCTCTCACGAATAACCGAGACCCGACTCTCGGTGACCTCCCATAAGCCGCTACAGTCGTTCATCATCCCAACCACGATAGCCAGGCTTTCGTTGGGAGGTGGCGACGTCAGCATGGAGCTTGGGAAGGTACCAAGGTCGAGAGGCTGATTCAAGCGTCAGCTGAGGGGCTTCTTCTTGGCAAGATACTTCTGGTGATCCACGACTCGCTTGAGTCGCCATACTTTCACCGTTCCCCAGCCTGTGTGACCCATACCTTTGCTAACGGCTGGGCTCATGTCTAGGACGCCTCGCCACTTACCTACACATCCACCGTCTGGACAGAGATCGTCAGGAGGGAGATCTCCTGCTCGGATCTTGATGTACCAACCCTGACGAGAACCATTCATCACCTTGGATCCGTTGGCCGCGAAAACACTTGCGCCGTACGGCCCTCGGTCCTTGACCTCGCACCAGTTTCGTTCGCCAGTCTTCTGGTTCTCGACGATCAGAAGAGTGCCGCACGGATACCAACGATGCGCACAGATGTGCTCTACGTCGTTGATCTTATTGTGCGGCTTGCATGCCGTTCCCTGTTGAGCGAATTTATCGCCAGGGCTTCCGTAGCGAGTGGCTATTCCGTGTTCGTCCGTCGCCGATGGCAACGATATACTGCGGTCAGTTGCGACGATGTTAGCGTAGGCCACCGTCTCTTCCGGGATGATCGCTGGTTGATTAGCGTCTGCGTTGGGAGACCAAATAAGCAACCAAGCCAAGCAAGCCCTGATCACCAACGGAAAAAAGAACCATCCAATCATCGCATTCTCCAATCATCTATCGGGCCGCCTGAGCGTCTTTCGCTCCCCAAGAGTCCACTCCAGCGCGATTAGAATCCCGCGTTCGAACTCGTCCGACGTGCCCTTGTTGTCCTGACCAATGCGCATCACCTCGTGGCGAACTTCAGCCGTTGAGGGCCTAATTACCCTCCCAGACGATTCTCTGACTGTTTTGCGCACTTGGGGGTCAACCACTTTGTTTGGCCTGGGTCGCCCTTCTACCTCATCCTGGGAATTAGTGCTGGGCTTCTTCAGGCCCTTGACCTTATCCCTCTGCTCGCTATCTGTGAGAGTTGCTAAATCCCTAGCAAATCCATAGGGGATATCACCTGACCGAACGGCCTCTTGAAGTTGCGGTGTGGCCTGTCGACGGAATTGCATCGCATTGGAAACCCACGTTTGGGACTTTCCAATCTTCTCGGCTACATCCTTCTGCTTGTAGCTAAGGTTCATGAGAATCTCTACGCTCTTGCAGATCTCCATAGGAGTCAGCTCAGATCGTTGAATGTTCTCTGTGATGTTGAGAACCTGGGCCTCCGCAAAGGAGCCTTTGAATTTCTTGACCTCGACAGTCTTGAAGGCGTTCGGATCAGACTCTCGAATCTGACGAATTGCCTCGTGACGTCTGAACCCAACGACCAAATAGAAGACGTTGTCGTCTTTGGGGTCCTGCTTGACTGTGAGCGGGACCTGAAGACCGACCGACCTCAGTGACGCGATGAGGTCTGGGATATCCTTTAGTTCATCGCGCGGGTTTGTGATTTCAACGTGAAACTTGATTGCATTGAACGGAATTCGCGTTGTCGACATCTGGCATCCTCCACATCAAGTCTAGTCGTCGTATCCACGCCGCTCTCGCATCACCTTCTTGACCAGATCACAGTAATCGAAGAACTTGCATTCGTGACACGAGTTGACGCCCTTCATCTCACGGCACTTAGTGATCTGGAGCTGTCTTACCCGTCGCTCGAATTCTTCGGTGCCTGCTTCGTAACCCTCAAGGGCAGCGAGCTTGCGTAGACCACCGAGAATGGTGTTGTCGTCATCTGATGCCATTTTGAACGCTCAGCTCTGCGAATACATCGTCTGGAGCCTCAACGGAGCGAACAAAACACCGTAGATGCATCACGCCCCAAACAGACTCGGCTTTGAACTTCTCCGACTTGAGCCTCGGTCTGCCCGGCTTCCGTTTGCCGTCGATCACCTGGCTCTGGAGAAGCTTGCCGACTCGAACTTCAACCACGCGGTCACCAGGACAACGAGCCGACCGATATTTCCCGATCGGCCGGCCGCATCCAGCACAAACGACATCGTCTTCAGTCTTTGGCACTCCCAGATCCTTCCGCAAGCAGCAACGCTACACCGTTGGCGTAGATCGTGTGCATGCGCTCGACATGATCATGCGTGGCATCGGCGCCCACCTCATGGGCAACCTCTTCCACCATCGTCTTTAAGGCCTCCTCGAAGCACCCAAGGGTGTTTCGGCTGATGTAGATCTTGTCGTCCTTGCGCATACCCATCACGCTCGGGCTGTTGAACTCGACGATCGTGATGTCCTTGGCCAGCTCGAAGCTGGAGCGCTTAACAGCCTTAGAGACGAACTCCAGAGCCATCAGGAAGTTCTTCGTCTCCTTGGGGTCCAGGCTGACGGTCGTGTGCTCCTGCTTGATCTCCTCGCCAAGCTCGCGCTTGACCTGCTCGATCGTTCCGACCTCACGCTCCAGAATGGCGCGCAGCGGCTCAGCATCGACGACTGCGGCGTGGCGACCGTAGAACTCGATCTCTCGCGCCTCGCTGCTGGTGCGAACTGGGATGGCCTTCGCGCCGAACTTATCCTTGAAGCGGTCCGCGACCTGCTTGCGGGTATTCTGGCCCACGCACCAATCGTAACGGAAGTGCTCAACGTCAGGCGCGTTGTCGGCCAGCATAGTGTCGACCTTGTCGCAGTACTCGCGCGTTGAGCGCATATAGAGCGCTTCCCAGATCTTCGCCGAGAGGCTGTGGGCTTCGAACTGCTCCATCAGACGGCGGTCGCGATCGAGCTTGGTATCGCTGGGGCGAAAGTTGTAGCCGTGGCGGAACTTGTCGATGCGACACACCTCGATGCCATCAACGAAGATATGCCCGACGCCGTCCATGATCACCGAGCCGACCGGGGACTCGATGACCGTCTGGCCGTCTGCGTCGATGAAGAGGAACTTCCGCTTGATGGAGTCCCACTCGTCCTGCATCACGCCCGTGATGTCGACGACGATTTCATTGACGGGCTTGCGGCCCTTCTCGATGTTGAACACCAAGATCTTGGCGTCGAACTGCTTCGAGTGCTCGATGGCCGGAATCCAGACCTCTTCGCCGGTCCGAATCTTGACGCCCTTGCCGAGACGGCAGAGAACAAGCGAGCCGATCTTGTAGCCCTCGCCCTGCTGGCCCAGCATGTCGTTGCGGCCACGCTTCGACGATTCACCAAGGAGCAACGTCCTGTGCTCCAGGGTCGCTCCAATCGTCTTGACGCGAATCGTGTTGGCGTCGGCCAGGTAGACGGCGTCGAACGTACAGCCGATTCTGGTGGCGTCCTGGCCGTTCTGCATGAACTCGCGAACGCCGCAGAAGAGGTCCCAGTTAACACAGTAGTCTTCTTTGATAGTCAGCGGAATTTTCATCGTTTGCCCTTCTTGTTAAATTCATGAGCGGCAGACGCGTCGCGTTCGTCGAGTAGCTTATCGGTAACCCCGTTAAGCCTACGCTCACAGAACCTACCTACAATTTGGGCAGCTCCTTTTTTCACAACTAGCAACGATTCGATTGCACGAATAAATGGAAGAATTGTCTCAGCGGACCACAACTGCCAGGAAAACAGATCGCGCTCCCTGCCAGACCTTTTCATATGGTAAATGTGACCACCAATCAGGCCGTGTAGCTCATCCTGCATTGAACGAGTCGTGCTGCTGACGTCAACTCGCGGAGTAGACCTAGTTATCCCAATCCACCCCTCTCCGTCGATGATTCCAGCTATCCACCCCATCTTCACATGCGGTACCAGCTCAAGACGTTTTGCGTTTTGGTAGAAACGATCAGCTCTAACTTGATGATGAAGTCCACGAACAACATTCCAGAAGTTGCTCGTGCTGCAGCCGAAACTCTGAACGATTTCAACAGGCGGAACTCCGCTGAGGTACAGCGAGCGAATCTCTTCCTTTTGCGAGGAGGAGAGCCGGGTTTGAAACCCTTTACCGTTTCCCATGTCCAGATCGTACATCAGTTCGTCCAGAAGATCCGTTTCTTCAAGTGGCCTCCGGTATATAGGTCAACCCATCGATAGTCAAAAACGAAAGGGCGGGCATACTTATGCCCGCCCTTAGGGTTGTCGGTGCAGAACTAGGATCTTACGGTTTGTCTCCATGTATCTTCTCGGCTGGAACGAAGGCAGCTGCACGTAGCGCCAGCCTGGCGCCGACGAGGAATTTATCCTTCATCGTCGGAACCGCGTCGTCCCAGGACCGTCCCGGGAACTGCCAGGCCATGAATGCCTTGGCAGCGGCCTCTATTTGACGCTCTGTGGGCTCGCTCAGAGCGCCCAGGGCGGCAATTCGATCGTGTAACATGGGGGCATTACATGCCCGCGCATCCACTGATTGTCTACGCCTAATCATTGGTGATTACTCGTCATCGGCCGGAGATGGGCCAGCTGCATGCTCTTCCTTCTCGGCTTCGTCCAGGAGGCGTCCGATCAGTTCATTGCGCTCGGTGATGTCCATATCGGCGGGGAAAAGCATGGTATCTGACAATTCTTCGGTGCCCTCGCGAAAAACGTCACCAATTACAATGGTGTAGACCTTCTTCATCGTGAATGGGACTTCGACGAGGGGTCCATGACTGGCACAATGGAAAACGTCAGGCTTCTCATCCTCGGAATGAGAGAGAGTCGCGTACTCAGGACCCTCATGTTCGGTGCAGAGAACGCAGCCGACCTTCTCCTTCCGCCAAAGCTTGTTCTTCCAGAGATGGACAGCGTTGGCGTCGAGCTTCCAACCGGAAGGCTCGTCGCTTAGCTCGATGATTTTGGTTGGGCCCTTCATTGCTCGTGCTGCGTTCGCCATGGTTCAGAGATTAATAGGTCATGGCTCAATTGTCAAGAAATCGCAGCGATGTCCTTTTTTAGCCTTGGTAAGCGTTTCTTCAGGTCTGACCAGGCGAGGGAAAGCTTTTCAAGCGACTCGTCCGAGCCGTCGACTCCTTCTAGTAATGGCGCCAACTCGGCCAACGCTTCAGCTACAAGGCGACGAGGCTTGCGTCTGTTGTTCGCTTGCTCCTTGGCTGTAGCCCACCTGCAGTTGTCGGGCTCGTAGTTGCCGTTGTTGTTGATCCTGTCGATTGAGTGCAAGGAGCTTGGGCGTGGCCCCATGTCTTCATAGAAGTGCTCAAACGCCTCCATCCAACGATCGCAGACCTCTATGCCGCGACCGCCATAGTTCTCATATGAGTCCGTTTTATCGTTGTAGCAGCGAGACTTCATCCCCCACCAGACACGATACTCGGCCGATTTCGTTTTCCCGTGCGTCGTCGTTGCGAACCTGGTCTTGTCCACGCCGAGACAGCGACAGGACTCTATTCGTCTTGTTCGAAGATTGTTTAGAGTGACCCAGAGGTGACTACCGCAATCGCAGCGGCACTTCCATTTAACTTCGAAGAACTTGTCCTTTATCCATTCATCAAGAACGGTGAGTCTTCCGAATTTTAGACCATCAGGACTAGCAAATGTCTTTCCGGCTGTCATCTCGGAGATGCAGCCGCACGACTTCGTCCACCCTGTCCTCAGATATGTCCCGCGCACAATAACATCATTGCCACACTGGCATCTGCATAACCAAAACGCCAGCTTGCTCCTCAGTCCGACTGGAGCAGGAACTCTTGCGAGCGCAATCAGTCTCCCAAAGCGCTGGTTGGTTATGTTGATAGTTTTAATGGCCGATAGATTTTCCGTCTGAAAGCATCCGCAAGATGTCGTGTGTCCGCGTCTAAGATTGGTGCCTAAGGCAGAAATGGTTTTTCCGCAGACGCACCGGCATGTCCAATGTGTTCCGTTCCTGATCGAGTCAAGATCCTTGCTTAACACCTTCAGTCGGCCGAACATCTGACCAACCATCTCTCGGCGATACATGCATCCGCAGGCGCGCTGCGGATGATTCTTCCGTATCAAGGATCCACGCATCACAACCGTCGTCCGACCACAGTCGCACTGGCAGTGCCATCGCGACATCAACTTCCCAGCACGGCCGTATCTCTTTGGCTCTGCTGGAGCTGTGACCACAAGCTTGCCAAATCGCAGCCCGGTCATATCCAACGGCACCGACATCTATCCTACTTTGAGGCCTGAACGCGCTCTTTGTCTGCATCGTAGAGTAGCGTTTTTCTTCTAGATTCAACTTCTTGAAGCACGTGATCAAGTCCGGCGATTCCGAACTGCCTTTCTACCGTGACTATTGCAAGGCCGATGATATTTTCGACCTGGTTCTCCAGGTCACTCTTCGTCGCTGCCACTGAAGACCTCCCCGTTGAGTTCAGCCTTGAGGCAGTCGCTGACCTTGAACTTGATGACACAGCGGTCCTCGATGGTGATTTCGGCGCCGGTCTGTGGGTTTCGACCTTTACGGGCCTTCTTCTCGTGTGTGGTGAAGTTGCCGAAGCCGGAGATTTTCACCTTCTCCTTCTTAGCAAGGGTTTCCTTCACACCCCGAATGATGCTCTCGACGATTTCGTTGGCCTTCTTCGTCGACAGCGTAGGGATTGCTTCGCCGATCTTGTCAGCGAGCACGGCCTTGGTAACGCTTTCATTATCTTCCATGACATCCTCCAACGACGAACGGATTAACCGTTCACCGCCTCTCTCATCTCTTTTCCGACCTTGAAGAACGGCAACCGCTTTGGAGCAACGCTGCATGGTTCACCCGTTCTCGGGTTGCGCCCCATGTAGCCATCGTACTCGCGAACAGCGAACGATCCGAACCCGCGAAGCTCGACACGGCGTCCCTTCTTGAGGGCGTCCTTCATCGTGTCAAAGAACGCGTTCACTGCGTTCTCGGCCTCTGGGTAGGAGATCTCGTTCTTTACAGAAATGATCCGTATCAAGTCCGACTTAGTCATCAGCATCCTCTCATCAGATAAGGCTCATCTGGCCGTTGGTTACGAAGCTTATCACGTGCTCGGGTATGGCTTTCACCGCCCTTGCTCCATCTCGGGCGACAGATCCTGCCCGATGCACATCCTTGAACTTTACATTCTCGATCGTCAGCTCGCCGCTGGTTTCGACAACCTCTCCATCGAGCACGAACATTGTGCATGGCGCGGCTGGCTTCTCTCCTGAGAGGAAGTCCAACCCCATCGTGGTCACGAAATGGGTGAGCCTTGCGCCATCCATGAACGACTTCAATAGGCCCAGCGTCATGGCGCGGTGAATCACAACGGTATCAACCTCAACACATCGCTCGTGCTCGACCGAGGAGAACGACTCAATCGGGTTATCCTCATTCACCAAGACGACCGTCTTCGTGATCCTCATCTTCTGAGCGACCTTGATTAAGGCATCCACGATCTTCTCGTCGAGCGTGAAGGATGATTCCTTGGCCAGCTTCCGATTGCACGCCGGGCATTCGCGCAAGTGCTTGCGCGCCTCGCGATCCATCGACACAACGCGGACTGACGGCTTCTTCCGAAGCGCCTCAACGATGCCGTCGTACTTATCAGCATCAACGTCGAGTATGAGGATGCGGCCAGCCATTAGTTCCTGGCGCTGCGCCGGCCACGGGTGCTGTCAGCGATGTCGTCATCTTCGGGGACTATCTGCTCAGATCTTGCTGCAGCAGCCGCCTCTGCGCCGAGTAACATCTTCTTCAGTTCGATCGTCGAAGGGATATTTGAGAGCTGCTGCAGGATCAGCAACAAGATCAGAAGGACCGTCCCTCCGCCGAAGTACTTCGTCCAGATCGGACCCTCACCAGAGAGACCGATCGTCGCGATTACCATCAGCGTGGCTACTGCCAAGAACGCCAGGATGCCCTTCATCCCGGCCACGCTATCCATAGTGCATTCAATTGTCTAGATACCTTGTAGAAAACAAAAAAGGCCGGCTAGCCCGTAGGCTGCCGGCCATTGTCTCGTCGTTGTTGTACTCAGCCTGCGCGTAGCTCCATCGACTTTACTTCGGCCGGCGTGCCGGGGTTCGGCATGCTGGCGATGTACTGGCCGATCCTGGCGCAGCGCTCGCACGATAGAAGGTGATCTTCGTCGAAGGCGGACATCTTGTTGGAGTCCGCGATCTTGATCAGGGAGACATCGTCTCCACAGAACATCGCCTTGGGCAGGGCGGCGAGCTTCCGGAGCTTCGCGATCTCCTCGGCGCATCCGCAACCCTGCTTAATGCACTGCTCGACCCAGAAGACTTCGTCTTCCGTCGCAACACGAAGGGCGACCTTCGCTATGAGAACTCGGGTGTACTGCATGGCAGACCTCGCTTACCTGGTAGTCCTACAATTGTAGGTCCCCTTGAGTATGCGGACAATTTGTACTAAATCAAGTCCTTTCCATAACGTAACGCCGCCTTCACCTATTAGGCACATGTATGACATTTAGCCGTGACCATCGCGATCTACAGAAATTCGGTCACTTACGCATCCGACCAACCTTCTCCTTGACTATTTGCAGATTTTTGCGCTAGTCTTCGGTCTGCGGGATAGAGCAGCCTGGTAGCTCGCAAGGCTCATAACCTTGAGGCCGTGTGGTTCAAATCCCACTCCCGCTACCAATTAGAGCGACAGCAACCTCCAAGCAAACACCAACGGTCATGTCTTCTTCATCCACCAAAACAACGCAAGCCTGCCTCGGTACGAGCAATCGCTCGTGGCGTCGTGGGTTTATTGCGTTGAGCGTGGAGACCGTCGGCTGCCTGGAAACCTATCCCCGCCCGTTCCACCTCCAGGCCAAGGCGAATGATCCCAGGGGGCTTCTGACATAGGTAGACTGTAAATACCTAGACCAGAAGCCTCCAAGGAAAAACCCCTTGGAGGCTTTCTTCGTTTCTGGGAGTGCGGCAACTGGCGACGCAAGCTGGCTGTAAACCAGTCGTGTGATGAGCACTTGGAGGTTCAACTCCTCCCACTCCCACTGAAAGATCCAATGAATTCAATCAACCGAAAACACGAGCTACTTCTCCCATTCTGGGGTTGTAGCTCAATGGCAGAGCAACCGGCTTTTAACCGGCCGACCAGGGTTCGATTCCCTGCAGCCCTACGACAGATCTGATTTTGGGGAGTAGTTCAACTGGCGGAACGTCGGTCTCTGAAGCCGAATGTTGTGAGTTCGAGTCTCACCTCCCCATCGAAGCCAAAAGCGAAGCACGACCAGGCGTAACTTCACCATGTGTGAATCCTGGACAACCTGAGCCGAGGCCTTTGCGACGACAAATCTCTGACAACCGAATAGTTGTTTATGACGCGGGGGTGTCCTCATGAGCCCCCTTTTGCCCCGACAGCTTGGGTGGTCCAAGCGCCTGACTGAAGATCAGGAGAAGGTCGTTCGACTCGACCTCGGGGCACCCGACGTTTGCCGCGACGGCATGGCTCATCAGCATGGTTGTACCTGATGATTTTATGGGACCTATTCGTCCTCAACTTTCTTGTCCGGCAACGGACCGAAGATGATGGTTATCGTCCCGCCTAGCCTCCATAGCTCAATTTGGATAGAGCACCCGGTTCTTACCCGGTTTGTTGAAGGTTCGAGTCCTTCTGGGGGCACCAGGATCTGCGCTTCGTAAAGCTTCGGTGGCAGCACCGAGTCCTTTAAAAGCTTCCCGCAAGGGTTGAGGCGGCATGGAAGATATACTCCTGATGGCAGGGGCGCCCGTTCGAAGCGGGATGATGCTTACGGGGCATGGGGTTCGAGTCCTCTGTCTTCCGCGACCCGTAGACAATTGCCCTTCGATGTCAGACGGTCCTGCGAGAGTACACGCGGCCCAATTACAGGCCTAGGTGTCCCCGTTTTGGGGTTCAATCATTTCCAGGAGAGCTACCGTGGCAACGAAGACGAAGAAGCAGCAGGCACAGGCGACCCGCAATGCCGCATCCATCTCGAAGGCGCAGAGCATCGACCTCTCGAAGACGCTCAGCGGCATCACTTCCGCTGGAGTCACCATCCAGGGGACTCTGAGCAAGATCTCCGAGGAGATCATCCAGAAGCACGCGGAACTACAAGCGGTCGACGATTCGATCGCCCTCAAGAAGCAGGACATGCAGAACCTGCACGGGGTCGATCAGGTGCTCCTGACGATCGACGAGGTCAAGGCCCAGCACGCGGCGACCCTCGACGAGCTGGCGAAGCAGAAGGAGCAGATCGAACTGGACCACCAGAACCTGGTGAACCAGCTGGCCCAAGCCCGGACTCGCGAGCAAGAGGACTACACCTACAAGCTCACCCAGGCCCGCAAGAACGACAACGACAGCTGGAACGAGCAGGTTCGGGTGCGCAACAACCAGGAGCGTGATCGCCAGGAGGCCTTCGAGAAGGACGTCGCCAACCGCGAGTTCGTCCTGAAGACGAAGGAGACCGAGTACCAGGCTGCCCTCGCCAAGGCCGCCACCTTCGACGAGGAAGTGAAGAAGGAGGTCACCAGGGCAGAGGCCATCCTGAAGAACGTGCTGACGAAGGACTTCAGCCACCAGGCGCAGATCGCCACGATCCAGAACACTACCCATGTGGAGAAGCTCCAGTTCGACAACGCGCGGCTGGCGCAGACGGCTGCCACCGCAGACGCGCAGATCAAGGAACTGCAGACTCAGCTCAAGACGGCCTACGAGGAGAACGTCAAGCTGGCTCGCGCAGCAGTCGACGGTGCTGCCAACTCGAAGGCTCAGTCCGAGGCCCTCGCCCTGATGACCAACATTGGTGGCAACGGCAACGGCGCTCGTCCTCGCTCGTAACGACTCTCTGAAGCGGGTTGGATGCTCATAAGCTCCACAAGGCGATACAAGCTCGCCTGCCCGTTTCTTCTCTGGGTGTATTGCTCTCTGGTGAGGGCGCTTGATTGTCGATCAAGACCAGGCGGGTTCGATTCCCGTTGCGCCCGCTGATTCTGGGAACGTAGGGGAGTTGGCCGTCCCCGTTGGCCTGTCACGCCGAAGATCGCGAGTTCAAATCTCGTCGTTCCCGCCACTGTTTGGGGTTATCGTCCAAAGGGAAGATGCTTGTCTGGCAGACAAGAGATCCGAGTTCAATTCTCGGTAGCTCCACGAATGGGTTCGTCGTCCAAAGGGAAGACACGGCAATCGCACTGCCGGAATTGGAGTTCGATTCTCCACGGATCCACGACAACGGGTTGCTAGTACAACGGGCGTACACTCGGCTTGCACCCGAGAGATTAGGGTTCGACTCCCTAGCGATCCACGAATGGAAGGTTGCTGGAGTGGCAACAGGCCGGTTTGCTAAACCGGAGCCAGCCGAAAGGCTGCGGGGGTTCGATCCCCTCACCTTCCGCGCAAGCGTTTTCGTCGCTTCTCCTGGCAGGAACCAGAGCCAATAGGAAGAGGAAATGCTTCTGATCGGGGCGCTGGATGCGGGTTCGACTCCCAGGGCGGCACAAATTTCGAGCTGTAGCGAAGTGGTATCGCGCGTGTTCGGGGAACACGAGAACGCTGGTTCGATTCCAGTCAGCTCGACGAGACGGATCGGGACTGATAGTGTTGTCCCGATGCCGTTTGAGACACTGGACGACAAGCGTTTGTATCAACGAGATCATTACGCGAAGCACCGCGTCCGATACTCAGAGCGCAAAAAGGTAGCAAGGAAGATCATTCGCGAGCGTCTCAGGACACTCGTGAATGATGCGAAGAAGGGTGGCTGCATCGACTGCAAGAACGAGTTTCGACCATGGGTTTTGCAGTTCGATCACGTGAGCGGCATCAAAGTTTCCGACATCGCCTCCATGGTAGGTCAGTACCTATCGGAAGCGACAATCAACAAAGAGATCGCGAAATGCGAGGTGGTCTGCGCGAACTGTCACGCGGATCGCACGCACAGAAGACGTAACAACGGGGTGTAGTGAAGTGGTATCACGCTTGGTTCGGGACCAAGAAGCCGGAGGTTCGATCCCTCTCACCCCGACTGATTTTTGCCGGTACGAGGAACAACTCAGGCGCTGAGGCGCCATGGCCTGAGCCTACGACTGGCGCCAATTTGCAGGTGTCGTCCAATGGTAGGACGCTGCGTTGCCAACGCTGAGACGAGGGTTCGAGTCCCTCCACCCGCACGACGTCTTGTCAATTGAACGATTATGGTGCCTATAGCGTAACGGTTCGCGCGCTTGATTGTGGCTCAAGAAGAGGCGGGTTCGATTCCCCCTAGGCACCCCACCATGCACATTTGCCCTCTGGAAATTCTCGGCGCTCTCTCTGTTGTCACCGGCATTCGCTTTGGCTGGTGGTGGCTAAGAGCTAAGATCGCTCTATGACGATCGACCAGTTCAACGAGGAATGCACGAAGCGCGGCTATAGAACAAGGTCGGAAGCAGGCCGTACATCGTCAACCCGACCAATGGTCAGGACATGCCGTTCAGCAGCGAGGTTCATCAAGACCTCCTCGCCTTCCACGGAGAAAAGGTGGCAAGCGATCTTCTGGAGATGGTTCTGAAGACGCTTGAAGAGGGTATCGAGAAGCCATGGTTCGCGAAGTGACGTTTTGCAGGTAAGGCCGACTGGCGAGGCTCCAGGCTTCCACCCTGGCTAGACGGGTCCGATTCCCGTTACCTGCTCTACTTGCTCCTTGATACGGAGCTAGCCTGTCCCGGGCGAAAGTAGGCCTTATCAGCCAGGGAGCTTCCTGCCCACGTAGCACAATGGCGGTGCAGTGCTTTCGTAAAGCACAGGCTGCCGGTTCAAGTCCGGCCGTGGGCTCTAGTCCGTCTCGCGAGGCGGTTCGTTGATCGAAGGGATCTCCTTCATCTTCTCCCTTGAGATGATCCAGGCTCGCTGAACCACCCAGGAGAGAGATCGGTCAAGCCGAGTAGCCTCGGCCTGAACCTCGGCCAGCATGTCTTCTGGGAAGTAGAGGCTCTGCTTTCTCTTATCGTTCATAACAGGAATATACACGGATCTTGATCTTGTCACTCGGGGGTCGTTCAACGGTAGGACGCTGGTCTTTGAAGCCGGTTATCAGAGTTCGAGTCTCTGCCCCCGAACGTAATGCTGGTGTGGCGCAATTGGCAGCGCAGCGCTTTTGTAAAGCGACGGTTGCAGGTTCAACTCCTGTCATCAGCTCCAAGCGAACTACTAAGACGGAAGTCTAGGGAGTGACCTCGCAAGAGGTCCGGTTCGCCCTATTCCCTAATAGCTCAATGGTCGAGCAAACGGCTGTTAACCGTTAGGTTCCAGGTTCGAGTCCTGGTTAGGGAGCTTCTGTTTGAACCACTAGCTCCAATGTAGAGCGATCGTTTGTTAAGCGATGGGTTCCCAGTTCAAGTCTGGGGTGGTTCGCCAAGGGTGTACCTGGGCCGGTTACGTCGACTACGGCGGTTCGATTCCGTCGATCACTCCTTGAACTCTTATCACACTGTGCCAAAGCTGAGCACCAAGATCGTCTCCGACAGGCTCGTGGTAGTTGCTCGCATGATACCGAAAGGCCTACGGATTGCAGATAAGCGAAGCCCACCCGTTAGGAGATGAGAATGCATGATGTTATCGGGCTTTGGGCCGAACTTGAAAGCGGGCCGTTCCTTACCGATCACCGCTTGCTGCTGAAGATGATGGATGTCATCGGCAGGATCGGAGGGCTTCTTCCGCTGAGTATCGGCATCGGAGCCCCGGACTGGAAGCCAGATGCCTCAGACCGAAGCGTGTGGGGCTCGGCGTTGATCATCCGGCAAGATGGTACAGACGGAGGCCGATTCAACCAGGAGCGTCTCATCGCTCAGGCGAGAATGACGCTGATCTGGATCTTTGGCGGAGAAGACCACGGCACAGAATTCATCGAGCTGCCAGCCTTCCTCGAAAAGGAACGCAAGGCCAGACTACGCTACCCAGCGCTCTACTCAGTAGCGCTTTAGTTTTGAGCGAGCCGGACGAGGCAGGGTTATCAAATGGTTGAAAAACCCCTGCTTCACCAAATTGTTCGCTTTTTGACCCTATCCTCCAACTGGCCAGGAGAGCCGATTCTCAGTCGGTCAATCGGGGTTCGAATCCCCGTAGGGTCGCCAAGACGAGCCGAAGTGATTGGATTACCGCACCATCGGAGTAGCTTAACTGAGAGAGCGCCTGGGCTGAAAACCCCGGAGGTAGCGGTTTGAATCCGCTCTCAACGTCCAACCACGCACCATGTTCGTCTATCTTTTTCGCGAGCCGTTCGAGCTTGGGTTATCCATTTAAGATTTCCCCCAGGTTCATCTTCTTGTTCGCGTTTTTTGCACGTCACCAGGCGGCCTGGCTACAGATTGCACTGGATCTGACGTAGACAGTTGTTTTATGATCGCGTAGATGAAGTGCGCGACCTGTCATGGCAAAGTAAGCGATGGCGAGTTTTGCTCCACGCCATGCAGGAAGCGGCACTGGTACTTGAATAACCAGGATCGCATTAAGAAGTATCGCCAAACAGAGCGCTCCAAGCCTGACTACCTAGATAAGGCCGCCAAGAAGAGACAGGCGAATCCTACATACCTGTCAAACCTGTTTTGGCGAAGGAAGCACGAATGGGCGATGTACCTCGGGCAATGCCGATGCTCGACGTGCGGAGAGAGTCGCTTGCCGTGCCTGGAATTTCATCACAAGGACCCTGGAAGCAAGACGGGCGACGTGACCTTGATGATCAGGCACCCCAAAAAATACAACACTGAGCAACTAAAAGCTGAGGTCGACAAATGCATCTTGCTCTGTGCCAACTGTCATAGGATTCAAACGTCCAAACATTGGTCAGACTTCGTTCTGCACGCATAGCCAAGCGGTAAGGCACTGGTCTGCAAAACCAGGATCGACGGGTTAAACTCCCTCGGCGTGCTCTACGGCCATCCATGGGCGCCGCTCGTCCTGATGATCCCGGCAGCGTTCTTTCGAGCTTCATTCCAGCCGCAATCACATGGCGGGTAGGTGACCGGACGGTCCGAGTTCGTGATAGCTCGGTGGTAGAGTACACGTGAAATTCCGCAGTGATCTTTGTGGTCACCGTAGAAGATGAGCAGGCCCGCCAATTCCTTGATGTCCATAAATTCCTCGCGCTGAGATCGACATCAAGATCATCTGGATAATAGTAGCCATTAATTTCAATAAGTCAAAAATCACCCTACGGCGCTTTAGTTCACTGGCTAGAACATCTGTCTTTCCAACAGAGGAAAGGGGATCGATACCCCTAAGCGCTACCACTCACCGAGGCCATGAATGACGACAGCAGAGAAATGCGAAGAGATCCTCAGGAATATCGTCAAGCGATGCAATGAGGATGGAGAAGGTCCAGGCAGCGGCAAGCCGGTCGTCTCGTTTGCGCCGGACTGGGGTGGCAACTCGCTGACCCTATACCTCGGAGAGGACCATACGCACGTCGGCGCCTCAGACGACGACTACCCGTTCGAGAAGCTCATCGACCGTCTTCACGACCAGATGTTGGAAGGCAAAGGCCTGTCGTTCCAGATTCCGATCCATCAGGCCTAACGTTTTTGGCGAGCCGAAGATCATGGGTTACCTTGAAAATGACCCCACGATCATCTCCTTGTTCGCCGTTTTTTCTGACGAGCCGTCGTAGTTGAGTTATCAATCTGACTAATAATCTGATCCAAACGCTCAGCTGCACTTCTTGTTCGTCAATTTGCACGAGTAGTTCAGCGGAAGAATACTGCGTTGACATCGCAGAGATCGTGGGTTCGATCCCCACCTCGTGTACGGTTTATGCCCGCGTAGCTCAACGATAGAGCACTCCCTTGGTATGGGAGAGGTTAAGGGTTTGATTCCCTTCGCGGGCTCCAATTCGCTTCCACCAAGATAATCGTAATGGTGCAGTCTGGTATGGTGCGCGGCGGCTACTCTTCCGTGTAAGTCAGGCGAGCGTTTTTTCTAACAACCCTGGAGGTACGAAATGTCGCGGGACGCAGGAAACTTTTCAAGACAGGAGAGACATCGGACGGAAATGTCGTAGTCGGCAACGTCTTCGCCGCCTACAACTCTCGCGGGATACCGCTTGAGATCGTCTGCGAGTCTCTCCGGCAGAACGATATGATCCATTGCTGGATCTCGTTCTATAGGGACGCTCGTGGATGCGGGTGGAAGGACGACAAAATTCTGACCACCGTCGAGCAGATCCTACGCGACATCGCCTACCCCCAGGCTGATGAAGTCGCCGCCCGACTTACTGCGTACATTCAGCATTTTTTGCTCTCTACCAGACGAGGGTCGATCCCGGAGCCAGCCTTAGTAGTTGGACGGGTCTGGTTGATGAAAGTCAGCGGCCGATAAGCACTTCTGACGTGGAGGGCAGCTTCTTTTCTTGGTTCCGTGGTGGAAATGGATATCACGTAGGTCTACGAAACCTAAGTTCCGAGTTCGAATCTCGGTGGAACCGCTTCTCGGCTCTATAGCTCAATGGACAGAGCGCAGCGCTACGGACGCTGAAATCGGGGTTCGAGTCCCTGTAGAGTCACCATGCATCTATCGTCCAGCTGGACAGGACGTAGCTCTCCGAAAGCTAAAACGCAGGTTCGACTCCTGCTAGATGCACAAACGATATAGGCTGGCCACTGGGTGGGGGACGCTCTCCAAAAGCATCCTTGGTGGGTTCAATTCCCGCACAGCCTGCCGTCCGCCCGTCGCATAACGGCTAATGCGGCTGCTTTATAAGCGGTTCATCTGGGTTCGACTCCCAGCGGGCGGACGAACGGGTTGCGCTTCGACACGTCCTAGGTGCCGACACAGCGGTGACTTCCGAGATCACCGCAAGCGCGAACTAGTACTCGCCGTCGTAGTGACCGTGACGGCGAGCCTTCTTACGGTGGTCGGCGGCGAGTGAACGGTGCTTCTCGCACTCGTTGCCATGCAGCTCAGATGACTCCTCGTCGGCGTTCATCTTGAAGAACTTGCTCATCCGGTCGTGAGCGTTCGCAACATGGTTGCAGAGGTGCGATGCCATGTGGTGCGCCGGACCAGGCATTCTCATCATCGCGTTGGCGTGCGACGAGACGTCGACCGCGTGACGACCAAGCGTTGCCAGATCATCTGCATCGACGGTCTTGTAGTCGCCTTCGCCTTCGCCTGCCCCGTGACCCTTCTCGAAGTGATGCTTCATGTGGCGAACCATCTTGAGCATCTTCTTGCGAGACAAGTTCCCCGGGTGGGTGCCCAGTAGTTCGCCGATCTTGTGGGCCGCTCGATCGTGCTTGTTCCTCCGCTTGGCCTTCGGGGCCACCTCAGCCGTGTTCACGGCGGGCTTATCGGCAGACTCTTCGCCGTCTTCAAGGACGGATCGGCACTCGTTGATCAGCGACCTGAACATGCCCCATGAATACTACAGGTTGGGCAGATCCAGCAACCGGGCATCGTTGACAATTGGGGGGCGCACGGGTACTTGCAACATGTCGCAATGACTGCGGGCCCTTAGCTTAGAGGTCAAAGCAGTCGGCTCATAACCGATCGATCCTCGGTTCGAACCCGAGAGGGCCCACCAAGATGGCAGAAAAAGTTCAGATCCAGAACGTCACGGTCAAGCGTGACACCGAGAAGGCCCTGCTCGTTGTAATCGAGGGCGAAGAGTTCTGGATACCCAAGTCCCAAATCGACGACGACTCCGAGGTCTACAAGGCTGACACCGAAGGAACCCTGGTGATCACCGAGTGGATCGCGAAGGAAAAGGGACTCATTTGATTTTTTGCTACCCAACAACGAACGGAAGCGTCTGGAGCCGAATTATCGGCGACGTGGAAGGGAGTTTCTGCAGAGGAGACGGGTTAAGAGCCCACGAGAGCGAGTACGACGATGAGCAAGTTGCATGTGAACGTAGGAACCATCGGTCATGTCGATCACGGCAAGACCACCCTGACGGCCGCTATCACCAAGGTGATGGCAAAGATTCGAGGCGGGAAGGCAGTCGAGTTCGATCAGATCGACTCAGCCCCCGAGGAGAAGGCCAGAGGTATCACCATCAACATCGCTCACGTCGAGTACGAGTCAGAGACTCGGCACTACGCGCACATCGACTGCCCGGGGCACGCCGACTACATCAAGAACATGATCACAGGCGCGTCCCAGATGGACGGCGCAGTGCTCCTGGTGGACGGATCTCAGGGACCTCAGCCGCAGACCAAGGAGCACATCCTTCTGGCTCGTCAGGTCGGCGTCTCGCACATCGTGGTGTTCATCAACAAGGTGGACGTCGCGGATCCAGAGCTGCTGGAGCTGGTCAAAGAGGAGACCTCGGACTTCCTCAAGGCTCAGAAGTACCTCGACTCGCCGATGGTCTGCGGCTCTGCCCTCAAGGCGCTGGCTGCCATCGGAGAGCACGGCAAAGATCACGCGGATGTCGCGTGTATCAAGGAGTTGGTCGAGACGATGGACAAGCACTTCCCGGACCCGATCCGTGACTTCACGTCCCCGTTCATGATGCCCATCGAGGGAGTTCACACGATCGAAGGTCGTGGCACCGTGGTCACCGGACGCATCGACCGAGGCGTTCTAGCCCTCGGCGCTACGGTCGAGATCATCGGCCTTGAAGGCGAAGACCAGAAGCCTCGCCAGGTCGCTGTTACGGGCATCCAGATGTTCCACAAGGATCAGCAGGAGGCTCGGGCGGGTGAGAACTGCGGAATCCTCCTGCGCGGAGTGAAGAGGGACGAGGTCGTTCGTGGCCAGGTTCTGATCGCTCCGGGCTCGGTGAAGCCGCACACGATTGGCCACGCAGAGCTGTACGTCATTCCCACGAACGAGGGCGGTCGTCACACGCCGTTCTTCAAGGGATACCGGCCGCAGTTCTTCTTCGGGACGACCGACGTCACGGGGACCGTGGAGGGCACTGGAGATCTCGACATGATTCGTCCCGGCGAGCACGCAGCCATCACGTTCAAGCTGCACAAGCCAGTCGGAATGGAGCCGGGAACTCGATTCGCCGTCCGTGAGGGTGGTAAGACCGTTGGGGCCGGAGTGGTGACGGGCGTAGAGTAGTGACTTCGCGTAGCGGGCAACCGCTACGCACTTGGCAGCGACCTGCGGGTCAGGACGTCGGTTTCATAAGCCGAACGGCGATAGGATTCGAGTTCCTCCGCTGCCACGATAGTTTTGGACCGATGGTGCAACGGCAGCACGCTCAAAAAACCCGTTTTAAATCCATTGTTCGCGCAAGCGAGCCGGCCGAGAAATGGTTACCCATGCAAGGGAGAGATCCAGGTTCAACTCCTGGTTGGTCCACGATTCGTTTTTTTATTGCACGATAGTTTAGTGGCAAAACACCTAAAACCCGTCTTTCAACTTATTGTTCGCGCAAGCGAGCCGACCGATGGATGGTTACCGCCTCTTAAGCGGGTGTCGCATGTTCGATTCATGCTCGTGCAACCATGGTTCTCATGAAGATCTTCTTTCTCGACGATGACAAGGAGCGCCACAAGCGCTTCAAGATGAACCGGATCGGTTCTGATATTACGGCGGTCTGGAACTACGCAGACGCTTGCGCGGCTCTTGAACAAACCGTGTTCGACGTGGCCTACCTTGACCACGATCTATCAGAGCTTGCTGCGGCAGGACGTCCAGCGGCAGACGAGAAGACCGGCACACACGTGGCCGAGTTCATCGCCTCGCTATCTGAAGAGAAGCGGCCCAAGTTCGTAGTGATCCACTCGTTCAACGATTACGGTCGGCGGCGAATGGGCGCAATCCTCAGCGATGCTGGCGTTCGCTGTATGATAGAACCGTTCAAGGGATAATTTTACGGGGTGAAGGCGCAAGGTGTGCCGCTTGGTTTGGGACCAAGATCTAGGCTGGTTCGATTCCAGTCACCCCGACGATCGGTCATCGCAGTATTCAACAACTGGGTGCTGACCTCTTAGCTCAGCGATTTTCCACACATCAAAGTCGATGACCGACAATTTTTCCGCTGGTGTGGCGTATTGGTAGCCGCGCTGCGTTCAGAACGCAGTGGTCGCAAGACCGGGCCGGTTCGACTCCGGTCACCAGCACTTTTGGGGCTGTAGCTCAGTTGGCCAGAGCGCACGCTTGATAAGCGTGAGGTCGGTGGATCGTGCCCACCCAGCCCTACGATTCGATTTCCCCCGTTAGCACAATGGTTCGTGCAATCGCCCGATAAGCGATAGATGAAGGTCCGATTCCTTCACGGGGGACCGACAGGTAGCCGAGTGGTTAGGCAGCCGTAAAATTTCCGTGTTCACAAACATGTTCGCGCAAGCGAGCCGACGAATATGGTTACCAATGGGACGGCCTTACGCGGAGTTCGAATCCCCGCCCTGTCGACCAATTATTGACAAAGCAGCTCCGCTCTATTAGGGTGGCTACTTCCTGTGAACCCCGCCAGGCCCGGAAGGGAGCAACGGTAAGCAGGTCTTCTCGAACTCCAAGGAACTCACCATGCGCACTCCAAATGAACAGCAGCAAGCACGCCTCATCACAGGCCGATTGTGCCGTTCAACAGGAGATCCGCATCATGAGCACCAAGGACATCTCTCGCTCCGCCCTTGAGGGTGGACGAGCCAATTACAACAAGTACGAGCGCAACGAGTCGCACCGTCACGAGCGCAGCCGGACCAAGGTCTGGCTCGACGAGGTCCGATTCGACATCGAGGCTACCGAGGACTCCGTCCCCGAGCCGCGCAATCCCGTCAGTAAGGGCTTCACGGACAAGCTGAACCCCTGCTACCGCTGGCTCGCGAGCCGTTGCGGTAAGCCCTGGGCGGCGGTCTACAGCGAGCTGACCTCGAAGTTCGACACCCGGAACCTCGCTTCCTGGCACATCGTCAACCAGCACATGCTGAGCGACGTTGAGGGCGCCGGCACTGCGCGAGACGGCTTCGCTGGCATCTTCGCCTACCACCGCTTCTACATCGACGATGGCGGCATCCTGCGCGACCGTGGCAAGCGTGCCTGGCGCAACCGCAAGGTCGAACACAAGGGTCCCTCGAAGGAGTCGGTGCTGGCGCACGCCAAGGGTCGGAAGGTGATCGACAACATGTACAGCGACACCGGCAAGTGGTGGGCGCTTCCTGATGTGCCCCGGTGGGAGTCCTGCAAGGGTCGCAACTGCACCATCTCCAAGCACGCTCACCGTGTCGTGGAGACGACCTCCAAGGCTCTCATCGAGCGATACTCGACGCCTGGCCTTCGCACCCTCGGTGACAGCGACTGGTGGCGCACCTTCTCCAAGGAGCATATCGTCAGCGAGACCTGGCGGGCGCACACGAAGTTCACCAAGGCGGAGATCAAATGGTGGGACACGATTTCCTATGAAATCCGAGGCATCCTCACCGTGTCTCGGTAAAATTAGACATTCAGGCGATAGCCTGAGAATCTGGCCCCGTAACTCACTGGCAGAGTGCCGTTTTTACACTTCGGAAGCAGCTGGTTCGATTCCGGCCGGGGCTACAACATGACGATTCAAGACAAGGTCAAGAGCATGCATCTGCGAATGGCAGAGATGCGAGATAACGCAAGCAGCGAGCGCAAGGCACGTTGCTTCGGTCTGTTGCACGATGCCGTTGTCCACACCGGGCCAAGGATCTACGACCTCAACCACGATTCACTCATCGGGTTCATCGAGCTAGCAGCTCAGGCGGTCAGCGACCCGGACATGAATGATCGCGCGTTACGGGGTAAGCTCATCTCGATGGGTTTCAATACCGCCCCGGTGAACTGAATGAGAAAGAAGATGACCTCAGTCCCTCGCGAGGTACTGGAGGCAACTGCACGCGTCATGGGGCCGCTGTCGGCTGCCGCTAAGGCGCTTGCTAATGCCGACGCCCACAACGGAGAGACAGCGTTCTTTCGTTGTGGCACTACGATCCTCGTACAGAAGAAGATGCCAGCGATCAGCCGCTGGAATTAACGCTCACGTACTCTAATTGGCAAAGGGGACCGGCTTAAACCCGGTATGTTGAGGGTTCGAGTCCCTCCGTGAGCGCTGATTTAGCCGACGTGGTGTAACGGTAGCCACAGTGGTCTTAGAAGCCACCGCCTAGTGCGTGGGAGTTCGACTCTCCCCGTCGGCACGATTGCCTTGGTTTGACTTCGCTAACTCGATGAAATAGCTTCTGAGGATGTTCCAAGACCTCATCGAGTCCATCCGTTTCGAAGCTGCTGAGCGCGGATCTCTCCGCGCCGCCTACCAGCGCAGCCCTGGAATGAGCAAGCTCGCAAAGCAAGGCGCCACCCGCTTCCGGCGGAACGCAGAGAAGCGCGAGCTAGCGAAGGTCAAGAAAGATCCTGCGCATGAGCCGAACATTCCTCGTTCGGGCACGCGTGGATACGCAGACTGATACGTCACCGTGGAGGAATTGGTAGGCTCGCCAGCTTGAGGTGCTGGTGCCGAAAGGCGTGAGGGTTCGAATCCCTCCGGTGACACTTAGCAATTAGGACAATCGACGGTGCCACCCTGCGTGAAGCGCGCGTCGCCGTCGATGGCGTTGTTCGCCACGTCGAAGCTCATGCCGCAGCTGGCTGTGAAGCGTGTGCCAGGCAGCGACTGGATCGCGTATCCGGTGCGTCCGACCACGGTGATGATATTCTGCGGATCTTCCGGATCAACAGTATTAACGGGCCCGGTTGTGCCAACCTGTGTATTGATCGTGATAGCTGTACGAAGATTGACTTCGTGGGTCAGCCCGTCAAGCGCTACAACAAGAACGTCCTGTGGGTCCATATGCCGACACTACCACAAAGCCCTGCCAACGAAACCAAGGCTCCAGACAAGATCCCAGCTCAGTCATGCCACCCAGACGTGATGTGCCCGACCTGTAACGTCCCCCTCGTTCCTGAGCATGCACACGCAAAGTGCCCGAAGTGCCACTACCGAGACTCGTGCTGCTTCTGAAAGAACTCGGAGTCTCGTCTGTAGGTACACACAATGGGATGGGCACAAGGACATATCAGCAAGCTCGTAGCCGGTGAGACCGTGAAGTTCCGGCCTCGCGGTAACAGCATGACCGGAAAGATCAACGACGGAGACCTCGTCACCGTGGAACCGATCACCGAAGCAACCGAGCTAAAGGTTGGCGACGCCGTCCTCTGTAGAGTCAGCGGCAACGAATACCTCCACCTCATCAAGGCGGTCGGTGCCGATGGGCGGTTCCAGATTGGGAACAACAAGAATCGCATAAATGGGTGGACCACAAGATCTAACGTCTTTGGAATATTGACCAAAGTTGAACCTTAGGATCTTACATCCGTCCACAAATATCTGTTGTACAATGATTGGATGCAGGAGATCTAACGTCTTTGGAATATTGACCAAAGTTGAACCTTAGGATCTTACATCCGTCCACAAATATCTGTTGTACAATGATTGGATGCAGGAGATCGTGTGCATCCGCTGTAAGGATCCGAAACCGGAGAAAGACTTTTCTCCTGATTCCAGAAATAAGACTGGCCGGCAGTCCCAGTGTCTCGTTTGCACACGAAGAATCCGGGCAGAGTCGCGTGATCTAAATCGTCAAGATGGACTGTGCTTCTGTGGCGCATCTCGAATCGCAGGCTCTGTGCAGTGTGCAAAACACCAGCATCAAGCCAAGAAGTACTACAGCAAGTACCGAAACGACCCGCAGGCCGTTGAGCGCATGAAGGAGCGAAGTCTACGATCGCATCGCGCGGTCAAGCTGGCTGCCTTCGATGCATACGGCGGAAGACTGTGTCGATGCTGCGGGGAGACACATATAGAATTCCTATCCATCGACCACATCGACGGGAAGAAACATCCAGACGACTCCGGAGCCGGTGGCAGCCAGTTGTACTACTGGCTCAAGAAGAAAAAGTACCCTGTCGGATTCCGCGTCCTCTGCATGAACTGCAACTTCGCGTACGGCCACGCCGGGTACTGTCCGCATACAAAAAATCGAGAAGTAGGGTTGACAGCTCGCTGCAGCGGCCCTATGGTTGATTCCACGATGACTTCCCGAGCTTGACACTTCGAGTGCGCCGCAGGCCGCGTTGTTGCCTGTACGAGAGCTGACGCACTACTGCGTCGTGCTGGAAGGCCTTCCCCTTGGGGTGACGGGCGCCCAGCTGGTCCACGCTGCTGTAGATAGCAGTCCTGGCGGACTTCCGGAAGGAACGTTTGCCGTGGTGCTCGCCGCTCGCAGCGAGATGGAGCTTCTATCCCTGGAGAAGAAGCTCATCGCGAAGAACATTCAACATGCTGCCATCCGCGAGCCCAATGCTCCGTGGTGTGGTCAGCTTATGGCTATCGGCATCGCCCCGTGCGACCGATCCCTGGTGAAGAAGGAGGTGAGCAACTTCCCTCTCCTCAAATAAATCCATGGATCGGTAGCTCATCGGTAGAGCACCAGAGGTCGCAAGATCTTTGGGGGTAGTGTGGTTCAATTCCCGCCCGATCCGCGCATGCGAAGGTAACTCAGAGAGTGATCCCACGAAGAGCAATCAACGTGAACAAGGACGCCAGGAAGAGTACCAGGGGTAACCCTGGGAGTCGGTGGTTCGAATCCATCCCTTCGCACGAATGCCGGATAGCTTAAATCGAGAAAGCGCCCTACCCGCCCCCGTGGTGGCCATGGGAGATATTTGGTTCAAGTCCAGATTCCGGCACCATTTACAATCGGCTCGTGAAAGGATGTAATCAGTTCATGCTCGCGTAGCTCAAAGGTGGAGCACCATGGCTTAAGCAACCTGGGGATGCCGGTTCGAGTCCGGTCGCGTGCGCCCGAATAGCCCAATGGCAGGAGGCAGCGATTTCAAAAGTCGCACAGTGCGAGTTCGAATCTCGCTTCGGGCACTGTCAGAAACTCAAGCAGTGAACGTCTACCATTCAGCCAGGCTGGGTAAGATGGTATACTAGAGGAGTATGATTTCGTGCGTAGAGTGCAATGTGACTTTCCGGCCAACCGTTTCCACGCAGATAATCTGCGGCCGAAAATGCGCAGGTAAGCATGCAAATCGCAAGCGTGTTCAAAAGTACGAGTCGACCGTTGAGACTCGATTCTGGTCCAGAGTTAACAAGAAAAAATGCTGGACATGGACAGGGGCGGTGTCGGCTGAAGGATATGGCACCTTGCGGATTAACAGCAAAACATGGCTGGCTCACAGGTTTGCCTGGACGTTGACTTATGGATCTGTCGCCAATGATACATGCGTCCTTCACCGTTGCGACAACCCTCCATGCGTCAACCCGGATCACTTGTTTTCCGGAGATCGATCTATCAACAACAAAGACAAGGTTCTCAAGGGCCGTCAGTCTCGACATGACGGAATCAAGAACCCAAACGCCAAGTTAACTACCGAACAGATCAAAGAGATCAGAGCGCTTTACGCAACTGGACAATACAAGCAGGTGGAATTGGCCGCTCGTTTTGGTGTAATCCAGCCCCATATCAGCAGAATAATACGAAAGGAGGCATGGTCATGGAAAGCAGAACTCTAGTACTATCTCAGGGATACGAACCGATCAAAATCATCTCCTGGCAGAGAGCCATTGCACTCCTGACGCTTGGGAAGTGCGAAGTAATCGAAGAGTACGATCACAACATTCGCTCGGTCAGCCTTGTCATCAAGGTGCCTGCGGTCGTCCGTCTTCTGACGGCGTTCCGTCGGCACAAGAACAAGGTCAAGTTCTCGCGCGTCAACATCTTCGCTCGCGACAAGTACTCCTGCCAGTACTGCGGCATGAAGGGCAAGCTGTCCGACCTGACGTACGACCACGTCGTTCCCCGCTCTCAGGGCGGCAAGACCGAGTGGAAGAACATCGCGACGGCCTGCTACGCCTGCAATGAAAAGAAGCGGGACCGCACGCCGGAACAGGCGAAGATGCACCTCCGCAACAAGCCTGACCAGCCCACCTGGGTCCCGGTCATGGTCGTGCAGATCAGCCAGACGTCCGCGCCTGACGCCTGGAGGGACTACGTCTACTGGACGTCGGACCTGACCGAAGAGAAGGACGAGTAACCAGCCGCAGCCTTCGGGCTGCGCATTGGAAGATAAAATCGCCTTGGGGCGGTCGCCCATTTGAAGTGGGATGGGGCCTACGGGTCTGGGGTTCGAGCCCTCTGTCTTCCGCCACTTTGACCGTGGATCTGAAAAACATCGAAGGATTCGATGTCGAGTGGATGGTCTACTCTTACGCGGACAAGACCGGAAAATCGGCTCGCTTCGAGATCTCAGTCCTTCCGTTGTGCGCGATCGTTCCGTGCAACACGTGCTGAAAATGCGGCCTCGCCGTTATCCGTCGACAGGTCAGAGCCGGTAAATCCAAAGCGATACCTTGACAATCGACAATACGGGTAGTACCCAGGGTTGTCGTGAAGTCGTATCCGTCAATTCCGCGCAGCACAGGCCAGGACTTTCAAGAGTTCGAGGCGTACGTGTTCGACAAGCTCGACGGGTCAAATCTTCGTTGGGAGTGGGCTCGTAAGAGCGGCTGGTACAAGCACGGAACACGTACGCGCCTCTTTGATGAAACCGACCCGGTCTTCGGTGCAGCCCCCGTGTTGTTCAATAGGACGCTCGCAGAGCCTCTGGAGAAGATTGCCCGGGACGAACGCTGGGAGCGGATGATCGTCTTCGTTGAGTTCTAGGGACCGAGATCTCTCGGTGGCCTTCATGAACCGGAAGACGAGAAGCGCCTAACGCTATTCGACGTGAACCCGCACAAGAAGGGCATCCTTGGCCCTGCGCAGTTCCTGAAGCTGTTCGGTCATCTTGATACGCCGAAGTTCCTCGGTCGTCAGAAGTGGACGCGCGGGTTCGTTGACCAGGTGCGTCGTAACGAGCTTGACGGCGTCACTGACGAGGGCGTTGTTGGCAAGGCCGGTGATGGCCACAAGCTCATCATGGCAAAGGCCAAGACGCAGATCTGGATCGACAAGATCTTGGCCCGCTACGGCGAAGAAGCTGGACGAAAGATCGTCGAGAGCTAACGGGCTACACTATGGGTATGGACATTCCACTGTGCCCCCATGCGCGTCCCGCTTGGCATCACTGTCCAAGCTGTCCTCAAGAGAAGATCCAGCAGCCTCTACAGATCGAGGCGCCGTACTACGAAGAGGAGCGGCCGATGCGCCAGGACGAGCCCAAGTCGACGGTTATAGTTATAGAGTTCTGAATATGCTAGGCTCGTCCCACAATGTCAGTCTTTGTGGAAATACGAAGCGGTGAGGGCGGTGACGACGCCAAATTATTGGTCCAAGACCAGTTCTCGATCTACGCGAAGATGGGGAGCCGGAGGTCACTTTGACCTCGAACTCGTAGAGGAACGCCCTGGACTCATCGTGTTCAGGGCATCAGGGAAGGGCGCTGCCGCCGCGTTTGCCAACGAATCAGGTGGACACAGGTGGCAAAGAATTCCTCCCACAGAGAAGCGTGGGCGCATGCAGACGAGCACCATTACGGTTGCTGTTCTGCCTGAGCCTACCGAGACCCAGGTCGTTGTCCGAGAAGCGGACTTGAAGTGGGCGTATTGCCGTGGATCTGGTGCAGGAGGTCAGCACCGGAACGTGACGGATAGCGCCGTCATTCTCACGCACGTACCGACTGGTATCAAGGTACGCTGTGAATCAGAGCGGTCTCAGCATCAGAACAAAGAAACCGCTCTAGAAGTCCTGCGAGCAAGAATATGGGATGCTGCAAACGAACAAAGGTCGTCAGCCCTGTCGTCATCACGCAGAGAGCAAGTCGGATCGGGGATGCGCGCGGACAAGCGTCGAACGATCAGATCACAGGATGGAGTCGTGACCGATCACGTCCTGAACCGACAGTGGCAGCTCAAAAAGTACCTTCGAGGAGACTGGGACTAATTGACCTGTGAAAAATGCGGCTACGGTTTCGTGGATGTTCACCGTAACGGTGAGGGACGGACCACCTACTGCCAGCAGTGTGGTCACACCACGGAAGATCGATCAGACATTCAGAAGCAGCGATGGGCTACCCGCCAGGAGCAGCTGAAGAAGAAGGCCGAACAGATCGCACCGCACGAGAAGAAACGACGTCACGGAAGGTAAACAGGCTGTGGAGCCTACTGGTACTGCTCAAGAAACCACCGGCACCAGGCCAGTTTATCCTCCACGCGCTGCCCGGCCGGCTGACTGGTGCTCCATAGTTCTAGATTTTCTATACGGTTGTCATTCTTGATCCCGTTGCGATGGTGGACGTTTTCGTCATCCCTGAGCTTACGACCCAGCGACTCTTCCATCACAACGCGGTGCTGAGCGATCTGCGTACCGCCAACCGTCTTTACGACATAACCCTTATTGAGACGCCATTCCGCCTTTCTCGTGCAGCGTCGGCACCCGATGGCATACCTGGACTTTGTGGCCCCACATTCACATTTGTTTTTCGACTTTAAGTATTTGTCTCGGTTCTTTTCTTTGGTCGTAGCTACGCGAGCCTTCACGCAGCTTTTGCAGTCACGGCGATGGCCGTTTGTCATGCCATTCTGATGATAGTAATGGGCCAGCGATTTTCGCTTTCTGCACTTACTACATACTTGTGTTTCCACACTGGTATCGTATCATGGCAACACCGTTGGAATCACACGGAAGATCAATGCGCGGTGGCGCGCAGTCCGATTGGAAGTCGGTACGATCTCAAAAGGGTTAGGGTTCGACTCCCTGGTCTTCCGCCAACCGAGTCCTCTGTCTTCCGCGCAAGTGCTTGCGTAGGTCTAGACAATTGTCATACCCTCCTGAGAAGGTTGGGCATGTCACAGCCCGACCAACGCACCCTGGAAGAGGCCAAGCAGTGGCTTCGCGAACGCTTCGAAGCTGGCGCCCCGTGTCCGTGCTGCAACCAGTACGTTAAGCTCTACAAGCGCAAGCTGAACAGCTTCATGGCCTACGCACTACTGTTGATCGATCGGTACTTTCGACGGCCAGACGCGAATGAGTGGCTCCATGTACCGAGCTACCTCATCGAGCAGAACGCGACCGATCGCGAGTGCGCCAAGCTCCGCTACTGGGGCCTCATCGAAGAGATGCCCGAAGGTCGAAGCGACGGAAGCCCGCACGCCGGATTCTACAAAATCACAGAGTTGGGCAAGCAATTCGTCGCTCGGACAGTACGAGTCCCGATGTACATCCACGTCTACAACGGCGACATCGTAAAGAGGCTCGACACCGAGACTATCGACATCTACGAAGCACTCGGAGAAAAGTTCAAATACAACGAGCTGATGAGCGCGTGAAATAAGTAGACCCATGACCTGTAGATAGGCCCATGGCCAACATCGGCTTGATGAATCGCGACGGAGAGCAGTGGGTTGGATATCGCGTTCCTGACAAGGACCGTCTGATGTTCGAATCCCTCCGTAAGAAGTGGGGGATGTGGTTTCTTCGTGTGAGCCGCCAGGACGATGGATCCAGCATGTACTGGACGATGTTCAATGACGGCGCCTACTTCCCGGGCAGCATCGTCAGTATCATCAACGATGCGTCCACCGACGCTAATGCTGCTCAGATGCGTCGAGTGATTGATCAGGCGTGGAGGGAGGCCGAGGAGAAATCCAGAACGCATCCAGACATGAAGCTGACCGATGACCTCGGCAAGCAGCGGCATGAAGCCATCATGAAGGTTCCAGCTCTCCTACGTCAAGGGGCCAGAGGACGGCGAGTACGTCCCATCAACGCGCAAGGCGACCAAGGGTGTAATCGGAATTGACAACGGTGACTCTTCCGAGGAAGATAACAACCCTGATGAACGCTCGAAGACCGCAGCCGGTTCGAAGGTAGCTTAGGCATCCGTAGCTCAATGGATTGAGCAATCGGCTTCTACCCGAAAGGCTGCAGGTTCGACCCCTGCCGGATGCGCGAAATGGTTCCGTGGCCCAACGGACAAGGCAGCTCTTTCCTAAAGAGACGAATGGGGGTTCGATTCCCTCCGGAACCACTGATGAAAAAAGATGTGCAGCTCCACAAGTCGACCGAAGATCAGCCTTGCCACTGGTGCAAGGCTGGTTTCATTTTCGTCGCCGACCAGGCGCTCGGAACCGGCAAGACGATTCTGTGCGAGCCGCACACGAACCAGTTCATGAAGACCTTCCACGAGCCGGTAGCTGATGGCGTCTGAAATCATCTGGCCCAGACCATAGATCCTGGCCTACTTTACGGTTAGCTGTTTCGAGTGATAAATTCACGCGGAAATGAGCTTCCTAAGACGGGCCGGAGCAGAGATCGCCAGACTGATCGCGTCGGCATCAGATCCGGCAGCGGAAGCAAGTAGAGCGCTGCTCTACAGCAAAACAGTATCCGGCATCGTGCAGCTGTTCGTTCGTGCGAGCAACGGCGACGTCCATCAGTTATCAGGGCTCGACAAATCTAGACTTCCTGTACTGGGAGCAGATCCAGCACAGGAAGCCGGCTACGCGTTGCTGTACGGCAAAGATGCCTCAGGCGTCGTTCAGGTATTCGCGCGAGCCAGTGACGGCACCGTGTCTCAGCTGTCTGGCATCGATGTCGCTCGATTGTCGATCAGGAACGCCTTCACCAAGGCACAAGACGTTGTCCCGTCTGTGTTGACCTACGGCGCCAACATTGCGGTCAACGCCTCGCTGAGCAACACGTTCACGGTCACGCTCACCGGAGCTACCGCTCAGCTCGATAATCCATCGAGTCTCGTGAGCGGACAGACGCTCGTGTTTAGGATCTTACAAGACGGCACCGGCACCAGGGGCGCTGACCTTCGGGTCTAACTACAACTTTGGAACCGAGGGCTCTCCTTCAATCGGTACATCTCTCGCAAACAAGCTGGACATCATCACTGGAATCTCCGATGGAACCAAGGTCTTCTGCACGACCTTGAGAGGATTCACGCCGTAATGTTTACCGTTCCAGCGGGCCTTCTAAAGAAGAAGGGGTCGTCAATACCAAACGTTGCGTTCAACCAGTGGATCCTTCAGTCGCCGGGCACGAGTCCGTCTGCACGATGCGCTGCGGACATGGCATTTTATCCAGGACTCGGCGTGATCATGACCGGAGGAACAACATCTCCGGGCGGCGGTGCTGCCATCCACGACCCATACAATGTTAGTCAGACGACAGGTGCGGGGACTTGGGTATGGACAGGGAATGACTGGTACAAGCTGGCCGTCGCAACGGATTCGCGTGGTGGTTACACAGGCGGCATGTCTTACGATTCCGATGCGAACATCCTGGTTCGTAGCGTCCCGTGGGATGGCGGCGGACTAGCGGAGTGGTCGGAATTCGACGGCACAACGTGGACGAACTTCACTGGTGCGCCTCAGAACGCCCAGAACTGGTGCAAAATCGCGTACGACAAGATTAGACAGAAGACCTTTCTCTATGGTGCGTGGAGTGGCGGAGGAACCTGGGATTACAACAGCACCACCAATCTCTGGACGAACAGCTCCATTGCTGGAGGGACCAGCGGTTACGGGTTCAGCACATGCTTTGATGAGTACTCGGGCAAGGTGCTCAACGCGCAAGGTTTATCGTACCGCGCTCAGTATTTCAACGGATCCGCGTGGTCCAGCGCAGGATGGCCCGGAAGTAATCCAGGTCTCGACAATTTTACATATGGCGAAGCCGTCTGGCACCCGGTACGCCAGACCGCGATCATCAAGACATTGAATGAAACATGGGAATGGAACCCAGCGACTAGTACGCTCTCGCAGCTGAGTCTGTCCAACCAGGGCCCGTCGTTTACTGGATACATTGCGATGGCCTTCGATTACACGAATGGCGTGATGGTCATGTTTGGCGGCCAGACGCCAGGAAACATCAATCAGACCTGGGTCAGCGGTCCGTAGGTTCTTGACAATCACGCCACCTTCTGGCGAAGTCGACGGCTCAACCTTGATGCGGGCCCATATGCGGCCCAATGATGGAGCTGCACATGGAAACGCTCGGTACTGACCTGACAAAGCAGGGCTTTTCGCCCGACCTGGCTGACGAGCCTGAGCCCGGCCAAATCATGATTTCGGTCCTGAGTGGCTACGGCGACATCAAGAAGGTCTGGAACGCCGCCAACCAGGACGAGGTCGAGGACGCTCGTCGTTCGTTCGATCACCTGGTCAAGCAGAAGAAGTACCTCGCATTTCGCGTCAGCGCGAACGGCGACAAGAGCACCGAGCATATTCGCGAGTTCGATCCTGCCGCCGGCAAGATGATTCTCGTACCCCCGGTCGCTGGGGGCTGAAATGCCAACCACCGCCGCAGTGAGAATCACTCACCCAGTAGAAACTGGGTTCGACGCGAGGGTAGTTGAAGATGCGGCTGAGAGGCGAATCGCCGAAGGTTTGGCGCGACTCGATGAAGAACGCGCAGCCCTAGAGCGGTCGCAGATCTCGCCAGCTACACAGCCAGACCCACTCGTGATCGATGGCGTCGCAACCGAGTACAACGTCTCGGTAGCCAGTGATGGAGTTAGCGAGACGATCACGATGACCGGCAACACCATTCCAGTCGTCACCGCATCGACACGTGACGAGATTCAGACCTGGGCCCAGGTGCAAGCGATGAAGATCTGGCAAGACCGTGTCGCTCGCGCATGGATGTCCTCTGGAACGTCGTCAGCAACGACGATCAACCTAGGGAACAGCTGGCACATCAGGACCACAGGAACTAGCTCAACGACAGGCTGGTACGACATCGCCGACAACTGCACATCAGCGGCGAATGCCGCGTGGTACTCGACTGGCTGGCAGAACTGCGACCACGCCACCATGAAGAAGTATGGTCGCGTCAGGGAGACTCCTGAGCAGGCTGCCGATCGCGCTGCAAAGGCAGAGCTTGCTCGCCAGGCTGCCGTCATCGAGGCTGCCAAGGTCAAGGTTTTCACTGACACGGCCAAGGCTCGCGCGCGGAAGCTTCTCTTCTCCATGCTCAACGCAGATCAGCAGAAAGAGCTGGATGAGAAAAACCATTTCCATCTGACCGTCCACAGTCGAGACGGCTCGATGCGGGTCTACCGTATCGAGACCGGCTACGCCGGCAATGTGAAGCTCCTCGGTGTCGACGGTCAGCCGGTGAAGCGCTACTGCATCCACGCTGACTATCGCCTTCCGCACGAGGATCAGATGCTGGCGCAGAAACTCCTCCTGGAGACGAACGAGCCCGAGTTCCTGCGTATCGCCAACATGACCCAGCTGCGAGCTGCATGACCGATAAGCTCTGCCATTGTGGGAAGCCACTGCACTACAACAGCGAAGTAGTACAGGCGCAAGTCGAGCAGCTCGTCGAAGAACTTGGCGAGTACATGGAAGTCACCGTCAACGGTTCGACCTATAGCGTTCCGCGCCACTACATCGCGCTTCATGGCCTCAAGGGATCCGAGCTTCAAAGGCTTGGCTTCAAGAAGGTCAGCTGATAGGCTGCAGTCAGCTAATCTACCAATGGTAGAAGTAGTTCCGAAGCCGTCAGCCGAAAGGTTGGCGGCTTCAGCATTTTTCGGGGTATGAAATATCCAACAATGACGACTGTAGGTAGGTGGTATGAAGTTCGAGAGATTTATCGTTGTCGGTGACGTCCATGGCTGTTTGGACGAACTGAAGGAACTGCTCAAGGTGGTCGAGTATCGCCACGGGGACAAGGACTGCCTGGTGTTCGTGGGTGACCTTGTTGATCGCGGCCCAGACCCAGTTGGCGTCGTTCGACTTGCACGCGAGCTTGGTGCGTCTTGCGCCATGGGCAATCACGAGGAGAAGCACATCCGCTGGCGGAACTGGGAAACCAGGATCGCCGCAGGTGAGGCCAAAAAGAACCCAATGCGCCGGTTCGACGAAGCCAGGATGGTCGAGCACAACAACCTGTCCAAGGAAGACATGGACTACCTGATGGCGATGCCAAAGACGGTGGGCCTCGGGCATCAGCCGTGGCTTGTTGTTCATGCAGGGTTCGAGTGCAACGGCGTCAGGTACGACGAGCAGAGCCGCGACACTGTCTGCCGCGTTCGGAATGTTGATGACGTCGGAAAAATGGCCTCCGACCACAAGAACCCCTTGGTTGACGTCCCAGGCTCTGTGCCGTGGGCTGTGCGGTGGCAGGGCCCAGAGAACGTCATCTACGGCCACGCCGTCCACAGTCGCTCTGAGCCCCGCGTAGACGCTCACAGCGGGTACGCCTGCTACGGTATCGACACGGGGTGCGTGTTCGGCGGCCGGCTCACGGCCATCGTTCTCCCAGATGGAGGACAGCCGGAGTTCGCGCAGGTCCAGGCCAAGAGGGAGTACTACCCCTGGGGAGCAAACCGAGGCGGGAACGACTAAACGACAAGGGCCCGAGCAGTCAGCTCGGGCCCTTTCTTCGTGGTGCCAGGTTTAGACTTTTCCCTTGCCACCGATGATGCGGAAGACTTTATATTCGAAGGAGACCGTTCCGTCTTCGGCCACCTCGATCTTCAGGGTCTTCAGTCCTTGGATCCTTCGGCTCGCGTTCGAGACGAATTCCTCCACCTGGCGATACGTCAGGTTCTCGTCCTGCTGCTGAGGTGCTGCAGGTCGTCGACCCATACGTTACGAGGCCTGCTCAGCAGGCGCAGGCGCAGCGGCCTGGATCTTCTTCGGCCGGCCGACCTTGCGCTTCACGGGCTTCGCCTTGTCGGCCTTCGCCTCGCGAGCCTTCTTGAGGTTCTCGGCGAGCTTCGCCTTAACCTCGGCAGAGAGAACGCGCTTCTGCTTCGCCTTGGTCTTCTTCGGCTTCTCCGTTGAGGTAGCCGGCGAGGCAGAGGCCGTTTCCGGCAGCGGGTTCTTGCGCGGGCGACCGACCTTGCGCTTCACGGGGGATGCCACAGCGGCAGCCTTACCGTTCCCGTTGCCACTGCTTGCGATGGCCTTGTTGAGCTGAGTCATCAGCTCCCCACGAGCATCGGCGTCTGCCTTCTGGACCGCTTCACGAACCAGAGGGCGAACCCTGCCAAGGATGTCATCCACGATCTTGTCGACGTTCGAACCCATTGCTGTCTCCTTCTTGCCTCTACCAGGTAATGAACCGTTGGTCAATGTAACCAACGGGGAACGAATTGCTACGAGCTGGTGCCTTCGGGCTTGTAGCCGAGATGAACAAATCGCAAAGCGTATTTGGCGACCAGGTACATCGCAGCCATCGTTGCAACAACCCTCAACGGGAACTGGATTTCCTCGAAGTACATCCATGCTCCGACCGCTGAAACGATCGCCATGAGATAGGCGCCGATCTCTCCTAGAGCCATCAGCTTCCAATCTCTTTCGCTTAACTTCACAGGCTGATTATTTTTCTTACTCAAAGGATTGTCAATCCTTAAAAGAGAGAACCCTGGCTGGGGTTTCTATCTCGGAATACCTTTTCCAGCTTACCGGCCTTAGAAGCGGCCGATATTGCTCCTCTTGTACCTGGGCTTGTGCCATCCCAGAAAGCTACAAGACGATCGCAATCATCAACCACTACCTGGTTTCTGATTTGACCGGCGGCCTTTCCGTAGAGATTCCAGTTGGCGTAATGAACAACGACTTCGAGCCCTCGAAGTCGAGCGGCCTTTTCAGCCGCCTCGTCGACGCCTTTGGCTCCGCCGGTAATCACAACAGAGTCAATTGGAAGGTCGGCTACGTAGCTCGCCACGGAATCGAGATCTAAGTACCCCCTCGAACCAACAATAGCAACCCTCATTGAGAAAAATTCTACTCGAAATTAACCGCTGAGACGTAGCTATCCCATCTGGGCTTGTTCTCATCAAGCCATTTCTTGACTGTAGAAACCGCGTCCTGCTGAGCCGTAAACGGCTTAGTGCGGTAGACTGCGCTTCCGCGATCGTAAGCAACTCCCCTATGCTGAACTCCAACCATTTCTGCGCCCAGTGAGTACCTCTTGACGGGCGAGATTGACGGAACCTTTCGTCCGTCCTGGGGGGTCGCAATCGCTGCACGAACGTTACCTTCGAGGTCTCGAACCTCAGAGCGATAGACGTCGACCGTCACCAGCGAGAACCCTGATGGAAGTACAACACGACGGAACCTCGCGTCCTCCTCAAGTACCTCTCCCCACAGGAACAGCATTTCGACGAACGCCTGATGGTAGCTGCCCCTAGCCGGCAAGATTCCAGCGCAGACTTGAACCTCAGGCGCGATGATGATTTCTCTTGAGAACATCAGGCTGCTCCAGTGCGGCGCCGATCACGGACAACCTCGCCCATGTCAACGCCAAGTCGACCTGCGGAATCCACCAGCTCTTGCTCCGTTAGGGAGCAGACGACGACGTCATCGGCCACTACCATTGGAACTGACATGAGAGTTCCGATGTATCCACCCTGCGAAACAAGCTTGAGGTACTTGTCCCGTGCTCGGTCAACGGCAATGTCGAGAGCGTCGTCGACGACCTCTAGCCCGTGACGAGCTGGTTGTGGGTACATCTCATCGACGAGAGCAACTGCAAGACGTCTCGGGACGAGCACTGCTGCTGTGTCTCGCTTCCTTGAAATGGCGTCGGCGATCATCTTCAACCCATCTCGTGCGCGTATCATGGCTCCGTAGATCTTATACCAAGCAAAGATCTGATAGCCATTTCGATGGCCTTGTCTCTGAGACTAAGGTCAAGGACTGACCTCAGGATTTCCGAAGCCTCCACGCGCCACGCCTCTTCTTTGGCGAGCTGGAATCGAAGATCGTCGAACGGCGTAACCCCGTTCACTACTCCCATCATTTTCATGGTTTCCTCAACGAGATGCCGAAGCTCGTTGGCGTCATTCTCCGGCTCGCGCAGCGGCTTTCTGGCGATCATGTAGAGCGCAGACATGGCGAACTCGTACTTCTCGCGAACACGCTCCCACGCGAGACATTCCTGCTCACTGACGGCTGCGACCTTAGCCTTCGCCAGGAGGTCAGCCGTCCTCTTGCCCACAAGGGCAACCAGCCGTTCCTCAGGAAGCGCCACGGCTATGCTGGGTCAGTTCTGAATACCCGACCGCTCTTGACGATCGCCTCGAATGTTTCCTTCTCGGATTCCACCGGCTTCTCCCACCCATCTTTACCGAAGAACCCCAAGATGTCCGCAACCTGAACTGAGAACTCGTGCCGCGAGATAACCCAGGTACCGTCGTACTTGGAGATCATCTCTTTCATGCTGTTCCAGTCAGGAGCGAACTTCTCCGTTGTGGACGGTAGATCGTTCGGCTTGGTCTCTGGACGGGCAACCATCAGGGAGACCCGTCCAGTCGCCACAGGAGTCGCCAAGACTGCCGCGACCACTTGCGGGGTTGGCATAGGCGCATCAGGCGGAAGGCCAGCAGCCTCGCGCGTAGTGCGAATGTGATCTTCCGCCGCCTTCTTGTGCTTGGCGTCTGTGTCGTGGGCCTTCTTCTGCCTTTCAAACGCAGTCTTGTGGCCTGTGAGGTAGGCCTTGTCGTCATCGTCTAGTCCATCCAGCGGATCAAAATCAGCTTGCGGCATGCGGCACCATCGCTTCCATAAACTTCGAAAACGGTGCAACCACAAGCGCTAATTGTCAAGATCGGTGCGCAAACGCTTGCGCTGCTACGGATCCCTGTCCTCGACCATTGAGTATGACCAGTCAGGCCACTTGATTTCCTCGCCATTGTCCTTGTGACAGCAGAAGCAAATCATCATCCCGCCATCGACGAGAACCAAGTGCTCACACACGAATGTGCCACATCCATTGCACTTGAACTCGTCCATTTTGGACGTTGATCGACACGCAAGACAGGAAAACGAGTCCTTGTAGTCTTTGAATTGAGAAGGCATGGGCAGCAGCGTCGCACCGCCAGAGCTAGGGGCGGCCTGCAAGCAACTCGGCATCAGCGAAACCACGTTCCGTCGGCTGGAAGCTGCGTCGGTTATCCCCAAGATGCGGCGCACGGAGGCATGGAGCGGGCGTAGCGTTCGTGTGCTCACAGCGACGGATATCAGACGAGCGAAACGCGCCATCGCACGGTGGAGAGCGGCTCGTGCGACTCCTACGCGCCGCCGTGTCTGAACGAGCCACCCTTTACGCGTCCTTGGCGCACCGCGCTAGTATTGCGTAATTTCTCAGGTTAGTAACGGCCGGCGTTCGCGCACCTTGCCTGGTATCCCTTTGATAGGCTAGCAGATCCCCCTTCCTGTAATGAGCCGAGCGGAAATCCAACGCGAGAAGCTTCTGAACGCGATGATCTTCTTCACGAAGAACACGCGTTCGTGTCACAAGCTCAAGCTCTTCAAACTGCTCTGCCTCCTCGATTTCGAGATTTTTCAGAGGACGGGAAAGACGACGACCGGGCTCAGCTACTTCGCGTGGCCGATGGGTCCTGTTCCCAAGGATCTGTTCGAGGAGCTTAAGGCTCCGCACGCCGACATGACGTCGGCGCTTCTCATCGCGCCGATGGCTGAACTCGACCCAGACTTCGGGGGCACAGCGCTCGTGTTCAAGCCGCGTCGCGCGTTTGACGATGGATGTTTCACGCCGCGAGAGCTTGCAGCGATGACACATCTTGCCGAGGTCTACTTCACGGCCACCGGCAAACAGATGACTGACGTGACTCACGCTCGGGGAACGTTGTGGCACCAGATCTACGAGATTGAGAAGCGCCCCCAAGCGCTCATCCCGTTTGAGCGCGCCTTGGATGGAAAGCCCAACTCCGTCACGAAGGAGCAGGCCGAACAGATCGCCGAGGAGGAGCGAGAACTGGCAGCGCTGTTCAAATGATCGAGTACCGGGCGGGCGCGGTGTGGCGGGGCTTGATCGACTTCGGGGACGGTGAAGGAGAGCGAACGAAGTACCTCGTGGTCCTTGGTGACTGCGATCCGGCTGGTGAGCAGGTACTCGTTGCGGTTACAACCTCGAAAGGGGACTCGCGCTACAGCGATGCAGGATCGCCTTCGCCTTCGCCTGCCGTCGGGAAGAGCCTTTCGCATCGCCGGAAAACAGGAGACCTGTTTCCCTGCGGATACGTGGGTGCAGTTCGACAACGCCTATCCAATCAGCCGCGCATCGCTTGAGCGCCTCACGAAGGAAGGGCGAGCCACCTTCCTTCAAGCATTGGGCGACGAACGTGTGCGCTCTCTCCTTGCGTGCGCTAAGAAATCACAAGACATCCCGACGCGGCACCTCGCACAGATAGACAGGGCTCTGAAGGCGCGCGCTGCAGGAAAGCAGCCGGCTCCACCCAGGGCCTCAGCTCCCAGCGCGCCACCGGCGTACGTCAGCCCCGAGATCCTCTCTGCGCGCGCACGCATCAATCGCTTCTGTGACGACTGCCGCACGACGTTTGTCGACCTCGTTGGGATCGACGCATCGGATCTCACAACGATCCTTCAGGGCACGACCAAAGTGCCCGACGACTTCCTGAAGAACGTGCAGACGGGGTTCGAGTTGCTCGTTGCGGAGAACTGCGCGAATTGTGCGAAGCAACCGACCGCACAATGATTGGATCGGTTGAGGGAAGGGACGCACGTCAAAAAAGCCCATCGATTTCTCGTCGTTACTTGATCCGCAACCCGCAGCCGCACCGCCCGATAGCGGGCTCATGCACGATCTCGAACCCCTCCCTGTCGTCACGTGGCTCGTCGCCGATCCATTCGAGCTAGCGCTCTTCGTCGGTGCGCTCACCGCCGCTGCGAACCGTCATCCCGCGTTCATCAACGAAGAACTCGGCGAGTTGGCCGAACGCTGCCTTGCCCGCTGGCCGGCGCGAGCACGGTGCTAGACGGCGTTCCGCATCGTTCAAAAATCGTCACGGTCAATTCAGGAACGGCGGTCGGCACGACGCACCCACCCGAAACGGCGAGCGCCGCAAGGCGCCTTCAGTTATCTCGAAGGAACACAGTCCTGACCTCAAAGACGCTTCGACTTCTTGAACCGACCACGACTATCCCAGAGGCGCAGGATGGCATCGGCATCGGCATCGTCCTGCACGGCGAGCCTTCGTGGGACCGCCGGTAGTTTCATTGGCGCAAGCGCTCGGAACGCCGTCCATCTAATTGCTTCAGCCTCCAGAGGATCCTCGAATAACAACAAGTAACGGTGCTTCCCTCGGTCGCGTGGATAGTTCTCAACGCCGAGGAATCTTCCGGGCGCCCAGACATCGTAGCCCTTGCCATCAAGGAGACATCGAAGAACCCAGTCACCTTCTCGTAGAGACGAAAAGAACGCCTCCTTCGCTGGGTAGTGACAGTAGTCGACCTCGCTCTTCTCGAAGTCGAGCAGCTTCTTGGTGGCCTTGTTAACGACTGCTTGCACGCTCGATTCTTCATCCTTGGGAATCGAGATGTAACGGAGCCCTCCGATGATCCAGAGCTTTGACCGGACGATCTTCTTGCCCTTCTTAGTCCCCGCTGTTGAATGGCCAGTGAACTTGGGCGGCCGATACTCCTTGATGCACTTGGCCAAGTAGTCCTTGCGAACGGGCTCGGTGCATAACTTCTCAAAGGTCGTACGAGCGCGAAGGACGGCAGCAGAGTCGTCGGTTAGAACGGCGGCCTCATCGAGGGAGTTCTTTGCGTGGCTGGAGATGTTCGATGAGCCGGCAATCACCACCTTGTCGATGATGAAGAACTTCGCGTGGAGAGACCCACGAGAGAACACCGAAACGCCTCGGGCAAGGAGCTTCTTTACTTCTCGCGGATCTGTAGCCCCCGCACGGACGCGCGCCAAGCTCATGTCGACCACCAGCGCATCGCCCTTCCTGAGAGGCCATGGCCTCCAAGGCCACGTGGCGCACCCCTTACGTCAAGTCATCTGGGCGTCGCAGTACTGTTCGGTTCATCACCCTCTCAAGGAGGGCTCATCCGCTCGATTTATTCATCGAACATAGCACAGAATATTTATGCGGCCTTCTTGCCTGCTGCCTCAAGGACACCCTCCTTGAGGAACCACTCGAAGCGCTTGATCCAAACGATGCGATACCCGGCCCTCTCGCCGTAGACGGACAGCATCTCGGGGGACCACTTAGCGCCGCGAATACGGAAGCGCTGAGAGGCGATGACCTTCACCTTCACCTTCTTACCGCTCAGCATGACGTGCTCGATGTTCTCGGGCGGTTCGACGAAGACGTACTGGTCTCCACCCTTGCTGATGAACATGACGCCCTCACCCTTCTTGATGGTGGAGCCGTACTTCGTCCTGATGAACTCGTTGAAGTTCGTCTCTTCCGACTTGTGGAAGCTGACGTGAGCGAATGTCTTTAGCGTTAGCTCTCTCATGATCCCTTTCCCTATCCAATGATCCGCAGAATCATCTCGAACTTGCATTGACGCCAGACGGTCACGGAATATCCGGCCATCTGCCATTCCATAGCGAGGCGCAGCGCCTTGGCTTCTTCGGTGAACTCGGCCATATCGCCGTCGTTCGCTCTCACAAGGAACGTGTCCCTCGTCGCAGACGCAGCCTTTAAGGCGGCGTTCGCGTCCGCAATAGAAATTTTCGACTTGGTCTTGGACCCTGGCGGCCGACCAATCCTAGCCTTGGACTTCTTATCCGGAGCGAAGCGCTTCCTGGCGGAGCGGGACATCTTTTTCGACCAGCAGACGTCGCAGAATCCCAGCTTCCCGTCCTTAGCCTTGGCTGAGTTGGGAAATTCGCCGAAGGGCTTCGTCTTGTGACAAGGCCCCTTACACGTCTTCGTCTTCTCAGATGCCATACCAGCTGCCATAAGACAGCGGAGACACCTGATTGTCAAGACAGGTCTTTTTGAAAAAGACCAACAACGACGAGACTTGGGAACCTGTATGATTTTACACGTCTTCTGGAGAGCGACGTTTTTCCTTCGCCTTGAGGAACGCGACGACGGCTTGCATGATCGCTCCGAGCAAACCAGTAATCCCGGTAGTGATCGCTGCGATCAGGGCAGCCTGCCCAGCCGTCGTGTCGGAGGCCTCTTCCTTCTTTACCTCAGGCTGTTTGATCTCAACAGCTGGGCGACGCAGTCCGCTTGATGGAATGTCATCCGCTGACCCGGAGCCGGCAGATGCCGCAGATCCATAGCCGGATGGAACCTCTGGCTTGGCGTTCTTCCTTGGTCCGGTAGCAGACATCAGAGCGAGAGCGGTAAGCACCATCGTGACGATAAACAGAGGGATGGTGAGGTACAGGTACAGCACCCTCATCGTCTTCTGCAACTTGCTGATGTTCATAGATCCTCACGATCCAGAATATCGCATCGCGATGATGCTCGCTGGTCAAGACTGCTTTACGCCCGTGCCGCCACAGCGAATACAGCGCGTCTGACCATAGCCCTTGCCGTCGCCGCTGCATGTCGGACAGCGAGACAGTTTCTCGTCCGCCGCGTTTCGCTTCTCAAGAGCCTCCGTAAGCCGCTCAAGCCCGTCGGCGATGCGGTTCAGGACGTCTTTGTAATCTTGATCCGCCATTTCGACTTAGCGCAGAGTTGAGAGAGCCTCTTTGGCTATACCCCTGGCCATTGTAGCCCCGTCGCTAGTTTCAGGCACCTCTGAGATTATCGTCAGGGCCCTGAGTAAATGATGAACCTGATCTCCTAGTAGAGCCTCGTTTTCGGACTTCGATTGCTCCAGCTCAGCGCGATATTGATCAAGCATGCTCGATACCTTCATGACGGTGTCGCGAAACACATGCGGCCTGACTGCGGAGAGAATCTCTTCTTTCATCGCTGCCCCCAGTTGTTTTAGCTTCGGTAGAAGAACGTTGGATTACAAGGATATCTCCACTAAAACGTTACGAATCACAGGGCTCAGTTGCTGCCATTGCGCTCCGGTGCGTGCTCCAGGGACCTTGCCCATAGATCGCTGCCAGGCACGCTCTTGAATCCTAAACGTTGAGAATAACTTCCGATCTTCCGATGGGCAGCCTTGTGGGACTCCTCGTCTCCACGGTTCTCGACATCAGTCGGCCACGGGCTCACGACTACTAGTCCACACCCCCTGCCGAACACCGAGATCGTACGGTCGGCGATTAGCAGTCCAAGGCCAACTCTTCGATGCTCCTTTTCCAGGAAAATCTCTTCTATTACGAGTACATCCATCTTTTCTACGTCCGGCCAGACAGCCTTTATTCCGGCTGACCACGATCCGGCGACCGTGTAGATCGTCTTCGCGATGTCGTCCAGCTCGTCCTCGTCTTCCCATGCTTCGACGTCGAACCTTCCACGCTGGATCATCTCCTCGGCCTGAAGTACGTAGGCTCGGAGGCGTCCGCAGACGACGCCCTCCTGGTCTGCAGGCGAATACAGGACAACTCCTTCAATCTGGAGCAGATACGTCGAGTCATCGTCGCCAAGCCATGACTCGACGCCGTACTTGATGAAGTACCGGCCATCTTGTCCGATCTGATACATCGCCATGAGACTACTTGGAAATTGGCCAGCTCACATCTAGACTGCGACGATGCAGCCCTTCTCCATCGTCGTGGCGATCGACGCCAAGCTTGGGATTGGAAAGACCGGAGCGCTCCCCTGGAGACTCAAGGCGGACATGAAACACTTCCGAGAGCTGACCATGGATGGCACGGAGAACTCCGTCATCATGGGCCGGAAGACGTGGGAGTCGATCCCGGAGAAGTTCCGGCCACTGCCTGGTCGCATGAACGTGGTGCTCACGCGTAGCGGTTCTAGCTTCGCTGGTGCCGTTACCGCAGCGAGCCTAGAAGACGCGCTGCAAATCCCAGCCGCCAAGGTGTTCGTAATTGGCGGCGGAGAAATCTACGCGCAAGCGATCACCAACTCGGACTGCACCGAGCTGTGGATAACCAGAGTCGGCGCGTCGTTCGACTGCGACGTCACCTTCCCTAGTTACGAGGAACGCTTCCGGCTGGAGTCAGTTGCCGGGCGGTTCGCTGAGAACGGCGTTGAATGCAGCATCGAGCACTGGATTCAACGGTGAGATTGTCTCAGGCGCCGCTTCGCGATAGCAGGTCGGACAGGCACGCTTCTCCTCGGCGATTTCGCTTCCGAGGATAATTCCACCCATCGCGTTGTACTCGCGGTTCCTGACCTTGGTTACGACTGCCTGCGGCCTGATACCGGCCGCTTGTGGCTTCAAACAGAAGTCGCAACGAAACGACATCAGGCCTGGACCGTCGAGGTGTCGGAGTGGCGCGGATCGACCTTCGGTGCGACGTCTGCGAGCATCATGCAGAAGTTCGCAACATCCGCGAGTTCCTTGCGGAACGTCTCCGGATTGTAGTCGAGGTTGACCCCACATTCCTCGATGTGGTCCCTGAGTGAAGCGATCAGGAAGTCGCAGACCGGGTCCTGGCCGAAGGCATGGGTGATCACCTCGCCGAACTCCTCGGCCAGCCTGGACATCAGCGCCTGGAGGCTGTCGGTCCGCCAGGCCTGCCCCTTGGTTTCGTCATGCCCACGAAGGACTTGCTCCTGGAGTACAGCAAAGGACTTCAACTCGTTTCTCATCTCGATCATCGTCTTCACCCTTGTGTTGTTGGACGGCGTTCCCCTGCACGTCCGTTCGTTTTCGAAGGATGCTGGAGTAGCGTCGAGCGTCTCCATTGTCAAGAATTCCAAACACTCACAGGTTGTCCACATCGATTCCACAGGGAGTCCAAGGACTCCGGATTGCCACCTCCAGCTGGGGTTATGGTTGGTTGATCGGATCGCTCGTTCCGTGCAATAACCAAAACGACGCAGATCCTGATCTAACCCACAAAAAACGGACCAGATCTAACCATGACATTCCCTCAGCTGCAGAAGAACTGGACCGTCTCCCCCAATGTGCGTCAGGCCTTCACGACGCTTGTCGGGGTCTCTGGTTGGTACGCGTATGAAAACAAGACGCGCATGCTCGCCGTTGGATGGACGGTCAAGTTCACGTCCAATGGGACAACGGGGCCGTCAGGCGCAGGTGACACGACCGACCGCATCACAAGCGCAGCAACGTTTGCGACCCGCGCGACGATCGCTGGCGCCGCGCAGTCCTGGTACGTCCTTCAAAACGCAGACGGAACGCAGATGCTGTTCGCATATCAGGGCGCGAGCGATGACATTATGCGCATCTCGTACTCGCCTGGCGCACTTTTTACGCTGGATGGAACGACGAGGTTTCAGCCAACCGCCACCGACGAAATAATCATCAGTGCAGCTACTACGGTTATCGATCCAACGGCATCTCTCGATCGAGTTATGTCGATTTTCTGCGCGAACGATACGACTGCGTGGCGGTGCGCCGTTTTCAGGAACAGCGTTCTAATCTCTGGGCTCTCGTACGACAAGGTGACCAGAGTAGCTCCGTCGCTAACGCTTCCCGTTCCCTATGTGTTCGGAAACTTCATCAGGATGTCCAGGGAGCTACTGAACGATGCCACCAACGTGGCCACACCTGTCTATCCAGAAATGGGCGCGCTGGCGATCGGCGCCGCCTCATTTCGCGGGTGGGGTGGACGCGTATTTACCGCTGCTGTCTCTCGCGTTTGTCGCATGTACGGCGCAAGCGTTTACGCCTCCGGTGATGGTGCAATGAACAGTAGTACGCTCGCCAACGGCGGTATTGTCGCGTCGTTCGCCAGTACATTTTGCGCTTCCATGGGTGGGACTGGTGCTCTTTGCTGGCCTATCATTCTCTGGGGAGAGAAGACTGTTCAGCTGGATGGACCATGGGCCTCGGTGATCGACTGGTCGCAGATGGTAACGACGGTCAATACTAGCCCGTCGGTGGGCGTATTCGTTCCGGGCCTAGATGTCGGAGATAACCCGATTTCAGATCCAGCCAGAACGAACTGGTTCGTTGCACTCGGGGCAGGTGCGGTCTGGCCATGGAAGAATGCCGCCGCCACCCTTGAGCAGGTGTAGTAATGGCCTTTCTTGACGGACAGGCTGTACGGTTCCAAGATCTTCCGTCGCCCATAGCAACGACGTCTGACCTGGTCGACGTACTATCAGGAGTGGAGGTGCTGATCGCAAACGCGCTCCCAGCATCAACACCTCCGTCGATCAGCGACCTCGTTGACGTTCTAACTGGCCAAGAATCTCGCACGGTAGATTATGACGATGGGTTCGAGAACGGTGAGCGGTTCGGGTTCGCCTCGCCTCGCGAGAAGACCATGCCTCCTGTCGCGCCAGGAGAGGCAGACGTCGACAGGCGAACATTCAGCTTCCGCCTTTATACGATCACCGGACAGCCAGCGAGCGGGATCCTCAGAGAGGGAGACGTTTGCGCACCATCGGCTAGTCAGATTCAGACTAACCGAGATCTCGTTGGATACATAAACGCTACCGGAACGTTCACACACATCGCGGACGGCGAGTACCGCTACACGCTGGCCGCTGGAGAGATTGCCGCGCCCGGAGGCGAAGGTAGCATCTGGCTACGAATCAAGGTTCCAGGGTTTCGCACCGCTATCTTCCGCGTTCCACTGCGTATCGCTGAACCATCAGCGAACGAAATCAGGGATGCCGTTCTTAACGCGGCGAGATCTGGATTTACTGGAACTGGCACGATCGGCGAGGGCGTCGCTATCGGCGTCGCTCTACTTCAAGGCAATTTCTACATGGACACGGTCACCAACACCTCGAATGGTCAAACCCTATCGCGCATCAGGTGTTTTAATACCGGAGCCGCCGCTGGATCAGCAACAGCCGGAGGTTTTAGTGAAGGTGAATTTGCCACGTTTATAGTGACAACGTCGTACACGGGACCCAGTAAGATCGCTACACATCGGGTGGTTCAGCAATGACGGAAATACAGCTTCAAAAGGATTGGTCGATCAATCCGAACGTACGCAACGTGTTCGTGTCCCTTGTCGATATGTCTGGCTGGTGGATCTACGAAAACCATGCCTGGCTAAAGACACATGGTTGGACGGTTAAGTTTACAAGTAACGGAACCACTGGGCCTGCGAGCAATGCAGACACAACTGACCGCATAACTAACAAGACAGCAGCTTCCGTGCGAGGGGCCACGTCTACTGCTGTCCAATCATGGAGCGTGCTGCAGAGTTCGGACGGTGTGCAGCTCCTATTCGCTTTCCAGGGCACCACTGACGACGTGATTCGCTTGAGCTATTCCCCTGGCGGCCTGTTCGTAATTAACGTTACCGACTCACGATTTCAGCCGACCGCAACCGATGAGGTCGTGTGGTGTCAGGGCAACTCGGTCGTCAATGCGACAGCATCGGCGGATCGTGTGATGACGATCTGGGCAGCCGACGACGGAACTGCATGGTCGAACGGGCTGTTTAGGGCTGGCACCTTCCAGACCATGCTCGGTTTCGAGAAGATCAACAGCGCCTGCCCTGTTAGCGTGTTTGCAAAACCGTACCTTGCATATCGTTACAATGCGTTCGATCGAAACAATGCCACAGGCGGCAATGGGCCAGTCTACGACCCATCCTCAACAGCAGCAGGTGCCGCCGCGTGGATCGGCGGTCTTGCACGCGTGTTTACCGCCGGAGTTAACCGCATCACACGAGTTGGAGGTGGCACGGTTCAACTCGCCGCCAACGCAGGCGTTGCCCTAGCCATAGAAGATTCGTTCTTGTCGAATCTTCCAGCACTTCAGAACGGAACGATGGCGCTAATCCCATGGATTCCCAGCGGCGAAAAGGCAGCTCAGTTAGACGGTTTTTTGGGCACTCCAGTGGACTGGTGGATTGGCTATGGCGGGAACACGGCTACTCCAGCATTCAACGACGTCTTTCCTGGCTTCGAGCCCGGCGACGTCCCTGGCGTGAGCGGCGGGCAAACAGGCATTGGCGATCCTCGCACCAACTGGTTCATTGCCTGGGGACCAACCATGATCAGGCCGTGGAAGAACGTCGCCGCGTCCATCCTGTCGGCCTAAGGAAACTGTATGCCCGCCCCAATTCTTACCAAGTCCTGGAACGTTTCTCCAAACCTTCGTCGTCCGTACACATCGCTCGCGGATTCGACAGGGTGGTTCCTCTATGAGAACAAGACCAAGATGTTGGCGGCTGGATGGACGATCAAATTCACGAGCAATGGAACTACTGGGCCATCTGGCTCTGGCGACACGACCGATCGATGGCTGAACGTAGCTAACGCCTCCACGCGTGGAGCCTCAGCCGCAACCCCACAATCGTTTGCAGTTCTTCAGAACGCTGACGGTCTTCAGGTGATGTTCGCATTTCAGGGCGCCACGGACGATATTGGCAGCATAACCTACTCTCCTGGCGGACTTTTTACTCTGGCAGTAACGACAACACACCAGCCTACCGCGACCGACCAGGTGTTGACCTCTGTCGCTAATTCACTGGTTAATGCGGCGACGTCGGCTGATCGCGTTATGACTATCTGGGTAACTACTGACACGAAACAGTGGTCGTGCCTCCTCGCGCGTTCTGGAAACATTCAAGCAGCAATTGGCATCGAGATGGTGATTAGTTACTGCGGCGTCAACGTGTTCGATGTTCCATACGTCGGATATCGGCATCAAAACTTTGCCAAGGTTGTCAATCCGCCGATTATTACCCCGTCTCCGGCTGGTTCAATTAACACCACTCTCGGCGCGATCGGTGCTGCTGGATATCTGGGAACGCACGCCCGCGTTTTCACGAATTCGGCCTCAAGAATGGTTCGGGTGGGCGCAGGGTTCAATAATATTGCCAATGTCGCTGATGGGGGTACTCGAACATTTAACGACCCTTTCTTCAACGCCAACTATCCTGCACTCCAGGGAGGAACCACGGCTCCGCTTTATCCGATCGTCTGGAGCGGCGAGAAAGCGACCAATCTCGATGGAATCCTGGGAAGCCCGATCGATTGGTGGCTTTGTCATACCGCTCAGACTGGCGTGCCGACAGCGACCAACATGCACCCAGGCTTTGATATCGGAGACAACCCAAACACAGATCCAGTTCGCTCAAACTGGATGGTGACCATTGGAGCGGAGATGGTTCGTCCATGGAGGGATGTGGCGGCAGCAATGTTGCTGATCTGAACTATGGCGACGTTCAACACAATGGCAGTCGTTCCTATCTTCGTCGCAAGCACGCCACTCCACGTCGTGTGGCAGACGCAGATAAATCCAGTTGTTGTCGCTTCAACACCCATTGCCGTTGTGTGGCCGACCGCTCAGAACACGCTTCCACCTGTGACCTCCACCTCGTTCACAGAGATCGTCCCAAGCTCCTGCGGGCGCATGCAATACACTGAAGGATTTTACGATGGCGAGATATTCGGTTTCTCTAGCCAGCAAGAGGACGACATGGAACCAATTCAGTTAGGAGAAACCGACGACGACAAGAAGACAATCAGCTTCACGGTCTACGACGTCAATGGATATCCTGCCAGTGGGCTTGTGGGAGGCGGGGCGGTGGCATCACCAGGAGTTGGGGAGGTTCAAACCAACCGAGATCTGGCCGGGTATGTGAACAGCACTGGAACCTTCGCTCACTTCGGCGACGGCGAGTACAGGTACACGTTCTCCAACGCGGAGGTCTCGTCTGGCGGCGGTGAAGGCAGCGTTTGGCTACGGGCTAAGATTGCCGGATTCCGCACGGTCGTGCGTCGTGTTCCGATCCGGGATATCGCAACCGCCACCAAGGCGCGCGATGCCATCCTCAATGCTGTGCGCTCTGGATTCGTTGGGACAGGCACGGTTGGCGAGGGTATCGCCATCGCGTCGTCGCTCATGCAGGGCAACTTCTATATGGATCAGGTCACGAATTCGTCGAACGGCCAGACCGCCGCACGCATTCGTTGCTTTCACACGGGTGCCGCTACCTCAGCTGCAACATCCGGTGGATCTGGGCAGGGCGAGTTCGCCACGTTCATCGTAACCACTGCTTATTCTGGACCCAATAAGATCACAACGCATAGAGTGGTCCAGCAATGAGCAGCGGAGCAGGACTATCAACGAAGGGCCTCGTATCAAGCGGGGACGCCATCAGTTATCGCATGCGTGCATTCGACACGACTCTTGCGTTGATGGTCTATTGGACGGCGTCGGAGGTCGACCCGTCTGGCGCGACTTACACCGGACCTGGACCGCTGCAGGACATCGTCGTTCAGAACGTCATCAAGACGCTCGAAACTATAATACCGGCAAGTCCAGAGGTATATTTTATGCCTGAGATGTGGGCCCAGCAAAATGTAGCCGCTGGCCAAACCGATGTTCCACTGGACGCAACGGTGTCGGCGAACTTCGACACCATAAAAATGATTAGAGCCGGGTCGATCGTCGGCATATCGACGCGGCTTACCGAACCGATTACAGCTGGAACGCTGACGGTGACCGTTACCAAAAACGGCATCGCCTGTGCGATGTCACTCGTTCATAGCTCTGGTTCCGGTGGAAGCGCAACGCAGGCAGCCGGAATCGACAGTTACTTTCCCGGTGATCTCATCGGGGTGAAGATAACCACGTCGGTTGGGTTCCTGCCGGTCACGACAGATCTCGAAGTCTGGATTGATCAGCTATCAACCTAGAGTGACTCAGCACGCGCTTCCTTGAGCATTCGAACGAACGCTTCGGCAGCGGACTGCAGATGTAGCACCGCAGATTCCATGTTTTTGAACCCTTCGGTCGAAAACGTAACTTCGGCTCCCCAAGATCCGGCCCTGAGCCCATACAACTCCTGCTCTGCGACGATCCTGAACTTGTAGCCGGATTCGTCTTTCAGCTCGAACTCGCTCCTCGTGGACTTCAGCTCTAGCGCCATGGCCGGCACTATCCGCCATCAATGGACAATTGCCAAAGCCGATGTTCAGCTTGGATGGTGAAGCGGAAGAAGAAGCAGCTGCAGAAGTTGTCCCGCCAGGGCTTCAACGAATGGGAGATGCGGGTAACACCCGAGGAGGCGATGGTCCGCTACAAGCGCCACGAGGGTAACTTTCGATACGAGGGCTACCTCAACAACCGCTACTCGGTTCAGATCTCAGACGAAGCGACCGACTGGGGCCTTGTCGTCCATCTCTGGATTCAGCGCCACGACGGCGACATGGTTCGCTCCTGGGCCGACATGCAGAGGATCAAGAACGAGCTGGTGGGTCCTCAGCGTGTTGCCGTTGAGGTATTCCCGCCAGTCAATGAACTCGTCGATCAGGCCAATATCGCCCACCTCTGGGTAATGCCAGAAGGCTTCGTCTTGCCATTCTCTCTCAAGGCGGGAAGTCGTCCTTGACAATTTCCGTTATGGATGATGATATGGGTCATGGAATTGGCGGTCATCCACGGCGTGCAGGCAAAGCCCTGTATTGGCAGTGGCTACTGCTGCAAGAAATCGTTGTGTTGGATCGGTCTACGGGTACACGGCTCGATCCATGGGCCATGCCCGAGTCTGGTTTTCGACGGAGAAAGACATTGGTGCGGCGAAGTTCAAAAAGCACAGGGCTCGCAAAAAGAAGCGATGATCGAGGACTTGTCGATCGGCGCGGGGTGTTGCAGCTCGATGAACAGCGATCGACAGGAGATGCTGGTCAAGCTGCGGCTCCGGTCGAGTTCCTCATCGCCTTTGCCAGGGCGCTGATCCGCGCGCATCCGTCGCCGGACTGCATGGCGCTTGCGATGCGTAGCGCCAAGGGTGCCTGCCCGCTAACCCCGGAACAGGAGGTGCAGTTCCGCAAGGCGGTCGATATCGAGGTCGATCGGTCTCCGTGGCCGAAGGGGTTCTTCTAGTGGCCCGTCGCCCTGACTCTATAAACGCATCTAAGTTCAATGAGTTACATCCGATTGGTACGCCGTTCCGGTACTACTCGGTCGCAGGCTCAAAGGAATTCATCGAAACCAAGACCCGCTCTGAATGCTGGGAACTTGGCGACGGACATCCGGTTGTGCTCATCGAAGGTCGTGCGGGTGGTGTATCAATCCACCATCTCGTAAAGACCTAACCGAATGCGTAAGACGACAGGAATGACGGCCGAGGTACGCGAGTGCCTTGCTGAGATGGGTGTAACCGAAGAGGTCTTCGCCAAGGTCAGGTCTGCGTCCAATCACACGGACGGCGCTAAGTTCCTGGACGAAGCCAAAGAGATCTGCCGCAAAGGCTTTCGTTCGGTCGCGACGACCTACCATCCAGATCACAACCAGCACCTCCCCGCCGAAGAGATCAAGGCCAAGGAGGAGCGATTCAAGCGTCTGCGCTCAGTTCACGACTCGTTCCTGGAATCGAAGTACCGAGGTCCACGGTGCAGCAACACTCAGATGGGGGCAGTGAACTTCGACCCATTCGGGTTCAGCGCGATGTCACGCGAAGCAATGATCGATCAGCTGGGGCACTGGCAGAGCCCTGAAAACCTCAGGAAGATCGCCCAGGAGCGTGAGGCCAAACAAGCACGCGCGATTCAGATCATGCAAGAAGCCATAAAGCGCGATCTCAACAAGAAGTAGATTGCGATTTGGCTGTAGCTGGCGTAAATCAGCCGGCCCATGTCGGTTCAGCGCGAAAATAAAGAGAAGTCTTTGCTTTGCGACTACTGTGGAAGATCTCCAGAGACCCCACTCTGCCGACAGCCACAAATGCACGTGCAGCCACTACTTGCTCAGAAGCTCAGCCATGACGTCGCACTTCATCGTTGAGGGCTGCACCTGGGACGGCAAACCACTGCCAACCATCTGCTGTGGTCACAAACACAGATCGGAGAGCGGCGCGAAGGCCTGCATCTCCAGGATGAGAAAGGCAGGAGGGGCATCGTCCTACAAGGTCGTCAAGGTCCAGACCTTCCCTTTCTTGACGACCGGCATGCATACCGTTATCAAGAAGTACGTAGGTTGATCATGGGCGTTGTTCTTCTCATTTTTCTCAGCATTGCCGCAGTTGCTGCGCTGGTTTTTCTCCTCGGTCGCGCGCTCGGAGATCCCGTGCGTGGTCCTCGGTTCGACGAGATACCGGCCGATGTCGTCATGCTTGATACATCCGACGGAACTCCGGTAGACATCGGCCACTGGGATTCCAGCCTCCCACGTCAGATGACGCCAGAGGAGCAAGAACAGGCCACGAAGGACTTCGAGCGCCTCAGGGTGCGAATCGAAGCTGAGCGTCGCTGAGTCCGAGCATCTGACGGGCTCGCGCGATGTGCTCGTCCTGAAGTCCGGTGTCGTAGTCCGTCTGAACTAGTCGACCCATCAGCCGGTCCATATCGGCGTTGTCGTCCAGGATAACGAACGCCGGCCAGGCGCGCTGCCCACGCGACAGCTCGATGCCGGTCTCTGATTCGATCCAGGAGGCAATCTCGTGCCCTCTGGAGCATTCGGCCAGCCTGGATGGGGTTGCATCGGCCAACCTACCCTTGAAGCCGTGGCTGGCCAGCATCTCCTGCATCACATCGAGCGCGAACCACTTGCGCCACATGCTGCTGAGCACGAAGACCACGTCGGGCTCCACTAGGCCGTTTAACCGTTGAACCAGCTCAGGGACGAGTTGGTTCCATCCGATCTCGTAGTCGGTCGGCTTGGTCCTGTCGGCGTAAACCGGGACGAGCTGCTGGAGGTGGTGCTTGGAGTTCAGCACTCCGTCGATGTCCAAGAACACGTACCGGAGAAGTCGCTTCTTCCGCTTCGGGCAGTCAGGACAGGCACCATCGCAAACGCTTGCGCGGGTCGTACAGGCAAACATCACTCGCCCTCACCAGCGTTTGCGACCTCGGTCATCTTCGCGACGAACTCATCCCAGTGGTCCGGGTGAACATGCACTGCACCAGTAGCCTGGTAATACTTCGCCACCACCTTGTTCCCGTTCTCGTCAACTTTTGAGATATGCGGGTCCTTGTAGATGGGGACGTTGGCGAAGTCAGAAAAGCTAATCGACTTCATGGACGGATAACCTTGGCGCGATGAGGACGGACCTTTGGGATTTCTACTGCGGGGTCAATCTCTGCGATCTTCGCCTCTACCTTAGCGATATCCACAGAGACGTATGACCCATCCTTGTCAGATCCGACAACGTTCCCAAGCAGGCCCTTCATGATCTGCATCCAGGCACCGCCGTGCCGATCGATGCGCAAGACCATGAACTTCAGGCCTTGCTTGCGAACGCGCTCGCACTCTTCTTTTAGCTCGCCGACGGTCACGGCTTACTACTCGAACGTCACCGGAGCGTACGCACGGGACTTGTCGCCGTACGTGCCATCGGTCGTCTTCACACCGTAGACGCGATAGATCGCATTGCCAAAGTTGCCGATGTTCTTAGGAGTGATCTCGACGTACTTCATCGGACTCGCGGAATAACCGTTGTCGCCCTTGAATCCGTCGGCGGCGATCCGATATAGGCTGCCGTTTCTAGTGACGTACACGCCCGTGTGATGCCACCACTTCCAACCGCCGCCGTCTTTTTTCGTGGACTGCCCGAACACCATAAATGTCGGCAGATCAGCGCGGCGATCGTACAGCTCACGAGCGTCCATGACCTTTGCCACGCCGCTTCGCTTGACGGCTGACCCATCCGGAGGAACCGTGTAGCACACGTCGCCGAAGCCACGGTATGGACCTGCTCCGGGATTCTGATGAACGTCTGGGCTGCTCAGTAGTAGCTCCCAAATCTCAGGGCAGTTGCCGGCGTGCGTGTAGTCCTGGTTGCGGCGGCACAGCCAGCTCATGAAGAAGTTGCACCACGACGTGCAGTGAAATGCTGGGTACGTCTTCCCGAGGACGTTTGGCCACTGCTTGATCGTCCCGTTGAGCTGGCCGGCACCATACGTGACCACCCACTTATCCTTGACCCATAGCCCTCGTCCTGGACCGTACCGAACCGGACGCTTGGCGATTAAATCGACTAGCGACTCGAACAACTTCCAGGTCGCATCGTCGCAGTGAACGATGTCGCTCGGCGCAGGTGGCAGAGCTGATGCAGGTTTCATCTTTGAGATGGCAGCATTCAGCGCGCCGATTGTCTGAGGCCCAGCCTTGCCGTCATCATCGACATCTGGGCGATCTAGCTGAAACGCCAGCACTGCAGCTTCTGTCTTCCTGCCGTAATCGCCGTCTACGTCGCCTGGATCGTAGCCAGTCGCCTTGAGCTTGAGCTGAAGTTGCTCTACCGCATCTCCACTATCACCACGCTTTAGAATCATCGGATCATCTCCTCAATGGTGCCAAGCAATTGCAGGATCTGTTCGCAGTTACCACAGCGGTAATCGTACTCACAGTCGCATCCACGCTGCACCTTCATACCAGCTTCGCAGATCTTTCGCAGCTTTGCTTCAAGTGCATCGCGATCTGCCTTCACCCTGAGATAGTTGGTCTGCCACTGCGTGGCGGAATCCTCCCACTTGGAATCGTCCATGTGTTTTTCTACCTGAGAGCCATGACTTTCAGGGCCTGGATTCGATCCATATCAGCTGGATCCGACAACTTACCCTTGGTAGCGATTTCGCACGCCTCCAGCAGGGCAACCTCAAGCAAGGCTATTCTGGCGGGAACTTCGCCGAATCTGCCCCAATGTAGGGTTGCCTGCTCCCAGGCGTGGTCGAAATCGCGCCGGGGGTAGATCAGCGCATCCATCAACGCCCGAGCTGAGTCAGCCTGGGCGAATGTTCCATGCCACGTTGGCGCGGCAGGAGGCGTGCCTAGGTCGCAATCGCACTTCAGGTCGTTTAGACCTCCGCGCATCAGGCCGCATTTTTCGCACTCGATGCTGTGATCTCTACTTCCCATTGAGCGCCTCAGCGGGAACGTATGGCAGCACGAAGCGAGAAGCTTCGATGGCATCCTCAGTTGAAGAAGCCTTGACCATCGTAGAGACGCTCTTACTGCCGGTAGTGGATGGCAGTTCCTGTTTCACCCACCACCGATATTTTTCTTCCTTGTCTGGTTCCGCGCTTCGGCCAGGGAAAGCCTTTGGTAGGGCGCGTAGGTACTTCAACTCCTGCGCGTTCTCTTTATCCTCGGGGCCCGGATAGTACCGTCGGCCAACCCATGAGGCTTGCGTGCGAATCGACTCGACCGCCCACCTTGGGATTCGAACATCGCTTCCAGCTCCGCAGTTGTAGCAGTTTCCGCCGACGATTCCTTCACCACAAGATCCACCATCACTTGATGAAAAGCATCCTGGACAGAATTCTATGACCTCGGTGCGATCTACCTCTTGGGCTTTGGCTTTTGCTTTTGCTTCCATGTGCGCGTCGTAACGCGCTTCTTCGTCATTGTCAGCAGGGTATGAAACTGAGCCATGCTGACGATGAGCTTCGTGACACCGAGGCCGTTGCAGATCGGACAATCAACGACCTCACCCTGGTCCTTGTACTTGCCGCCAGGAAGTCGCCGCTTCCCTTTGCAGAAGTCGCAATCCTCCCAAACGGTGACGCCACGGATCTTCGAGTAGTTGACCTTCTCCTTCATCCCCAGCCTTCCGGAAGCTCGCAATTACTCGGAGACCCAACGAACATCGGGCCGATGTCCTTGTCCTTGTAACCAGCAAGACCACAGCCGATTCTCGTCACAAAGAACGTCAGGTCAGGATGTGCCTTCGCGTACTTCTTGAATTTTTCCACGGAAACTTTAATGTCCTGCAGCGACCGGACCTTGAGCGAAGCGTCCTTGGTGGGGATCGCATAGGCGCGGCCGGTGCGGCCTTCGCCAACGCCGTACTCGGCCTCCCATAGCTCCTTGGCGTCGAGGGCGGCGCCCTTGCCGTGTCTGCCGGCGACGTTCGATCCAAAGACGAAGATCTTCATCAGTTGCCGTTGAACTCGATGTCCGTGATGACCCGATCGCAACCGACGCACATCTTCCAACCGTGCTCCTTGCAATGCGCGAAATCGTCCGAGTACTCGGCCCAGCTGTCGATGGTGACGTAGCTCGGCTTGCAGTACATCACGACTCCACCACCAGCCTTCGTACGCTCGACGATGCCGTGCCATACGCGGCCTTTGTGTGGTCTGAAGGCTTCAATCCGCCAGAGTTTCTGCGTCTTTTCCATCGTCGGTCTCCTCTGGCATTACCCCACGAGGATACGCTGTACAGTTCGGTGACCAGTCGACGTAGGTCTCGAACATATGAGCGGGGCCACCACTCACCAAACGTACAGCAAGTTCGATCTTGTTGTTGCGAGCGAAGTCCGAATCACCATCGTTGATGAGATCTTCACAGGCCGTCTCGGCTGCGTCCTGGGGGTCGCTGGCTTCGACGGTCGGATCGTTCTCAGGATCCTCGTCGTCATCGAGCATCCAATACCTGTACTTGGCCATCAGGCCTGACCTTTCCGATACTGTGCCTCGGCATCTCGCATCGGCGTGCTCGGACCCTGGCCATCCGGCAGGCCCTTCCTGCCGTTCTCGGCGTACGCCTCGACGATGAAATCGGGACGCGGGGTGCCAGCATCGACAATCTTCCAGTTACCTTCGATGCCGTCGATGCGAATGATCCTTCCGATCTTAACGTCCTTCGTCGGAAGCCAGGCGACGTACTGCTGGCAACCTTTAACCGAAGCCATTACGCATTGACGATAGGTCTCCTTGGACTTCCGCTCTTTAGTCTTCGTCGACATCTTGCTCCTCGGGCCAAAGCGATTCGCCGGCCTGCATCTTGGCGGCTTCCTCTGACGTCAGACGACGGAAGGCTCCGCTGTAATCCATCTGGCCGTCCTCTGGGCATTCCCAGCCGCCGCGCTGCCAGACTGCCGTGCCCTCCCAGATGCTAACTCCTTCGGGGGCGAGATCGAGCCCGTAGTCGCCAAGGTCGATGCTTCCCATCTCCTGCATTTCCCACCATAGAGCGCAGTGCGGCTTTACATGAACCATGACGCCGCCGCGCTTGTTTGCAGCGACGAGCGCGATGCAATTCATATCGTAGGGCCGCTGGTCGTCTGGCTCGTCCTTGGGCTTCTCATCGAGCTTCGTCTCGCTGAGGATCTCGAACAGCGTCTTGCTCATTTTCTCTTCTTGGGTTTGAGCTTGTCGATCCTCTGGTTCAGGCGGTCGCGGTCCTTCTCAAGGCGCTCCAGCTGATTCTTGCGAGCGAGCACAATCTTCGCCTGACGATCGTAGTCCTTTGGGCGGACCTCGGTCTTGGTGTCGAACGCATGAAGCAACCACTCATCCCAGGCCGCCTCCGCGAAATCCCAGTAGCCTTCGCTCTGCCAGCCGCAGATGCACTTGTACGCATCGCTACGACCACCCAGGGCGACGTACTCGACGAAGTGCTTAGCGCCCTTGGGAGACTTAGGCTTCGCTGCTGTCTTCGTCTTCGTCGACTTCTTCTTCACGAAGCGCCTCCTCGATGGCCAACAGGAGCTTGTCTCGCGTTCCGAACAATTTGCCAACCTGAAGTTGGCGATCGAAATCGCTCATCGATTCCGAGTCGGATACGTGGCAGTTCTTGAACTCCACTGCCGCGTCGAACACCTTCAGAAGCGCCGGCAACATTTCAATGCCGTCCACGATGAGGGCCGCATCGTCGGCGAGAATCTCCACAGTGGCGTTGCCGTTATGGCCAGGAATATAGAAGTCAGCTGTCGGGCATCCCGTGTTGTTGTATGCGAACTCCTGTTTCCACGGCCGTTTCGTGGCTCTATGGAGTAGGCGGAGTAATCTCTCGGCGTCGACGGTCATGACAGCCACATAATCGCTGCGCCGTTGATTGTCACGTGGATGATGTTATCCGTAAAGATCAGCAACCAAACCGCGAGCCAAGGCGGTCGAGACGGACTGAACCCCGTGGCAGAGCATTCGGCCCATCCCTCCAGCTCAATAAAAGGCGTCAGCAGACGATTCTTGAACCAGATGAACTGACGAGCCAGCCGCCAGCGATCAATGATAAAGTGGGTGCTCACGATGACGGCGAGCGCAGGCCACGACATCGTAATCAACATGAACGGCAACGCATACGTGACGACGTGAATGGCCGCAGCTATCGACTTCTTAGTCTTCTCGGTGGCCATCCAGTCCGTTTGAAGAATGTAGTCGCCGATGGCGTGCGCAAGCAGTTGGTCGGCCGTGATCACTTCTGGGCATCCCGCTTGCGCTTGTATTCCTCGCGGACCTTCTCGATGTACGCGAGCGCTTCCTTGGGGTCCATGTCTCCGACATCGATATAGAAAACGTGTCGTTTCTGATCGTACGTGATGCTCATCTGCTCCATCCGGTCCAGTCTTTTAACTGCTTGGCGGTTAGTACTGTGTGGTCGTAAATCCATTCCGTCTTGCTCTGCGCCGTGAACTGCACGACGTAGCCATCCTTGCGCTCTTCAAGGATCTTCAAGTGACCCTTCCACCTGAGCCCAGGAAGCAAATTCAGCTTGCGACTCACTTCTTGGCGCTCTCGATGTTGTTCTTCCAGGACAGAGGGCACTCGTCCGGGCAGCCGAACTGGGTTGCGCGAGCCTCCTCCAGCGTCACCCTGGTAACCCAACCGCCACCACGAATGACTTCTGAAACGTCACTGGCGAGGCTGTCAGCCTCTTCTGGGTCTCGCTCGTCGACGCCCATTCAATTCATGTGCCCACAGCGGAAGAAGCCGAGGTAGGCGTGTGTAACTTCTGGATCAGGATGGGACTTCATCGGCCACCATCATGAGAGCGTTGACGAGGGTGCGAAGATCGGGCGGCTCGATGGGGCCGACCCACTGCTCTGGGATCGTAACGGCGTTGCCGGAGACGCGAGGAGATTCGAAGCCGCACGCAAGAGATTCACCGAATAGGTCGATGATGGCCTTGCCCAGCATATCGCAGACCTCGCGGTCAGTCTTAAGGATGGCGTCGACAGCATCCTTGGACTGAGCAATCGACGCCAGATGAAGCAGATCTTGAAACTTCATCGCTGAGCTTCCTGTGCCTTCTTGCGAAACCCCTTGGCTAGTTCCGAGGCAGCGGACCCGATGTTGTTCATCGACGACCGCTTGGAGTCGTTGTACTTGGCCAAAGCCTTGAGCCGGTCCGACTTGGTCATTGATTCGGTCAGCGCCGTGATTGCCTTGCGATCTTCAATCTTGCCATAGACAACCGACTCAAGAATGGCTGCGATCTCTTCCCCGTTCTTTGCGTAGAACTCGTCCATCTTTGCGTCTTCGACGCCGTTATCCCTAAGCCACTCGATCAACTTCTCCGGCTTCGACAGCGCGAAGATGCCGAGGACCGTGCGGCCGTCTTCGTCGTAGAGACCGTACTGGCCGTTGCCGAGAACGATGATGGCTATCGAGGCCAGAACTGAGTCCTGGGCTTCGATAGTGACGGCATCGGATGGGTTAATGATTTCGTAGATCACTGCTACCTCGCTGAGATTGCCTTGATGATGACCTGAACAAGGTCGGGGTTCGGCTGTCCGGTGGTCATGGACTCAGCAGCCAACTTCAGCATTTCTTCGTAGATGGCGATCATCTGAGCCCGCGCCGTCGCCTGAGCGCACACCAGCTTCAGATCGGCAACACGGACCTGAACCGTATCGTCGCCAGCCTTCTCGGCGACCTGGACCAGTAACCCCTCGATGAGCGCAGACATTCGCGTAGGACCATCGCACCTGTATCGACGATTGTCTAGGTGGCCTTCGCCTTGAGAGGCTTGGCTGGCGCGGGGCCGTAGTCCCACCTCTCGGGCGACAGCAACTGCGAGATGGAGTGGGGTATTTGGTGACGCCGTGATCCGGTTCGGCCTTTGCCCAGACATCCATCAGCATCTTGGCGATACGGTCGATCTCGCCACGCTGTGGGTGATTGCTTCGCATGCTCATGGGCTCTTCCAATCGCCACGCTCAATGGCATCCAGGACTTCCTTGCGGATGGTGTGACCGAATGACTTGCGCATCCACGCGACGATCGACGTCACGGTCTCCTCGACGGCTTCGGCCCTTCCCTTTGCCACCAGCTCGTCGCAGTCCGAGTCATCGTACTCGCATGTAATGCACGAACCACCGATGAGGGTGTAACCGCTGGTGTTACCGCATCGAATGCAGGCCCTCATGGCAGTTCCTCGATGTAGCAAGTTGGCCCGTTAATGCTCAGCTGGTCCGGCGAGCTAACGATCGACGCATCGATATACCGCAGCACATGGGCCACAGCAGCCTCCCTGGATTCCCAGCGACGCGCCCAGGCCTCTTCAGACTCGATACGGTTGGGAATCGACCCAGACGCAACGAAGCCCATCTGCTTCGCAGACGAGAAGCGAATGCGCCAGCGGGGCGGGTGTGGAGCGGCCATGCCTTACCTACAGGCCACCAGTCAGGTTTTTTCAGGCTTTCGAAGCTCTCCACGAGCATCGGCGCAACCAAGCGCTGTTGCAGCCGCCTCGTGACCGTTGGCGAACAACCAGCCGGAAATCCGGCTCATGACCTCGTCCTCGGCCTCAAGTTTGTCGAGCTTGCGCTCCAGCTTCTCGGACTTCATACAGGACCGACACGGCCCGCTGTAGTCCCGGCATTTGCACTGGTGCGCTAACGTGCGGATTTCTTCTTGGAGTAGCTCACGGTCTAGGTTCATCGGCTTGCTCGCTGGCGATCATCTGCTCCATAAAGCGGAGCCGCCCATTGACGCTGAGGTCGTGAGCTAGTTCGTAGCCGGGATACCGCCTAATTGGAAGGAACCGAACATCTCGGCCGAATTCACCGCGCACCCGTTCGATGTGACTCTGACTGTCGGTATAGACGGTCACAAGCGGCATCCATCGAGCCCCACGCACAATGGCCTGAAATTCAGCATCAGCACTGTGCTGTGCTGCGAAGCCGCAGGACTGCTGCGCGATCACAACGCCGCCAGCATCAAGTAGCACAAGGCCGGCCCCGCCATATCCTGGCTCGTTGACATCGCGTTGACCGCTCTGGGTAACGAACGACCCATCAACGATCAGATGAAACAGCTCTTCCGGTTGCCATCTGCCGTCGAGAACGGCCCTGCCACTCCAACACGGCCTGCAGGTGTTTCTCTCGGCAGTCGAAAGCGAGTGATCGCGAACGAACCGCTGACCACACACCCAGCAGCCCTTTCGCTTCCTTGAGGCTTTACTGGCCGTCACTTCTTCGACGCAAGCGCTTGCGCGGCTTTTCGCTCCTCGATCTGCTTCACGAACGCCCCTGCAATGACTTCTTCTTCGTTGCCGTACGGATTATCCGGCGCAGCACGCATGGCATCGATCGCAGCAAGTGCCTTCGCGAGAGATCGCTGCGCACTATCCCTGATCCCATTCGGCGACATGATCAGGTCAACGGCCGCCTGCAATCCGCCACCCGGCGGGACAGCATCGACAGCCATGAAGTGAATCATCAGCTTCTTCAGGTTGGGGCCGATATGCCGCTTCGGATCAACCAACACGCGGTCCTGACTCTTTTTCTATGGCCTCATCGATAGCCGAGATGAATTCCTCGACGGAACCTCCAGCTCGCCACTTCTTGGCCTTATCGAGAAGCTCGACGAGATGTCCAAGCTGAGCACCAAGCACCCTCTGGTACATCGAAAGCATCTCCGAATCGGCGCTGAGACACTTCATCTCCTCGAAGATCAATGGCACAGCCTTGTGCGTTCCGGCGATGAATTCGGCATCACCCTGCGGCATGAACGGGACGGCGATGTCGGGCCCTTCAAGATTCCAGTCCGGACGAGAGCCGTGCTGGTGCGCCGTCCATGTTCCAGGGGAAGTCTTCTTCCAGAGTCTGTGAAGCTTCTCGATCTGCGTCATTTCGACCGTTCCTCCCAATCCTTGAGGAACCAATCGGGAACCGTGCCGCGAGCGGCTTGCTTGATTTCCCAGAGCATTTGTTCCTGGGTTGGATTTAGCGGTCCAACGGCTGATTGTCCAACCGTCAGCGCCATCTCGTCGATGAACGTCAGAAGCATCCTGTTCTTCTGGTACGTGGCCAACTCCTTCTCAAGAGCCGCAGCACGGCGCTGAGCTGCGAACAACTCAGGCGAGTCTTCGAGTCGGCAGATCTCCTTGGCCAGGATATCGAGAACCTCGTAAGCGCACTTTGCGCAAAACGTTGCTGGATCGCCATCGGTCGTGCGACCAACATGAGAGCGGCAGCGCCTGCAGGCAGGATCGTCTTCGTCCTCGTTGCCACGGAGATGCTGGCAAGCAAGCTCGACAGGTGTCAGTGACTCAGCCACAGTCTAGATCGCCATCATCGACGTTACAGCCATGCTTCTCGGCTCGGTTCTTCCAGGACTCGGCTATCTTTTGGAGGCGAGCGATATCCGCGCACAGATCGAGGCGAGGCGTGTGCGTCGCTCAGCTTCCAGCATCTGGATCGCCTCGATGACGTTCGTGAAGTAATCGAGGTAGACCTGAGGCAGCTCGACTGCAAGCTTGTGAGTCTGCAGGCGTAGCTCCTCCAGATCGAGGGGAACGTAGTTTCCGTTCTTGTCTTCAGCCATTTTCCCTCCTAGAGGATTCCGCAGCGTTTACCATGCTGAACAAAATGTCGATCGCCCTGCCGACGTCGTCTGAAAAGTCGCCAGCGCTTTCCTTCCAACGTTGGCATACAACCTTGGCGGTCTCTATAATAGGCCGCCACAGCTCGTGTTCTTTGCGAAGCTCGACGAGCTGGATCGTCAGCTGCTCGATTTGGAACTCCGGCAGCGGCACATAAACAGGCGTGTCATCGTCTTGCATGGTCATAGGAACCTCTGCAGCCGATATGACCACATTTCGAGCAGACGGGCTCGTTCTCGATATCTGGCTCACTCTCGATATCTGCGAAGTGTAGTTCACGGCCGTGACGATCTGCTGCCCGCTTCTCCAGATCCCAGATACTGTCGCGTAGGCGGCGAATGATGTCCCAGTTGCGATGGTCATGTACCTGGTTGTCCAGATACAGGAGACGATC